CGAGATCGTCATTACGAACTCACACGACGGTCGCAACGCCTTCCGTGCTCACATGGGAATCTTCCGCATGGTTTGCGCAAACGGTCTGATCGCTGCTGATCCACGTACTGAAGAATCTCTCCGTGTAACTCACAAGGGATATTCTAAAGACATGATCACAAAGATGATCGCCGACCTCGTTGCGCACTTCACAGACAAGGTAAACGAAATCAAAACATTCAAAACTCTAATCATGAAGCCCGAACAAATGGTCAACTTCGCCGAAGAAGCGATTGGTATCCGTTGGCGTTATGAGTACGATCGTCCACAAGGCCTCACGCCGGAACTCGTACTTCAAACTCGCCGTTCTGAAGATCATGCTAAGGACCTTTGGACAGTCTACAACGTCATCGAGGAAAACCTCATGAAGGGTGGAATTCAAGCGGTCAATGAGAATGGCCGAGTTATCTCAACTCGCCCAATGAAAAACGTCCGCGAGCAAGTTCGCATTGAGAAATCCCTTTGGGAACTCATGAGCAAACAAGCTGAAGTGTTGGCTTAATTCGTTAAGCGTTTCTTGGAACATAAAACCAAGTGGTGCCTCAGTTATCTGGGCAATAAACCAATGGAGGTCCCGCGCGCGGGATCGATGAAGTTGGCTGTTTCTAGATCAGAAAAGCTAGATGGCATTTGCTCGTTATGACAAACGAGAGTCGACAAGTGGTCTTTGCAAATCTGCTCCACTATAATCTTAGTATTTGCACGCCTCGAGCAGCGAGATTGTTGAGTTGTCCGCAAGACACACATTTGTACGAGTAGTTGAAACGTAATTTTTAAGACGGATGGAAACATCCGTCGAACGTAATTTTTCTTACCTCCTTTCATAAGTAAAGAAAAGTTTAACACCCCACGCCCCCGGAGTTTTTCGGTTCTCCTAAAAAAACCGTTCATACTACTATTTACAAGGAAGTAAAATGGAATTAGCCAAAACAGGTGAAAATCAAGTCGTCGCTTCAGAAGACTTTGAAAAGATGGAATTTGGTATTTCACAAGAAAATATCGGTCTCATTCTCGAAACACTCCGGTCAAAAATGTACTCGAATCCTATCGCTGCGATTTGCCGCGAGATTGCAAGTAACTGCCGTGACTCACATCGTGAAGCCGGAAAGCCTAACGAACCAATCGAAATCCGTATCTCTGATGGTGATGTCTTTATGGGCGTTGCCGAAGATGTCCATGCCACAATCAACTTCATTGACTATGGTATTGGAATTTCTCCAGAACGGATCAAGAATATTTACTTGCTCTTCGGTGCAAGTACGAAACGTTCAGACAATTCTCAAACAGGTGGATTCGGATACGGTGCAAAAACACCATTCGCTTATTCCGACTCATTCGCCGTAATCACAAACTACAACGGAAAAAAGTACACATACTTCTTCTCAATCGGTGAAAGCCGGCGAGGTGATGCGTATCTCATCTCTGAAATGGATACTACTGATCCAAATGGAACTACAGTCTCCATTCCTCTCAAGGATGAGGACCGTCAAAAGTTCGAGTACGAACTGATTCGCGCAACGTATTTCTGGGATGTTCTCCCTAATTTCACGGGGCGATTCAGCATGGAATTCAAAAGCCAAATTGACAACCGAGACAGTACAATCCTCTTCAAGAAAGAAAAATTCTTGATGGCAACAAATTCTTCTCCTCGTGCATTCCGTACGTTTGCTTTCATCATTGATGGAATCTACTACGACTACACGAACACGAAGGAATTGGAACCATTCCGTCAACTTGTAGAATCAACGGCGCAAAACAAAAAAGTGTTTCTTGTTTTTAAGACCGGAGAAGTAACGATTTCAACAAACCGTGAATCTCTTTACTACGACAAGAAAACAATTGCTTTGATTCTGCGTAACTCTAAAGAGTACGCTTCTACAATCAAAAAGGAATACATCAAGTGCATCAAAGAGTACAAAGGAGTTTACTATAACTTTGCTTGCGCAGTATCCGATTATCGCAGAAGTGGATCCAGTACAAGCGCCAATGACCTTAAAACTAAGGATTTGCATAAATGCCTTCAAGGATTTGACCGCAAATTCGTAGAATCTTGCCGAAGAAAGTATTTCGATTTCTACTCTGGCAAAAAATACTCTGGTAGCAATACAGAACATAGTTTTCTCTCGGACATCGATAAATACATGCAGATTTATCGTTTCGGAAAGTTTGTCGCTGGTCAAAAGCGTGACCGAAGAGTCGCTGATAATCTTTCTTCCGTTATTGGTCGTTTCATGTCGGGTGAGTATCCATTGTATTCTCACCAAAACTTTTTGGAACGAGATTCAATCAAGAAGAATCTGACTATCTTTAAGCAGTGGCCGAATGCCCGATATTATGCTATCATTCTGACTCCTAAATTGGACAGAGGATTTTATGCTCCGGAGCTTCGTCGTCTTAAAGATGAAGTGGAAAAAATCAATAAGAAAATCAGTCTTCTTGATCCTAAGAGTAGAGATTTTGATATTGAGAAACGAAGAATAATTGGCGAATTACATTACTATAAAGCGCAATTAAGAGAAGCGATACACAAAAGAAAAGTGCTCGCTCGTTTCTGGAGTGAATTCCCAAAGATTTGCTCGAAGCCGATTCCAACTTACGACTCAATTCCTGAGACGAAGATTTCTAGGAAACCAAATTCGCTCACTAAAGACAGTTACAGAGCTGTTACGCAGACTGTGCGAGTGGATTATTCCGGTAAAAATCTTACTCGTGAACTGAAAATAAGTAATGATGCAGCATATTCTGAAGTAAAAGCGTCGGAACTTCAGGATGCGATCATTGTTCAGACAGCGAGCAATAACGTATATCAGATCCAAACGGAAATCAGAAATTCGATGCCGTATGTTTCATATGTCTCTAAGCTTGCATTCTTGTTCTCGGAAATGTTTTTCAATCGGTCGAATAACAAGTATTATGTATCGATTGTTTATGCTAAGTCGACCGACTACGCTTTGATAAAGTCCAATGTCGCTCGGCGTGTATACAAACTCGAAGACTTTATTGCTGAAGCCAAGAAATGCTTCACTGAAGAAAAGATGAGACACATCATGAACCAATATCATATGTTGTCTCATCTCAATAACACGAAACCTGGAGACTACCCTGATCTTCTCAAATTTGTGAAAACAGAAAGAAAGATCATTTGGCCAAAAGTGCTTCGTCAGTTGCGGTTTGAAGAAAGAACAGAAAAGATTCGCACAAAAGTTCTCGGTGGTTATGGAAATGATTTCAGACAGATAATTGTTTTCGATCCACAATACATCAACAGCACAAGTCAAAGGGAAGTTTGTGGATATTTCACATATACGAAACTCGACAAATTGTTTGCGAGCAATGCGGGATTTAACGATCTCTTTAAGAGTTTCAAAGACATGCATGATAAACTTGCTATACGGAAAGTAAAGCAGCGAAAGAATCTCAAGGAAGTTTTTAGGAAACACTATGGTGTCTTCGTAACAGACCTTATTGAGAATTACTATCGCCCTGCGAATTCGTACAATAAGGTAGAACATGCACGAGTCGGTATCTGTAAAATGATCCGAGAAATTGACAAAAAATATGAAGCGTTTTACAATAAAAAGTAAAATAAGGTAGGAGAAAGTATGACAGAAAAACCAAAGTTTATCATCTCGACGACACAGATTGTCATTACTCGCAAGAATCAAGCTCCAGTCTTTATCCAAAAGACTGACAGCCGTTTTGCGAAAGTGGTAGAGTGTCTGAAGAAAGAAGACTGGGAAAACCTCGATGTGATTCTCACTGGATCACTCAAGAACAAGATCCTTCAGTACGCTGATGGAAAAATTCGTGTAGACGAAAACGGTGACGTATTCATCGGTGAAGATAAGGAAGCAATTCCGGCGGTCATCGGTAAGAAAATCGTTGAATTCTACAAAGAAGGATTCCCAATCGATCCAATCGTAAGATTCTGGGTCAACTTACGGAAGAATCCGTCACACCGATCTCAAACACAACTTTTCGGTTTCCTCGAAGCGAACCATATTCCTATCAAGGAAGATGGTACATTCTCTGCTTACAAGAAAGTCACTGTCGTTGATGGAGTCCTCATGGACTCATACTCACGCACAATTGACAACTCTGTCGGCAAGACTATCAAGATGAACCGTGCCGAAGTTGACGACGATCCAAACCGCACATGCTCGAAAGGGCTCCATGTTGCTGGCTGGGATTATGCACAAGGTTTCAGCGGGGACGTTCTCGTTGAAGTCGAAGTCAATCCGGAAAATGTTGTTGCTGTGCCAACTGACTACAACAACCAAAAGATGCGCGTCTGTGAATACACAGTCGTGAACGTCTGCCACGAGAAGATCGATGAGATTCTCCGTAACTCTAAAGCTGAAGCCGACAACCGCAAGGCAGTCGAAGCAGCAAAAGAAGTTGCAACAAAGAAAGCAGAAGAAAAAGTCAAGTCCTTTGCCGAAATGTCTCCGGAAGAAATTCTGGCATTCATCAAAGAAACAACTGGCCGCGACATCGAAGCGGAAGCACTGCAAGCGGAACTCCGCAAGAAGAACGTTCGCGTCTAGTACGCGGACTCTTCCATTACATAAAAGCGAGAGGAAGCTCTCGCTTTTTTTATGCTCTCGTAAATTATAATAAATATGAACTTCATCCCCGCTCCAGTCTCATTGTTTGCTCCGACACCTAATGATAAAAATGTCTTTCTGCCAAGAAAGAAAATAATCGGGCAGAAAGTCTGGAATCGTGAAGGAGACTATTTTGTTATTCTGTCTATCGACTGGCAGAATGCATATATTGAAGTTCAAAACGTCCAAGATCTCACGAAACTAAAAATGACGTGGGAGTACTTCGATGAAATATGGATTAAGGATATATTGCAATGACTTTTGTAGACTATGAATGCAAACACTGTGGAAAAACAAAAAAGGACGTCAAATATGATTTCCTAAAAGACATAAAACCAGAAATCGAATGCGAGTGTGGAAAAACCATGGTTCGCGATTATGGAATGGTCGGTATGCACTTTAAAGGAACGGGTTTTTTCAATACTTCTTATAAAGGGAAGTAATATAAATCATGAAGCCAACATTCGAACCAGTACTCGAAGAATCCTTAAAAGATGTTTTTTCACAAACATCAGAGGCAATATCTGATAATATGCCAGAAGAAAACACCAATGAACTTAAAAAAGCAATTGGGAAAGCTCTGATGTCTCTTAAAAAAATAACTCCTGCTATGAAAGATTTTGCTGATTTTGCAGAACGAAAAGGCTTTTCTACTGGAGAGGTTGTTGGTGAAATACGAAAGTATGGATCTGATCCGATAGCAAAGAAACTATTAGAAAAAGCGATAATCGCTATTAATGAAGAAGCATAATAATGAAACCAGAATATCAATCATATCTAGAAAACGCAGAACAAATCTCTGAAGCTTCTGTAGCTTCAATTGCAGAAGTTAAAAAAGCAGTTGAAGAATTCGTTAACAAAACTCTAATGATAGGAGAGGTTCCTGCGAGAAAAGTAAAAAGTGTAAAAAAGACATTGCCTCGTAAGCTTTCTCTTGATCTCTCAATCGTCGCTAATAAAGACGAAAAATTCACAGATAAACTTGCGGCGTCGATTCTTAAGAAAATCAAAAAAGAAAACTGGAATACTCTAGAAATCGGCTGGGATCCGGACAAAGAAGATTCAGCTTACATTAAGGCTACCTAATAAAAGACTAACAAGTCCGCTATTATGTGACCATAACGGAGGGCGCCAAAAGCGCCCTTTTTTAGGCCCAAAAAATTCCCGAAGCGCCATTTACAAGTTTTCACTTGAGTGTTATAATAAAGCACTTCCCGAAAAGCAGACGACAGTGTGAGAGCTGAGTCCGCTAATCAAGAGTTCGGGTTTGGGGGATTATGGCAAAAAACATGAAAGCGCTTAACGAGCTCCTCTCGAAAGAGAAAGGGTTCAAAGCTATCAAGCGCGACTATTCAAAAAGCGGCTTTGAGTACAACATCACTGTTGGAAAAGAGATTTTCACAATCGAATTTCGCAATCCAGTCGAACAGCTTTATGATGAAGCTAAAAGCCTCGGAATCAAAGGCCTTGTTGAAAAGTATCCAGTTGGATGCTTCTCAAAAAAGTCATCGGGTTCTGCGGAACTGACTGACGAGAACGATGAAGATCTGCTTCCTCCTGAGGAAGTCGACATCGTAAAGCAATTCCAAGCATTAACTTGCTTTGTTGAAATGCTCTTCGATCGTGCGAATCCAATTCAATCGATCGTTGTGTCTGGTCCTGGTGGAGTAGGCAAAACCTACGAAATCTTCGACGAGATGGAAAAGCGTGGTGTCGAATATACCCTCGTTAAGGGTTACTCTTCACCTCGTGCTCTGTTCAATACTCTTCGCGATCACTCAGAAGAAGTGGTTATCTTTGATGACTGCGACTCAATCTGGGAAGATGCTAACGCATTGAACATCCTCAAGTCTGCTCTCGAGACCAACCGTAAAGGTAAGCGTACCGTTACTTGGAACCTCGCTGAGGAAAACGAGGAATTCGAGTTCCACGGTAAAATCATCTTTGTGTCGAACAAAGACTTCTACGCATCGCGTAGCAAAATGAAGCACATCATTGCGGTCCTTACCCGTGTGTTCTTCATCCAGTTCACATTCGACCAAGAACAAATGATGCGCCGCATCGAAATGGTGTCTGGCAACATTGAGAAAGATGCAGCAGTTCGCACTGCCGTCATCGACTATCTCAAAGCCAACGCTAAGCGTTCTAAGGTGTCGATTCGCATGTTCGAAAACCTCTGCAAAGTGTACAAATCACTTGGCAAAGTAAAGTTCGAGCTCTGCGGTACCGAACTTCTTCGAGCAGGAAGATTGGGATAAGATCTTCTTTGCATAATCTATATTTAATTAGTTGGCTCCGGCCATCTAACCTAAATATAGATTATGCATATCTACAAAACAACGAATCTTATTAATGGCATAATTTATGTAGGCCAAAACAAAAATAACAATAAATATTATCTCGGGAGTGGAGATAAAATTAGAGCAGCCATTAAAAAATATGGCAAAGAAAACTTTAAGAAGGAAATTCTTGAGGAATGCAAAAATTTAGAAACTCTTAATGAAAGAGAAATTTATTGGATCGATAAATTAAAAGCGACCGATAAGTCTATTGGTTATAATATCGATCCGGGTGGCTCAGATCCTCAAAGATTTGGAGATCTCAATGGAATGTTTGGAAGAAAACATTCCAGAGAAACCAAAGAAAAAATGAGGCAAAAAGCCATTGGTAGAAAGGCATCGAGAGAATCTCGAAAAAAAATGAGTGATTCTAGAAAAGGAAAGTCTGCATGGAACAAAGGAGTTCCTATAACTGAAGAAACACGAGCAAAGATTTCTGAGGCCTCTAAAAAACAAGTATGTTCTGATGAGACGAGAGAAAAACTAAGACTATCGTCTACGGGAAGGACTCACTCAGAGGAAACTCGTAATAAACTATCGGCAGTTGCTAAACAAAGAAAATACACTCACGAGGAGCGAGCGAAAATTTCTCGATCCGTCAGATTAGCTCGTCAACAAAGATTCTGGAGCACTAAAAAATAGTCGAAACTCCGGTGGATTCTATGCCACCGTCGAGTCTGTGGGAACTGACCTACCCACACTGATGAGACTGGTCCAAGAGGTAATATGGTAACTGCGACAATGCAATTTTCAACCGATATGTTCTCATACAACAAAGACACGAGACGCTTCAATCAAGAAGCATCATCACTGGAACTTCCCGCTGGCCAATGGCCACTTCGTCTTATCGAATGTATGAAACAAACCGGCGATTGGGAATCTGAAAAGAAAACAATTATCCAAGATTCCGAGTGGTTATCTAAAGGAGTGGAGGCAGGATGATCAGTGTTGAAGCAATAGGCATTGTTCTCGCATTCTTTCTCGCGATAAATAGAAATGATCCGCTTGTATCGTTTCTTAAAGCCATCTTTTTCGGATGGTTCTATGTTTTTTGGTATATAATAACATAAGGAAGTATTATGCAAGTTTTGGATATTGTGCCGCAATCAAATTTCAAACGTTCTATTAAGCGTAACAAACCAACTTGCGTTATCTCAATACGTGATCCATTCGACCGTCGTGGTTTTGGCCATAGCGGAAAGATGTCTCGCCCGCCATTCATATTTGGTTTGTTGACTATCCCAAAGTTGGCGCTTGTATTCGAAGATGTCAATCATCAGCTCGATGACAATGCGCCAACTAAAGACCACATTCAGCAGATCATTGATTTTGCAAGAGCGAATCCTGATGGAAAACTGGTTGTGCACTGTTGGGCCGGTCAATGTCGTTCGTCTGCGGCAGCTGCAATTTGCCAGATAGCAAATGGGAGAGATCCAAAAGAAACGTTCGAAGATCTGTCAGAAAGATTCCTGCAGATTCATCCGAACCCACTTATGATAGACCACGCTCAAGAAATTCTTGGCGGAAACATCCGCGAAGAATACGACAAGATGCGGCCATTGTGGATTTGGCGTTTCGAAAACAGTAATGGAATTTATCATTAACTTTCATTAACACCTCCAACACCTCTCACGAAAGGGAGCCCGAAAGGGCTCCCTTTTTTAGGCTCTCGTCAAAAGCCCACTTTTATCAGTCTTGATCCATAAAATAGATTATGGCTAGAAAGAAAAAGCAATCATCACAATCAATCACAAAATACCTCGAGGAAAAAAGAAAGCGTATCGATCCGGCGCAACTGACAATCGTCAGCGAAAAAGAAACCGTAGAGAATCTTAATAAATCAAAGAAACAAAAAAGAAAATCATCAGAATCGGTCGACGTATTGTCTGAAATACTTCCAACAGCGGAAGAAAAACCAAGCATTCCTAAACGCATATATGACTTTGTTTTTGGGTGGTTCTTGACAAAGAAAACAGATACTGAAAATATCTTTCAGCATGCAATTCGTCAGCTTTTGCCACCAGATTCTAGTGGCAAACCATCATGGCAACTATTTATCGTTCTCTGGGCTCTTGTCATCATGTCGTATGTGACTGCAGCAGAGATTCAAGTGGCTCTTTCATGGGTCATAACTTACAGCGAAAAGGGACAAGTTCTTACAAAGAAAATGCACGGTTTTAGTGAAGCATTTATTTACTTCATCATGATATTCGGCGGTGTTGTTTCTGGTCTTTTCTATAAGAGAGAAAAAGACAGAAAAGTTGCTGATGGAACCAATGCGGCGCCAGATGCACCTGGCATGCTCACTGCAGTAAAAGACCGCATAAGTGCATATATCTCTAAAAAATAATACATGAAGGCTCTGATATTCGCTATTGCATTACTCGGAGCCGTAAATTGCTCTACCCTAAGTAAAGTCACTAATAAGCCATCACCTGAAGAAAAGATATACGTCGAATCGAAGAACAAAGAAGACTTCGATATCAAACTCAAAAACCCAAAAGAAAGCGAGTACATCATAAAGTTTAAAGATGAGGATAGCAAGCGTGTCCTCGTCATTACTAACCCAGCGACAGGTTCTAAGTGGACTATGTCGGTCAGAGACTTTAAGATCTTCACAATAGGGTATAAAAACTGGCGCTCTGTAGAAGACATTAAGCCAGTCATAACGGAAATCAAAGAGGACGGCGAGTGGATTTCATTCACGTTTAATTACTACAAAGAATTGACAGACGATAATCAGTCATTTAAGGCATCTATACTTTCTGGAGTTGTTTCCATTAACAAGAAGTACGTTCGTACCTCTAAAGACGAGAATAGTAAATATTGGATATGGGGACTCGGTGCGTATAGTGCAATCATCACAACGATTCTTTTTATCGTAATTCTCTAAGATTCTTCTAAATATAAAAACAGATGCATCTCCGTCGGCAGACGGAACAAAGGAGAAAAACATAGCTATGGATTTTGAAACACTACAACGAGTAAAGGAATCAGTCAATACATTTAATGACGCTGAATTTGTATCACTCGTAAACGAAAACACTGTACTCATAAAAAGTCTAAGAAACGAATCTGTCTGGAAAGTAGGATTCGCAATCAACGAAGATGATGTTCTAGTATTTGACGCAACTGGCGCAGAATGCGTTCAGGAAGGCGATGCTAGCGCAGATCAAATCGTTGAATCACAAAATAAGGAATTGAACGAGAACCTCTTAAAGATGTTTTCATTTGATGAATCAGAACGTGAAGAAGCAAAAGCTTCACTTAAGTCTCTGTTCGAAAACACAATTCCAGAAGATGAATTTGCAAAGCTTAAATCAAGTGAAAGCCAGTTCTCTTCAAAACTCGATAAAGCACTCGTATCAGAAGGCACAATCCCACAAGTTGCAAAGATCGCTGAGAAGTTCAGTGATAAATTTGGCAAATGGATTGCTGCAGAAAGCGAACTCATTGAATCAGCTTCAATGTTCGCAGAAGACTTCTCAATTAAGAAAGAAAAATTCGTGGATCCTATCCATGTACTTGACGTCGCAGAATTCAAGCGTCTCGAAGAATCTTCAAATGACTCTGTAATCGAATCAATCTTGAAATTCAAGCAAGTACTCGATGAATCTTATGGTTCAAAAGTAGGAACATATATCTTCGAAAATATCAAGCATGATTCTAAACTCTCTCATATCCTAAAAACTCTTGTTACTGCTAAGAAAACTCTTGGCGAAGATGGAGCAAAGATTGAAAGCGTTAATGAGGAAGCTAAGAAGCTCGAAGGTATCCTTAAAGATACATTCGCAGAAGTCTATTCAGAAAATGCATTTACTGCAAGCGATCGTCCAAACTCAGTGATCTTCAATCAAATTGAAAATCCTGGTCGTTACCGTTTCCTTGCTTACAAATCAGGTATCTTTGAGATGGCGGATCTAAACGCTATGATCGAAGAATTCCAATCAGTCAAGGCAACATACCTAAACAACATGTCTCGTGAAGACTTGATGTTCATTAATGAGATGGAATCTCGCATCATGTACATGCAACGTACGAACAACATTAGCGACCAAGTAGTTGCTGACGTTCTTACTCAGTTCGGTCAACGCTTCGCACGCACACAACAAGGTCCAATTGGAGACAATGGTAAACTTGGATTTGTGTCTGATAGTGAAAGATTCTCTCGTAACTTCAACTTTGGAACACAGAAGGTAGCCTAATGCCAAAATCATTCAAAGAATATTTGGCTATTATTCAGGAAGAAAAGACTCATGAAGATTTGAGTCTTTTCTATGTACACGTTCCGTGTAATGTTTATGAAGGAAAATACTATAACTATTCTTCATGGAATGTGAAGGTAGAGGCTGATTCTGACAAAGAGGCTCTTAAAATAATCAAGAACCCAAAAACTAAAAAAGCAATTCTTGAATATCTAAACGACGTCAAACAAGCAAATGGAAAAAGAGTTATTCCTCTTGAAGATTACAAGAGTGGAAAAATTTGGCCAGAAAAATCTCACATTGCTAAAAAACTTAACTACGAAGGATCAGTTAAAAGATACATTTCAAAAACTGGTGAGTACATAAAAAATCGATAAGGAATAATATGAACCAAGTATACATCTCAGAAGCACTCGACGCAAAATCATTCGGATATTCCGAAGAAGTTATTGGCGAAGATGCTAACGGACCAATCCGTCAAATCGTAATTGAAGGCGAATATCAGCGTGCTGGTCAAAAGAATAAGAATCAGAGAGTATACTCTGAAGAACTTCTTGGCCGCGAGACACATATTCTTGCAGAACAAATCAAAGCGCGCAATGGTATTCCTGGTGAGCTCGATCATCCACTTCCTGGTAACACAGAGAAAGATCTCATTCTTGCGCAACGCGTATCAATGAGAAATGCTGCTATCCTCAATGTATCACTTGAAATGACTAACAAAGTTGTTTATGGTAAGTCGATCGTTGTTGAAGAGAGCACAGACGGAAGAGCTCTCATGGGATTCCTTAAGAAAAAGTGGAAGCCGGGTATTTCTTCTCGTGGTCTCGGTGGTAAGCCAATGATGAGTGCAGAAGGTTATCTCCAAGTTCCTATGGACTATCGCATGGTTACATACGATATCGTTTCAAATCCAAGCAACCACAACTCAATCCTTCGTCAAAGAATGGATGAAGAGTTTGCGATGCTTGAAATGGAAATGAAAAAGAAAACTCAGAACATGTTTTCATTCTTCACAGGATTGACAAAGAAATAATGAGCAAGAATCTTTACGAATTTTTCAACGAAATGGCTATGGCTCCTAAAGTTGCGGAGCCAAAAGCAAAAGATTATCATCCTAAAGTTGAAGGTGCTTATATTACTATCGCCGACCAGTTAGAAGAGTATATCGACAAAGTTCTTCTTAAAAAGGATAGCAAATCATATAGACAACCTAATCCGGAAAAAGGGGCACTTCCAGTTGTTGTTGCAATCCCAGACGGGATCAGATCAAAAATTGAAAAAGCTTCTCGACAAGCCCAAGAAACTCTCGAGAAAAAACACGGAGAGACAAAGGGTTTTGGAATTTGGTTCGATAAAAAGAACGCTATGTATGTTGATGAAATCTTAAGAAAAAGATATAAGAAGAGCGGATGGAAAAATGTTCATATAAATTTCAACGAGAAGACAAAAAAATTCGAAGTACTTCTATATAAACAATCATAAGGAATAAATTCTGCCAGAAATAATGAAAGAAGATGTTAAAAAAGTAATTGGTGATTTTGAGGTCGAAGTCTCTAGATCGTCTATTTTTATCGACAATACAACAAAAAGCTACTCAGACTTTAATTTTGATAAAAAGTATACTAAAAAAATATTTAATGCAATCAATAAAGCAATATCAACCAATAGATCGATCGATTTAACTATTGGAGAAGATGAGATTTCAATTATAGCAAATCACAACAACAATACTATATTTTTAGCATACAACGGAAGTCAATATGATGATGTTTCTGTAGAAATACCAATAAAAGATATGAAGGCTATAATGAAATTCGTATTAGCCTCTATGGAAATTAAAGGCAAACAAACATCGGAGGGAATTATGCCAAAAGAAAAATCAATATTCTCAGAGGACTTTGATCAAGTCGAAGAATACTTCAAACGAAATACTAAAGCACCAGTCAAGGTGTCAAAAGAACAGATCAATGAGCAAGCAGAAGTACTAACAGCTTTTGAATGCGCAATGACTGATATGAGAGATATGGTCTCTCAAAACCCAATGGTTGTATCGCAAAATGCGGCAGCTATGAACGGTATACTACAGAGATTGTACGATGTTATACGCGAAATCGAAACCATTAAAGCTAATGTTTAACATTTCGCGTATATTTGCGCAATCCGAAGAAATATACAAATAACGGAGGAAATTATTTTCATGGATATTGTGAAACAAACACTTGAAAAGTTCAAAGCGATTCTTGAAAATCTTTCCATTACTGATGAACAGTCAGTTGCTTTATCAGAAGCAATTGCTGCCCTCAATAAGGATACGATTGACAAGATCACTACAATGAACGAAGAAATTTCCTCTCTCAAAAAACAAATTGAAAGCGCTCCGGCCTCTGCATACTCAGAAGCACAAATCGAGAAAGCTTTTGAAATGTTAGAAGCTGACTGCGAAAAAGCAGCAAATGCAATGGTGGAAGAAGCTCGCGCTGAATTCGCTAAGCAGTTGGCCGAAGGTCTTCATGATATGTATGAAGACGTTGAAAAGAGAGTGAAAAAAGAATTCGAAAATTCAACCGAATTCAAAGCTCTGAAATCAGTTGTCGAGAGTATCGCTCCGATTGCTGGTGCTTCTGATGAAGCAACACGCAAGAAAGTCGAAGAACTCCAAAAGCAACTCGATGAAGTTAGCAAAGAGAAATCTGCGCTTCAGTTTTCAGAAGCAGTAAACGAACTTATTGCCGATTATACAGGCACAAAGAAAGAAAAGTTGAAAGACTATCTCGAAGGTGCAAAATCAGTTGAAGAAGTTTACGAAAGATATGCAGCAATTGCTGAGATCCTCGAAGAGGGCGCTTCAGCTCCAGCAGCGGCAGCACCAACAAACGAAGACGCAAGTCTTACAGCCGAAGGTGATGACGAAGAGGAAGAAGAAGTAGAGGATGAAGATCCTGATCTTGGTGATATTGAAGACGAAGAAGAAGAGGAAGAGGAAGAAGAAGGAGACGATAACTTCAATGAAGATTTCGTACGTTCATCTGGCGCCGATTTGAAAGGTCTTTCAAAATCACAGCAAGAAGCTATGGCATGGTTAGTCCATGCAAGACAAAGCGTATAAATTAAAAGGAGAAAGAAATTATTATGCCTACTAATCCAGAATTAGAAAAAAAGAAGGCCGAAGAACAAGCAATGATGGAACGTTGGTCCATCGCTCTTGAAGCTGACGGTGGTATCGCGGACGAATATGTAGCACGTCAAACTGCTATCGTTCTAGAAAACTACTGGAAGTTCCTTAAGAAGCACCCAATTCTTATGGCCGAAGATAAGGTCACTACATCACAATTCAGCGGTGTAAACTTGGCACTTATCGGTGTTATTCGTCGTGTAATCCCAGCAATCGTTGGTCAACAACTTGTTGGTATGCAAGCGAAACCAACACCAGACTCAAAAGTATTTACAATGGTCCCATCTCGTGGCGATTCAAAGAACAGTGTTCTTGATGGTCAAGAAATCTGGAACCACCCAATTCCATCTAAGCCATCCGGTTCAGCGGGAATTCTCGGTGAAGATTTCGGCTACTCATCAAACGTAGTTCAAGAAACGATCAACGTAGGTGCACCTACAGTAGCAAACGAACCAGAAGCTTCTGGTGATTTCCAATTTGCAGCCGGTGTTGTCTCAAAAGACTTCTACTGGGCGAAACAAGGTAACAAGCAAAAAGACGGTATTGCACCACAATACTCACTTATCTTGAACAACACTGTTTCAATGCAAGTAGTCGGTGTCGCTAACGACGCTTACAACGGAAAAATCCTACAAGCCGTAACTTTCCCAGGATCGTACTACGGTTCAGGTACAATCGCAGCAGTCAACGCAATGACAGCGAAGCTAACTACTCCGCTCACAGCGCTTACAGGTGCAGTTGTAACTAAGACAGGTTCAACAATCGCAAACGTTCCAACACTCGACTATACGCAACCAGCGTCATTGACAGGTGTTGCAGTTGCCGCAGCTTACCAAATCGGTGGCCTCGCAACTACAGACGTAGCAATTGTTCTTTCATACGAAGTATCTATGGAAGGAAACGTCAACCAGCCAGAACTTGGTTTGAGAATTGACGGTGCCGACACAGGTATTATCAAGCGTATGTTAAGAGGACGTTACACTCTTGATGCAGCGTTCGATATGAACGTGTTGCATGGTATCGATCTCGAAAGCGAGCTCGTTAACCTAATGAAACTCGATATCACAAACGGTATCAACCGTGAAATCGTTGATGACCTTCGCAAGATGGCCGCAATCAACCAAGTACTCGATTTTAACGCGTACGTTTCACCAACACCATCTAACGGTACAGTTATCTCTGGTAACTACGAAGATACACACCGTCTACTTCTGGATTCAATCCACCAAGTAGCGGCAAAGATCTGGAACTTGGGACGTCTAGGTAAAGGCAACTTTGTTGTCGGTAACCCAGTAACTCTCGCGTTCTTGTCTCGCGTTAGTGGATTCTCAGGATCTGGAGTTACAGCGAATGCTAGTGGATTAACTTACACTGGTTCTCTCGGTGGTAACCTCAAGTTCTACGAAGATCCACAGTACCCAGCGGGTGAACTATTGATTGGTTACAAAGGACAAGGCGCTATGGACGCTGGTTACCTCCACTGCCCATATCTCCCAGTCACTGCGACACCAACAATGAACCAAGTAGAAACTGGCGATCCAATCAAGATTTTCTACACACGTTATGGTAAAACATACCGTGCGTTCAACCCAAAGAATGGTAAAGCGAACGACAACGTTATTTACGCAGGTGAATATCAGTACGCACGCCTTTCACTCAAAAACCTCCCATTGGTTCTTAGCTAATCAATAGGAATCGAGTGATTCAATAAAGAGGAGCTTCGGCTCCTCTTTTTTTTTGCTCATACTAATACAATAAACTATGCTGAAAGTATTTATGTCCTTCATTCTCGGAGGAGTCTTTTCTTCCTGGATCCTTTACAAACACTTCTTAGAAATTGAAAATCAAAGGATTGTTCGTCACGAACGAATTCAATCAATAAAGAAAGATATTCGAGAGAGCGTATACATCGTTAAACCTAGCGATTCTCAAAGACTTCAAGATTGCACTGATGAAAGTTATGTGTATCACGGTGGGAGATTGTGGACGCACGGATTCATGAAATATTTTGATCAAGCAGAAGATCCAATCAATGCTTTCACATACTCGTATTCTCCTGGAAATTATGTGTATCACTATTTTCACGGATTGAAAACGATGGATGAAGATACATTGGTTCTTATTGGTCTTCGTGGAGATACCGCTGGCCCGCACAGATCGGGTGTCACAAGTAATCTGTATCGAAGCATTTTCAAACCATACAAAAACACGATGATCTATATGCCTGCAACATTTCATGCGAAAGCAAAAGGAAAGCTAGAAGATCCTAATACAGTTCTGCAGAGCATTTGTCATAGACGTCAATACGATAATGAATACATTGGAAGTCATTGGCCAGGATTCAGCGATGGTCACACATGGCAAATCGTTAATAAGCTATTCAAAGATAAAACAAAATTCTTTGTGTTCGCTTATAGCAACGGACAAATCGTCCAAGATGATTTCTTCAGAACGTCATACTTAAACAATAAATGGAATCCTCAATGGGGAAGTGTAAGCAACGCATTTGAGTTTTTGTCAGAATACGATTCTAAAACTAAGTTCGTCAATGATATCGATATATCTAGAATTTACGGAGTAGTTGATATAGAAACAAATTACTCCGGCGCATATCCAATCTGGGATCTAGGTAAGTTTCTTAAGAACCATATCGACGGCGAGAAAGGAAAAATCTATTACGCGGCATGTGGAATAGAATCTCCTGTTGCTATTAATCATGTGAAACTTATTCAGGCTCTTGGACTCATTGGATTCGAACAAAGTAACGGAGTCATACGTTATATGAATAATGCGCGAAACATTATTATAGACATTCTTACATACAACAAAGAAGATCCATATTCATACAATCATGTTAACCTAAGCACTCAGACTGTGTTCTTAAAGGACACTAACATTATTGGTCATAGACTATCTCTTGGGCACTATCGGATCGTTCCATACATTACTGATCAGTTTGCAAAACTTGCCGCAGAGCGACGCATCTTATTAGATTAGTCAAATATACATTATGACGTCATTCCGACAGCAACTTCAAATAATTCAAGAAGCCAGAGGCTCAATTAGCAAAATGAAGTGCGATATATGTGGTGCAAAACCTGATCGCTCTGATGCTGAGGATTATGATATGGCTAAGAGAGCGCAGCAGTTTGGGTATGCATATACTTGTAAGCATTGCTCACAGAGAAAACATATCAAAGACGTCGAAAACAAAAAGGTAATGTAATCATAAGATTATCAAAAGGAGAATAACATGGCAAAAACATTCAAACAACACTTAGTTGCAATTCAGGAAGCTGCAAAGAAATACATCTGTGAAGCTTGCGGAAAGAAAATGACTGCAGAAGAATGCAAGAGTGCTACAGAAGAAACTGGCATGATTTGCGAAGCTTGCAAAAGCAAATAATTACATTGTGCATCGAGGTATCGATGACATGTTCTTACTATAATCGTATTCACCATCGTAATTCGTTACTTCCTTTATGAACTTGGAAGTATCGAAATACGTTGAGTACTTTCTTCCTCTCAGCGCTCCATAACTTGGAGCCCAAACTAAATCATCCCGGCATTGAGCTGATATCGACTTAAATCCATTCTCTTCTTTGAGTTTATATATGGCGGCGTGAGGTCCACCACCCGTGTGATAAACCACATACGCAGTCTTTTCTTTTCCGATCGCCATGAATATTGATCTGACTAATGTTCTGAATTCTTCCGGTGTTGTATACTCTTGATCGATTGCATTGCTCACATAAATAACTATGTTTTTTGAATCGCTATCCATGAATCTGATTTCATCTAAGAATGACAATTGAAGATTAATCTCTCTGAGATCTTTTGATCTTGCTGAAAAATCTTTCAATGCCGATCTGCATGATTCAGTATCCGTTGAATGGCAGAACGTTTTCAATCCATTGTTTTTGTCTGGATGAGTATACAAATCTGATATCGCATCTTCGTTATATTGTTGTCCGTAAAGATTGAAAACAAGACTACGGTGTGCACTGATGATTTTCCAGTCTATATCGATTGCGCTTAGACGATTGCACTTTATGTATGTATTCATGAGATATAGTTGTGAGAATCCAACCGTGTAGCAATCCTTGGTTTCGTCTTTAAGAAGTTTTCCGATATAGTCCATTGATTTCCATGCATACAAGTCATTCATCAAAAAGAAGTTTAGGCATCCGCTCATGAGTGATGAGACGATCCAATTGTACTTCTTCAAAGCAGGATTAAAGGATCTGGATCCAGAGCAAAATTCTTTTGATGCATCATCAAAAGCCATTATGACTCGGTTAAATTCATGGTGAGTGTACGTAAGATTTCTTATCTTAAATGCTTCGGAGTGTCTTGGTCCTACAACGGCAGTGAATTTCGTTTTAGCGTTCTCTTTTTCTTGAAGTTCCAATGTGATCTGAGCTTCTTTGCGTTTTTTGGTCTCATAATGCTCCCAGTAAATTCCTCCTCCTGATAGTAGTATCACTGCTATAATGGAGAAGATCACTGATTTCATATTCAATTGTATTGTCCGTAAATATAAAATATGCTCAAACCAATGCTTGAAGCCGCATCCAAGAAACCGGCATCCTACTATCTTAAAGAGGCGATTAGTAACCTTCTGGCGGCTACCGATTCGGAATATGTTACCAACGATCTGAAAGATGAAAAAGCAATGCAGAAAATCAAAGACGCATTGCACATGATAATGTACGTTAAGTAATTCTCCGCTATGAAATATAAATCATGGTAAATTTCACAATCGAAGAAGACATTAAGTCATTTCAACATAAAATATTCACAGCTGAAGCTTTCGCAGGGAAAGACAAAAGACTCGACAACATTTTTTCTAGCAAGTCTCATGTTGTCAATGGCAAAGAAATTCCACTTGATTTTGGAGACAAACAGGATTTCTTCAAAAAAGCAGCAACGCAGCTTTTCGCAATTACAAAACGTGGTTCCAAAGATATTCCAGGGAACGTTCCATTTACCGCTGACGATATTGTGTTCTTGGTTAAAGAAGCTTCTCAGCATCCTGAATTTGTTGCTTCCGCCAGTACACCTGCAGCATTCGCTAAAGCACTGAAGGATGCGATCATGGACATCCTGGTGATAGCCAATAACTATGCTATGGCTCGCAGAATGGCAGATAAGTACAAAGGAAAGCTTGCATACGAACTTCCTAAGAACGATCTAATCAATCTCATTAAAGCAATAAAGACATCTCTCGGAATATTAGTCAATGACACGGGCAAGAAGTTTAAAGTTCCTGATTCTGGATCTAAGATGCCTAATGAAATTATCAACTCTACGATGGATTATATTGTAAGAAAAAGAAGTCTAGCAAAAGATCCGAAGAATGATGCGTTTGCAGTCGTTCAAAAATACACTGGAAATCAGAGCCTCATATGGCCATCGATTCCTGCTAAGATCACGAGTGGAGACAACTTCAAAAGTTTGTTCGCGTATCTTGACCGTGTTGCTAAAGGGGAAGAGAAGGGCGATGCAGATAAAATCATTGCTCGATACAAGAACAAAACTCGTGATATGATTACTAAGAAACTTCTTATGGATCGTCAATTCAGAAAGCAACTAAGAGCGCTGAACCAAAGAGAAGAACTATCGAAAATGTCTGGTAGTGCAATTCACATAAAGCAATTGCAAAAGTTTGCTCGTGAACTTCTTAAACAGAACCCAGAATACAAGAGCCGACTCGCTGCAGATGGTATTAAAGAAACAGCTCTTGATGAAGTCGTTGGAATGATTTCTCTTCTAATCAAAAATGGTGGGTTAAGCGTAAAGTTCTAATGAAATACTTGCTTCGTAATTTTCTTGAGTCAGCGAGACTCGATAAGCAGCCGATGAAGCCGGATGATTTCGTCACGATCAGAAAGATTGCTGAAGAAGCGAGAGATATTATCCAGAAATATTTCAAAGACAGAGAAAAGGATTTTTGGTATTCAGTTACTCCGGATAATTTGCGTGGAGCATGTGCTATATCATCATTTTTTCTTCAAAGAAAACTCAAACAAGCTGGATACGACTCTAAAGTTCAATGCGTAGATTTTAAGTTTAGCGGTAGCCACTGTTTTGTAATTATTGAAGGTAATAAGAATCGTCATATTCTTGATGTCACGGCGACTCAATTCGGGAAAGAGTTTCCAAAAGTTGTCATTAGAAGAGTTACTGAAAATTCTAAAAAATACAAAGACGTGCATTATCAAGGACATGGCGTCCCTGTTAACACGAAAGGATCCGACGAAGATTGGATCAATAAACACTGGATGAAAGACCAAACACCAGAAGGACATGAGGAGTTATTCAAATAATGGCTGAATTCACACAATATGTAGAAGATCCAAAGTACGAAAAGTATTTCAAAAACATCCGTACTCGAATTCTGCACAAATTAGGTTACCCAGTTATCCGCGTTGAGATGGTTACATCTCAGCTCAATGAAGCTATATTAGAAGCAGTTCAGAAATACTACGAGTATGCTGCTCTCGATTACGGATTCAGAGTTGTAAACTCTGACGGCAATGGAGAAGTAGTTATTCCCGAAGATATTCATCCTAAAAGAATTGTCGATGTGATCTTTGAACAAGATGGCGATAGTTTTACATTTGGAAATTATGGAGATATGGCTCAGATTGGATGGGCATATCAGACTCCAAACTTTAACGATTTTGTTCAAGACTTTGAGATTGGTAAATACTACATGTACGTACAACAAATCCAAGACTTGAAAAAAATTCTTCAGATCCAGAGAAACTGGACGATCGCCAATGGCAAGATACAATTATTCCCTAAAGATGTTGGCGGTGTAAGCAACCGCGTCGGAATTTTATATGGTGAAGTTCCTCACCTTAAAGAAATCGAAAATGAAGAGTGGATAAAGGATTACGCGCTTGCAGTTGCTAAGACTATTCTCGGAGAAATCAGAGAGAAGTTAGCATCTAGTTCTGGAGCTGGTGGACAACTCGCTCTTAACGGATCGCAATTGAAATCAGAAGGCTACCAAATGATTTCAGAACTTAAACAAGATTTGTATAAACGTCAGAGACCATTACCTATCGAGCAATTCTAATGAGACTAAATACATTAACGCTATCAGATTTACATCTCCCAATAAACGATTCTATGAATTCGTTTTCTTCAAATATGTCATTACTATTTGATTTTCTAAACTATCAAATTAATAAGAAAGTCAAATATGAAAAAATTGTTCTTATTGGTGACATCATAGAAGACTGGTATATTGATTCGAATGATGTATTCAAAAACTATCCAGAAATCATGATGTTGTTTTTCTATAAGCTGAAGATGCTTACTAAACGCATTATCTTCGTTAAAGGTAATCATGATTCAGATAGCACTTGGGGTAAATTGCCGCGAAGAACAAAAGAGTTTTTAGAAGGGCTCGATGTTGAAATTTGCTATAGACAATTTCATGAAGATAATCTTGTTTACTCTCATGGTCATAAAGGAGAGAGTGGATTTCCTTTGATAATGTTGCTTAATATTCTTGGAGCGAAGATAGTATTTAATACGTTAAAATGGATAGCTAAACTTTTTGGAACAAAAGGTAAAACTCTATACTCTAAATTAAAGCCATATTACGACAAAATTACAAACTCGGACGGTATCGGCGACACGCAAGAAGAACACGAAATCTATTATACTAAGGTTCGTGCGCGACTTAATGTTCCAGAAGAATGTACGTTAGTATGCGGACATACACACCGCCCTCTCGTTTTAGAATCCATGAAAGTTATTAACGACGGAGACTGGATGAGTCACACGACATTCGTAGAAATCGATCATAATTCTAATATTGCATTTTTATGTAAATATACAAGAGAAGGCATACAAATCGAAAACCAATTGGAATTCTAATGGATCATATTAAGAAATATTACTCTCATAAGCTATTCGAAGCCGACGTCGTATCGGATACCGGTGGTGTGCCAGCTCCAGCAGGCGCAGGAAAACAAGGATTAGTTACACCCGACACAGGCTCTAAAGTTCCAGCTAAGAATCCAAACGAAATCAAAGAAAAGACTGCTGTTTCAACAGACACTCTAGATAGCGGAACAGATCAGAAAACAGGACCATCTGCTACAGAAATATTCATCGCTTACTTTTACAACAACATGAAGCAATTCGGTCCAAAATTGGACGATACGATCAACAGCGCAATTAAAGAAGCTGAATCAGAAAATGGAATTAAAGGCGCAAGAGGATTTGCTGGTATTGCGGGAGCAGAGTGGATTGTTCTTCGCAGATCAATTTTTTATGCTGCAATGATGTACATCTTTCTTCGCTTCGTCAATAAGACCGGCGCAGAAAGTATGAAGAATGCTGTTATCGCAAAGAAAGCGGCAGGTGCAATTGCGGCAGGAAAGAAATCAAAAGAACAGCGCGATAAAGAAAAGGCTCTTAAAGAGAAAGCGAAGCAGAATACAAACGAAGAGATTGCATACATAGAAGGATTGGCTGAAATCGGCGGACTCTTCAGAGCTCTTGCTCAAAGAACTCCGACAGCTGGAATCAATAAGCAAGGGACATTCAGATATTTCACTAAAGATGTTGCTACGATGTATGGAATACTTCTTGGAACAAAGAATGGTATTCGTTACTGCAGATCGCCTATTGGAAGCGGAAAAAACCACGTAGAAAGATTCTATGATGCGACAAACTTAAATCAGACATACGCTGTCACATTGAAATACATAAACAATATCGCTAAAGGTCAACCACCAAATGATAAGTGGGCGACACTGACGCCAGACATTCTTCAAAAGACTCTTGCCGGATCAGCATTTCAACTTAACTATGGAGAATTAGCAAGAGTAACTGGTGAGATGGCGAAGCAAATGTTTTTGTTGGCATACGAGAACGAAGACATCAAGATAAATCAAGCAAACGAAAAAGTTCAGAACGCACTCTCTAAATTTACTGGTATCCACCCAAAAGGAACAGTTACTAAGAAAATCAGTAACGATGTATTGAAGTAATATGGAATTCGCAGGCGAAGAAGATAGACCAAAAACGCTTAAGCTATTTGATCCAAAGAATCCTGAATACATGCTCGCTGCATCGGTTATTCAAGAACAAATGGAAATAGCTTCACCACATATATTGTGGTTCACGAAGAATGTTGCAGTCACTGAATCTAAACTCACGGAAGTGGATACAACTTATGGAGAAGAAGCTTCTTCAAAGAAGTTCTTTAATCCGCCTGTTCAAGTTCATGGATTCTTAGATGTGAATCCTATGATCATTGAATTAAGTAAGCTTGGTTATAATAATCTTCGCGAAATCAATTTGATTATGAATCAAATGGACTTAATGGAGAAACTCGGCGATCTTCCAAAAGAAGGTGATGTATTTCGTATCACTTTTTTGCGACCAGGAACCACTGATGAAAATATATTTTATAGTGTTGCTACCGTGCTACCAACAGATCAGTTCAATCATATGTATTTGAACTTGATGATTGGAGCTGAACAAACAGATTTGGCGGATGTGCACGAAGAAGTAAAAAGTTATTTTAACATGGAATAATAGGAGAAAAAATGATTAAGAATGATAAATGGGTTGAACAGTTTGTAATGCAGGAAGAAGCCGCATACAATGAAGCAGAAATTTCTGGTGGGTTCAACAAACCAAAGGCATCTGACCGTACAAAGTATGGCGAAGCTAATCCAAAAAACGTCGGCGCTGAAAAAGCTGCACAAGCAGAAAAAGCTGCCGATGCAAGCGAATCTGGTGTTGGTGCCGTAAGAGTTGGAAAACCTTACAAAGCCGCAGACGGAATCGAACACGTAATTTTCAAAGTGTCAGTTACAGTTGGGAAAGCAGGGAAGAAAACAATTACTGTCCACGTTCCAACAGAACTCGACGGAAGAAAACTCTCAACAAGAGCGATCAAGCAATTGGCGATCTCTGTTGCAGATAACAAAGTACAAGGCATCATGAAAAAACTCACTGCAGCTCAGATGAGTGAAGATGTTGCTATCACTGAAGCAAAAAAGAAAGACGAAGAAGCGGCTGAAACTCCAGCCGAAGAAAAGAAAGAAAAGAAAGCTGGTGGAAAAGAAGAATCCGGCGAAGTTGATCCAGAAGATCTCGATCTAGATTCACTTGATTCTGACACAAAAGTCGATCTTATCGAACGCATTATGTCTTCACTACAAGACAACTGCGAAGAAAAAGAATATCAGAAGTGCTTTGACAAGGTGTCTGACATGATGGACTCATTCATGCCAGAACAATCTGAAGAACCAGTCACTGACGATAGCGAAGAAGAGGAAGAAGAATAATTGATTGATGTCAAATTCAATCAGTCACTTCTAATCAAGACGATTCAAGATGAGGCAAAATCTCATCTTGAATCGATCAGAGAAACCAAAATAAATGAAATCACGAGACTCTTTGAATCATCCAAAGAGTCTTTCTCCTTAGTTAAAATCAACATCGAGAACACAAAAACAAACGAGAAACGAAAAATCTCGTTTGGTCTCGAGCCATCAATATCATTCAATAATGATCCTGATAAAATCGTGGCAAATATCACATTTCCTGAAACAGAAGACAGTGTATTATTCTATGCACAAAACGAAGGTGCTGGTTTGACTGGAACTATTGGTGATACAGTGTTAGAAGCTATTAACACGATTCTTAAGAAGAGTGGCAAGAAAGAAATTCAGCGCGAAAAAGATGTAGAAATATATCTTGAGCCTTCTAAAGCTTTCCAGAAGTTTATCACATCGATACAAGTCGATGTCTCTGGTGTTAAGAAGTCAATCGGTAACGTCTAATGGCACAACAAAACGAAGCACCACTATTCCTTTTTGGAATCTACGTCGTAGAGATTGCCAAATACTTTAACACATTCAGATCTTTCAATAAAGACGATTTGAAAGAAATACCAAATCCAAACGCAAAACCTGGCGAGAAACCAACGTTTCCTAATCCAAACTATGGTCAGACGATACCATTAAACATCGTATATGGTTCACCTAAAGCGAGCATGAGAAAATACTTATCTCGTTACAACGGTATGATGCGAACGCCAGTCCTCAACTTTTATGGAGTTGATTGGATTCGCAGAGTAGAAAAAGAACCAATCATGAGGCTCTTCAATAAGAAGGAAGCGAGAGAAACTGGTGTGGCACAAGTACGTCGTCCGCCAATGCAATTTGATGTAAACTATTCCTTCTCTTTATTTACATCGTCAATACAAGAACGCGATCATATCCTTTATCAAATCTACACTGCGTTTCCTAGAAATGAGTTGTCGCTCATCTATCAGGATCCAACTAATCCTGATCCGGATGATTTCATATTCATTCCATTGAAAATTGATTACAATGCGCAGGATGAAAGTGAGCTAGAAGGTATGGGCGAAAAGGAAACTCGTGATATTATCAGAACAAGTTTTTCACTTGTTGGACAGCACGTAGTTCCTTATCCATCAAGAGAATATCCAGTCATTAAGAGCATTCATTTTGTTGATAAGATGAGAGACCCGGCAGGTGATGTTGTAACACAATACAACTTAGACATCGTACCTGATCCTGATGGTCACATCATCCTTGACATAGGAGCCAATATTGATTTAACGGCTTTAGGAATAAATGGTTAAATTTTTTTGACGGGGACGATGATTGCAAAATATAAAATAGAGGAATCGTATAGATGAAGAAAATAGAAATCAAAAACAAAATGTATCAGCCGTTCAAACTCCTTGCAAATGGATCTATCGAATTGATCGAGGCAAAAGAGAAGCGAACAGTTAAGATGGCATCTGTAACGGATCAAATCATAACTGCAGCAGAACGAGGCTTCATCTCGTACAAAGTAATTGAGTAAAATAGGGAGCACTATTAAATGAGTAATACAGTCGCAGACATTAAAGGAAAAGGTTTCGTTTTCGAACAAACAGCGGAACAACAATTTATTCCTTCACCAACAGGCACAATCGCAGTTGGTATCGGTGGGGCAAATTGGGGTCCTCTTAAAACTCCTGTCTACATCAGCGCGGGAAATCAGGAATTCCGTAAATTGTTCGGAGATCCAATCGACGCAGAGTTCTGCAAAGACTCTTCTGCTTTGATGCTTGATTATCACCTCAAAAAATCAGCTATCGGTTGGTTTACACGTATCTCTGGTCCAAATGCAACTAAAGCTGCATTGGAACTATATAAGCCAAACGAAAGTGCTCAGATTACTGGTACAAAAAACGTTAAGAACTCTTCGTTCGTTTTCTATGACGCTACAGACGGCGTAAAGCAAAACAACCAAATGAAGATCCGCACACGTATCGATGAAGGTAACAACCTTTTCTCTGACCGTGATGTAACTGTTTCTCTAACGGCTTCTGAAAAAGCTGTTCTTAAAACAGACGATCTTACAAACGTACAAAATTATTCTAAAAATACAACGATCCGCGTAGTCGACGGGAATGTTTCTGGAAATGAGGAATACTTCTATGTCGTACAAGAAAGCGACGGATTCAATAAACTAAAAGACGATGTGACTTCAGGTCGCTTTGCAAATGCAGCCGTTGGTTGGATTTACAATGCGATGAACCTCATCAAGAACAACGCAGCAGTAGCTCTTAAAGATATTACTGGTGCAGCGGGCTTGAAAGCACGTCGTATCTTCGGTGTCGACACATGGGCGGGAGATGTTAAATCGTTCCTTCGCTTGGACTCAGCAATCGTTAATGCATCACGCTTCAAAGTTAAGGGTGAAATCGCATTCGTAGCTAATGATAAATTGGCTGGTGTTGATTCTACAGTCGTAGCCAACCCACTATTTACTTATTCAAACCTCGCAACAGGTGTAAAATACATCGCAGAAGGTGGTAACGTTACAATCACAGAAGGTTTGTTCACAACAGTAGTTAACCAAGGTGAAGTTTTCACTAAAGGTGCTGGTGGAGCAAACGGTGCTCAGGCAACTATCGTAACTCTTACAACTGGCGAAGTATATGTTGTCGAGTCAGACGCTGGCGGAGCAAACGACGTAAGAAAACTCGTTAAAGTTGCAGCCGCTGGTACTTCGGTAATTTACGGAACTGCATGGAACACTGTTCTAGATGCAGCTTCAGTACAAACAGCCGGAACTAAAATCTTGGTCAATCCTACTGCAGGATCATTCGCTCTTTACACAGTTAACGTTGGCGCTGATGCTATCACGTTGACTTCTACAACAGGAGCAGACGATGGTAAGTACATTGATCTTCATGCTAAACAAATTCACACGCACACTAACACAAGCGTACCGAAATGGGTTAAAAACGCATATACGCTTGCTGATGGTGATACTTTTTATTCTGATGCTACTTATTACGAGTATGATATTGCTCCAGCGTGGATCACAACGGCAGCGGTCGACGGAGATAAAGTACTTGATCTTGAAGCTATAAAAGTATTTGAGAGAGCAGCAGGTGTTTTCTCAATCACAGACATCGACCCAGTTGGTGTTGGCGGCGACGGATTGAAAGTTCCATATCATCTTCAAAATAACAACTGCTACTACTACCGATACAATGCGGCTACAATCGCATATGTTCGCAAAGAAATGAACAGCGGTGTTTATATCCTTGATCCTGATTCAACAGCAACCGTAACAAACTTCACATCCCCAGCGGATGATAACAAGAAAGCGACGTTCACAGAGTCTACTGCATCATTTGCGGCTGGAACGGCGACTGTCGACGGTGAAGTATACTTCGCTGAAGAAGACGGCGCACTCTATTTCAGAGGCGCATCTGCCTTCGTAAAGCGCTTGAGCAACGACGAATCAGCAACGATCCCAGATAATACACTCCAGTTTATCTCATCAGATCGCGGTGCACTTTCATTCGTGAGAGTCATCGAAGCATTCGCTAATATCTTTACAGTAGACAACGTAACAAAAGCTTTCGGTGTCAATACAACAATCTCAGAAGTACTCGACGAAATCAATCAGGTCTTTGCCGACGATACAACTCTTTACGGATTGTTCACTGAAGCTCCGCAATATGCGTATGCTCTTATCGATAGCGCAAACAAACTAGTTCTTTCTACATTCCAGAAGAGCTCTACAGCGAGAATCAGAATTAAGAATGATGGCATCTCAGCAATCAACTCTTATGTTCTCCTTGGGTTTGTTAACCTTGACGACTTAACTCTTTACCCTACACAACCAGCGTACTTCGAAGCAATTGGTGTCGATAGCACATTGACTTCTTCATGGGAAGCTTTCTATACAGGATTTGATGGTAACACAATTCAACTTGTAAACTCACTCACAGTTGATGGTCCTGAATTGAAAGTATACTTCAGAGGAACTCTCATCGCGTCGTATATCAATTACAACTATACGCCAACATCATCTAACTACATCGTTAAGCTGATCACAGAAGATCCAAATGTTAACTCTATCGTTAAGATTTCTCTTACTGCTGGTCAAACGATTCCATACGGAACGTTCACTCTTAGCGGTGGTAACTCAGATGCACTTACAATCAACGATGCAGATTATGCAAACGAAGTTGTAAAATACCGCAACGTCGACCTCTTCGACCTTGACTTACTATCTGTTTCTGGTATCAGCTCACAGACAGTTATTGAAAAGATCAAAGAAGTTGCAGAGTACCGTAAAGACTTCTTTGGTATCATCGATCCACCACAGTTGCTTTCAGTCAACGGTGTTATTAACTGGCACAATGGTGCTGGTGACGGAAATGACCTCACATTGGATGACGCTCAGAAACTCAACAGCGAGTTCTTGGCAACATACTACCCATGGTTGGCACTTCCAATTCAAAGAACGGATAAGACAGTGTTCCAGTGGCACGCTCCATCAACTCGTGTAGTTGGCGCGATTGCTCAGAACGATGCGATCCTTAAACACAAAGTTGGTGCGCCTGCTGGCCAGATCAGAACATTGTTTGACTCAGACTCAATCAATGCTCTCGAAGTATACCTCGAAGACGAAGATAAACAACGTATTTACGCCGACGTATATAACAACAACATCAACCCAATCTCTTACACTGTAGCAGATGGTTTCTTTATCGATGGTCAAAAGACTACACTAAGAACTCCAAATGCTCTTCGCAGAATTAACGTAATGAGAACTGGATTGTACCTCAAGAAGCGTATTCAGAATGGAGTAAAATTCTACTTCTGGAACCCAACTGATCCAATTGCTTGGAACGACTTCAGAGAATTTGCTGTTGGTATCTTTAACTACCTCGTTAACGTACGAGCAATTAAGGACGACTTCGTAGTAAAATGCGATAAGACAACAAACGGTCCTGAGATTACTTCACAGAACGGATTGGTAGCGATTGGCGAATGGACACCAATCAAAACAACAGAACGTATTAAGTTCATATCACGTATCAAAGAGGAAAAGGTAAACGTTTCTCTTGAAGCGTTATAATTAATGGAGCAAAATTAGGAGACACAATGGCAAACATTTTCCAAATAAGATACATTCAAAACTCTCAGACTAAGAATCAAAACAGATTCACTCTGAGATTCTTGAACTTGGATCAAGTTCTTCAGAGAGCGAAGAACCACAGAATCAAGAGCGTTCGTGATATTTACGCGGGCGCTGAGAAGGTCTTGAAAAGAGATAACTTCGACTTCGCTCAAACACTTGAACTTGGTCTTCTTTCAGTTAACGCTCCAACTATCACTATTGAAAAGCAAAGAATTCCTCGCTTCAACGACTCAGTAGGTGCAACTACTAAGTTCGGTGAACCAGAAGATATGACGGTAACATTCATTGACTATGTCAATGGATCACCGTCTGCGATTCTGAAGGTTTGGCATTCATTGGTCGGTGACAAAACTACTGGCTACATGGGTTTCAAAGAGGAATACATCCTTGAAAAAGCGCACCTATATAAATATGGTCCAGATGCACCTGGTTATTCAGAAGAAGAAATTGCAACAAGCTATCTCGAGAAACACGAGATTATCAACTTGCACCCGCTCTCTGTTCCAATCGGTGAAATGAGCTATGAAAACGGTGAAGCGATCAGAATTGAAGCGCAATTCTCGATTGACAACATCTACATTGTAGATTACCAAGGATATATCAAAGACAATGCTGGTAATTTCCGCGTTGGCTAAGATACAATTAACCAATGAAAGAAATTCTTCCAAAGGATATAGACCAGGTCGACCTCTCAATATTTGAGGCATACAATATCTACGACTCGTTGAAAGAAATATTTGACGAGTCGGAGAAGAAAAAGTTTAGTCAGCCAACTAAATACCTTAAGAAAGACAAGAAGAAAAAGAAGGTAGAGGATAATGAAAAACAAACACCTCCCTTCGCATAAAGAAGTTCTCGACTCAGTCTTCGAAAGCCGTCAAGTCAAAATAATCTTTCCAGAGAAATCTGCCGAATTTACTGACGTGGCCAAGTTTTTGAACTCGCAAGAGTTTGATGACGTGGTAGAACATGTTTTATCAGTCATAAAAGAAGGTCTTCAGAAGAGTATCGAAAAACAAAGCAAACGCGTGAATCCAGAGAATTTTCATAAAGCGTTTGTTGCAAAACTACCAATAATTCTCAAGACTCTTTCAACAAGAGCAAAAACATCAAAGTACTTAAAAGGATAACAGAATGGGATTAGCGAATACATATTTAGAGGCAGCAGTCAAAGCAGAAAAGACTATTGATGCTCAGGCATTTCTAGAAGCTCTGGAGAATAACGACTTAGAAGCATTTGCGGAAGCAATGTCAGCTATGCGAAAGCTGAAGAAGTTTAAAGATGCAAAAGAAGCTCGCGCAGCTCTTGAAGGAGACTTCACAAAACTTCGTAAAGATATTCAAGACATAGAAGACACTATTGCGGAAATGATTCACGATGTAGCTTTTCTTTTAATGGATCCTAACGAAGAGGATCGCGATTCACAAGACGATGAAGAAGCTTTTGATAAAGCTCAAGAGATGTTCGCTCCGTTGATTAGAGGAGTAACATCTCTTGATTTTAAAAGAGTAAAAGAAAAAATTATTGCTGCTGTCGGAAGACACGTGGAATCTAAACACCAAAAAGAATCTGAACAGGCTTCCGAAAAAGCTAAAGCTGAAGCTGCCGCAAATCAGGAATAATCATGAAAGACACATACTTAGAAGATATTCAAAAACAAGTTTTTGCTGAAGGGAAAACACCAAAATCTGCAATAAGATTTATGAATAAGTATCTTCATTCTTTAGCTAGTGACGGCGAGGGATTAAGATTTCTCGCAAAGAAATTCAAAATTAGATATAAGTCTCTTTCGAAAGCAACGATTAATGACGAGCCAGAATTAGACGATGAAGTTAGAAATCAAATAGACGAATTAAGCGACGACGCTCTTCTCGAATTATATCAGATCGCTAAAAAAAGATACGGCGAACTTTAACTCTCAATAATAATCTTGCTCTCGTCGTCTTTCTTGACGATCTTTAGAACTTCAACTGGTTTAACATTACTCTTAACATAGTCATCATGACTTACGATATGAATCAGCGTATCGGTTCCGAACTTAGCTAAGATCAACGCTATCACTTTCTTGATAGTTGGCTTATCCATACTCGTGAATATCTCATCGAAGAAGATGATATTAGACCCATTGAGATTGATTCGAGTCAAATCAAAGATCGACAGATTGATTACGAAGTTGATCTTGTTTCTTTCACCTGTAGAGAATTCTTCCGGAAACATTCCATAGTCATTGACTGTTAATGTCTCTTTCATAGTAGAATCAAAAGACAAGTCGACCTTACCTTCATACATTGTGCTCATGTTCTTTTGAAGGATAGTATTGAACACTGGAACGATCTGAGATACCAAGTGATTCTTGATACTGTTCTCTTCTTTCACATCCAGGATCGCATGGAGGATCTCCATGATCTCCTTTCGCTTAACCTTAGCACTTCTATCCTTATATAGGATGGCCAGTTCACTTGAGTCCTTTTTGATCTCTTCACGATACATTTTGAGATTTGTGGTATCAATAGTAAATGACTTAAGCTGATTGATCTTTTCAGATGCGCCAGTAATTTCGGCAATGATATTTCTCATCGACTCTTCCGTCTTGCTTTTATCTAACTTCTTACGAAGAGACTCATCAAGAGATATCGCTTTGAACTGCTTATATGTGCTTTGATAATCTGCTGATGCTTTTGAAAATTTACTTTCTAGATCTTTCAAGAAGCTCTGATCTTTGACGAGATTTTCTTTGTGCTCGTTTGTATCTTCGATCCAGCTGTCGATATCTTCTCTGATTTTTGCTTTTTTGTTCTCCCATTCATCTTTATGCTGAATGTGACCGCAATTTTCGCATGATTCTGGTTTTAGGTTTTGTAGTTCGGTATTAAGGTCCTGGATTCTTTTTTCTTGTTTAGCAATCTTATTTGTACGTTCTGTGATTCGCGACTTCATATCCTTAATGTTTTCATTAAGAATACGTATGTCTGATTCATACGCAGTAACAACTTGCTTCAATTCAGCATACAACTTAAGATCATTGGTAATGACAATTGGATCGATCTTGCCGAATTTCTTGAGTATTGTTTCTTGTTCTAGGATTGCTTCGGCATTCTCTTTCTTCTTTTGTTTGAGAGCCATGATCTCTTTATCGAAGAAGATCTTAGTCTTTTCTTTTGTCTTTTCAAGAGATGTGATTTCTTCGTTAAGTCCAGTAAGAACCTTGCGGATCGCAAGTAACTTATTATAGTTGTTGTTCCACAATCCTTGGAACTTACTGAGTTGGATTATGTTCTCAAATATCTCAGCGCGTTTTGGCGGAGACATTTCTAAGAAGTCCGTCATATCATCACGAGCAAAGAGAATACTCTTCATGAACGTCTGATGATTGATAAGGATAATATTGTTTATGAGGTCTTGTGTTTCATTCGTCTCGTCACGAGAAAGGTCTTCCCACTCATCTGGCACGGACCCATCATCTGTGCCTATCGATTTTTGTTTGTATAAGAACAAACCATTGCCAAGACTTTTGTATTGACGATAACGTTCAATTCGATAGCGAACATTGTTCGCAGTGAATGTTAACCATCCTTTTACATGCTTACCAGTTTTACGGTTGGCAATTCGATTGAGTTTTATATTCTTTCTTTTAAGGACTTCTCCGAACAGAATCCAGCCGATTGCAATCGGAAACGAGCTCTTACCAGCTCCGTTACCAGCTTTGGCCTCTTCCTCTTCGTACTGCTCGGATAGGACAGACGTTCCTTCATCAAGGTTTTCGCCATAGATCCATCTCACGCCTTTGATTTTGTCGAAGCGCACGACTTGTTCTTCTTCGCCAAAAGAAAGAAAATTCTTGATGCGAAGTTCTTCGAATGTTAGCATCTATTGATATTGTATTTGATTAGAGGACAGGACGCTTTTATTTATCGCTCATCCCATATAGCGATGACTTTTTCGGCAGGAAACCTAAGAGCATTAAGACGATCGAAAGATTCGATCCCTGTTTTTGCGTACTCTTCCGTGATTGCTCTGACGAATATCTTTTTAGACGCTGGATCTTGCCAGACATCGAACTTATATATCGTGTCTTGCGGGTAATTACCTACGATGATTGGATTGCCTACTCTGAGAGACAAACCATCAATCAGTTCGATGGCGTGGATCTTTACTGTTGCATTGACTTTTTCAACTGTTACAAGTGGATTGTCTTTGAAGACTTTTGCATATCCACCTTCTTTACTGAAGGTCCATTTCATTTAGTGCCACTTCTTTCGTCCTTTCCAAAATGGTTTACCGAATATTCCGCCCGGATCAATTTTAACTGCGACCGTTGTAAGATTGTCAAACGTAATTCCGCATCTTTTCTTTCCGCATTTTGGGCATTCTGCTTTCCCATCAGTCGCTTTCATATCGTCATACGATATTAGTTTTTCTTGGATGTCTCCACAGTCTGGGCACTTGTAATCATATAATGGCATAATCTATTATATCTTAAGCTGTTTTCATAATTTTATTTCAGCCATTATTTCTTCTGGCGTATACTTAAATTTCTTTTCATTCATCTTAACAAACTCTTCTATGACTTCATCAGGATCTTTGTAGACGAGATCTTGCCATTCTTGAATCGATGCAATTTGGAAATCATCAGTAAGAGAAGCAGTTGCTTCGGCTGCTACAAACTTGACGTGATAGTTTTTCTTTTGAAGTGCATACTTCAGTTTCTCAAGAACTGCTGGATCTACATCTGATTTTTTATTGATGCGTATGAAGTGTTTCTCGAGCTTCATCATCCTTTCAATGTTCTTCTTTGTAAGATCGAGAGTAATGAACTTCGGAGAGAATTCGTTTTCAACGAACTCAAACTTTTCTGGCTTCGCCGTATCAAAGAACACAAAACCATGATCACCTTCTTCATCACCATGACGAGCTTGAAACGGAGACGAAACATATGCGCAGTTATCTTGTCTTTGATGAAAGTGAAAATGGCCAAAGAAAGCAAAATCAAACTTAGCGAATAAGTGTTTGTTGATGTTAGTATATTGATCCGTGTAACCGTCAGCTTGCATAACGAACCCATTAAGACCAAAATGTCCGAAGAACAGATTTCGTCCCGTTCCCATATTCACGTTCTTTACTATTCGTACGACATCGTCTTCAGCTGTGTACGGACATAGATGCAATCGTGTTTGTCCATTATCTATATCAACATATTCATAATCTTTGTCGACGACTTTCGCGAAGGGACGAAATGTTTTGAGAAGATGGATTGAATGGTCGCGCTTCATGTATGAGTCGTGATTACCTACGAGATAAATAGATTGTTCGAAGTTTTGTGCAGCTTCATATTCCATGGTAAACGTTTTATCAAGTACTTCAGTAGCTACAACATCCTTAAGATGATAGAAGTCTCCAAGATGGATTTTGATTTTGACTTTTCGGTCGGCACATTCCTTGTAAAACTTCGCAAAAGCAGGAGCGATATGGTCGTCATAGAACCGCGCATTTTTTCGATGCGCCTTCACATGCGTGTCGCTGTATAGGCCGATCATTGTAGAGCTCATTGCTTAATTGTAGTGCGAGAAATTTTTTGACGCATTGTTTTTGTGCGGCGTTTTTCCCGTGCGTCGCTGTCCCGAAAAAAATACATTAGAGATTGAGAGGGGGAGAGAGGCTGTTTATCTAACCTTCTTAAATTCTTTTTAACGCCGAAATTTTCCCGAGCCTATTAGGAATATGAATAAATATCGCTAAAAATATGATGTGTTGTTGTTTATGCGATAGAATGTACTATTATGGCAAACACAAAGCGAGTTTTTATATCACTTGGAGGTGCGGGAAATAACATCCTTGATTCCATCCAAAAGGAGACTAGTCTGATTCATGATCATGATGATGCAGTCTATATCAACTTTGCAAAGACCGATATATCGGATAAGAGCAAAGGACAAAAGTGTGTCTTAGATGCTGGCGGAACTGGACGAGATCCAAACGTCGGTAAAAAGATGGCACAAGAAAATCTTCCAAAGATTGAAAACTTTCTTAAAGCTGTTCTTAAGAAAACAACTTACAATGAAATTATTGTCATCGCTTCTTTAGGTGGTGGTACTGGCGCATCTCTGTCGCCTTATGTCGTTGATCTCTTGAGAAATCAAGACATTCCTATTTCAGTATTCTCTGTGTTGCCTTCTACTAAAGAGGGCGTCAGTACTATGCCTAACGCGATTAAAGCGTTCATGAATATCTATAACAACTACGTGTTGTACGATAAACTCAACTCATTCTTCTTATTTGATAATGAGTTCTATGAAAAGTTCGGGAATTACGATTCATTCGACTTCAGAAATATCAATATAGAGATTGCAAAAACAATCGAAGAGATTCTTGATGAATCAAAGGTTGCACGCAACTCACAAGGCTATCAATCGCTTGACGTTAATGAACGTAAGCGTGTGTTCTTTTGGGGTAAAGGTATCAGCGATTATTGCAAGATTCCTCTTAAGAAAGATACGAAAGCTGAAGATGTACGGTATGCATCATACATCTACTCAGACAAATACAAAACAACAACAGCAAAAGCAGTCGCAGCACAGGTTCTCTTTAGAAATGGAGTTACGACAGCCGAGAATAATGGGCTTGTTGAAAAAGCAAATGAAATTCTTGGCATGCTTAAGAAGAATTTCAAAAATTCAGCATTTTACTTTGGTTACACGTTCGATAACAACGAGCTTGAATCAGACATTGAAATACGTCTGATTGTAAGCGGACTTGATGTTCCTAAGAGCTTCACATCCGATGCAAAGAAAGCGAGCAAGAGCGTAGGTAAACTCAAAGAAGAAAATCACGACTTCGCAATTACTGATGACATCGATCTCAATTTCTAATATAGTAAATTATGATCGAGATCGAATTAGAAAGGATTGATAACTTCAAGAAGAAGTTAGAGTCACTAGCCGAAGAAGCTGGTCTTCAACCTTCAGTGGAAGCTTTTATGGAGTATAAAGAAAGGGAAACTCAGTATGTTCCAAATGCATACAAGTATTTATTCAGTGCTCCGTTGGCTTTCTTAGCGGCATCTAAGAGTTTCAAGAAAATGTATGAAAGCTTAGATGTAGATTTTGCAAGAGATCTTGTCGATGCTGATGAATTACGAAGTGCAAAAGTAAGGGTTCTTACGAACCGAGAATTAAGAGATGGAATAAAGAAAATACTAGGAAAGGAATGCGCGTACTAAGAGGAAACAATGGATCTATACATCAGACTACTAGACGACAAGACTACGTTCATCGACAATCAAGGTGAAGCATTCTCTTTAAAGAAAAGAAAAAACAACGTAATCAAGAAATTCTATCTACCTATATACTCAACAACATCAGAACTTGAATGGGTGTATGAAGCTCTCGAATTCAAGATGATACCAAGAGGCGAAATACAATTCGCTAACTCGTTGCCACTAAAGATCGTGGCAACAAAAACACGCAATATCATGTATCAAGATTTCTCTAAGAATTCTTGCTTTATCGTAAGAACGAGAAAGGGTTTGACAAAAAGATCTTTTGATGATATTGTTATGGGCGATGAACTTATTGTTTATGATGCCGACAGAAAAGAGATTACATCTGAACAACTGATTGATAAGATGACGATCACAGAGAACGGAGAAGAAAATATACGAGCACTCACTACAGATAAGGGTGAACAACTTCCACTATTCTCCACTGATGATGGAATGAATCATGATGAAGGTAAGATGAGTAATTACATGATTAAATCTCAATGGGGTTTTATCATTAATGGAATCTTAATAACAAATTAAGGAGAACAGAAATGGCGACACCAGTAAATAAATTGGTAAGAAACAAAGAACCAAACGTAATCAAAGCGGGCGGACAAAAACCAAAGGTAAAGAAACTCAAAGAGGACGCAGAATACCTCGAAGCGCTTCGCGATAAAATCGTAGATGTAGCAAAAGAATTCAGTACTCATCGTGTCATTGACTCTTTGGCAGATATGCTTCAGTTGATTGATGACACGGCGAAAGCTATGGGAACATCAGTTGCTGAAGTTAAGAAAATCAAAACTGCAGTCAAGAAAGAAAAGGGTGGATACTCAGGACGTAAGTTCTTGGTAGAAATCCGTGACTAAAAACATCGTTGTTCTGGATAACGAAGGAACGAAAAAACTCAATGAGTTTAAAGAGAGAGAAAAACAACAGATGATTGATCATTTGAAAAATCTCGCTAAACTCATTGAGGATGGAAAACAAACAATCGAATGCCGATATGAATACTCCGCTAGAGACAGAAAGGGAGATCAAGTCGGTACAATAAAGGTTTTTGTCGCATGAAAATAATCTCCGCTCGTGATTTATCAAAAGTTTCGTTTGCGAGCGGAGAAGTGGCAGCACGAAAATGGTGGGAAACGAAACATCAGTCTGTAGAAGCATTATTACTTAAACAGGCGAAATTAGGATTCAGAGATGTCAAGATATTGGTTCCTGATCCTTATGCAATATTTATCTGTGGAATACTCACAGAATTGGGTTACAAAACAAATACTGGTTTTGTAGTAGAAGAAAATCAAAGAGAGATAAATGTTATATGGTAGAAGATAAAAATGAATTTGGATTGATAGTAGCTGGATTTGCTAGAACAATTTCAGTCGCTAGTGTCGAATCTGCGTCATATCATTGGATGATGGATAACATCGATAAATTCAATGAAAGAATAATTGAACAATCCACAAAAGGTTTTCGTAGATTGGCAATTAGCGTGCCAAATGAGTATGTTGGTTTTGTTACAAGATATTTTTGTAGTGCGAAGTATCTTATAGATAAGAATATCGCAAACGAAACAAATGGATTCACAGTGATGGTTATAAAATGGTAAATAGAGAAGAAGAAAATTACTTACTCCTAGCAAAAGAAATCATTGCGACTGGTTCTGAACGAATGGACAGAACAGGAGTTGGCACAAAAGCTCTCTTTGGTACTCGTCTTGAATTCAGTCTTAAAGACGGAAAATTTCCGTTACTTACTACTAAAAAGATGCACACGAAGAGCATCATTCACGAGTTACTTTGGTTCTTAAAAGGGTCAGACAACATCCAATATCTTAAAGACAACAAAGTCACGATATGGGACGAGTGGGCAAAAGAAGATGGAGATGTTGGTCCAATTTACGGCTATCAGTGGAGAAAGTGGAGACAATACAGAGAAATTCCTGAAGGAATCCGTGTTACGTATATCGATCAGATCGCGAATGTAATCAGTAGCATCATAAACAATCCATCATCACGCAGACACTTGGTTAGTGCATGGAATCCAGCAGATATCGATCTGATGGGACTTCCACCATGTCATTATGCATTTCAATTTTTCTGCAGAGAAATAGATATTATTGAAAGAGCCATGTTGCTTCAAAAAATAAATGTCAATGCTTTTAACGCACTAAATCTGCATGCTACTAAAGAAGAATTAACGAATATTCTAGATGATTATAAAGTGCCAAAGAATTACCTATCGTGCATGTTCAATATGAGAAGCATCGACGTAGCTCTTGGACTTCCGTTCAATATTGCTTCATATGCACTTCTTACTCATATGATTGCTCAGATCACGAACACAGCTCCTGATAAACTGATCTTTATTGGTGGAGATACTCATGTCTATTCGAATCATGTTGATGGTTTACTGGAACAATGTACTCGACGACCAATGACATTTCCAAAGATTCTTCTAAATCCGGATGTAAGAGACATTGATGAATTCACGTTCTATGATTTCAAAATAGAGGGATATGAATCTCATCCTAAAATTGAGTTTCCTATCGCAGTATAATAATCATGGAAGAAGCAAAAAAGAAAATAGAATTATCCGACATCGATGTATACTTTCTCAAACCGGAAGAAACTAAACTATTATGGGATTTCGACAGTAATGACAGTGGTATCTGGGAAAAGAGAGAAAATTTTTATAATGGGATAAGAAAACCAGAGCGTCATGTTTTGGCAATCGATATCACAAGACCTTGGTTCTATAATCTATTTAAACCAAAAATAGAAGGAGAGCCTAGAAGCGACATATATGCTACAACACTATATCTCAATTGCAATCTCCGTCAATTTAACGAATGGATCAAAGCAAAATATTTTGCTAAGTTCGAAGAAGAACTTTGTTTGACAGATGCTGAAGAGCAAAATGTAACACTCAAAAAAGTAAACAACGATCAGGCAAATTCAATACGCTTTCTTCAATCAAGAATAAACACTCTTGAGTCGGAACTAGAAGAGTTACGAGCTAAAGAAACTATTAAGGCTCAAGCAGATAAAAAAGGAATACAAGTCTCAGGACAAGATAGTCTTCAAGATGCTCAAGAAGTTTTATTCGGTAAACGACAAGAAAAAATACTAGAACCTGAGCCTGATATTGAAGAAGATCCAGAAGAACCACTAGATAAATTTGAAGAGAAGATAGAAGAACCAATCACAAATTGGAAAGCAATGTATTTTGCAGAAACTTCTGAACTTAAAAAGAAACTCGAGTTCGTTGATTCACAATTCAAAACACTCTTAGTTCTCATTACAACAAGAGAAATTCCTGCAGAAAGATTTTTAGATTATCTTAAACAGTAAGATGATTAAGTTAATCGCGGCATGTGGTAAAAATGGAGAGATTGGCAAAGACAATCAACTCCTCTTCAAGTATCCTGAAGACATGCGTAACTTTAAAGAGGTTACGACCGGTCATCATGTTGTTATGGGAAGAAAAACGTGGGAGTCAATAGGTAAAAAACCACTACCACATCGCGGTAATCTAGTAATTACTAGTTCAGTACCTTCATCGTATCAGAATCTTGATAAAGATAATCCGATGAACTACTTGGCTTTCTTTTCACTAGATAGTGTTATGAATGGCCGAGATAGTCTTAGAGAATCACATGGCGTTTACAATAGCGACTATCATCATTTCATTATTGGCGGTGGCCAACTTTATGACTACTTTCTAAAGAATGACTTAGTAGATGAAATCATCCTTACTTTAGTACATAAAGATTTTCCAGACGCAGATACGTTCATAGATTTAGAACTGATAGCAAAACGGTTTGATATTGTTCATGCAGTAGAATACGATAACGCTGAATTCGTTATTGTTACTCTCAGACGTAACCTACTGAAAATATAATATGTGCTACAAAGATTAAAAGTAATATTCGATGTGCTGTTCCCAATACTTAAACCAGTATGGGATATGCTATTCGCAAAGAAAGATCCACAGAAAGAATTAGAACAACAGAACTATTGGAACGATCCGAAGATCGATGAAGAATTAGCCGATAGTATTAATAGAAGTCCTGAAAAGGAAGCTATTGATAATGCTCTTAATTCTGTATACGCAGAAGAGAAAAAGAATCCTTCTACTCCTCAGATTCTATCATCACCTCTCAAAGGATTAGGCCGTCATGTCACTAGCCCTTATGGGCCAAGAGAACTTCCTGGTCAGAAACCAAAATTCCATATTGGTACAGATTATGGTATTGAAGAAGGCGGTAAGTGCGTTGCAATCGAAGATGTCATTGTGCTCAAAGTACTCGACATAGATAAGAAATATCCTGTTCGTTTCAAAAAAGTAAAAGGTGTATGGAAGAACATTGCCCCGGAAGGAAGTGCATGGACCCCATATGTAAACACAAAATCACTTCGCGATCCAAACCTTGAATATCATTATAAGCATGTTCGTCCGGGCGTTAAAGCTGGTCAAGTAGTCAAACGTGGGGAAGTAATTGGTTCGTGCGGAAACTATGGATATTCAATGGGCTCGCATTTACATCATGAGGTGTGGGTAAAAGGAAACCACGTCGATCCAGAAAAATGGTATAAAAGTATGTCAAAATACTTTGTAAAATAAAAGTGATCATTTATAAAGTCACAAACAAATTAAATAGCAAAATTTACATTGGTTATACGACGAAGTCCTTAGAAGAACGTCGACGTACGCACATATTAGGATCAAAATATCATACTTATTTTTCTCTTTTTTATAGTGCTATTCGCAAATATGGCATTGATAATTTTATTTGGGAAATTATAGACGAAGCGACGACAATCAAAGAAGCCGAAGATAAAGAAATTTTCTGGATTAATAAGTTATGTTCATGTAGCCCTTCGATCGGGTATAATATTACAAGAGGAGGAACTGGTGGAGATACCATAAGTAATCATCCTAACAAAAAACAAATTATTGAAAAACGGATCGCGAAAATTAACGGAGACAAGAATTATCAATGGAAAAACATTGATACAGACTATCTATATGAATGCGCAAAACAAGGAAGAACACTCAAAAGTGTTTGCGAAGAATTAAAATTAAACAAGAAAATCCTAAGAGACAGATTCAAAAAAACTTTTGGAGTCAATTACATAGATGTGTTCGAAAAACACGGTCACAATTTTCACAAGACTGAAAGAATCAAAATTAATGATCTTGTTGAAAAAGTCGAAGACTACATAAAGAAAGGATTCGAGCGAGACAAAATAGCGGAATTTCTCAACCTCTCAGTTCCTGGATTCAAATTGAAACTTAAAAGAGAAAACACGTCATATAGAAAAATCAAACAACTCGCTCTCCAGGAAATATAGACTATGAAAAAATTTTTACTAGTTATCCTTTGCAATGTGTTCATGTCTTGTGCACTATTGCAACCAAAAACAGATCCTGTCGAACCAAGAAACGAAATGGCAGATCTTGTTATTAAGCTAATTGACAACGTAGACAACGTGTCAACTATTTCTGAACTCTCTCTTAAAGAACCAACAGAAACAGAAAAGCGCAAGAAAATCGTATACAGAATTCAGTCAAGAACAAGAACATATGATGCTCGCTGCGAACTTGAAATCATTTTCTTTGGTGATTCAAAGAGATATGTATTCAAGATTGAGAAGATCAATTTAAGTCAAGATGGAAGAATGGCGCAAGTTCTTGAAATCAAGACTTCTTCTAAGCAAGAATTGGTCTCGCTAATAAGAGATAATTTCTAATTAGCTCCATTTACAGGATGTCTGTTGCGCTCTATAATACAATAGCTAAAGTGCTATAGGAGCAACATGTCAATACAAGAACAATTACCAACAACATTCGCCCACGAACTTCAGTCGGCAGGAGTAAAAGTCATTACTGAGAGACTTTCTTCAACAGGGAAGTATCACGAAATCGTGATTCAAGATACGCTAGAAGCAAGGAAAGCTTTTATGCGAACAGTCAAAAAAACCATGGTAAACAATGGCGTCGATTCGATGTATGATACACTCAGCAAGAAGACGTATCATTGCAAGCGACACCTCGTGAAGATCGGAGAAGACATAAAAGAATTCTTCGGAACTCGCACGATTCTCATTCCTTGGGCAGTCGTAGATTAACATGAAGTAAGGACAATCCAAGCATATAATAATTATGCTTGGAAAGCCCTCGAATCACATCACTACATTAGACGACATAAAAGGTTGGCTCCTTCAGTGGAGACTAAACCGCATAGTCAGATTCTTCAACAAAGAGTTAGATGTCACACTAAATTCCGTCACCGTCTCAGAAGATTCAAAAGCTTTCATTCTCGTATTCAGAAAAACACCCCAATCATTTTTAGAACTAACAGTGTCAAATATACACAAGTTTGCATGGCAATATGAGTGGAATATCGCCTCTCCAGGCTTTCAGACATCCATAAAGTCCGAATCGTACAAAGACTTCTCAAAAGCAATCCTTAAAATACTATAATCTGGCTTACCTGAAAATATAAAATGAGCCATGATACGTTATCTCGATATCTCATTCCCACTTACGTCAATTGAAAAAAACGTAATCACAGTTCCGTTCAAAATAATCTATCAGACACCATCAAAAGCATTAGAATCTAGATTGGCAGAAAAATACCCTGATCTAGTCACAATGTCAGGCTATAATGCCGAGCAACTCAAACGACTTCTGGTCATGAAGAAAGAAATCCAGAACGGACTGACTCCTTCGGATATCGATGAGATTCATAATGTGTTCTATGAAAAGTACTTCTTAGATCCAATCCAGAAAACAGACAATGTCACAAAAATAAAACTGACAGCATTTGACTGCAAGATGTGGACGGACGAAGAGCCGTATCTCGAAATCAATGGAGAGATTTCTGCAGACATCGACGAGATGTTTCAAAAGTTATATCTGAGAAAGAAGATCATAGTAAAGAAAGACATGAAGTCTTTCAAGCAAACGGTCACATTAAAACTCATATCACATTTGCCTTTGATATACATATTCGATAAGCCCACATTTCTATTCTCGTTCTTCTTTAATAACATCTTCCTTAAGTCCATAGACAAGAGAGGGACATTCTGGAATACAAAAATGCGTACGCAGTTCAAGGTTAAGAACTTCGAAAAAGCAGAAAAGAGTTTTGAGTTTATCGGTTTCAATCAGATCACAATCAAGATTCTAGACTTCGGAACGAATCTCATGAATAAGATTTCGAATAACAAACTAGAGACCGGAGTATTAGCGATGATGGCATTAGGAATGGTAAGAAACAGACATATGTATGGTGAGGCCGCTACTCCTGGAAAAACTGCAGTTATTACTTATGGAAGATTTAACCCAGTAACAAGAGGACATGAAAAAGTTTTCGATATAATTAATGCCCAAGCTACAAAAGCAAATGGAGACATGATTGTATTCGCATCTCCATCAGAAGGAGACTCAAAGAATCCAATTAGTTTCTCGACAAAAATCAAACTCATTAAAGAACTAATACCACGATATTCAAAATCATTTAGCCCAAAGAAGTTCACATCATTTATAGATATTCTTGTCTACCTATACAAAATGGGATATAAGAATATAGTCATCGTCGTCGGTTCGGACAGAATTAAGAGCATCAAGACTTTATCTAATAACTACAATGGGATCAGAGGAAAAGCTCATGGATTCTATAAGTTCGATACGATCAAAGTAGTATCGTCTGGATCAAGAGATGATGACGCAATCAGCGGAACACAGATGAGAGAGTGGGCGGCGAAGAACAATATACAGAAATTCAAATCTGGTCTTCCTTCGGGAGCAACGCTTAAACAAGCAAAATATATAATGAATATGATTCGCGAAGGCAGTAAATGAAGAGCAGACTTTTAGACGCAGCAAACTTTTATACGGAAGGCGGAGCAAGTGGCCACCTATCACATATTCACGATGAATTGGATTTGACTTTCGCACAGCTAAAAGACATGATCAGAAAAATGTCCGAAGGCAAAGTAAAGACTATCGAAAAAGTTGACGGTCAGAATATTTGGATTACATATAAGAATGGAGTTGTAAAAGCGGCTCGTAACTCTGGTGATCTTAAAACAGATGGAATGACTCTTAAAGAACTGCTTCAAAAATTTGCAGGAAGAGGTTCTGTCAAACAAGCTTTTGGCAGAGGAATGATTGGATTCATACGACTGATAAAGTCTTCTAAAGTAATGCAAGATGCATTCAATGTTGGAGACGATACTCTGTGGATCAACGCAGAGATTATGTTCAGCGATAACGCAAACATTCTTCTTTATGATGGAAATAATCTTGTACTACATAATGCAAAGATATTCGATAAACAGAAGGGAGAAGCTATTGAAACTCCGGATTCAAAAGCACGCTTCACTAAGATTGAATCGGAAGCAAAGAAAGTAAAACAAATCAAGGGTTGGAATGTATTCGGTAATATCGCGGTCAATCTCAGAACATTTGATCCAACTCCTGCAATAAACGAACTCAATACATTTATGAAAACGTGGAATCTTAAGGAGTCAAATAGTCTCCTTGATTACATACGTGTAGCAATAGAGAATTCACATCTTACAGAATCATTCAGAGGGAATCAAGCTGTTACGGATTTCTTAGTAAAGAAGATGAGCGGCGAAACAGTACCTAACGTAAACGTTCTGAAGAAATCGGTATCACCAACTCAAGCAAAAGAACTAAGTAAACTTAACGCAGACATATTCAAGATAAAGAAAGAAGTGCTAACTCCAATCGAAAGTTTGCTTCACGACGTTTCTGTATTAGCTTTGTCGGGTGTTCATAGCGCTCTTATTCAAAAACCTATGGAAGAACTCGAAAGACTCAAATCAGAAAGTGTTAAGTTGCTTTCAAGTAATATTGATGAAACAAAATCTCAGAAGATCATGCATCAGATGAGTAAAATCGTTGGAAAGAATATCAGATCCATTGGTCCAAACAACATCAATGCTGTCATTAAAAGCCTAGACTCAGCAATCGAAGGCGTAGTATTTCAATATGATGATAAACTGCTGAAAATTACCGGGAACTTCGCGCCATTAAATCAGATACTTGGCGCAATAAAATATTCAAGATAGGAATCAAATGGAATTCAAAGTAGAAGATAAAGAACAAGCAAATACGCTATTTAAGTTTTTTGAGAAGTGGTATATGGAGAGCGTGGCGAGTGACGCGCACGAAGAAGAATTGCGTAAAGGACTTCGCAAATTCAAGAAGTTAATTGTCAAGGCGCCAAAGAACACAAAATACTCGGACATCTTTGTGTCATCAGGTAATAAGAGTGCTTGGATTGAAGTAAAAATGAATCACAGTGATAATCTTCCAAACCCGCGTTTCTTCTATGATGGCAGCAAATGGGGAAGTACATATGACACTCCCGCGGCAAAGATCATGGTGAAACTATTGAATGAATCTCCAGAATCAAAGAAGTTCATTAATGAAATCAAGACATTCACAAAAGTAAAGAACCCAAAAATGGGAAGTGGATTTGATAAATCTGATCCATCATATATCGGATTAGATAAACTGCAAAAGTTTTTTGCTAAACGTAACGATCAGTACTTCTTTAGAAAAGAGGGAGTAGATGTAGCAAAGATTGTTGCGGCGCACTATACATCTGGTAAAGCGGAACCCGCACAGTATATCCAAACTGGTGATGATTTCTACTTGTTTGGACCGAGTAATCCGATGGGACTGCCTGCCGGAATACCTGTATTAAAAGGAAAAGGAAACGTGAAGGCGAGATTCTCAATGAGAAGCGGATCATATGAGATTCAAGCGGAAATCAAATTCGATCCAAAAACAATACAACATTCTGCTTATTCGATCCTTCCTGGTTCCAAAAAGAAGAACCCTTTCGAAAAGTATCGTTAAGAGAGCGAAATATAAAATATGCATAATATCTTTGAATCAGACATTAGAGGCTATCTAGAAGCCAGTTTCTCTACAGACCAGACTAAAAGAGCTTTCAAAAACATCATCTCTTTAGTATCAAGAAAGGTCGGAAAGAAATTTATGGGTGGTATGGTGCCACTCAAATTCAAAAGAAAAGGCGATAACCTATATGGTTACACTTACTACACTGATAACAAAGCTGTTCGATTCAATCTTTCAGCTTCTGGTGGATCAACAGAGATATTATCAGTAGACGTATGGACTTCTCCTGCGATGAAACCACAATTGATGGCGGACATTAAAGGGCAAGGACTAAACCTAGTACAGACAGTCAACCTAGTTACTCAAATGCTTAAAGGCAGAAAGGGCGAGATCGAAGTAGATAAAGAAGCTTCTGCTGGAATGGACGAAGATCCATTCATGAATAAACGCTCGTCTAAAGATGCAGAAGAAATGGCTGCAACTCATGAAGATTCAGAGTATGAATACAGATATATTAACCTCGGCGAAACTGTCGAGATGGTCAACGAAGCCCGTGGAAGAAAACCAGTAAGACGCATTCGTGTAAAAGTTAAAAAAGGAAAAGATAAAGAAGAACAAGCTCAAGCTCCTTCTCGTCCAGGAAGAGGTGGCAAACGTGTAAGTGTCCGTGCAGCTTATGATGAAGTAAGTGAACTAGAACAAAAATTCCAAAGCAATCCATTATTCGGAAGAGCTGGTGTAGAATCATTCGATCAGATCGAAGCATTCGTAAAATCAGTTATCAAATTCCGCAGAACAGGTCTCTTAATTACCGGAGATCCTGGTGTTGGTAAGACATTTACTGTTCAGAAGATGCTAGATAAATCTGGCGTTCGATATGAAGAATTCAAAGGTAATATCAAGTCAGCAACGAACCTATACTCGTTACTTTTCGATAACAACGATCCAGATAAAATCCTAGTCTTTGACGACTGCGACTCAGTACTTCAAGATGAAGCACAAACAGAAATCCTCAAAGGTGCTCTCGATGATAAGAAGATCCGATTGATTTCTTATATCGCTAAAAACCTTATGACTCCAGAAGAATACGTAAAGTATCTCATTTCTGAGGGAGATAAGAAAGGTGCGATCGCATATGCTCAAAGTGTTAAATTAGAAAATGATCCTAAGATCAAGAAAGCTCTGTTGAAACGATCCACATTTGAAGATGTTATGGGTGGCGGAATTGAATCTGCCTTTGACTACTTCGAAGCAAAAGTCGTAGATGATACAGACGATGAAGAGGAAGCTCCAGAAGAAGATGATGAACCAGCTATGAAAGTTCGTGGCGCAGGTGCAAAACTTCCTATGCCAAACAAGTTCGCTTATGTCGGACGTATGATTGTTATTTCAAACCTATATCAATCAAGTATTCCAGGTGCATTACGTACACGTTTGAATCCTGTTGAATTAGATTTGACTCCAAAAGAAATTATGACTCGCATCAAAGATGTTAACCTATCGATTGGTGGAGCATCAAAACAAGATATACAAAAAGTCTGGAACTTCATCAACAATGAAGTCTCAGAATACCTAAACAAAATGGACTTCAGATCATTTGCTAACGCAGTTAAAGTTTATCTTGACCTCGACGGTAAAGGTCCATGGAAAAAGTGGGTTGGAACATCGCTCGTCAATACGTTCGGTAAATTTGGCGGAGCAACTGGTAAGAAAAAGAAACGTTAATATGATTAAGAGATTACTAGCAGAATCATCAGCGAAAGAATTCGGACCTGAAAAAGCTATCATTGGTTTCACAATCAACTTGTGGTCAGTGATTGATGAGACCGATAAGGTCATGAAGAAAGACGCGACTGTATTAGTTCGTGCAAATTCTGTAGACGAGTTCATAAAGAATCTCGATGATGCCTGTGAGAAAATAGCAAAAGCTCCATTAGGAGAAGAAGCAGAGAAAACAATCCGTGCAAAATTAACTCCTCTTGTAAACGCATTTAAGAAGCAAGAACTTCAGAAAATGAAAACATCAGGAAAATTCCACGAAGAGTCTTTCCTAGAAGGTTGGAATTGGGCATACGATGATGACCCTAAAGACATAAAACGATATGTAGCTAAAGAATCAAAAGCTATGATCAAGAAGTTCACAGGCAAAGATGTAAAAGTTATTGCATATAAACAAGATCCTGGTTATGGTTATCAGAATGTTTACATGGTAATTTTTGAAACCGGAAAAACGACGGGTATGTGTATTGCTAACCTAAAAGAAAAGAAATTCATAGAAGAACCAGGTGACATCGAAGATTACGGCATGTCATTAGAAAAATTACAACAAAAATACAAATTCCAGAGGGTGTAATATGAAATCATTAGAATCAAATCTTGACTCAGTACTCAAAAACATCTATTCCGAGGAAGCAGGAAAACGTCCCTCCAAAGAAGATATTGAGAAATTCAAAGAATTCAGAAAGACATACATAGAAACCTTCAACAAGGTACAAAAAAGATTCATGGAAGGCGAACTAAGCTTCTTTGACATCGAAATGGAATTTGGCCGCTTTCAAAAAGAAACATACACAGATTTTTAGCCAAACGCCATTTACAAAAAATCACTTAAAAGTTATAATAGTCTACGAGTGCCGGTTGCAACGGCAAGACGTAGTTGCACCCTGTCAAACCTGTTGAAAGGAAGCGCTTGGTACGCAGTCAGCAGTAAACTCTAGAACACACATAACAAAATAATGTCAGCTGTGAGTGGCTGGAATACGGTTCGAAACGTAAACTCAAATGAATATTCCTATGTGTGTCCGATCGCAATACTATGAAAATTAATAAAGTCAAAATTGTCAAGCGTGTATCACGCAAAGCATTTTCTGGAAAGAAGATGGTTGTCAAAGCACACAAAAGCAAAAAGGCTTACACTCGTAAAGTGAAGCATAAGGGAGAAAACAAATGATTGATAACGCATTACGTTTTGTAATTTACGCAATCGGTGTCGTAATCATAAATCTCATAATGGGATAACATGGAAGACACGGTAATCAAAAGCACTTTCGCTGAGGAAGTTTCTCACGCGATCAAGAAATACAAAGAGCATGAAAAAGCTATCAAAGCAATTCGTCTCAAAGTAAATAACTCGATACGTGTATATGGAAAAGCATCATACAAGCTTACTCCAGGTTACCGCAAATTCCGAATTGCAATCTCACGCGTGATGAACCACAAAAATCCTGATCAGTTGGTCGATACAGTGAAGCATGAACTTGCTCATATAGTCGATGCATTGATCCGCGGCAAAAGCAATCATGATGATCATTGGAAGGAAGTCGCTGAAACTCTTGGCGCTCGTCCAGTCGCAACTGCAAAAATGGCCAACCGCACAGAAGTGATTTCTACACACGTGCGGACACGCCGTCAGACATTCCACGCTTACGAGTGTGCATGTATGATACGTTGTCATAAGCGTGCTAAGAAAGATGAGACTCGCCATCGTGGCGAAGCCACAAATCTCGGTTGCAGAAAATGCAAAGAAAATCTCGTCTATGTTGGAACAGCACATGTCGAGAAGTGGAAAGAATACGCTGATGAAAAGAAAAAGGAAATGACTATATGATGCCCTATGTTCCACCTCCAATAAGACATCCTCAAAAACCAGTCGAAGTATCAATTGATGCTGCGATTAAAGGAGGAGAAGAGGCTATCGGAATAATTGTAATATCCTTCATTTTGTTTTTTCTTGGAATCACAGGATTCTACTGGTTAACAAGATTGGTTGATTATTTCCTAAAATCAAAAGGCTGGTAATCATGATTTCCCCTATCGGCGTAATTGCTTTTCTGCAACAACAACGTCAACGACGCGACGAAGAAGAACGTCAGCGTCGTAAGACTAATGAACTCATTGAAAAAATGAAACTCAAAGAAATCTCGAAAAGGAAAGAAGAAAATGATAAGTCCTCTTGATCTTGCAGTCATTACACGTAAACAAGAAAATGTCGTTAATGCTTCCGAATCCTATTGGGATAAGATTGAACCACAACTCGAAAAAGCATTTGTCGATGCGGCAAAAATAGGACGTCACGAAATCTTTTTCGAAGTCCAGAAAGAATTCAAAGTTCATGTTGCATCTCGATTAATGAATATGGGTTATCGTCTGGATTACGATCCTTTGAATAAAAATTCTCATATTCTGAAAATCTCATGGGGAAATAAACTCATGGAAGCTTCAAGAAAAATCTATATGGAAGAACATGTGTGCGAATGCACACATTGTAAAAGGACAATGAAATGATCATCACAGGAAACGATCTCTCTTTTGCTTTGGTTGCAATGAGTGACGCAACATCTTATTATCAAGAGAAAGCGGAAAACTATAAAAAACAAAAAGGGCTAAAAGGAAAAAAGCGTCTGATCCAATATGCATTGGAAAACGCGGAGAAAGCCGAAGCTCTTACACAAGCAATTCGAAAAGCCTGTTGGGGAGGAATTACATTCATGAAAAAACTCTTACTCATTGCAACTCTTTTTGCAATCTCCTGTTCAAAAGAAGAAAGCGATCGTCTCGTAAATGACTGTATTAAAAGTCATACGGAAGCCATGATCACGACAACTCTCGATGCATCAGGAAATCCTCAAATGACAACAACTTGGGTTGATGTCTGTGATCAATACGAATTACGTGTCATCATCAATAAACGTAAGTATCGTTTCAAAATTACCGGAGAGGCAAAATAACATGACAGTCCTCGATCTCGATCCATCCACTCCGAAATACGACGCTAAGAAAGCGATCAATGAAATCGAATGGATGACGGATTACCTCGCGAGTCAAATCGAAGTAGAAGGAATCTCAAATTCTGCACGAATGAGTTACGCAAGAGAAATTAACAAGAAGAAGGACGAACTGATCGCCTACATCAAAAAACTCGAAGAGGAACGTTTCCTTCACGTAGAATAAGATATGAAATTCCAATACTTCTCAGATCTACATACTGAATGTCATCATCATGAGTTACGTCGTGCGATCAACGTCGATAAACTCATTAAGAAAGAGGAAGGAATAGTAATCTTCGCTGGCGACATCATGGTCTTCAACGAAGAAAGAAATCCTTCGCGTATGTTTGGCCCTCTCACGACTGCGGGTGTCGACCTGTTCTACATTCCAGGAAATCATGAATTCTACCGCTCAAATGCGAGATTTATGTTCGACACAATTAAGTTCCATACTCGTGTTGTCGAAAGAGAAGATTTCATCGTCATCTTATCTCCTCTTTGGTCTCATCTTCGCGAAGGTGTCAAAGAGCGCGTAGAACAAAGCATCGCTGATTTCTACCGAATTGAAGGGCATTCTGGAGATTTTCATAACGAAATTCATGCTTACTGTAAAGAGTTTGTACGACATCATCTCGCGAGATATATAAATGATCCTCGTAAGAAGATTGTTGTATCCCATTTCTCACCAACTCAACATTCAATTGCTCCTTATTGGAGAATGCATGGTGGAGTTATCAATGAGTATTTCTCGAATAGTATGACAGATATGATCGAAGAATTCCAACCAGATGTTTGGGTTCACGGTCACACTCATGATACATTCGACTACATGATCGGAAAGACGAGAATTCTGTGTAACCCAAGAGGTTATCCAGATGAAAAGAAACCAGGAGAATTCCACTATAATGTGGTAGAAGTATGACAAAAACAAACGAAGCAATTTCAGATGAACGAATTAAAAATGCTATTAACGTAATCACACGTTTCGGCGGTATTGACGGCGATCATCACAAAGCTTGGGTTTTAGATCAAGCAGTTCGTGCTCTTTTTGGTGGAAAACCAAATCGCGATGCATACGAATCTACTCCAGAATACGAACAACATGTGAAAGAAGCATGTGAAGGTGATAACGGAGAACCCGATGAATACGAGTGGGATCAAGGAATTCCTCCATGAACGCAATTGTAAATAAATACAATTAGGAGAAACAAAAAACAATGAAGTCGAATCAAGAAGAAATTTTTGGTTTTCTCAACAGGTTTAAGAAACCGATGATCGCTGTTGCAGGCGTTCTGATTTTCTTTCTGTTGCTAAATCCAATTACGTGCGTGAAACCTGGCCATCGTGGCGTGGTTCTAAAGTTCGGAGCCGTTTCGGGAAAAATCCTGAATGAAGGTGTGAACTGGCGAACTCCATTCGTCGACGAAGTCGTACAAATCAGTGTTCAAGTACAAAAAGTGGAAGAACAATCTCAATCTGCGTCAAAGGACCTTCAAACAGTCCGTACGGAAATTGCGCTGAACTTTCATATTTCTCCAGAAGCCGTGAACGAGTTGTATCAGAAAGTCGGTCTCAAATACGCAGACACGATAATCGAACCTGCCGTTCTTGAAACTATGAAAGCCGTGACGGCTCAATACTCTGCTTCTGAATTGATTACAAAACGTGAACTTGTTTCTGACGCTGTCAAAGTCTCGTTGAAAGAGAAACTGAAAACTTATTATCTGATCGTCGATGAAATATCGATGAAGGATTTCCAATTCAGTCAATCATTCTCTGAGGCGATTGAAGCAAAACAGAAATCCGAACAGGAAGCTCTTAAAGCTCAGAACGATTTGACTCGTATTAAGGTAGAAGCGGAACAGCAAATCGCTACCGCTAAAGCAGAAGCCGAATCGTATCGACTTAAGAGTCAACAAATTACACGTAACATGATCGACATGGAACTCGCGAAGAAGTGGGACGGACACTATCCTCAAGTAATGAGTGGTGGTGGAACCATCTTGCAAATTCCAGTACCAAAATCGAATCAATAGGTAATTCACAAGGAGGTCTACTTTTTGTGGACCTCCAATGCAATACTACATATAATAAACCTATGGCAAATTCGGAATTCGCAATGGAAGAACAAGAAAAACAAAATCTTCTTGAAACTATCAATGATCTTGAAAGCATCCTTGATGAAAAGGAAGAAGAATTAGATGCACTCAATACAGAAATTCTAGAACTTCAAAAAGAAGTCAACAAGTTCAGAAATGGAATAAGACAAAATGACAACATAAACAGAGAACTAGTATCTTTCCAAGCACAATTATTAAATATTGTACGAGGAATGGATGGAATTACGGAACAAGATTTCTTACGATATGCACATCACTTCGTTCACAATTTGCGTTCTCAATTGGAATCCAGCCAGTATGTTCGCTTAGAATGCGAAAGACAGAATACCCCAGTATATTCGGTACATTCTAGAACTTTTAAATTACCAGGGTTTTAATATGAAAAAACTCTCAATAAAAATTGAGGATCGATTCGTCGAACCACTCCTTCTCAACAAAGGATTTCTCCTTGATGTCAAGGATAAAGATCAATTGGTCGAAAGATTTCGTATTGTTGCCCGTATTGCAAGGATTCGCCAACTTAGGTTGAAAGCATATTTGAATAAAATCAAGAATTCTGAAACGCTTCAGCATTCTCTTTTGTTTATTGCCAAGGTTTTAATTGCTGCACAAAGCAAAAAATATAAGAATCTTGCATCGACATAACGTAAAATATACTACATAAGCTCTAGTAGAGAATGGTATATCGGTTCCGCTTAAAACGGGATGTCATTGTCGGTTCGAATCCGACCTAGAGTAAATGCCGGTGTGATGCAATTTTGGCAGACATCTCTCATTCAAAACGAGAGTTTTTGGGGGTTCGAGTCCCTTCACCGGCACAAAGTTTTTTAATAAGCCACTGTACACCAACGGTAGAGTGAGCGGTCTTAGAAGCCGTAAAGTGATGGGTTCGAATCCCTCCAGTGGTACATAAAAATTGGTCTTGTGCGCGAAATGGTATAGCGGCAGTCCTGAGAAGGCTGTGTTTGTGGGTTCGAATCTCACCAAGACCACATGAATATTGGTTGACAAGAGATTGTTAGAAACTCTTGGTAGCTCGAAATGATTGTTCTACGTAGTCTATTCGTAGTGATCATAGTAGAGTGCACTAAGACTGGATGACGCAAAAATCTTTTGTCCGAAATGTTCATCATTTTCCTGGGTGATTAGAAAACAAAAAGTCTACGCCGAAAGAAAATGAAAATAATTTAATTGATTTAGAATTTAGAATTGACGCGGTTATGAATGGGTTTCTTGAACGTTTTTCCCCCGCAATAAACGTTCTTAACCTCCTGTGGTGTAATGGCAGCACAACGGATTTATATCCCGTCGCACCAGATTAGTGGTTTGTGAAGGTTCGATTCCTTCCAGGAGGACATGAGTTTGAAAACGACAATAACAGTCGCTTTGAAGATGAAATTAAATTGTAGTAGTCGACATTGTTCAAACTCACAAATGGGTTGCTCGTCTAATGATTAGGACACCGTCCCCTTTACGGACGGAAATCGGGACTCGATCCCCCGGTGGCCCACATTTTCTCACCAAAGAGAGTAAGAATCTCATGAGGACGGGTGATTCCCTTGACTGCTTGTAATTAAGCGTCCCATTATCTTCTAATCGGAAGAATGCCCGAGCGTATGACGACTTGGCAAGTGAGAAAAAGAAGATAAAGTGAAAAACTAAGCCGCGGCTTGTATGCGCTTTATCATTCAGGAACTTAGTTCACTGGTAGAATTTTTGTACGACGCACAAAAGAAAAGAGTTCGATTCTCTTAGTTCCTACATATTATTCGAACAAAGAACAAATATAATATGTATGAGTTCTTTAAAGTTCGAACCTATAGATCAATATATTCTCAAATCAAAGGATTTGAGACAATCGCATCTTGACTTAAAATCTGAATGCATTGAAATAGGAGGCGCTGACTCAAAACATTATAGAGGATTATTGGCTCATGTTCTTAAAACAACAATTCCATCTGGAAAAAAGATTCATTTATGTCATGCATGCAATAATCCAAAATGTTCCAATGTCAAACACTTATACTGGGGAACTGTAAAAGAGAATGCGCGTGATAAATTTGAATGTGGAAGAATGAGCTCTAAAAAAATAAAAGAATCGCTTTTGAGAAAATTTGGATCAGAAGAAAATCTTCGGAAGCATTTCTCTGAAAATGGAAAGAAAAACAAGGGAAGAATCTTAGATCCAGAAAAAACCAAACACAGAATAGATTTAATACGATATTGTAATGTTGATTTTTCGAAATATGGTTGGGTACAAGAAGTGAGTAAAGTTACTGGAGTACATACGCAACACATTAATAAACTGGTAAAAAGACATTTACCAGAAATTTATGCAATTGCCTTCAAGAGGAAAACAAAGGTATCATAGAAATATAATACATATCGCGTGAGCGCTAGGGAGCACGGTTCTCTCATAAGGAACCTTTGGTGGGTTCGAATCCCATGCACGCGACCATGGAGCATTAGTGTAGTGGTTATCACGGCTGATTGTCGATCAGCAAATAGGGGTTCGATTCCCCTATGCTCCGCACTACTTTCTCTAATCTACCTTAACTGGCAAACTGAGGAAGTATAATCGACGGTCTATTTCAAGCTTACGAGTTTGTTAGAAGATTGTACCCTACTTCTTGCAAGTAGGGATTAGGATGAAATACAAAATCGGTGATTAAGTTCCCGAATACAAAGGTTCATTCGCCCACAATGAAATGTTCGAACGAGTAGTTGTGGTTTTTAGGTCACGTATCGGCGGGGTCTTCTAAGCCTTAAGCACGTAAATGGATGAAAATGCGGGTTCGATTCCTGCCGTGATCGCAGCATCATAGGATGCATTTATCGGGGGCGCATTTGGCTTCGATTGTCCTGTTTGAAAACAAATTCTCAGTCGAGGAGTGTGCCTCGTAAAAAACAACAAAGCATATAAATGCAGAAAAGAAAGAAGGTAAACTACTCGTTGGAAACTTTGGTGCTACACCAGTTTCTCGTGGCGTAGTTGCCGCACTCGCAGCTTAATTTTAAGTTGCAAGAAACCCACAAGAGTTCGGTAGTGGTGTTTCTCCTTACAGAACTAAGAGATAAGAAAACGACGAAGGTTCTTATTTATGAAAATTTCAGATTCGCCGAAGCCACCGACGCTTGTGTCTTATGTAGGTGAGCAGGAACAGTCAATAAGACTCTAAACTGTAAGATGAATCTGTTTTACAAGGGGTAAGACAGGGGTTCGATTCCCCTCGCCTCCACAAAGAATGTTTTTAACCATAGGCGGATCTCCGTTTATGAATCTCGCTATGACGGATAGCGATCACATCACTGAGCAGTTACAGTAATGTCGAGAAGTTAGAAGCCAACATCCGTCAGCAATATTATGATTACATGTCCACAATGCAAAGGGTCAGGTTACGCAGAAGAAGGTAGAACTTACTGTGCGGTTTGCGAATCTGTCGGTTATCTCCCTCAAATCGTTGCGTCAGCAATCCGCTACAATGGAATAGTCTATACTGGAAAACGTCATAACAACATTATTCATGAGATGGTAACGAAATATCTCATTCGTAAACCTACAATTGACAATGAGCAAGGATTCGTAGACGAGAACGGAAATTATCTTACTCGCAAAGAAGGTGCTCGTCTTGCTCTAAAAAGCGGCCAAATTGAAAAACTATCTTGGCCACCGAACCTTTATAGTGAAGACTTATGGTAAATCGATATAATAAACTATGCCTAGTCCTTATGCGATTATCGAATATAATCTTTCTCAAGGACAAGATGAGCATACACTAACAAGCGACAATCTCGCAGATCTAATTGAAGAAGTGATCGATGCTGTCAAAGAAGACAGAAAGAATAATACTCTTGTGTTCACAGCAAAATTCAAAAGACTTGTAGAGGAACTAAGGAAAACATAATGACACGAATTGTTCCAGACGATACGCGTAAAAAATGGAGAATTGTTATGCTTCCTAATAAGAAGTATGCAGTTCAAAGAAAATTCTTGTTTTGGTGGTTGTATGAAAGTATCACTGTCCCCTCCGGATTTGCTGATTTTGAAGATCTTATTCTCGAATTCGAGAAACTCAAATTAGCCGAAGAGCATATTAAAAAGAACTGCAAGAAACAAAAAACAAATAATGTAATATGTCACTACAATGACGAAGGAATAGAAGTATGATACGACAAGTAAAAGCAGTAGTCTATTTTCATTCGAATTGTTTCGACGGAGTAGGAGCCGCTGCAGTCGCAAAATACCTCCTGAACAAAGAAGGAATAAACGTAACATGCATTCCTTATACTCATGGAACTCCTGAAGGAGTAGCAATTCCACAATGGGTAAGTTCACATAAAGATGCCGGAATAACAGATGAAATCTACTGTGTAGACTTCACTCCTAAGAAATCAGACGCAGAACGATTCATGAAAACTGGTGCAACGGTTATTGTTCTTGATCATCATATCTCTGCAATAGAGAAAGTTGAAGCGGATCCAGAATACAAAGCAATGTTCGATACAGTGGAATTCGACATCCATAGAAGTGGATGCGGAATTACATGGGATTACATCTCTGCTGGATTACCTCGTCCTAAGTTCGTTGATCTAATTGAAGACCGTGATCTGTACAAATTTCGCTGGCCATATACAAAAGAATTCTACCACTTCCTCGGAACTCTTGATTTTGATATCGACGAATTCGTAAAAGTGCTAGCACACTCGGTGGAAAACATTGATAATGAAAATTGTCTGGCGGAATACCTAAATAAAGGAATTGCGATAGGCAAATACTACGATTCACATATTGAATCTCTTGCGAGAGAAGCGTTTGTTGGAATATTCCAATTCGGAAACAAATTCATTCCGTTCTATAATGTTCCATATTTCTATGGATCAGATTTGTGTAATAAAATCATTAACACAAAGAACACACCATATTGCGGTTACTTCTCGATAATGAGAGGACGTATTCGTGGAGGAATAAGAAGCAAGAAAGGACATGATGATTGTCATATCCTTTGTGCACAAGTAGGTGGCGGTGGTCACGCTAATGCTTCTGGATTTGAAACATCTATCAGCAAGCTTTTAGGACCTATGGGAATGCAAGTTAGCGAATGGCTCGTGGCTCTCGATGATCAGGAGCTTGTTGATAAATTTTACAAGAAGGAAAAATGAGAATCGACGCTAAACAAGCATTTGAAAATGTTCTCAATTCAGAACATTATTATGATAATGCAAAAGTAAAATACTGGGATTCGATTCGCGAAGACATCGAAGAGAAGATCATAAAACAATCCAAGCTCGGAAAAGTATTTCATGAAACATCAGTTAGGAAAGAATTTTCTGGCTACGTCACAGAGCAATTAAGAAAGAATGGATTTCAAGCTAGTGAAAAAGGGCCTACATCTCGATCAGAAGAGTTTGTTAAAATAACAATAGGATGGCAGAACGAAAAATGACAGAAACAAAACCAAATTTCACTCATATGTCGAATGATGCATTCGAATGGTTCGTGGAATGTTACATCAATGCAGTCTCAATGGCTAGAACATCCAAATCCCTAATGGCAAAAGGAATTCCAAGCCTAGGCCAACACTTTCAGAACTACTACGGCATTAAGGATGAAGAGCTTACTGCCGAGAAAGACATCAATAAACAATTTCACATTATCAAGCGAAAGTACATAAAATGATTTCTTCACAACAGCTTCTATATACGTCGGCGATGTTCGACCAATACATGAAGAAAAGTGGACTTCGTTTCGGACAGCATTTCTGTAATACATTTGGTGTGACAGATCCAAATGTGTTTTATGAAAACAACACAGACGTCGCAATCGCAAAGATTCGTGAAAAATACGTAAAAGATTGAAAAATATCTTATGCGGCTCTGTCGCATGTACATCGCAATACTTCTCTGTATGAATTTCGTCTCAGGAATTCCGCAGATAAAAACCGACGAATATGCAATCAACGGAATAAAGGGTGATGATGTAATTTACAACGACAAATCGTCTTGCTTCCTTATATTCAATGGAAAACGAATAGAGAAGGAATGCATACAAGAAATCAGACCATGCTTCTTTACCAAGGAAGCTTTCGTTTGTCTTAAATAGAACCATTTACAACATACTCGTTTTTCTGTATAATAGAGAAACCAGGAGGCAACATGCAAGTTGACTTAAAGAAGATCGAACAATACGTTGCCTCTGGCAAAGTATCAAAGCGCAAACACCCAACACTCCCTTTGAATATCTACACATATTCGAAGTTAACTGAAATCAATAACGAGTGGGATGAAATCACAGCTATGTGCCGAGGATTAATTCTCGACTTAAACGGAAACGTTGTCGGAAATCCATGGCCAAAGTTTTTCAACATTGAACAAACTGGCGGATCAGCGCACATTAAGAAATTATGGTCGCATCCAGAAATTGGACACGATGTAATCAAACATAAGGGAACTGAATACAAGATTCCAGCGGTTGACTATGTTGCTTATGAAAAAATGGACGGATCAATCCTCTATGGTTGCCGTTATTTTGACCAAATGGTCTTAGCATCAAAGGGTTCGTTCGAATCTGATCAAGTAAAAGTTGGAGAAAAAATCCTTAAGGAAAAGTACCCAACATTTATGGTGCCAGAAGGACATACGTTCATCTGGGAAATCATTTATCCAGCGAACCGGATAGTTGTTGACTACGGCGATATGTGCGATCTAGTTCTTTTAGGTATCCGTAATACGGATCTTAATATGGACTGGTTCGGATATAAAGAATCGTGGCTCAAAATCTTTCCACGACCAACTGTTTACGAAAAGACAATTGAAGAACTTCTCGTTGAAAAAGACCGCAAGGACTTCATCAACAAAGAAGGATTCGTAATCCATTTTGAAAATGGCGAAAAGGTTAAGATTAAGTATGAAGCTTATTTTGATCTTCACAAGATAATGACTAACGTCACATCAAAGGATATTCTCGAAGCTCTTGAAAAGGGCGACTCAGTCGTTGCTTTCTGCGAGCAAAAGGATATTCCAGATGAAATGCTTGATGAAATCAAAGCAGTCGAAAAGGACTTTATCAATCGCTACGCCAAAATCGAAGAAGATTGCAAGTACTATTTGTCTGTTGCTCTCGATAAGAGAGAACGTAAAGCTCAAGCAAAGAACGTCATGGAGTTTACTCCTGAGAATTTACGAGGAATCGTATTCGCTATGCTCGACAATAAGGATTATTCAAAGATGATCTTTACTCTGTTGAAGATTGACGAAAAGATGAATCGCAAATTTATTGGAAAAGCAGGAGCGTCGTAAGACGCTCTTTTAAAGGAACTAATATGCAAGAAGTATATATCTTACGCGGAGTGCCAGCTTCAGGAAAATCAACCTGGGCAAGAGCATTCGTAAAACAAAACCGAGATTTCGTAATCATATCTCGCGATGGAATCCGTGAAATGATCGGAGACTATTCACACTCACCACAAACAGAGAATCTCGTTACGAAGTTATATGATAAGATGGTTAAAGAACTCCTTTCTATGAAGAAGTCTTTGATCCTCGACAACTGTCATGCGCAACCAAAGTACATTTCAGAAACTCTCAAGTTGATCGAAGGAACTCGTCTCAACGTTAAAGTCACACTCAAAGAGTTTGAATATGATGTCGAGACATGCGTTGAGCGTGATGCAAAACGTGAACGTACTGTCGGTCGTGAAGTAATCGAAAAGATGGATCGTGCTATCCGCCAAAATCCATTCAAACACGTCGAAAAGATGGTGAATGAATGGAAGGCGAGTGTCGCCTCCAATCCTGATACGAAGAGAGCGTGGAGCAATCCTACACTCAACTTCAAACCAGGATTGCCTTTAGCGGTAATTTTTGATATAGATGGTACATTAGCTCACATTTCTAGAAAGATCCAATAATATAATAAAATATATTATTGTGAAAGTAAAACAGAAATGCTCGATATGCGGCCATGATTATGAGTGCTTTCCTAGTGCAATAAAACTAGGAAAAAGCACATGTTCGAAAAAGTGCTCATATATACTTCGAGGTAATAAACGAGCGAATGATTTATCTGGAAAAAAATTCAGACATTTGACGGCCATCAAAAGAGTACAAAATAAAAATGGAAAAGTTTTTTGGTCAGTACTTTGTGATTGTGGAAATACCTCAGAGGTTGATGCGAATGCTTTAACAAGAATCGACGGTAAAGGCGCTGTATCTTGTGGTTGCATGAATTTTCGCAAGGGAAAAGAAAGTTCAAATTGGAAAAGTCCAAACGAAATATCTCACGCTTATTTTTTCCGAACACAATGTAATGCAAAAAGAAGAAAACTCGAATTTTCTATAACAATAGAAGAAACTTTCGAGATATTCAAAAATCAAAATCGTCTCTGTCGAATCAGTGGAATGCCTATTTCTTTAGGCCAAAATATGAGAACGATGACAGCTTCTTTAGATCGAATCGATTCATCTAAAGGATATATCAAAGGCAATGTTCAATGGCTTCATAAAGACATCAATCGTCTTAAGAGCAATTGGAATCAAAAAGTTTTTATAGAACTTTGCAAAAAGGTAGCAAATTATGAAAGAAAAATATGACAACTCGATGCGCTCTCCATTTGATTGGAAACGAGTCGGAGAAGATGTTGTAGATCCGGTCGTAAGATGGATGCTAGAACGTTTTCAAAATGAAGCAAAAATAATAATCGTATCAGGAAGAGATTCTGTTTGTCGAAAAGAAACAGAAGATTGGCTTCTTGAAAATGGAATTCTTTATGATGAGTTATTTATGCGCGGAGAAAATGATATGCGCAAAGATTCAATCATTAAAAGAGAAATCTATGAAAACTATATTAAAGACAAGTATAACGTTATGTTAGTTGTTGACGATAGACAACAGGTCGTTGATACTTGGAGGGAAATGGGAATGAAAGTTGCCCAAGTGGAACCTGGAGATTTCTAATGGCAGTAAAAATAGAACTCGAAATCAATGATAGCGGTCAGTTAGTTGACGCTATCATTGACATGTCTATGTTAGCTACTGAAAGAGAAACAAAAGAACTTCGGTTACAATACAGAAAACAAACAGATCTAGCAATAAACAAGCTGTGTGCTCTTTTTGAAAAGCATCACAAAGATTTCAGCGACAGAGACTTCCTTCTGCTAAGAAGGTTCCTTTATAAAGTCAATAAATACGACCCATTCGAAGATGTCTCTGATGAATTCATAGATCGTTGTGAAAAAGTTAACTATAAGATTCCTCGCGATTTCGATAAATCAGGTAATCTAATTCCTGATCCGTCTTTCTAAAAAACAAGATATAATGGAGTAACAATGGAACCAGCAAGTGGAGTATTCGTTCTCTTAGAAAAACGAAAATGGGGATGGTTTACGTACTGGAAGCGAGTCGTAAAGATTGTAGCCGACGATGTCAATACATTCCGTCATGCAGTCGAGACAGTTCCAGGAACTGTGATTCTCGACCCCGACACAGACGCTCTTATCAAAGAAATTCCTGCGATAGGAGAGGAGACAGAATGAAGAAACTATTGATTGCGATTTTATTCGCATCAGCATCTATCTTTTCCGCAGTCTCATGTCAAAGTGAGAAAGAAAAAGAGAATGCAAAACTAACGGCGAAACTCGAGGAAATGAAACAATGCCTCAAGTACACAGACCAAGAAGCGTGCGAAGTAAAGATCGGAATGAAGATCTACAAACACGAGACTGGAAACTTTATCTTTAAAGATTCTGAAACTGACAAGTTTGTTTTACCGGTACCACCTCAAACAGGGCAACCGCAAGGACAACCTCAGATTCAAACCTTTAATCAATATCCTCCAGCACCTGTCGTGAATAACTATTATCCTCCACAACAGTACCATCACGGAAATTCAGATTTCTTTTTTGGTGCGATGCTCGGAATGGCGCTGTCACATGGATCTTATTATCCACCTTCAGCGTATCATAATGGAGTAATTGTAAACCGAACAACTGTTATTAACAACAACACTCGCTCATATTCTCCAAGCGCCGATCGTCAATGGCGACAAGAACGTACAGCAAAGATGGAACGTTATCAGCGAATGGAACATGCTCGTAATCAGCGAGCCGAACAAATTCGTCAAGAACGCCAAGTTAAAAGAGAACGTGCAGAACGTGCACGAGAATTGAAAGCGCAGCGATCTGATCCGAATTATCGCGCAGAACAACGCCGTCAGCGAAATGCAGAAGTTCATGGTCGTTCATCAAGCAGAAGTTCATCATACAGCTCAAGCAGCCGATCAAGTTCGTCTTATGGATCTTCAAACAGAAGTTCATCATACGGATCAAGCAGCCGATCAAGTTCATATTCAAGTGGCGGAAGACGCCGATAAAATTCAGAGAGGAGATTCTCCTCTCAACGCAATACTAATGAAAGAGGATTCTCTTTCTGACTGGAAAACAATGGCAGACATAAAACAGATCGCTCCACTAAAACCTATTGCCGCAGATGGAATACCGACAATTTTCAAATTATTGTCCGGAGTCGCAGCACAAGGTTTATATCATCTTCCAATGGGAGCAGACATCGTAAAAGCCGGAGTGAGTTCTAGAGGATATTCTACTTTCGAAGAAGAAATACTTAAAATAAAAACCGCTATGAAATGCAACGCAAAAGAAACCGCTGAAAAAATTCTAGAATGCTTGGACATAATCCAAGAATCTGCTGAAGAATTAGAAGAGAATCCTGATGAAACGCAAGTCGAAGAATTGTCAGCGAGAATTTACTCGGCGAATCAAGACATCATAAAAATCATGAATGCGTTCAGTGTTTCCGACGCAGAATACAGAAAGAAATTAAAGGCGATGCCAAGGAAGAAGTTCATATAATGCCATTCTTCAGAAAAATCACTAAGACTCGTCAAGTTCACTATATACATAATAGTGGGCGAGATGCTTCTTACAAAGCGTCGAAGTCTCAAAAAGAAATTATAGAAGATCTAGAAGAATCAAATAATATTCTGATTGAAGAGAATATGGAACTAAAGACAAAACTGTTAGCGGTTGAATTTGTTTTAACTGTTACTGGTCTTTTATTCGGCTGGTTCTTAAACAAAACCTATCGTTGGTTTTAAGAAGGTAATATGGAATGGAAAGTATACAAAAGCAAAGTTGAAGTCTTTCCTCATAAAGGGGCAGACAAACTAGAACTCGTAAAAGCGGGACTATATCAGTTCGTCACGCAAAAAGGACTATATAAAACAGGCGACGATGCATTCGTTATACCTGAGAAAAGTGTTCTACCAGATGCCCTAAAACCGCATTGGGAACAGTTCCTGAAAGGACCGGATAAAAACCGCGTAGGTTCTATTCGTCTCAGAAATGAAGCATCTCAAGGAATTCTGCTTTCAATGGACAAAGCAAAAGAAATATTTGCTGACATCGAAACAGCGGAATATGGAACGGACGTAAGTGAATTCCTCGGAATTACAAAATACGAACCACCAATTCCTCCACAATTCGCCGGTCAAATGAAACCACTTCAAGGAGAGAAACACTTCTTCGATTGTACTCATTTCAGTATCTATGAAAATGAATTCAGAGAAGAGGACGATGTTATCGTCACAGAGAAACTTCACGGAACACAATGTAACTATCAATATAACATCCTTACTGGCGAAGAACAAATCACATCGAAAGGATTACTTCAAAAAGATATTTGCATTGTTGAAAATCCAGACAACATTTACTGGAGGGCAATCCGTGAAAGCAAAGTAAAAGAATGGATCGACGAATGGATCTCATGTCTTCCTGCCGGAGATGAATTCAAAAAAGTTCAAATAACTGGAGAAGTTATTCCGTGTCAAAAAGGATATTCTTATGGTCTAACGAAACCAAAGTTCTTCATTTTTAACATTGCAGTATGGGAAGTTGATGAATCATTTTCAACGTGGTTCCCGGATGAAGATGAGATACTTCCATTCGACAAAGCTCCAATTCTTTTCGCTGGAAAATATGCTGATGTTTGTTACAGACTCCAAGAGATGTGCGAAGGAATGGAAACGGTTTCTGGAAAAGGATTACACATCCGCGAAGGAATCGTTGTTCGTCCAGTTCCAGATCGCAGAACACATTCTGGTGAATGGCTTCGTTTGAAAGTCATCAATCCAAAATACAAAGAGGATGGAGAAGAGTTGTCATGAGAAGTATAAGACTTGAAAAAATCTGGTGGTATCGCGGTTACAAATGCGCGGTCATCTTAACAAGAACAAGAGAAGAAAATTGGAGATGCGGTTACGTACGCGTTACTCGTTTCCATAACGCGTTCGAAGAAGATTACGAACTCATGCCAAAGACAAGTATTCACGAAGGTCTTAGCGATTCAGGTTATGATCTTCCGTTCCAACGAGCTTCTGTTTGGCAGAAATTTCTTAATTGGCTTGGTGGAAAATTCAAGCTTACTTGGTGGTTCGGATTCGACTGCGCTCATGCAGTTGATGAAGGCAACCCAAAAGATATCGATTTCTGCATAAAGGAATGTGAAGGATTGGTCGATGACTTGATCCTCATGCAAAAAGGCGAGTTATGATCGTTAAAGCGAGAAGAATTGAATCGGAAGAATTCTTTTTTTACGACGGCACACAAGAATCTTTCGAGGAATTTCTTAAATGGGTTCCTCCAATGTACTACATCAATGGATGTCCGCAAAAAGGAAGTGTAGAAAGACGCAACGAAGGAAAAGGATCAGACAGAGAAATCTGGTGCTCAGGATGGAAACAATTCATTCGAATAAAACCTAATTTCTACGTTCATAAAAAATCATTTCCATCCGACTCGTGTATTTGGTCAGAAGAAAAATTCAAACAATATTACAAGAAGACACGAAAATGATCAAAGCAATCAGAAGATGGTGGATAAAAACTGGAATCGACGCCTGTTACAAAGAATACGAAAATCTGAATCATTTTTGGAAGTTCGAATGTTCTAATTTTTTTAGAGGGCCACAATCGGCAAAAAGAAATCGTGTGCGAGCTCATCAATGGCAACATAGAATAGATGAAAGACTCGATAAACTCGAAGCAAAATTGAAGGAACTAAAATGAATAACAGCAAAGACAGTCTCGGCGATCGCATGAAGGGATATGAAAATATCTGGAAGACAAAACTTCCACGTCGCCTTCCAATGATCATGAGAGTGGATGGAAAAGCATTTCACACATACACTCGCGACTGTGAAAAACCATTCGATAAAAGACTTGCTGATCTTATGGATGCAACAGCGAAGCATCTTTGTGAGAATATCCAGGGTGCTCAGATCGCATACGTTCAAAGTGATGAGATAACAATTCTCGTTCATGACTACAAGACTCTTCAGAGTGATGCGTGGTTCGATAAAGAACTTCAGAAGATGTGTTCAATCTCTGCGGCATTAGCAAGTACGTTCTTTACTGTTAATAGCCACAAATTGTGGAAATATGATGATGCAGATCTACCGTCTGGAATGAACAGAATCAAAACTGCTCTCTTTGATTCTCGTTGCTTCATTGTACCAGAACATGACGTTGTCAACAACTTTATTTGGAGACAGCAAGACGCAGTACGTAACAGCATTCAAATGCTTGCTCGTTCTCTTTACTCACACAACGAATGCAACAATAAAAATCAGGCGGCTCTTCAGGAGATGATTCACCAGAAAGGCCAAAACTGGAATGATGTTCCTACTGGCTTCAAACGTGGTCGCTGCGTATACAAGAAACCATTTTATGTTGTCAGCGATGAACGCATGCACGATGAAGATGTTGTACGCAACAAGTGGATTATCGATTCAGAAATTCCTACGTTTACTGTTGACAGAGATTTTATAGGAAAATGGTTAGCAGTTAATGAGGAAAAAAATGATTGAAATAGATTTGAAAAGACTTCGTCAAAACGAAAAAATTAATTTTCGAATTGCTTATGAAATTAACGGAGATTGGATCCAAACAAAACCCGTTGAGGTATTTATTGAAACGATTCCGACTACGATCATGATTATTGATCACATAGAAAAAGAAATAAAACCTATCAAAGGTGAAAGTCGTTTAAGCGACTATATATTTCGAAAATTACTTGAGCTCAAAAATGATATGCGTCTTATTCTAAATGTAGATAAAGAAAACGGAGAAGTTCTCAATTCAGAAGAATTTATAGTAAGAAAAAATTCTCCTATAGCGTTTCCAAGAGATTCATACGGAGTGCCATTTTTAAAAGAGGAAGGGAAACGATACGCAATTAATTTCGACATTATAGAAAGAGTTACTCGCGGATTAAGATATGGAATTGTGTGAATTATGCCAACTAGAATCGAATAATTTAACTAAACATCATCTGATTCCACGAACACTGCACTCGAACAAGTGGTTTAAACAACGATACACTAAAGAACAGTTGCATGAAGGAATTATGGTCGATCGTGATTGCCATAATGAAATACACAAGTTGCATGACAATAAGCATCTTGCAAAAGTGCTTAATACTCTGGATAAATTGCGATCAGATGAGAAGATAGCAAAATACGTTTCTTGGAAAAAGAAGAGATATAATAAACATGGGTGAATTACTTCATATTCTGGGTTTTTGCCCAGACCGCTTCGCACATTTCAGTCTTACGACTCTTTTGTGTACAAACGAAATACTATTCACAATTTATTACTTGTGGCTTAAGTTCAGAACGTCCTTCTAGCCACCAAAGGTGGTTAAAATGAAACGTTACAAGTACCCAAAAACAATGCATTTTCCATGGTCGCCTGGTCTTCAGAACGACGACCGTATGCTTGAATCTGTCAATGTTTTTATAGGCAAAGAAGTCATCATTACTGAAAAGTTCGATGGCGAGAATACATCGATCTACGCAGATCATATTCATGCCAGGAGTTTAGACTCACAGAATCATCCGAGCAGAAACTGGGTAAGAGCATTCGCTGCAAAATTTCAGCATCAGATACCAATTGATTGGAGAATCTGTGGAGAGAATATGTATGCGATGCATTCTATTTTCTACAAATATCTGCCATCGTACTTTCTAGGATTCTCAATATGGGATGATAAGAATAACTGCTTACATTGGGATGAAACGATGAATTGGTTTCAAATGTTCGGAATAACACCCGTGAGACCGATCTATCGCGGAATCTTTGATGATAAACTAATTCAATCATTGATCATGGCAAATGGATCAGCGATTATGGATGAAAACATGGAAGGATATGTTTGCAGAACGGTTGAAGGATTTCATTACGATGACTTCCAGAAATGCGTTGCGAAATATGTACGAAAAAACCATGTTCAGACAGATGAACATTGGATGAATAAGGAGATAGTTAAGAATGGCCTCGACACAAGATCAGAAATCAGCGGCAAGTGATTTATCTCTTGAAACAGAAGCAAAGAAGTTAGTTTGTCCTATATCGATTTATACTGGCAAACCTCAGACTTGTCTTGGAAGTTCTTGTGTAGGATGGAAAACGACTTCTTCTCAAGAAATCAAATCAGAAATAGCCGATGGGATATTTCTAGAAGGAATGGCGTATACAGAACTTATGACGGGAGAAAATGAATCTCATGCGTACGTAATAAGAAACGGACTCATAATTCATGAGAAATGGAATGCTAAAAAAGATCCAACAGTTCTTAAGGTAATATCTCACGATGAAATAATGAATGAAAAATTCGGAATGAGAAAGTGGCTAGAGGTCGTACGAAAAAGAAGACCGATGGCGATTGAACATGACGGCTCGCGTAATATTCAATATAATACAGAAGAACAGAAATTTTACCACATATATGATGAACCACTAGTACAACGAAAAGGATATTGTGCGGTGATTTACGATAAATAAAAGGAGAAGACGATGGCCAAAAAAGAACAAGCGCAACTCAAAAACTTAATTGATTTTGATTGGGAACAAATCAAAGAATTTGTAATGAATTCTTCTGATGAGTCGCTTGTCTATGTAGGATGTGACTCAAAAGATCATAAAACTCATGTCGACTTCGTGACTGTTGTTTGTGTACACATCGACGGCCGTCATGGATCCAGAGTATTCATAGACAAGAAACGGATAAAGAAGAGAATGTATCTTCACGACAGACTATGGCAAGAAGTTGTTCTTACTAAAGATGCAGCAGAAAAAGTCAGAGGATTTGTCGGAAAGAAATACCTCGAAACTCACGTTGACTTGAATCCAAACCGCAAGTACAAGAGCAATACAATCCTTAAAGATGCGCTTGCTTATCTTGTTGCTTTCGGCTTCAACGTCAAAGAAAAACCAGAAGCTCATAGCGCAAGTTATGCAGCAGACCACTATTTGAGAATATGAAAATGAAATGTGGAGTTTGCAGATACCCCGATGAAATACGAGTCGAGTATTTTCAGACTCCACAATATTTTCCTTATAATCCTCGTCCAGTTGAGATAACAGATGAGGCAATTGCTATACATAGAGCATTAGAAAAACATTATAACATAAGACCAAATATTCCCGAAGATTATGGTATGCCAAATGAAAACTACGAACAATTCAATTCACCAGAAGAGCATCTAAAATCAATCAAAGAGAGATGGCCAAAATACGAAGAATTACTGAAATTGAAGAAATCAGATTTTAACGACTTAGAACGATATTTAGCTACGGCGGCTCACAGAGAATGGGCTGAAAGACAAGATCGCTTAGCAGTTAATTTAGCAATCGATATATTCAGAAAATATGAAGAGGAAGCATTTGACCCAGCAATATAAACTATTTTTGTGTCTTCTAAGGAATATAATATGGTAGATGCAAGAAGTATATGTGTATGCTTATCTTGATCCAAGAAAGAAATGCGCGCTAGAATATTCGAATGTTTGTTTCTTATATGAACCGTTTTATATAGGTCAAGGAATCGGCAATCGATACAAAAATCATCTGAATATAATTAATCACCACGAATGTAAAAGATCTAAACTCGAGTGGAAATTTAATCCAGAAAAATGCAAAATTCTTACCGATATTTACATAGAAACAAAATCTTATCCATTCATAGAAAAGATTGCAATATTAAAATCAAGAGATGAGGCGAATTTAGAAGAAGAAAAATATATAAATCTAATTAAAAGGAAAACTGACGGCGGATATTTGACAAACATACTTAAGAATCACCAAGTTGATAATTCCGTCAAAAAAGGAAAAACCCTAGAGGAATTGTATGGAAAAGAAAAATCTGATGAAATAAAGAGAAAACTTTCTGTTAGCTCAAAAGCAATGTTATCTTCTCCTGAAATGAAAGAAAAAATTAAGGCTCTTCGTACAGGAAAAACAAACCCAAAAGCTAGAAAAATATCTCAGTTTAATTTAGATGGGACATTTATAAAGGAATTTGAATACATAAATCAAGCTGTAAAAGAATTGAATTTGATTCCTGCAGCAAAAAACGCAATCATAGGAGTGGCGAGAGGAAGAAGACATAAAGCGTACGGATTCATTTGGAAGTACTCATAATGAGAAAACTCCTAAAGAGAATTTCGCTTCCGTTTAAGATCTTGCATCATAAACATTCAATAGTCTACGAAGTTCCAGGAGTAAAGAAAAAGAAAATCAGCGCGCTTTGGTTAGTACTTATATCGTTCATCTATATCTTTGGCATCTTGTGGATGCAATATATCAATTGTGCAAGAACAATTTGATACACGCACTATTAAAAAAAACGAAAATTTTTATGCGAAATTTCGGTTTGTTGTAATATAATAGTAATATCGGAAGCGAGAAAAGAGCTACTTCGAATCAACTACAAACAGCTTTAAAAAGAAAACAATCTCTTTTCAATTTTTCTCCGAGATAATGCACGTCAGAAGACTGACAGCAAGGTAAGTGAGTTACTTCGGCCCTTAGTGGGCAATTTTTATTTGAAAAAAAATCCGGTTGGTGCGAATCCAGCAAAGATGGCGAAAGCCAGGGAGCAATCCCGCCTCACTCCAATTTCCTTCAGTCGAGTGCACCGTTCTCATAATAAAGAAAAATTAAGGCTCCCAATGAGGAGCCTTTTTTATTTTAGGAGTGACAATATGTCAAAGTTTAACAAGAAAACAAAAACAACAATCAAGCCAAAGGTCGTCGCCAATAAAGGCGGTGGTGTAGGCTTTGCGCAGAGTAAGGAAATGGAACTCGCTTCTATTTTGCTTACATCGTTCCTATCAGGGAACACACATGAATCAGAGTCAGCGCAAGAACAAAGAATCTCGAATCTCCTTGATTCGTTTGGCGATTCAAACTTCCCAGCGAAAGCTGCGGTGTTTGCTCGTAACGAATTCGGTATGCGTTCAGTTTCACACTTGATCGCGTCTGAAATCGGTGAAAGAGTTAAGGGAGCAGAATGGACAAAACGATTCTTTGAAAAGGTTGTTCGCCGTCCAGACGACATTACTGAAATTCTTTCACGCACACTCGCAGAACAAGGAACAGTTCCTAATGCGATGAAGAAAGGACTTGCAGCTTCTTTCTCTAAGTTCGATGAGTACCAACTCGCGAAGTATAGAGGAGAAGGAAAAGCAGTTTCTTTGATTGACGCTGTCAATCTTCTTCACCCAACTCCAACAGCGAAAAACAAAATCGCTCTCAAGAAATTGATTGCCGATAAGCTTCGTTCAAAGGAAACATGGGAATCAAAGATTTCTGAAACAGGAAAATCTGAGAATGTCGAAGAAGCTAAGACGGAAGCTTGGGCAGATTTAATCACTTCCGAAAGAATTGGTTATCTCGCTCTTGTACGAAACCTCCGTAACATTCTCACAAGTGTTACTGATGTAGGCGTTATTGAAAAGGCTTGCGATATCCTTAAGGATAAGAACAAGTGCAAGAACAGTCTTATCTTCCCTTTCACTTTCTGGTCAGCGTACTTTGAAGTTGAAAGTATGTCACTCTCAAGTGTTACAAAGAAGCTTGTCATGAGCGCTTTGAACAAAGCACTTGAAATGTCATGTGACAACATCCCAGTATTCGAAGGACGAACACTCGTTGCTATCGATTATTCTGGATCAATGGGTGGAACTGACATCTGCAACAAATTGAGCAATCGAGGCGTTGCATCATTGTTCGCTACTGTTCTCGCTAAGAAGAACCCAACATCTGACATCGTTATCTTCGGAGACGATTGCAAGTATGTTAAGAACTTCAACGCAGACGACAGCATCTTCACAAACCTAAAAAACTTGATGAAGAATAACCAATATGCGGGAGACAATACTGTTCATGTTGGTCACAGTACAAATTTCTATTCAATCTTCAATGCCGCAAAGCATAAGTATGATCGAATCGTAATTTTCTCTGATATGCAAGCGAACTCTGGATATGGTTGGTCTGGACTAGAAGCATACAACAAGAAGTTTGACGTAAAGCCACTCATTATTGCTGTTGATCTTCAAGGCAACGGAACAACTCAGTTCAAGAAAGACTTCGTTCAAGTAGTCGGATGGTCTGAAAAGATTTTCGATCTTATGAAGAACGATGCTCAGACACTTGTCAACAGAATCAAAGCCATCGAGCTTTAAAAAAGACTGAAAAGTCCGCTATTAAAAGCGTCCCTCCGTGGACGCTTTTTTTATGCTCATGCGCCATTTACAAGTTTTCACTTAAGTGTTATAATAAAGCACTTCCGGAAAAGAGGGCGCCCCTCTGGAACGGAAGGAGAAACTGCGGGGTAGCCCAATATGGTAGAGGCATCGGCGTGAAAGCCGAAACAGTGTTGGTTCGATTCCAATCCTCATGGCTTTCGAAGGTTTTGCGGGAACAACGCCCGCAGTTTCCTAACAAAAAACTGGACGGATGCGAAGTGAATTTCATGCATGGTTTACAGATTAAACCAGCTGACTTTTTACCAATTTTTCAATGCCAGTAAAAATGGTGACTTTTATCTCGACCTCTGTTGGAATAGTAAACCGCCGGTCGTGAGGGTTTTAGCAGTATTTGTCGCAATGAACACAAAATCTGCCATATATTCTCGGATTTCGAGTCTAATGTAAGTAGGCGACCGTAATAACGCATCGCTCCTTTTAGATAAGATTCCGGATCTTGGATTTCGAACTGATCATTTGAGATTGTTTCAAATTCGAGAATATTTTGCAATCATACCATTTACAAGAAAACGAATAAAGATTATAATAAGGAGCAAAATGGAAACAAAGTTCAAAGTCGGACAAAAAGTCTTCGTGATGATCGACAACAAGATCGCTGTCGACACAGTCAAAACTGCGAACATCGCTCCAGGCACAGACGTTGGAATTTATCGCTTAAAAAGCACGAAATCCAATTCTCAGAAATACTATTTTGATGGAGATCTTTTTCAGAATGAGCAATTGCTCGTTGACATGCTTCTCATGAATATCAAGGAGAGATAATGAGCTTCGCAAGACAATCAGTAATGAAAGCCGTCATGAAAGAATTACTTGCAAACCCTGCTGGTATGACATATTCTGAAATCTGGAATATCATTGCTCGCGAGGGTCGAGGATTTACAAAAGAAACTCATCCGCGTCTGTTTACAAAAAACGGCAATTTTAACAATTCGCTTTACTCAGCGGATTTCAAAGGTTGGGTACGTCTAAGATGCTTGTTCTTAAATCAGAACGGTCGCTTGTACACAATGCGCTACAACTTCACTCCTAATCAAATTGATCAAATGAAATTTTGGTCAAAAGACTGGGATAATGTTGCAATAAATGCAGGAGCAGTATTATGATAGAAGTAGTTTACATCGGCGATAAATTCTATGGAGATTCTGGGACGATGATGTCTTCAATCTACAAAAAAGAAGGAAAAAAATACACTCGATTTGATTGGGGGTTTTTGCAAATCGCACTAGCAAATGGCGAAAATGTGAAAATCCGTCAAGCTAATCGTAAAGAAATGCTTCATTTCAAAACGATGCTCGCTGATCATATACTGAAAAAACAAAAATAGGTTCCATATATAGTGGCAATTGTTTCCGCTGTCTACGGAAACACCGGGGTTCGATTCCCCGTGGAACCGCACTAAAAATCTGGAGGGATATATGAAAACATTCACTTTCGAAAGTCAAATGAAAGTTATTGGCGAAATGAATCCCTTTACGGATGAGCAGATAAAAAATGAGCCGATGCTTTTTAATTGCGATTTGAAAGCAGCATACGATCTCGGTGGACCAATCACTCAGGAATTCCTCGATAAAGTCATGGACTTTGTTGATGATGAAAAAGTCGTGATTGATACTCGAGTACACATGCTCATGAAGGGTTGGTTCCCGTGCATTCCTGGATTTCATCATGACGATGTTCCAAGAAGTGGTCGCGATGGACAACCTAACTACTTCAATCCAGAATACAAAAGCAAACACGTAATGGCACTCGTAAATGCCGATGTCTGTCCAACAGAATTTGCAATAGGTACCACGATTCTTCCCGATATTGAGGAAGGAATCTACTATAAAGAGTGGCATCCAATGATTGAAAAACGACTTGAAGAAAAAAGCAAAATCAATCATTTACTCTTAATGGAAAGAGTGCGTGCCAAGGGGAATCCAATCATTTATTTTGATTGGCAAACATTCCATCAAGGAACTAGAGCCGTAAAAAATGGCTGGCGATGGTTTGCTAGACTGAGCTATAATACAGATCGTGTGAAAAATTGCACGAACGAATTACGAAGACAAGTTCAAGTGTATCTTGAGCACCCAATGGAAGGATGGTAAATGATAGCATTCGCGATAAAACCTGAAAATCAAGAACAAGTAAATGATTTCGTATACTCTATGAAAAGAGAGTTCGAAAACAAAGAAAGAGATATGGTAGGCGTAATCGCTATACCCGGTTTTAGTCGATGGTATATTGAAATCGATATCGATAAAAACGAAAGGAATTTCGAGAGAATAGCGAATGTCATGAATTCGTTTAATGGATTCGGTAATTCTCTGCGAGGTTGGAAAGTTTACGAAGATAACGACAAAATTCTTCCGTATTGTGAGGCGCAATGAAAATAGTACTTAAAAAGAAATCATCGACGGGAGCACCATTAATCTGGACTGCAACTGTCAAAGGAAATACCGTGACTTACACTCACGGGCAAGAAGGTGGAAAACTGCAGACGAAAGTCGATGTCCACAAAACTGGGAAGAACATCGGGAAGAAGAATGAGAAAACTCCAGAAGATGTTGCACTCTTTGAAGCTGAAACTACAGCTCTGAAGAAAATCGACAACGGGTACAAACTCGTTGAAGGTAAGATCAATGAACATACAACTAAAGCTGAAAAAGCAATGCACGTTCCTCAACCAATGCTTGCTCACAAGTATGTTGATCACAAACACAAACTCGGTAATAAGTTTTATGTACAAAAGAAGTACGATGGAATCCGAGGAATCTTCGACACGAATACAGGAAAAGGTTACTCACGAAATGGTAAACAAATCCTCGGTGTTCCACATATCGAAGAATCAATACGCTCTCTTAAAATAAAGGATGCATGGATCGACGGTGAATTGTATTCACACGATCTGTCATTCGAACAAATTATTTCAATCACCAAGAAGACTAAAACTCTTGCTGATGAAAAGGACCGCAAGAAAATCATACTTGTGGTATTCGATGCAGTTGTTCCTGGCAACACAATGCAACGTCATGAGTGGGTCAAGAAACACATCGGCAAGACGAAATATCTCGAAATTTCTGAGATGCATGAGTGCACTCACGACAAGCTCGAGAAGATGCATGATAAATTCGTCCAAGAAGGTTACGAAGGAATCATGGTCAGGAATGTTGATGGAAAGTATGAGCACAAACGCTCATACGGGCTCCTCAAATTCAAGAAGTTCTTTGATAAAGAATTCAAGATCTTTGGCTTTCATAAGCAAGATCATCAAGATACTCTTGGAGCGATGGAGTTTGTCGATCACAAAGGCGACCACTTTAGCGCTGGCTTGAAGATGAGTCACGAAATGCGTCAAGAAATCTGGGACAATAAAGAAGCTTACCGCGGCAAAATGGCGACTGTCCGCTATCAAGAGATTACTCAGCCGAATAAAGCAGGAATTCCTGTTGGTGTCCCACGATTCGGTGTAGTTGTTGCCATAAGGGATTACGAATGATAAAAGAAATAATCGCTGCAATCTTACTGATCGCAGCAATAATCGGAGCGTATGTTTTCGTAGATGTATCTCAAAGAAAATCTGCGGAAAGGTATGAAGCAATTTATGGCGAATAAAATCGTCATAACGATAATCACTGCTCTCATCGTAGTATACTTCACTATGTATGGTGGCTGCTACATAGCAATGTTCAAAGGAATGAGATTATGAAAAATGCAGGATTACGAGAAGATTCGATTATTCGAGTTCTGAACGCAGAAGGAGAATTCATACGCCGAGGAACATACAATTGGGCTGATAAAAACCCAACTGTAGAAAGCAACCATAATCTTCGTGGATTGAAACCAAATATCACTCAGAGATTCGGAGACTTTACCGATTACGAAGGCAAAATTACTCTTCGAGACAAAGATCATGCAAAAAGATTCGAGGAGTTTCTCAATGAAACAATTATTGAGTACGAACTCAAAGAAATCAATCGCATGACAATGAGGCAATATTTAGAACGGATGGGAAAACTTACTCGTCCTGGAGATGAATAAAGAGGGGAAACATGGAACAAACATTCGCAAATCAAGGCGTGACATTACTCGCGCACAAACAAACGGATAAGTTCGTACGATTCGTCGTAGCTGATACTGAAGCTGGTCGGACAAAAACAGTGCGTGCAGTACGCAACGCTGGATACGATGTCGACACTCTCAAGAAAGACGTACAAGTCTTTACGAAGTGGGACAAGTTTGAGAATGTTCGTGTGTTTACATTCTCCGCCGAGAAACTTTTCTGTGATACACACAAAGCTGCATCAAAGCAAGCAGGAATCTCAGGATCTGTTCCAATGCATTTGTCACTCCAAGAACTTGCGAAGATGCAAGCGTCTGGTGTACGGGTATGACAAAAGCACAAAGAGAATTCGATCTCATTTGGCAAGTCCGATACTTGCTACTCGGTAAATTCGCTGAGCTATTTCGGCTCCGCGATGAAGCACTAGAGATTAGCCCGATGATTGATTATTCGGTCATCGCCGACAAACTTAACGAGTACATGAAAAATCGTGTACAAGAGCTCAAAGACATCGTCAAAAAACACGAGCTCATGAAGTACTATGATATTTCTCCGTACGTGATCCCGACATTCAACTATCTCAATCGAAAGATCGAGAGAAAGGAATTCAACTTCATAAATGATCCGAAGATCAAAGGTCGTTTGATTCATGTTGGTGGAAGTCACGCTTGTCTCTATGACGAATATTACTGCAAAGACTGTGAGACGTTCGTCGTAACACGAGATGATACTGACGATTGCATGATTCTTCCAGTGTGTCCAACATGTAACAATATCCAAAACTACATTTGGAAAACAGTACGAGACGACGGAACAATGGCATATATCCACTACCGAAACAGAACTCTTAAGTGGTATCGTATGCACAAGCGTGATTTGAAAATCCAAAAGTTCTTGGGTCGCTTTACGCCGAAGAAGATAACTGAGCGAATCAGTTATTGGGGCGCATAAATAAAACCGTCTTGAGTTGATTCTACATACAATAGAATATAGCAACTCCAAATGTCCTTATAAATAAAGGAAAATTAAAAACAATTACGGAGACAAAATGGCACAACCACAAACAATCACATTGAAGCAAGGTCAGATCAACAAGATCGTTAAACTCGCATCAGGGACATCGAAGAAAGCAGGTCTTTCAGCTCGAACAATCTCTGAAGAAACAGGTTTCCCTCGCCGTCAAGTAATGGCAGTTCTCGAAGACAACAACCTCGCTTCGTACTCAGCCGGTTCTTACAACTAAGTAAGACACCCACTCTCCCCGTGTAATCAGGAGAATGGACCGGCGAAGATAATCGCGGATAGCCGGTTCCAATGCAATACTACTATGAAAATAAAAAATGCAATTCTTAAAGCGACTCAGATAACAATCGCAATTGCTTTCTTTATATATGTTATCGTCGTCGTTATGACACTCGGTTTTATGGCCGCAAGTCTCGGAGGACTCAAGTGAGTAAAGATCTTGTTGAATACAACGTCCTCGCAAAAGGATTCATCGACAAACTCGAAGAGCTTCAAAAAGAAAAAGATCTTGAAACTCTTAAGAAAAAGATTATCGCAATACTTCAAAGCGAAGAATACTCTGGTGCGAATGGCACTCGAAAGAAGTGGATAGAAAAGGTTGGTGCAATGAGCACAATGCGAGATGTCCAGTTCTTTCTTTACAATTTCATTCTCGCAGCAAATGGAATGAAAGCGACATGAATCATTTTCAGCTCAGATTAAAATTCGGAGAAGAAGCAGAAAATCTGTTTGAAGAAGTACTGAAACTTCAGATTCTTCCGAATAAAGGATATGAGCGCTTTACATTTCAAAGTCTCCGTGATAAACACGGATGGAATTCAGTAGAATGTCAGAAATTCACAAAGGTGAATGGAGACTTTAAAGTCATCGGTCAAGATGACGAAGAGTTGTTCTTTGACGTCAAAGGTACAGAGAAACTTTCTCTTGATTCTCTTGAATTCGCAAGAGAAGATCTTATATTCGCGATGAACTTTCATTTGAGAAGAGAACACTGTTTCTTCTTCAGAAAAAGTGATGTCGCTAACAAAATCAAGAATGTCTGTAAGAAAGTCAAACTTCCAAGTGGAGACGATGGATTTTCAATATGGGCGGCACAAGATTTTCCTCAAGAAAGGCTATACACTGAACTGCCAAGAAAGATTCTATCGCTGAAGAAAAAACTTCGCAAGAAAGCTGCTGAAGAATTTTCAGATAAATTTTTCGGGAATGTTCTAACTCCAGAAATATAATAGCAACATGGAGCAGATGATTAATACTTTCAGTTTTAATTATTGTGCAGCTCGTCATTCGCAGACGGGTAAACCTGAGATTCGCTAATCTCAAAGGGTTTCCATACTTCATCCCAAAGCACTCTTTAAAAAATATGGACCAGAGCCCCTAGAGAGGGAAGCTCTCGAGTCAGAGAACTCGTTCGGTATCGTTTCAAGTCATACGGGAAACCTTATTACTTGGGGCGAAGGCGCGAAAGAGAAGGATCTTTGAGGAGATCAGAAGTAAAACGAGGCGTCGCAACACGCCTATCTGAGTCGAAACTTTGACAACGTTACTTTACTTAGGCGATTAGTTCAATGGTAGAACGGCAGACCGATAATCTGCTAACGTGGGTTCGATTCCCTCATTGCCTACATAAGTGGATCATGATTATTTTGCGCAAAGATAGTCAGATCCACAAATATACATTATGAAAGAAATCATAATGGAAGATTCTTATGGGAAAAAAAGAGCCCATGTAGAAGTTAACTGCAAAAATTGTGATAAGCAATTTTTTAGAGTTAAAAGAAAAGTGATTGAAAAAAACTTCTGTTGTAGATTGTGTTCGGAAGAACACAAAAAGAATTCAGATATTTTTGAAACGCAGTGCGCTTTCTGTAAAAGTTCAATCAAAAGAAAGAACAGCAGAAAAAGAAATAGTAAGTCTGGTCTGTATTTTTGCTCTAGAGACTGTAAAGATAACGCACAACGTTATCATAACTCTCTAAGAATAAAAGAATTCGAATCTATAATGCCAAACCATTATGGAACAGGAGAATATAGATACAGAAAGAAAGCGTTCGATAACGCAAAGGTTATCAAGTGTAATTTTTGTGATTACTCGAATGAGAAAATTCTTCAAGTTCATCACATCGATGAGGACAGAGAAAATAATGAATTGTCAAATTTAATGATCGTTTGTCCAACTCATCATTGCGAAATACACTATGGAGAATTAAAAATTTAGGGCCTTGGGACTGCTGGAGGTGGTCGTCTCGCTTGCACCGAGAATAACAGGTCGGTTTGAACCCGACAAGGTCCACATGAACAAACAACAACCGCAAACCCTCCGGTAGTAGATGCATCGAATAGATGGAATGCTTTCGATGATAAACTCTGTTGTTTGTTCACTTATTGCCTCGTAGCCAAGTGGTAAGGCAGGTGACTGTTAATCATCGTATCGTAGGTTCGATCCCTACCGAGGCAGCAGTATAATAAGGAGAAAAATGATAGTAGTATACATCATTCTAGGTCTAAGTTTATTGGGTTTGATTTTAGAACGAATCGAATATCATAGACTTCCTCCTAAAAGACAAAAAGCATACGACAGAGCTTTGGCTTATCGAATGAAAAAAGAAGAAGAAAAAAGAGAAAGCGATAAAAAAATCGACGAACTCAATAGTGGTTTTCTTCTCTAATAAATTCCGCGGTACACTAATTGGTAAGTGACCTCACTGTTAATGAGACGTAAATCCCTTCGGGGAATATATAGAGGTTCGAGCCCTCTCTGCGGAGCAAATGATTCACTTTACAAGTGATACTCATTATTTCCACAGTAAAATAATCGAGTATTGTAATCGACCGTTCAAATCCGTCGAGGAAATGAACAAAACCATGGTTGACAACTACAACTCAGTTGTCAAACCAGAGGATACTGTTTATCATTTAGGAGATTTTGCATTCGCGAATGAATCGCGGATAAAGCAAATTTTCTATCAGTTAAACGGTAAGAAAATACTGATCTTTGGAAATCACGATGTTGATCCAAAGTATAGTGGTAAGAAAGCATATTCGCAGCTTTTTGACGAAGTGCATGATTACCTCGAGTTGAAAATCAATGGAGAAAGGATTGTAATGTTTCACTTTCCTATTGATTCATGGAACAAAAGACATCGCTCTGCGATTCACTTGCATGGACACACGCATGGAACGCATCAAGAGAAAAACAAACTTGTTCCAAACAGATTTGATGTTGGCGTTGATTGCTGGGATTTCAAACCAGTTTCTCTCAACAAAATTCTGTCAATGAAACAGGAAGTCACTATTCATGATAGGTATCAAACACCTGTCGTGTAAGCGACACATTGGCTTGTTAGCAACTGTGGTCAATGCGCTCCCCTGAAGAGGGAGACAACTCGGTTCGATTCCGAGACAAGCCACAATCATACTGTTAATGCGAATGCTTTTTAAGCGTACGCTATAATATAATAGATATGAACAAAAGAAAATGGACCGATGAAGAATTTTTGGAAGCTGTAAAAACTTCCATCAGCAAATCGGACGTTCTGAAAAAACTAGGACTCACGTTGAGACCAGGAAATTTTAGAACATTTGAAAAATATGTTAAACTTTTGAATGCAGACATTTCTCATTTCAAAGGAAAAGCACACGGAACAACTAAAATCGTGAAATACACGATTGAAGAATTGTTGGTAGAAAATTCTACGAACTATAATTCTTCGACCATAAAAAGAAGGTTGTTAAGTGAAGGCATTATCAAACATGTCTGCGATATTTGTGATTTAAAAGAATGGAATGGAAAACCACTAATAATGGTTCTCGATCACATCAATGGAATTCACACAGATTACAGAAGAGAAAATTTGAGAATGCTTTGTCCAAATTGCAATAGTCAACAAGAGACTTTTTGCAGAAAGACAAAAATTAACAGGCATTAGTGAACTGGTATCATACGGAGCTTGGTCCTCTGAGAAGTGGGTTCGATTCCCACGTGCCTGACAAATAACCGCGTGTAGCGCAGCGGAAGCGCACTCCGTTTGGGGCGGAGGGGTCGAAGGTTCGAATCCTTCTACGCGGACATTGAGGAGAAAAATATATTATGTGCATTTGTGTGTGCAAACATGTTTCTCACAATACAATATCTAAGCTTATCGAAGAAAAGAAAAGCAAAGATGAAATTATAAAATGTACAGGCGCAACAACAATGTGCGGTACATGTAAAAGAGCTTTTGACTCTTTTTACGAAAACAGGACTTTAGTCTAATGGTAGAATTCTTGGCTCCAAACCAAGAGGCGTGGGTTCGATTCCTACAAGTCCTGCATTTGGTTAGCTCATTGAGGTTTGCAAAATAAAAGAATCGTCCTCAATCTTGCTCGAGTCAAGTCCTGACGAAAAATGTATACAAAAGTAAGTCAGTCCACGAGAGTAGCAAACTAACCGAAGAAAATTCGAGAACGGTTGCCAACGGATAATCTCCAACTGGTCAGAGTTCTCGAAAATGCGGGTATGGTGTTTCAATGGTAGCATCGCGGTCTTCCAAACCGAAGGTGTCGGTTCGATCCCGACTACCCGCTCATGAGATAAGTGCTCCCTCGGGGAGAATACTGCTCAAACAGTTTTTGTGGTTTCTTAAGAAAAAACCATTTAACTCTCTATAGATTAAAGTAGTGATGAAGCGGTACCAGTTGTAGTCATGAATAAATCACTCCCCTTAAGGAGAGATGCGGTGCAAGTCCGACATGAGGGACCAACGGGACACAGCGTAAGATGCGCAACGGCAGTTGGTGCCGGAGGTTTTGGTGAAAATCCAAATGACCCGACCAAGCGGGAGAGGCTACTATTGGTTCTGTGGCGTTCGTCTGTAAAACGAAACCCTCCGGGTAAAGATTGTGTGTTCGATTCACACCTTCCGCACAGTGATATTTAAGATTCTCTAATCGCGAAGAAATGCGGAGAACGCCGAGAATGTACGAAATATCAGACCGAATTTAACCTTTTGACTGGTCGCCTTTCGCAGGTTTCATCGTTAAAGAAAAGGCATCGAAGAGAATGGAGTAATTAACCATTGCTCTTCAATGGAGTGGTCGTCTGCGGCCTAACAGTTCGTCTTGAAAACGAATACGGTACCAATGTGTACGGGGATCGACACCTCACCACTCCGCAGCTCATGTGCCAAGTGTACAAGGAGCATAGAATTCGTTAGCAATGACGAATTCCGAATGTCGCGTTCGTCTAATGGTAGGACATTGGGTTTTCAGTCCAAGAATCTCGGTTCAAACCCGTGACGCGATGCCAGCAATAATAAATGCAATTCGGTTCGATTCGGAATATAATATGAATGGAACAGTTTGTTAAATGTCTAAAAGATGATTGTGAAAACACTCTGACTTTAGAGAAAGTTAAGCGCGGAACAAAATTTTGTTCTCGATCTTGTGGAATTTCACATGGAAATACCATTAGACAAAAAGCTCCCACGATTGTTCACTGTGATAGTTGTGGAAATAAAATTGAAGGGCCGAATTTTTGGCTCAACGGAAAGCTTAAATTCAAAAACAAATTCTGTAATGATACTTGCAGAAGAGATTTTGATAATAAGAAAAAGATTTCTTTGGTCGAATCTGGAAAAGCAACCGATAACGACAGAAGAGTTTTGAAAGAATACTTGGAAAACAAAGAAGGACACAAATGCAAAATTTGTGGAATTACTGATTGGTTAGGAAAACCTTTGATAATGATCTTAGATCATATTGATGGTCATTCTGAAAACAATGAACTGTCTAATTTAAGACTAGTTTGTTCGAATTGTGATTCGCAACTCGATACATATAAAGCTAGAAATAAAGGAAACGGAAGAAAGAATAGAAAAGCTCTGCAAGCATAAATGGCGATGCACCGGTCTTGTAAATCGGGGAACGGGATTCGATTTCTCGGCGGAGCACAATGAAGGGTGAGTTGGTCGTGGAACAGCATGCAGCCCCAATGAGGATCGTTACCTCAATCGAGTCGGAAGACAAGATGATTTGGTCTGGAAGGTAGGTTCGATTCCTACCGCTCTTCACAGGAATAATATGAAAGAATTGGTTAAAACAAATAAGGTTCACGTACTTGATACTGAAAGATCTTTCTGGGAAGACTTTATTCCAGTAGATTTACCTTATACGTTTATAGGCCGGAAAACGTTCGATAAAAAATCTCTTAAGGAAACAAAAGAGATATTTGAAAAACTGGCGGAACATTGCAAAGAAAACAATGTCGCGGTAATTATATGTGACTCGCTTAATGGCGGCACAAGAGGAATATGAAAGTCAACAAAGAATTGTTTGCTCATAAAAGAGAAATGAAACGCAGACAAAAAGATTTGATTGAGAAATGGATGAATACAAGAGTAGAAGATACTCCAATCCATAATGATCAAGCAAGAAGAACTGCGATTGCTTTAGAGCAGCAATTCAAAAAGAATTTCAATCTCGTAGGAGAGGATAAATTGGAATTCATAACGGATGAGACAGAAAGAGCTAAAAGATTCCGTTCGATATTTTACACGGCCACAGGCCGAAAACTAGAAACAAAATTTAAAAGGAGAACAAAGCTAAATGAAGAAAACTTTCGCGAAGAGCAAAAACCACAAAACATCTAGGATCGTACCAAAATTTAGCATTGGGTCTGACTTTTAATCAGAATAAAAGTGAGTGCAATTCTCACCGGTCCTACAATAATGGGATCGTGGCGCAATAGGTAGCGCAAGGGGCTTTTAACCTCGAGGTTGTGAGTTCGATTCTCACCGGTCCCACAAAGTATAATCGGTTCGTATGATAATTGGTAGTCGAATAGACTCTTAATCTATGGGTCTCGGTTCAAGTCCGAGCGGGCCGACAGCAATAATAAAAATTCCCCGGTCGTCTAACTGGTAGGACACTGGACTTTGATTTCAGCAGTTGAGGTTCGAATCCTCACTGGGGAGCATTAAAATACCGCCGTAACCAGCGTAGCTACGAACTATGACTAAGGTAATTGGATGGCAGATGCAGGTTCGATTCCTGTCGGCGGTGCAATCATCTCAACCCCAAGTTGAGAAGAGAGAAGAGAATCTGATCTCGCTTATAGATGACGGATTCTTTTCATAATATGTTCCGTATAGTGTAATGGGGAGAAATCTAAGCATTGCAGTCTGTGAAACTGTAGGAGTCCGGTTCAAATCCGACTATGGAACCCAAGCAATAATATGTTCGAAGAAATCAAAAAGAGAATTGGTGCGAAAGTCAAAGCCGAAAGACTAATGGTGATGACAGAACTCGACGACCTCAAGAATCGCAAGAACTGGAATGACGATGAAAAACAAAGAATCATTACTCGTCTCGAAGGATCTGACCGAAAAGAATTTGTCTCATACATCAATGCATTTGATCTCAATGAGCACGATAGAATAGTTAAAGAACACAACATTCGTATGAATACATACGGTGAAGTTCTCGCAACATTAAACGAAATGGAGAAAGAAACCGTTTAAGCCAAATGAAATTTCTAGTCAAGTAGAAAAGATACTAAGCATATAGTCGGGTTGTCCGGATGGTTCCGGGGAGGGTCTGCAAAACCTTTTGAGTAATCCAGTAAGACGGTTCAATTCCGCGCCCGAACTCCAAGAATAATAAATAAAAAGTAACGTTGACCATTTTCAAATTTTGAAAAATGATCTATAATGGAGAGTAAACCGATCAGGGCATCGGACTCGTTTGCTAAACGAAGGGACTGTAAAAGGTTGGGTTTCGACTACTCTGCTCTCCGCATTTACAAGGAATATCTATGTTCTTCAGTAAGATCACAACGATCGTTGTCTCTAAAGCAAAAGCAATATCAGAAAAAAACAAAAACAAATCTGTTGAAGAAAATGTGGCGATACATAAAGAAGTAATTGCTGATATATTCAGACAGATAAAATCAAAAGCTAAAGCCGGCGAAAGATGCGTAACAATCTGTTTTAATGGTGGATTCCCTGAAAAATGGGATTCGCTAGAAGTGTACTTTAGAAAACTTGGCTACAGAGCAGATTTCGACAACACGGATACAATGGAGCCAGCATATCTTCGAATATACTGGGATTAATATGGACTTCTTCGTTAATAAATATCTTTGGACACCAATCGTGTTCCTACAATATTTCTTTATCTCTTATCTATCAATCAAAGCATCCGAAACAAAATCAAATCACTTTCTCTTTGCTGTCTGGATTACAGGCATTCTTCCTACATGGACAATCATCGCATCGGCGTCAAAAAATATAGCTCTTCATGGTTATGTGTTTGATTTCATCCTCGCAGCAGGATGGAGTTTAGGCATAATCATCTTTCAAGGAAAATCATTCGGAATCTTTCAATATCTCGGTATCGCCGCTATGGTGGCTGGATTAATGCTCTTTAAGAAACAATGACACGTAAAAATATCACAGACAAAATCTTTCTCCTTGAATTTGATACACGTAAAGAACTCACTAAAACGTTCATACGTCCACAGGAATACTACGAAAGTCCAGAATTCAAAGGCAAATACTTCACTCATCGCGAATTCATTAAATGGTACAGCGAAGGTGGAAAATTCACATATCATCAAGATTGGTGTGGATTCAATATCCCCGGAGAAATTCTAGATCCATTCAAGGATGGAAGATTCGGTAAACTATCAAAGCAAGAAGAGAAACTTCTAGAAACATTCAAAGATGATGTCGCTCCGTTCTACATAATTGGAATCGAGAAATCAAGAACACCAGAACAAATCGAACTTGACATCAAGCATGAATTGATGCACGCCCTGTATCATACGGATGTAGAATACAGAAAATTGGTCGACTTAACGCTTGATTCATATGGGTTGATTTATTTTAAAATGGATCGCGACTATACGGAAATCTATGATTTCCTTGAAGAAAGTGGTTACCATCATGATGTTCTTAAAGATGAATTACACGCTTATCTCGTGACATGTCACGAAGAGCTAGAAGAAGCAGGAATCAAAGTGCACACATATAATGGCGTAATTCATTCATTAAACGAACTATACGAGGAGACAATCAAAAAGCATGCAAACATTTCTGCCGTATCCTGATTTCGAAAAGACTGCACGTATTCTAGACTACAAACGTCTAGGAAAAATGCGTGTGGAATCTCGTCAGATTATGACTGCACTGATTCATCTTAAGAATAACGATCTCTATAAGATCGATAAACGTGGTCGTAAAAGAAAGCGCGGTTGGTTGTTTCATACAGCTACTCAAATGTGGGTCGGTTACGAAGGAGCACTCGCTCTTTATTGTAACGCAATGATCCGCGAATGGAAGAGACGAGGTTACAACAATACGATGTATCTCTACAACGAAAGAGATTACAAAATCGAAATGCCAGAATTCCTTGGCAACAAAGAATTTCATCGTTCACATCAGTCAAATCTCGTGAGAAAGAATCCAGAATTCTACGGTGATATTTTCAAAACCGTCCCTGATAATCTACCATATATCTGGCCAATCAAAGGCAAAATACTGCAGTAAGTAAAAATATAGAGTATGCTGAAAAGTATACTCTTTGTGTTTGCTTTGTATCTAGCGCCACAGACGACACCAGTAAAAGTCGTTGCTTTAGGTGATTCAATCACTCGATGCTTCAACGTAGATTGCTGGACTGATTACGTATCAAAAAATTCAAGGTACAAAGTCATCAATAAGGGGATTGGCGGAGAGACTCTCAAACAAATGAACAAGCGTTTGTCTCGAGATGTAATAGCTCATAAGCCTGAAATCGCTATCATTATGGGTGGAACAAATGATGTGTTCTATAGAGACTATGATCCTATAGACAGCATGACAGAAATCCACGATATGGTTGCTAAACTAAAAGCAAACGGAATTCATCCGATCATTGGCATGCCGCTTCCATTAACGAACAAAAGAATGGAAGAGAGGTTAGAGAAACTAAGAGTGTTAATCATTAAGGCTCGCTATCCGATCATCTATTTCGAATCTGATTTCAAAAACGAGAAGGATCTTAAGGCGCTTCTTCCGGATGGTGTTCATCCAAATAAGAAAGGAAAGATCATCATGGGGCAAAGAGCAATAGTTAACCTCAATTCTTTTTGGGGTGAATAATTTTTAACATACTTGCTAATCGCAATCGTAAGATAGAAATAGAGCGTGAGTGAAACGGATACTTAAAAATCACACAAGTCTCATAAGCTTGACATACGGCTGGTTCGACTCCCCGACGCTCTAATGCAATAATGCTTAATTTATCAAGATACAAAGAGCCAAAGCTCGTTACAATTACTCGACAAGATATTTCTCCTGGCTACCAAGTAGTTCAGACAGCACACGCTGTCGCTGACTTCTGTACGAAAGCAGGATTTGTAGATGTAACGAACTGGATGAGAAAGTCAGGGTCAATCATTTCTCTGTCTGTAAAGAACGAGAAAGAACTACTTAAGTGGGTCAAAAAACTAAAGCGATCCGTAAGAGTCTATGAATTCAGAGAACCAGATGTTGGCAATCAGCTCACTGCAATCTGCTTCTATGCTCAAGAAAAAACACGAAAGAAAATCAAAAATCTTCCTCTAGCTCTAAAAGAGCTTTCACCAAAAATTCCAGTTTCGCTGAAAGAATCAGCACTCAGAAATCTTATACCATTTATACGATAACTCTCTTGTTTGTTGTAAGAGTAAAATAAATCAGAGCGACGCTGTCGGAAAAGGTTCCTAGGCTAATCAAGCAATTCCTTTTCCCAGATAGCTCTTGCCATACTAATATGAGAATACCAGTAATAACATACACGATTCGCGATCTTCGTATCGAAGAAAGTAAACTCAAAGAATTCTTAGATCAAGAAGGAATCGTAAAGCATCTTCGCAGAGAAGCGATAACTCTTCTTTATCTAGCTAATGTCGCTTTCTTCGAAATTAGTGAAGACGAGTTTTTGATCATTAAATGCAGAGATATTGACCTCGCCGGAGTCAAAGTCAATAAGACGATAGCGAACGCACTTGCGCAACATTTTGCATACGTGATTCCAGGAACAACTCACACGATCTCTGCGAATTCTTTTATGGAATGCATCGACGCTCTTATTCTCGATATCAAATCTGACAGAGAAAAACTACAACGAACATACAGCGATCCTGAATATGTTGAAAAGAAAGGTTACACTCGTTCTATCATGATTGCTGAAGAAGCAAAAGAACGATGGGCGAAAGAAATTAGAGATGGAGTTTTTGAGTGAAACCATATATCCATTGTCAGATCTCCGTCGCAAAATTCGGCGGCAAAGAAGAGGATTATCAAAAAATCCACGATTGGTTTGATCAGACGAAAGCTCATGTTCCTGATCTTCGTCACAGAACAGTCCTTCATAACTCTTTCGGAATATTTCTATTAGAGCAAGTATTCGGAACGAACATCAAAAATTCGGACGGCAAGCTAGTTTCTGTCCGTGACCTTGGAGAGCAACATGTTCTCGACGATCTCGGTTTCATTCCAACACTTCAAGATTGCTTGCTAAAGATGCCACTCTACGATTGGTTATATGGTAAGAAATCTGAATCGCATCAATTGACGAATAAAGACGCAACGAAAGAGAAGTTGCCACGTAATAATTCAACAATGGTTATGGACGGAGCACGTCAAGTTCTCGACAGAATTGAAAGAGAACGAGATGAAGAATTCCGTAAAATGTTTCCTATGGCTCATGAAGCAATAACTGGAGAAAAGAGAGAATTAGCTCCAGGTGAATTGACTCAAGAAGAACTTGATGCACTTTTAATGGGAACAGAATCAAAAGAGCCACAACAACTCGAATTTGATTTCTCTGAACCAGAGCCTGTAGAAGAACTATCCATGGATATTCTTCCTCATAGAGATCCAGATCTTGATGTGTATCTCGACGGAGCACGATGGGACGATCCATGAAAAGTATATATGAAAGACTTAATCCTCTTGAAATCAGAGATCTTCTAGAAAAAGCATTCGCTGATGAGAACATAAGAGTAGACAACGTAGAAGTGAACATTGAAATGACTCCGATAGCTACGGTCAAGAGAATTGCATTTGAGTGCAGAGTGAGTGAACAACATAATATGATACCAGTCACAGGAAAAGAAATTATTGAGTCAGCAGCAAAAATGTTTCGCGAAGGAAGACAAAGAGAATTATATCCGTATCTGTTTGTGACTTCTATAGGTCCTGATGGAAAGATACAAAACGAAGAAATGGAAAAACGTTCATGGAGAGAAGACTTCGACCACGAGAATGGACGTTACATGAGTAAATGCTGCGTGTGCGACAATAATTTCATCGGTCATAAAAGAAGAGTAATATGCAAGCAATGCAAAAGCAAAACAACACATCCTTTTATACCAGTGGATCAAAGCACTTAGATAAAGCCACGATGATGGCTTACGGATTGTATAAGCAATTCAAAAGTCTCGGAATGGTTACTGCAATAAAAACTGCAACACGTCAAACAAATTATCATTGGCAATTCCGAGGACTTCCTTATCGCCAGATTGAAAAACATCTACGGAAGTGCATCGAATTAAAAGAAGGAAATAATGATAGATTACAATCTGCTAGCTCACTCGGCCAAGTTTTATGAAGAACATGGATTCAACAGAATAGAATCTCCGTGGACTGTTTCGAAAGCAGTCGATGATATTACTCGGCCGAGTGATAAGATTCCGTTTCAATTGGTTCACAATCAAAAGTGCCTAGTTGGGTCAGGTGAGCAATCATTCTTGTATTTGTATCTTAAAGGATTCCTTCCAAAAGGTAAATACCAAACAATAACTCCATGTTTTCGTTATGAACAGTTTGATGAAACTCATACAAAGTATTTCATGAAGAATGAACTGATTGATACCAAGAAAACAGAAAGAGAAGACTTAATGAGAATGGTTGATATTGCATACAAATTTTTCTGTTCCGTTTCAGTTAAAACACCAACAGTCAAGCAGACAAAAGAAGGATTCGATATTGAAATTAATGAAAAGGAGGTTGGAAGTTATGGTATTCGTGAATGCGAATTCCTCAAGTGGATCTATGGAACTGGATGCGCTGAACCAAGAACTTCTACAATATTAAATGGGTTATCATAAAAGAGAGATTCCAAAAGGAGTCATCGGCGAATTCTCAAAAATTGAAGAGGAGTTTCTAGAAGCTAAAGATGCATTTGAGCAAGGAGATACCATCCTTCTTTTATGCGAGCTTACGGATCTTATCGGAGCAATTGAAGAAAAAGCTAAACATCACAACATGACTCTTCAAGATCTGATTGAATTTTCAAACAAAACAAAATCGGCGTTTAAAGACGGAACTCGATAGAATATAATATAACATCGCTCGCTTAGTTTAATGGTAGAATTTACCTTTTACATGGGCAAGACGGGGGTTCGATTCCCTCAGCGAGCACAATTTTGGAGAAAAATAATGTTTAATTGGATTTGGATACATTTATCAAAAAATCTAAAAAAGAAAATTATGAATCAGGTTGTTTTTGATTTGACGAACAATCGTATTTGGATTGACAGCGTTGAAGAATATGGAGATAGCATCACCGTTAAAACACTCCTTAAAAGAATTCGTTGTATTTAACAAATAACCATTTACAGAATTCTTAATTAGCAGTAAAATAGATCATCTTCAAAGAGTACAATAAGATGTGCGTAGAACAAGACAGATTGAAATCGGAACAAAAGTCAACTTATATACTGTCATTTCTTACGATGAAAAATTAAGAAAATACATTTTAAGATGCGAGTGCGGATCAGAATCCAAAGTAAATTGCACTTACATCAAGCAATCATTCACAAATAAAAACATACTTCTTGGTTGCAAAAATTGCACGAAGAATACAAAAAGAAAGCATCTTTGGTTAGATGATTTTGAAAGCGCAAAACGAAAAGTTTATTTGCGGTACAAATCTAAGGCCGAAGAAAGAGAATACTGTTTTGAATTAAACGAAAACGAATTCTTCAAAATAATACAAGAAAACTGTGTCTATTGTGGTCAAGAACCCAATATGGAATTGAAAGATTCCGGGAGAAACAGTTTTGATGGATTCAAATTCAATGGAGTTGATCGAACAGATAACTCTGTTGGATATGTTCTAGAAAATTCAGTTCCTTGTTGTAAGATTTGCAATATGGCAAAATCGACTCTAACAAAAACAGAATTTTTCGAATGGGTAAAAAGAGTTGTCAAACATAACAATCTTCTTTAACAGACCATAAAATATAGTATAGGTCGTGAGCATCCCGAAAGCTCTCAAAAAAATTAGAAAGGAGTATATCCGATATGTACAACGATAACATACTTACGTGCACAGACGCGTATAAAGCAAGTCATCCGAATCTTTATCCTAAAGATGCTGATGCGGGCCGATGGTACATCGCGCCAAGAAAACCTCTGACAGGAAGACAAAAAGAATTCGTTCTCTTTGGTCTCACCTACTTCCGAGAAAAATTCCTCAAAAATCAAATCACACAAAAGAACATCGATAAAGCTCGATTGATCTGGGACAAGTTTGGTATTGGTGGTGGAGCGTATCCATTTCCATACGAAGGCTTTCAAAAGGTCATAGACAAATACGATGGCTACCTTCCAGTGCGTATTCTGGGCGTCCCAGAAGGCACCCCTCAGACCGAATACAACGTACCGATGGTCATTGTTGAATGCGAGGATCCAGATCTGTTTTGGCTCCCAGGATTCATCGAAACTACAATTCAGCGCTATGTTTGGTATGCGAGCACTGTCGCAACTAACAGTCGCAACATCCGAAAATTCCTCACACAACTTTACAAAGATACAACAGATGAAAAAGACTTCTGGACTCTCGACTACCGTCTCCATGATTTTGGTGCCCGCGGTGCTACTGTCGGCGAACAAGCCGCTTTAGGTGGTGCAGCGCATCTCATCAACTTCAAAGGAACTGACACGATGGAAGCAGTCGTTCTTCTGAACGAACTTTACAACATGCCAGTTGAAAAGATCGGTTGCAGTATTCCCGCAGCGGAACATAGCACGGTCACAAGTCACGGTAAAGATATCGCAGCAGAAAAGAAAGCTCTCTTTCAAATGATCGATGCTTACAAAGGAAAAGCTCCCTTGATTGCATTCGTCAGTGACAGCTACGACTACAAACGATTCGTCGATGAAGTCTGGTGTGCACCTGACACGATTGCTAAAATCCGCGAAGCAGGAATTCTTCCAGTCATTCGCCCAGATAGTGGTGATCCAAACGAAATGGTTCTTTATGCACTTCATGCCTGCGAGAAAGCTTGGGGAGTAACTCTCAATGAGAAAGGTTACAAAGTCCTCAACGGAATCAATATCATTCAAGGTGATGGTATGAGATACGAGACAATCGTCAAACTCTACAACGCAGTAGTTGAAGCTGGATTTGCTCCACAGAACGTTGCAGTCGGAATGGGCGGAGGATTACTTCAAGCATTCACGCGAGACGACATGAGCTGGAGTATGAAGATGTTCCAAATCCGTCGTAACGGAATGTGGTACAATATCCAGAAGAATCCAAAAACAGCGAGTGCTAAGAAAGCGTGGAATCCAAACGACGGACTCGATGAAGCTAAGTACATCGTCTACTTCGACGGAGTGAATCCTCAGAACGAAGCAGAAGGAACAATGGACTTTGAAGCAATTCGCGCAAGGGCAGTAGTATGAAAGATCAAATCATCCGTTCTTACAAACGCTTCAAACAGAAAGGTTACCCTAATTGGTACTGGGCAATCGACGTGCACGATGTAATTTTCATCGGAGACTACAAGGTCGATTGCGAACTCCGTTGGGTGCGAGATGCAAAGCGAGCTCTGAAAATTCTTGGAATGATTCCAGAAATCAAAGTCATCCTTTACACATCTACTCGAAAAGACAAGACACAGGCGATCATCGATAAGATCCTCGCTGAAACGGGTCTTACGATTCACGGAGTCAACGAGAACCCGGATTTCATGAATGATCCATCTGGTTTGTGTGAGTTCGATAAGAAATTCTGCTTCGACGTTCTTTTGGACGACAAAGCTGGATTCGATGCAGCAAATCAATGGGAAGAAATTATCGAGGTTCTCATTGATCTCGGACTTGCGATGCCAAAAGAAGTTGCCGATCAACCGGCAGCTCAGAACAAATGGGTTTCTTTAAGAGAGAAAGTTATGGAGTTCGGCGGCAAACAATTCAAGTACATTTACTCACATGAAGACCGATGCGCTGGAAAGATCGTTGTTATTCTTCCTTATCGTAAGAATAAAGACGGCGAACGCGAATACCTTCTCACACGAGAACATAACTCTTTGTTTGGTTACAACTACACAGCAATCACTGGTGGAGTTGATGCAAAGACAACTGAAATGAAAAAGATACGAGAACAAGCGATTCTCGAACTTCAAGAAGAAACTGGGATTATGTCTGGTCTGCACTTCGTAAAGAAGTTCACATCAATCAAATCTTCAGACAATCAGTACTTCTTATTCTCTGAAGAGATTTCAAATGAAATGAGAATCTCTGTTACCGGAGACGGAAGTATCGAAGAGCTTCTTGTTGTAAAGAAGTGGATGAAACTAAAAGATGCACTCAAGGTTCTTAACGATCCTATTGCTCTTGCTTGTCTCATCACGTTAGAAAATACGGAGCTGAAATGATTTACTATACACTTGACGAACCAACAGAAGGCGGCGGGATATTTCTCGCCGGTCCTTCACTCCGTCCAGAACAAAAAGGAACAAGTTGGAGACCGGACGCAATACAAAGAATCAAGCAACTAAAAATAAATCCTACGATTTATGTGCCTGAATTCAAACCAATATTGGTTCCGAACTACCGTCAAGGAGAAGCTCCTGAAAACTGGACATACGAAAAACAAGTCGAGTGGGAAGTGAAATGCTTATTTCTTGCTCAGACGATTTTGTTTTGGATTCCAAGAAGTTTCGAAACTCCTGGGTTTACAACAAACATCGAATTCGGCGAATGGTTACATTCTGACAAAATCGTAATTGGTTGGCCAAAACATGCCGACAGAATGGATTACATTGCGCATCGTTGCAAAATGCGTGGAATGTATATTCATCACAATCTGAATACTTTGTGCGAAGAAGCAGTAGAGCATAACAGAAAACGAAACGCAATACAAAGAAATCACTGAGAGGATATTATGAAAATCAACGGCGAAGAAGTTGTTCCAAAAAGAATTCATATGAATGAAGGAATGTGGAACTTACATTGCGAAGAAAAAGGAAAGCTTCGGATAATCCCATTTGCTAGCATCGAAACAGCCGATGCTCTTCCGATTGACGAAATCCTTATTATTCGCCCATTGACTACTCATCTTATCGCTGATCCGCTTACACGAACTGTTTTAAAAATATTCGTCGATACGCGGGATATTGTAACGAACATGTGCACAGAAGTGCGGGAAGAAAAAAATGCTGAATGAAGAAATCATCCAATGGAGTAAAGACAACTGGCCGAAGAGAAATCACGAGTCGGTTGAAAAGAAACTCATTGAAGAACTTGAAGAATTACTTCAAGCATTTAAAAATAAAGACGCACTGAACACAATCGAAGAAATCTTCGATGTGTATGCGATGATCGTGGATTGGTGCAATCTGAATTGCGTCAAACTCGAAAACATATTCGAAGCAAAAAGAGAAATCATAGAATTCAGAAAAGTTTGGGGTAAAATGCCAAACAAAGAACGAAAAATTCTGAGGAGCTATTTATGAACAACAAAGGATGGAGAGATATGGCGCCAACAAATGGTGATCGTATCCATTGCGTAATCGGAAGATTCCAGCCATTTCACACTGGTCACGAATATCTCGTAGACAAAGCGTGCGAACATGCCGATGTACTTATCGTATTCTTAGGAAGCGCTAATCATGCACAGACTTTCAAAAATCCTTTCACAGATTATGAACGTCAAATCATGATTGAAAGATACGTTAAAGAGAATCACCCGAAAGTCCGCGTACATTTCAAACCTGTTCCTGACTTTATCGACGACGTAGATTGGGCGAATTACATTAAGCGTGAAGTCGCAGACGTAAGAACAGAAAACGACACTGTCGTTCTATATGGATTTGAGAAAGACGCAACAAGCTACTATCTCAAATATTTTCCAGAATATCGGATGCACGAAGTAGAAGCGATTGCCCGAGCTGATGTAGGAATACTCGGAGCAACACAAATCCGTGAGATGATTTACAAAGACGACGAAAACTGGAAAAAGTACGTCAGTGCTTATACACAAGAGAGAATTCTTCGATGGATGGAAACGGATGAGTATCAAAGAATACTCACTGAATACGAATTCACGATGAAGTACCGCGAACAATTCAAACCAGTCGCAGGAGAGAAATACAATATCACATTTACAACAGTTGACAATGTGATTTTCTGTGGCGGTGAAGTTGCAGTCATAAAGAGAAAAGAATATCCTGGTACAGGATTGCTAGCTCTTCCTGGTGGATTTCTTTTACCTGATAAAACGCTTCGCAGAAGCGCGGATATTCATCTCGAAAAGAAAACAGGTATTGACATCACAACTGAAGAGCCAAAAAGATTCTTCGTTGTTGATAATCCTGATCGCAGCTTAAGAGGACGTACGGTTACGAATGTTTTTGTGTATGATTTGCCAGTTGAAAAATATTACAATTTACTTAAAAACAACAAGAACATTATTCTTAAAACTGCCGCTACTTTTGCTATTACGGATATCGCAAAATTCTTCGAAGATCACTTCCAAATTATCGTAAAAGCTGATAGAATGATCAGGTAAGAAATATAAAATATGTCTAACATGTTAAAATTTTTTGAGTCGCTGAATAAAAAAGAATCGCAGTATCTTGGTAGTTGTGTCGATATTGACAATAATGAAGAAAGTATGATATGTGATATTATTCGTGACGCAACAGAATTGTCTGACGTCGTCGATGATGAAAACGAAGGAGAAAGATATAAAATTTCTAAAGAGAAATTTTACTCTCTTGGGGGAAGAAATAAAATAGGATCAAAAACGATAGTCAAAAAAGATTCAATTTTTGGTATGAATAAAGAAAAAGGAATATTTTGGGTATACACGAATTCGGGCAAAAATGGATGGATTCACTATTTTTTTGATTTATAATTCTGTATTTTTTTATTAGAACATTTCCTTCCTTTAGAATATAATTACCTATCGGGATCAGAGCGAATCTAGCAATGATCCCTTTTTAATTTTAACGCAATTTTTAAGGAAAAGGGAATGAATAAAGGCAAAGAATTTTTATCGAATCTGAAACTATACTCGGACTATCTTAAGTGGAAAGATGATTTAGGAAGATACGAAACGTGGGATGAAGCGTGTGTAGATGTTCTTGATACTCATGTCCAAAAATATGGCAAGAAGATTCAAAAATATATAGACGAAATTCTCCCTCATTATCAAGCTAAAGATTTTCTTGTTTCACAAAGAAATCTTCAATTTCGTGGGCCGCAAGTTCTTAAGAACAATGCGAAGATTTACAATTGCTGCGTAACATACGCATATACGCCTGACGTGTTTGCTAAAGGATTCTATGTACTCCTTTCCGGAACAGGTCTTGGTGTTTCTCTAAAAAAGAAATTTGTATCACAGCTCCCAAAAATAAATTCACGAAATAAAGGTGCGAAAATCTACGTCGTTCAAGATTCAATTGAAGGATGGGCAGACGCAGCAAAAGTTCTCATCAGTTCGTATTGCAAACATGGTTCTCTTTTCAAAGAATACTTTGGGTACAAAATTCTATTCGACTTTTCTCTTATTCGTGAAGAGGGCGCTTTCATTTCTGGTGGATTCAAAGCTCCTGGACCAGAAGGTCTCAAGCAATCTCTTGAACGAATCGAAGCTTTATTGAATGCTCATCTCGGTGAAAACGAAAGCATCGACTTTAAAAGCATAATCGCTTATGATATTTTCATGCATCTATCTGATGCAGTTCTTTCTGGTGGTGTTCGCCGTTCTGCGATGAACATCTTAATGGATGAAGATGACGAAGATCTTATCAACGCTAAAGTAGGAAACTGGAGACAGACACATCCTCATCGTGCACGTTCTAATAACTCTGTCGGCTTAATGCGCGGAGAATTCTCGTATGAAAAATTCAAGAAACTTCTAGAAATTAATAAAGGCGACAATGATCTTGGATTCGTATTCATGTCTGATGAAGATGACATGTTTAATCCATGCTTTGAAATCGGATTTAATTTCTACCGCAAAATCAAAAACAAAGTATTCGCAGTATTTCAATTCTGTAATCTTGATGAAATTTCTGCGAGTGCATGCGTAGATAAAAACGGAGACTTCGACGAAGAGAAATTCTATCGTATTTGCCGTTATGCTGCAATCATAGGAACGCTTCAAGCTGGATATAACGAGTTCCCATATCTCGGTGAAGAGACGAATGAAATCGTACAAGGCGAAGCACTTCTTGGTGTTTCAATTACTGGATGGATGGATCGTCCAGAATTATTCAACGCAGAAATTCTACGTAAAGGTGCTGAGATTGTTAAGCGCACAAATGAAGAAGTTGCAGCGTTTATTGGTATCAATCCAGCGGCAAGAACTACCACTGTCAAACCATCAGGTAACGCTTCAGCTGTTCTTGGGACTGAATCTGGCATACATGGTGCGCCTTGGGCTCGCTATTTCAGAATTATGCAACTTAACAAAGAATCTGATACGGCGAAACACCTATCAGAAAACTTTCCAGATATTCTTGAAGAAAGTGTATGGTCAAGTACGAACTCAGATTATGTTGTCTTTGTTCCTGTCGAAACAGAAAATCCAAATGCGATATTCAAAGATGATTGCATGGGTGTTAAACATCTTGAACTTATCAAGCTTGTAAAAGAGAATTGGGTCGATACAGGAAAAATTCCGGAACGATGCTATGTGTCTACTACAAGTCATAACGTCAGCAACACTGTACTTACAGATGATATGGAAGCTATCTCTAGATATGTCTTCGATAATCAGAATTCGTTTGCTGCCGTTTCATTCTTAGAACCCACTGGCGACAAAGAATACAACCAAGCTCCATTCACTTCTGTCCTTAACACAGAAGAACTAATAAAGAAGTATGGAGATGGAGCAATGTTCATGTCTGGTCTCGTAGTAGATGGATTACACTACTTCGAAGAAAATCTTTGGCTCGCCGCGGATCATGCAGAAAAGGATCTTAAAATTACTGGCAATCGTGAACAAACACTTCTTCGAAAAGATTGGGTGCGCAGAGTAAACAAATTCTCTAAGAACTACTTCAAACGTGATATGAAGAAAACGATTCATTGTATGAAAGATGTCCATCTGTGGCACAAATGGAATACGATCTCTCGTGCATTCAAACCAATTAACTTTCCGGAAATATTAACAAAACCAGAATTCAAATCCGTGAGCGGAACTGCGGCGATGGCTTGCAGTGGAAACTCATGTGAAATAGTGAGGCTATAATGAAACTTATTCTATGGATGGCTTTTTGGGCGGCGATATGCGTCGGATCTTGCAAAGGTTTAGACTACATCTCTAAGACTTATGTCAAAGGATATATCGAAGGAAAGAACAGATCATAAACATCTTGATAAAATCATGAGTATAATAACTCATGCAAATAGATGTATCGCCAAGAGCGCCAAAAATAATTTCACTCAAAAAAGAAGTGATGGTTCGTGGAAGACGAACATATCCTCTTCTAGAGGAAGTTACTGATCTCTTCACAGTATTGAAGAAAAACGAAACTCCAAAAGAAGGTAAATCATCTCTCGCACAACGCGGACTTGATTACATCAAAGAGCACAAAGCAATTCCAAAATCAGAATTGCGCGGTGCATACCGTCAACTGAATTCTATTCATGAATTCAACATGGAAGCACTAAGAGCATAAAATGATCAAGATAAATTGGGACAGAGTAAGACGCGATTCAATTATCTTAGTGATAGTTGCAAACTTCATTTTTGCTTCTGTCCTAATTTACAAATTCAATTCTCTTAAGGGAGTTGTTCAAAGAAGCGCTGAAGAAAACAGAACAACTAACCTACATCAAAAAATCACAAACAATAATACAGCGCATGCGAATGCTTATACATTCATCGTAGACAGAGACATTCTTAAGAATTTCACATGGGACATTGATGAAATCAGAAATGGGACAGAACGCTACTGCAATGACAACAAACCACATTGGTTTTCAAGCAAAAATTGCTTCATCAGAATAAAACCATCAATATTAGATGCATATAAGACAACTAGCCCATTCGGTTTTCAAGTTCATACAGTAGGCGAAACAGTCTACATTTCATATTGGAAGAGAATAACGCCTGCTAAATAGAAATATATTTAGTGGGCAGATACATATTCTTTGCACTGTTCTTTCTATCAATTATCTCTGGTCCACTTGAGAATTGTGTAAGCAGAAAGATCGCAGAAAATCAGAAACAAAGCATCTTAGAATTCCCAAAAAGAACATATTACTTAAACAAGATCTTCGAGAACACACGAGTTGTCCTTATTACATGGACAAATGAATGTGTCCCCAATGCTATCAGATTCTCTTACCACAACGTAGAAGACATCTTCTTTAATGGTGATTCAATATTCATAACTACATGGGACGAAAATGGATTGAAGGTCCCGATGAAGTGCGTAGAGAAGATCGAAACAGCAGAAATCAAAAATTCTTAATCATCTAGCGACTTATTGCCATAGAATATACATGGCAAAAAGAGAACGTGTAGGTCTTCGTATTCCTGAATTAGCAGAATTGACGATTGATGAAAAAACTCCAGCAGCGACGATATATAATTACTACATCAACGAAAGCAACGAGAAGAAAAAGAAATTCTTCAAAGACGCCTGGGTGAGAGCATACAAGAGAGAAAAAGAACAAAAGAAGTGACATACTATTGTGATTTAAAACGACATCTCGTTTGTTTACCATACTCAACAGAAAATCTCCATAAAATGGCCGATGATCTAGATATTGATCGAGCATTGTTTCGGAAAAATCACTACGATATCCCAAAAAGAAGGGTTAAAGATATTATGGAGAGATGTATAGTCGTCTCTCCTAAACATATCGTTAAGATTATTTTGTTAAATAGTAAATCATCAAAAAGTGCGCAACGCTTCCAATAAGAACGAAGACATGCCACCAAGCATGCGCAAATTTCTTTTTGCTCATAAAGAAATAACTTCCGGCAATGTAAGACAATCCACCTCCTAACATCAGATAAAATGGAAGATTGTCTATTGAATAAAAACTCTTAAGCGAAAGAACATAAGCTCCCGCGAGAATGCATTTTGTTAAAAACAAAGAAATGTAGTTCTTAAGTTTATGAATAAAGAATAATCTCTCTAGAATTCCAAAACCAATGAGAATCCATATATAAGCGAGACTCGTATGCTCATTCAAATATGAGAGAATTGGCGTATATGTTCCACCGATTAAAAGGTAAATAGAGACATGATCACAAGCCTGAAAGAATTTCTTATACGCTCGTTTTTGGAACGCATGATACAAAACTGAAAATGTGAAAAGATTCACAAGAGAAAGAACATAGACCAAATTAGACCATACGTATTGTGTTTTAGCAATCAGAATTCCACCGAAAAAAGAGAACCCAAAAATAGCAGGCATGTGAGTGACGACGTTCATCACCTCTTCTATAAAGAACTGCTCTGAGATTCTGTTGAATTTTTGCTTCTTCTTTTCGAGGAAGACGCGGATTTTTTTGAAGATGTGCACCATCGCCCTCATAATATATTCTATGGAAGATCTCGTTAGTAAATATTTGAAGCCGCATCGTGAAGCTATCGATGAGGGACTGAAAGATGCAGTAATCGCTGCTGGTCAGGGAATCAAAGCGGCAGCAGTAAAGACTAAAAAAGCATTCAAGAACATTGTTGACATAAAGAACAAAGAAGCGTTCATCGACAAGGTAATTAACACTCCAAAAGGCGGATCTTTCTCAAGCGATACTGAAAAAGAAGCAGACAAAATTATCTTTGAAAAGACTGGTCGCAGAATGTTTGTTGTAACTGATTCTGCTGGAAAGAAAATAGGCGAGATGTATTTGACTCTAGATTATGTAAAATCTCCAATCAAAGCGAAGTCTAAAGAAGAGATGAATAAAGGTCTCAAAAACGACACAGCGATCAAAGCCGCCGTCTCATCTTTTAACAGCAACTAATATCCAAAAAAGCATATAATAGATATGCTTAAACTCCTGCTTGTTTTCATACTAGCGATATCTCCTATCGTTCCTCTTTCATTCGACAAAGACTATAAACCACAAGAACAACGATCATTAACGATGTGTCTTCAAGGCCCTTCGTCGTGCGCTTGCTGCGATGTATTCTTTGGAGACTGCAGAAAACATACAAGCGTTTTCGTATTTCGTGGCCAATGCTCTCAGCTCGACGAATTCATATACGACATGCATTATTCTAAAACGGCCATGACGGAAGACGAAGAAACAGCGCCCGGGGATGCCCCAGAAAACTGATTTTTTATCCCGAAGCGCCATTTACAAAAATCAACAAGAAAGTTATAATAGATCACTTCCCAGCTAACTCGGACGCACTGATATGAACTGAGAAGATGGCGACAAGGCGCCTACCAAAATGCATGCTGGTTTAAAGTACTGGTAACCATTTAGAAACTCTGTAAGTTGCGAGAAAGTACTCCAACACTAAAACATAAAAACTCTACTGTTAGTTGCAAATGATTTTAGAGGACACTCTTCGCCCTGGCAATCCGAAGTAAAACGAGGCCGCGCAATACTATTTTTTTTGGAGGAAATATGAAAGTCAAATATAATCTTCGACTAATCATAGTCAATGTTTCAAGTAAATCGCACGTCATTTCACATGCTTATCAGTTGGCAGAAAAACTGAAATTCCAAGTCAAATTGAGGTATGCATGAAAACATATTGGGATCTGACCAGTGCCGAACAAGATGCTGTCATCGAACAGTTCGAAGCAACATACAACGATGAAACAACTGAAACACATCCGTTCCGTTGCTGCGATGAAACGAGAGGGTATTATACCCGCAAGGATGGAAAACCTTGCACTCAAGAAGATGTCGATTTTGCCTATCTGTCACGATCACTCGGACAAAAAACTGAATTCACTCTCGAAGATGGTAAAGTAAAAGTCTATGGCTTTTGCGACCACGGAGATTGAAAACACGGAGATTGAAAAATGATGAAAACAACATTTACATTTGATCGAATCGAAATTGAGGAACTCATTCGCCAAAAACTTTCTGCTGCTCCTCATTCAAAATTCAATCAGGCGGTCGAAACTCTTAAATTTGATTTTGGAAAAAACTTCCCCATGCAACAAGATGTTGTTGTAACAGTTGAAGTCGAAAGACTTCCGACTTCGGTAATTCAACGATGACTCCGGAAATCGAACAACTTAAAAAAGATCTCGCTCTGAATCAGCATGAATCACAAGAGCTTGATATGGAAATCGCGGTGATGCGAAGGAAGATCTTCAAGAAATTCCTGTCTCTTTCTAAAAACGAGCAAGTGAAATTGCATCAACTCCTTCCTGAGTTGAATCTGTTACCAAAGGTATATCAGAAAATTGACACATACGCATAAGGAACAACATGGCAAAATTTAACATCGGAGACCACGTAGAATTTCAAGTAAATCGCCGTGGGCATGGCAAAAAAGTCGGAGTGATCGAAGATATTAAACGTCATCGGTCAGGTGTCGATGTATACAGAATTGCTGTGTACGACAAATCTCGTGGAACTTCTGAATTTTGGCGAGTTCCTGAAACTGATCCGGGGCTGAAAGCAACAAAGATTGCAAAAGGTTCTGATGCTGCACAAAAAATCGAAAAAGCAGTAAAAGATCGTGAAGACAAGAAAGTCGCCGCTGATCAGAAGAAGTGGGACTTCTATACTCAAGTCGCAAAACTTGGTATCAAGAAAACAAAAGTCAAAGTCAATTACCGTGGTGGTGCTCGCTGGGAAACAATCACTGGTTTCAACAGAAATGGTGTTTACCCCTCAAGTCAACTGCATCGCCGCAAATCAGTTGCATGGCGATTCATTCTCGATGTAGCTGAAAACAAGGAAGGTACATAATGCGTCTTGATGTTCAAATTCTCAAATCAAAAAACACAGAATTCGGAAGGATATATCTTATCTGTAAGAATCCAGGGAAAGCTAACAAAGAGACTTTTCATCTAATTGTTGAAGGTGAAGTGGATGCTTTCTACAATACAATAAGAAAATCAATGGCTGAAGAGGCATTCAACAACTACAAGGAAATCTGATATGGCGAAGCGAAAAAAGAAACATCAACCAGTCATACGATCGATGATTCCAAAGTATGATTACGACAATCCTAAAGAAGGTCGTTTCCAGAAAAAAGTGGACGCATTCATAAAAGAGTTTGAACAGCATCTTATGTTCATAACAGGATTTTTGATCGGTGTCGGCTGCGGCATCGGTATTGCAGCATGCAGAGGAACAATACAATGATAAAAATCGTCGAAGGAAACATTCTCAATTCACCCGATACGTTCATCGCTCATCAGTGCAATTGTACTGGTAAATATGTCGGTGGAGTTGCGGCAGCAATATTCGAAAAGTGGCCGAGTGCAAACGACAACATTCGCTCAACACAAGGAAAATTTGGAGAAATCAAAATCCATAAAGTTGAGAAAAAGAAATTTGTCGTCAACATGTTCGCGCAATACAATGGCGGAGGGTTGGTAGAAAAAACCGGAAAAGATTCCGCTGTCGATCGAATGATAAAATTCGTTAGCTGTTTGTTTGAAATGCAGCGCGAACTCAAAGATAAAACAAAACGCAGATTTCTTAAAGATCTTCCACTGACGATCTCTTTTCCATATCTTATTGGATGCGGAATTGCGGGTGGAGACTGGCAGATATATTCAGAGCAACTTAAAGGTTTCGCATATGCTATCGACAGCATGGGCGGGCAAGTAACGCTCTACAAATTTACACCAAAATAAGGAAACAAAATGAACCAAGCTTACGAATCAGTGTACCTCATACTCATCGGTCTTTGGACTGCGTATGAATTTACCACATGGACTGGTAACGCACCCGTGCGAAAAATGATCTCGTTTACTTTTGCGGTAACTGCAATTTGTATCGACATTCTTAAACTCGCGATGCACTTCGGCTATATTGTAAAAGCGTAATTCAAGGAGGAGAAAATGACTATTATTGAATTCACAGAAGAAGCAAAAGAATTCTCGCGTCTTCTTGCTCCTCTTAAAATGGATGAAGTGTATTTCATCTCGCTCTCCGCAAGAAACAAGTACCTTGATCAGGCAGATCGTGACTTCTATTCTCTCGGACGCACAGAAATGTTTGCCCGCGAAATCATCACTAAGAACACAGACTTCGAGTTTGCATTCCGCAAACTCACTGGACATCTCTACGCAAGACGCACTAACAATGGAAAAGAAATTCCAACGAAAGCAATCGTCTGCTACATGAACATCAATCCTACGTCTGTGCTCAAGGCAATTCAGCAATTCAAACGAGAGCTCGCAGAAGCAGAAGAAAACATCATGCGCAAAGTAATCCTTAACGGGAACGGAGCGAATGAAGCTGACTTTGAATTCTTCAAGAAAGCAAAAGGAAAACTCTATAACGCCTATCAAAGAAATCACTCTCGTAAAGTATTCCTTGACATTGACGTCGACACAAAAGACATCAATGTTCTCACGACAATTCTTGCAAAACTCACTATGAATGATGCGAGATTCATTACGATTGAAACTCGTGGTGGATTCCATATCATGGTGAAATGCGACACGATAAAAGGAAACTATCTGTATAAATCGATCGAAGAGGCTCAGAAACTTACAACAGCTGAAGTTATCTTTAATTCAAATGGAATGGTTCCATTTCCAGGAACTAATCACGGTGGATTTCTTGTTAAGATCAGAAAAGAATTTTCTTGGTCTTGGTTTAATGATAACTTTTAAGGATTTGACATGAAAGGTTGGCAATCTGTGGTAACACTAGCACTTCTTATCGGATTATTGGTGTTCATTTTCGCAAGAGGATAATATGACTATACAAGAAGAAAATCGGGTATTTAAAAATGCGTTCGGATTCATGGCGGTAATGATTTTTGTCGGAGCGTTACTATTTGTTCCACTCACAGTCGCATACTTACAATGGCAATCTCTGGTTTGGTTTGAGGCAACAGCTATGATTGGTATCTCGACTTTTGCTTTTGTCATTTTGTTCGGCTTATCTATCGTTCGCGGAAGCGGAATAGAGTCGAGGAAGTGTGTCAACAAGATAGTCGAATATCAAGAAGAAATTATCAAGATTGGAAACACAAAAGAAAAAGATCTTCGTGATATAATTTCTATATACGAAAAAAAGGAAAAGAACTATAAGGCGATGCTCGAACTGAAAGAATCTCAAATTGAAGTTCTTTTGAATAAAATAAAAGGGACATGAAATGTTCGAGGTCGGCGACAAAGTACTTTATCACTACTCTGGTGCCGACGTAATGTTTCCATGTAAGATTGCTAGAATAAGTATTCATCGCGGTGCTCCTAAAAAGAAGGAAAATGATACATATTCCCTTAAGGAGTATCGTCTAAAATGTACCATTCATGCGATTCTTCCTACTGGAGAAACTATCTCTGACGACATAACTAATTTCTACGTTAACATACAATAATTATGAACAAAAAAAGACAACGCAAATTTATTATCGCCGAGCGTCGTAAGGAGGCTCGTGCGATCAAGATGGAGCTAGACGAACTCTGGAAAACTACTCGTGTATACGTAACTCCAGAAAAACCTATTCGTGATGGATGGAAAAGATCATTCGTCATTCGTTATCCACATATTCTTTCTGGGCAAAATTCGGCCGCTAGAGAATTACTTCCAATACTTCAAAGCGTTGCGTACTGCGATCGCAAAGACTTCATTCACAAAATCCACTGGCCAGACGGCCGCCGCGGTTGGTATTGGGGTCCAGTAGAACAACATCTTCGTCATATTTCTAAAAGACAATATGAAACTCTTCGGCCAGATCTGCAACAGTTTTTCCGTAAGCTTTCGCCATGGGAGATGACAAGTTCTATACGTTGGTCTCGCTGGTGGAAATTCATGATGGCCCCTGAATATGTATTCAAGAAGCCATATCTATATGATCTCAAAGTTGAAAAGAACTACAAGGATCGCGTTTTGCTTCTTGATCCTGATGCAGAGTCTCGTAAAAAAGAACTGAACGAAAAGCTTTATGGTAATTCAGATCTTTATGACAAGAAAGCGAAGCTATTAAACTTCAATAATGAGAATCACCCAGGTTACCGTTGGCGAAATAAAGTAGCAAACAAGATAGCAAACAAAGAATTCGAACAAGTTAAAATAAATAAACTAAGAGGAGGAAATGACGATGACGAACAAGATTAAAATGTTTCGCGTAGGTGGATGTGTTCGCGACGAAATTCTCGGCAAGAAAAGTAAAGACATCGACTATAGCGTCGAAGCCCCATCTTTCGAAATCATGATCACTCACCTTAAAGAAATGGGTGTTGAAATCTGGAAAGAATTTCCGGAATACTTTACTGCTCGTGGTAAACTTCGTGGCGAAGCCGTTGATTTTGTATTGTGCAGAAAAGACGGCGCATACAGAGACAATCGTCGTCCAGATTCTGTTGAGATCGGTACTCTTTTTGATGACCTCGCGAGACGCGACTTCACAATGAATGCTATTGCCATCGACGACGAGACTGGTAAGTACATCGATCCATTTGATGGTGAGATGCATCTTCGTGCTGGTTTAATCGAAGTCGTTGGTTCTATCGATCGTCTTCGTGAAGATCCATTGAGGATCATGCGAGCTCTGCGATTCTCTTCTACTCACGGTTTCACTATGAGTGAACGAGTACGTGATTTCATCAAATACGAATTTCATCTTCTTGGTAACATCTCAAGAGAACGAATCAAAGATGAAATGAATAAGATGTTTGAACACGACATCGATATGGCTTTCGCGTTTATGCGAGACTGGGATTTTGTGTTCGAGTTCGTATTCAAAAATCTCAATGTAAGTCTTTCGGCTACATTGCCGCACATCGGTTAGGAGAATCATGGAAGGTAACAGACTTCAATTATCAAAAATCGAACCAAAAAGAATTCGTCTTGAAGTTGGATATGTGTATAATGTATTCGACCATTGGGGAGACATTAAGAAAAGGATTGAAATCAAATCGATTAATCCTGTGACTCGTGCAATAAAAGCGCACGTAACTACAGCGACTAACCGTGGAGATTACGATCACGTCTTTACTCCACAAAGTATAATTGACGAACTCAATTCAGAAATGCGTTACTCTCTTGCCGGAAAAATGGTCTTAAAGAAGAGACTATTCTTCGGCAAGAAACGCGTTTTGGAGAGTGTATGAAAAATTTAATTTTTGCTTTTGGTTTGATCGTATCAGCAATATTGCTTCCTGCAATGGAAGCAATATTCGCTTTCACATGCGCTCCTGGTGGCGGAGTGTTAACAGCAATCGGAACATTTCAAGGAAAAACTCTTCTTAAAGAAGGGAAGACTTGTTATCTCGTTCTCGATTCAGAAGAACCGCTCGCAAAACTGAAAAGTTGCCCAGTCAAATACGATCCTTTGAAAAGACCTACATATAATAGAAAGTAGGTAACAATGAACAAAATCTATTGGACATATGTCGGATTCTCCATAGCGATTGTTGCAGTAATTGCATCTAAGCTTGGACATTCCCCGATTTATGACACACGCAATTTTCTGTGGTCGGTAGCACCGACTGCTATAATGCTATCTCTAGCAAAATTAGTAGCAAAAGTCTGAGGTCCTTATGGACAAAAAAACAAAAGCAGTCAAATGTAAAGACTGCAAAGGCGTAGGTAAGATCCGTCAATATGTTCGCCCTCCTAATCTAGATGAAGATGATAGTTGGGGCTCACAAACAGATCGCTGGATTTCTTTTCTCAAAGGTTTGAAAAGAAAAACAGAAGAAGTCGAATGCCGTCATTGTAATGGTACTGGATTCGAAGATCATAAAGAAGTGAAATTCGAATCAGTCAAACATGAAACAGAAAAAGCAATTCTTCTCGTCATCAACAAGAAAGAGATTTGGGTTGCTAAATCTATCATTGCAAAAAGAACAGAAAAATCTATTATCGTCCCTTCATGGACTCATCTTCTTACTCAAGAAGAATGGTATGAAAGAAGAACGAGAGCAAGATTTATGGCAGAAGAATTTGACCAAGAATATTGGGATTCTTTTGGATATGATCCGGCAGATTTCTTTTGAAAATCGTATAATGAAAGGTAGGTAACAAATGAAAGTAACAGCACTCGGCGTTCATAGCGCTTTCGCGGTCGGTGAATCAATCGAAGCAACAGGATCAGTAACTGGTCAAACACAAAAACTCTATAAGCCAAAATTCCAATCAAACTTCCTCCTCGAATTTCAAACAGACGATCCAAAGAAGCCATATCGATTCGTAATCGATTTTGGTTCTGACATCCGTCACTCTCTCATGTATTCAGCTGGTTTAAAAATGGGAGATATCGATGCATGGTATTGTTCTCATCCTCATGCTGATCACGTCGGCGGAATCGAAGGCATCGCACTCTCAACATTCTTTAATCCATTCTGGAAAGGAAAGAATGCTTGGTTAGAAGAAGTGACTCCTGGTCAATTGCACGTCATCAACGCATATCTTAAAAAGAAAATGCCTGATAAATACAAACCAGAATTGTTCGCACACGAACACGTTCTCGAAGAAATCTGGCAAGCGGCTCGTCCTGGACTTAATACGCTTCAAGGTATGAGAAATGTAAATCTTGCGACATACTTTAAAGTTCAATCAATGGACGACGATACCATTAAACGAATCAAAGATGGTGATCGTACGTGGAAATTCTATACAGTAAACAGCACACACGTTATTTCTGGAATGGGAAAAATGCCATCGTTCGGTCTTCGCTTCGAATGTTCTGATGGGCAAGTAATATTCTTCCCTACTGACACAATGTACATGATTCCAGAAGGAATGGAAACGTTGTACAGAACTTCAGATGTCGTTTATCAAGACGCTGAAACAGGACCGAAATCTGGTGTTCATTCACATATCGACGATATTGAAAAATCCGACAAAGAAATAAAACGCAAGCTTTATCTCTACCACTACAGCGAAGAACCAAAAGTTGATGAAAGTCAATATCGTGGAATTCTTCGTACTGGCGACGTTCACAACTACTAAGATGATTCGCTATCACGATGGAACAGTCTACGTAATCGTAGGCAACCACAAAATTGAATTTTGGTGTGAACGCAAATGGTATAAGGGTGATTACTACTTAAAGATCCAATTGCGTCCGACATGGACTGCGTGGTTTCAGCAAGGAGTTTTTGGAGTTATTGGATTATCAGAATGGATAATCTGGCAAATTGGACTATCGTACGAACTGCTAACTCCTCAAAGAATGGAAGAAGTACTTAAGGAAATTAATGATGAAACTTAAAACAGATGAAATGCTCGACACTGTTGTCGACAGCGATCCTGTAGGATTACAATACAAAAAAACAATACTCGAATGCATATTTATGATTGCAAGATCTCGCGATGAAAAGGGATTGAAGGCAATTATTGATATGCAGTTTCGTCATGCAAATAATGCTCTCGATGGGTATCTTATTCATTTGGGAGTTTTAGAAAAAACGGAAGACAAAATTGTTAATTCTCCATCTCATTATACTGCTTCGAAAATCGAAGTCATCGACGTAATAACAGAACTTGGATTATCATTCGACTTCTGTATAGGAAATGCAATCAAATATCTCATGAGAGCTGGATTAAAAGATCAGAGCAAACTCATTGAAGATGTAAAGAAAGCTCAGTGGTATATTCACCGAGCTGAAAAAGAATATAATGGAGAATTCAAATGAATTTAGAAGCTAATGCGTGGCTCGCTAAAGACGTTAACGAGTTCGTAGAACTTGTAGGAAAAAATCCTTTCTTTGTAAAATTCACAAAGACAGACGGATCAGTAAGAGATATGGAAGCTCTGTTATTCGATCCTTCGTCGCCCGAAGAACTTGTCGATCTTTCTAAAATAGACAGAGAAAAAGACTATGTTCGAGTATACGATACGCAAAACAAAGGATGGAGAACGATAAAAATCACATCCATAATAAAAATTTATTTCATGAAGCATTAACTTCGGTTATATAATACACTATATGAAGAATCCATTTTTCGCAGACATCAAAAGAATTATTGAGGCTGCTCCCGATAAAACTGTTGACATAAGCCACATCGACTCAATCAAAAAGTATGGTTACGAATACAGACGAATGACTCCAGACGGAGTTTACATCTTCAATGAAACAGAAGGCAAAGAAGATTATATCATGTGGTTCAATATGTCGAACGATCTCGTCATGAAACTATTTCAATACTACGTTGTAGAAGGAAAGAAATAAAATGGGCAAGAGCAGAAATAGCGAGCACTATGATCACCAAAAAGCTCGCCGTCGTTCCCAAAGCAAATTCGAAAAACTCGAAGTGCACAGTGGTCTTAGCGAAGACGAAGTCATGGACTTATTAGTCGAAGAAGTAAATACAAGCAGGAACGATAATGAATACAAAAAGCAAAAAGCGTAACGCTCAGCAAAGAGCAGAAAAGAAACGAGCAGCACGAAAGCTGGAATCTCGCCGCAAACACAATACGCGAGAACAACGCCGCAAAACAGAAATGGGTGTTATTCGCAAAGCACATCGTGAACTTCAGCAAATGATGAAAGCTCAGATGGAAGCTCGTGCAAAAGAAGCTGCAGCTAAAGAAGCGGCAGAAAAAGCAGAAGCTCCTGCTGAAAAAGAAGAAACAAAAAATGCCAACGAAGAAGTAAAATAACTATATGTTCTTCATCTTTGGAATTGAAGGCGGAAACGACAAAGAAGACTCCTCAATGTTACGAGGAGTTTTTTTTGATCAGCCGGAATACACTCCTTCTATAATTATAGACAGAAGTTTTGACGATAGTCTTGGATTATCGGCTGACCTTAAAAGAACATTCCAAAAAGTGAACGATACATACAACGACTCCGTTACTCTCATTGGACTAGAGAGAATGGACGTCTTAGCATTCAGAATGTGGTGGGGACACCAAGGTCAAAATAATTCCGATTTCAAGTTAGAATATAATATATATGATTTGTCGAAACTACTCGGCATGAACGTGAAAACAAATGAAAAAACACTTGACAACATTTTCCGAATTGTTAAAGACATGCAAAGAGTCCATAATCTCTTGGCTAAATAAAGAGCATGTAACTGTTCTTGATCGATTTGTCATTTCGCTCGTTGCAATCGCAGCAGCGCTCATCTTCCAAAAACTACTCAAATAACATCTATAATATGTATGGACAAAATTGGACCAGACATATCTGACATCGAAAAAACTCATTATAAGAAACGCAAGAAAGGTGTGTCTTCGCACGGCAAAGGAAAAACAGGCGAGAAAACCATCGTAGACATCCTGAAGAAACATTCTGGACTGTTCTGGATGCGCATACCTAACTCCGGAGCAACGCTTGGACAGAGCAACCGTGACAGAATATTCCAAATGTCAGAGAATCAGATCGACGCATTTCTTGGCGACATCTTCCCTCCTTTAGAACTCAAATACAGATGGATCATCGAATCTAAGAACTACGCTACATTCCCATTCAAAAAATTTGACAACTTCGTTGCTGGTAAAGATAAGATTCCTGCTCAGTTGGATGGATGGATCGATGAATTCCAATATGACACGGAGACTTATCTCATGTCAAAATATACGCGAGAACCGTTCTCTTTCCTCTTTATGAAGATCACAGGACATGGTCAATGGATAGTTGGCAATGCAACACATTTCAGTCACATGTATCCTAATATTCAATATCCGCCGGGGACAAAGACGTTCAACAAGAAACCATTTGATGCTTTAATTCAAAGAGATTATGGAATGACGTGGTTCTTTGCTGACGCAAAAGAATTCGTGGCACTAAATGAAAAAATCCTATTCATCTAGGAATATAAAATGTGAAATTCAAACAAGCATATCTCGAAATAGTAAAAGCCGGAGACGAAGAATTCTCTGGATATAATAAACCAAAAAGAACACCTGATCATCCAGAAAAATCTCATGCTGTGTTAGCCAAAGAAGGAGAAAAAAATTAAGCTCATACGATTCGGCCAACAAGGTGTAAAAGGCGCCGGATCTTCTCCAGATACAAAAAAAGAAAAAGCTCGTCAGAAATCATTCAAAGCACGACACGCAAAGAACATCAAGAAAGGAAAAATGTCTGCCGCTTATTGGGCAGATAAGGTTAAGTGGTAATCACTGAATAATAAATCTTACTGGCATGTCATGAATTAACCATATCCAATAAGCGACAATTAATCCTACTACTCCAACCCAATAACAAACTTTCCATAAATCTTCTGAATTCATTATCTTTCTTGTGGTGGTAAATTTCTTGTTCCGCCGAAATATTTACGTGGAATACGGTTAACGAATAGCGCAGCAAATTTCTTTTGTTTATCGCCGAGCTGCTTCCAACCTTTTTTACGCGATGCATCTACAAAAGCTTCCCAATCAAACCTTTTACCATCGGTTCCAGCTGGAAACAGACTCGCGGTTGTAATTTGATCTTCGTTAGTCGCCATAGAATATATTTCAGGAATATAAATCATGATCAAATCGTTCAAAGAACATCTATCAATAGTACAAGAAGCTAAAGTCGGTGATATTAGCGATAAAAAAGAAAAAGCAAACTTTAAAAAAGCACAAGATCTATATGATCTTAGAAAGTATGATGCAGATAAACTCGAAAGCGCTCTCCAGAAACTTGGATTTAAGGGTGAAAAGCTAAAGCAGATGTTAGATGATGACGCTGTTCTTCGCGATACCTTAGAAGTTCATTTTATTCTTCCATTCAATTTAGAGGATTAATGATCAAACGAGCTCTTCAACCATATACTGAAGAAAAGTCCAAATGGATGCGAGTCATCCAGAACTTTTTTACTGGCGTATCTATGTCTCCTGTAGGAGGAAGTATAGGCGATCTCGTTGCGGCAATCTTATACTTCGTAACTAAAGATAGAATACTTGGAATTGCTCAATTAATTTCTGCTCTTCCAGTTGTCGGCGAACCAATTAAGCCACTTATTATTGCCGTCAATAGTGGAACTGATCTACGTAAATATCCTAAAATAACTTCAAAATTAGCGGCCATGAAACTTAAATTAGATGACCAAGGGCGTCTTCAGCCGGAACAATTAGCACAAGCAATTAAGAAAGCAATCGATAAATTCAAGGCGAAAGTAGCTTCATGGTTTTCTAAAGAACCTAAAGAGATCGCTAAGGTTGCAGAGCAATATGCCGAAGAGCAAATATATGCTGAGGGTAAGATTGCCGACAAGATCCTTTCATGGCTTGATGTCAGCGAGGATGAAATCTTGGAAGCAATAAAAAAGGTAAAATGATATATCGTTTATTAGAAATGGCCATGGCTCGTGATGTCGATAAATCAAAAATTTATTATCATGGCACGAGCTCTGAAAATGGTGAAAAAATTCTTAAAGAAGGAATTAAAAGCCCCGAAATAATTCATAGGGCGCGCCTTACCCCAATTAAAGGAAAACAATATATTACAACAAGTTTAAGATATGCAATCATATATGCAATCGGCGGAGATATGATTGGTGATGATTATTTATATAAAAACATCCGAATGGAGTAGGATATGTATTCGAAATTTCCGGAAAATCTCTAAAAGATATTCAGCCGGACGAAGATTCTATCGGTGAAATTCTTTATAATGAGCTTAAAAAAGATTCAGAAGAAAGAAACGAAAAACTTGTATGGCTAACTCATTTATATTCTTATAATGCTACAGCAGGGCAAAAAAGAAGATTTATGAATGGTGACTATGACGCCCGGGCGGAAGTTGGAAAAAAATTAGTTAAAAAAATGACTGATGAACAGAAACTTTATTTGATTGATTTAGGAGCTCATATAGCACATGAAGGAGATGGCAATCTTATGCCTGATAAAGCATACAAAATCGAATTCAAAAATATAAAAAATCTAAACGACGATGGATCGAATTTTTTTGATTATGCGAAAGAGGTAAAGCAATGAATGAGAAATATACATTATATTTAGAATCAGCTCAAGAATTAATCAACGAAGGCAAAAAGAGAAAATCTGATTTTGAGATCATGGGCGAAAAAGAAATACAGCGTGCCTTTGATAAAATCATGGATGACGTTGATCCAGTTTTTGATAATGGCGAGCTTACTAAAGAAGTGGAACAAGCAATAGAAGATATGGATCTGCATCCAAAGATCGAAGAAAAACTTAGAGCAAAGTTAATTGACTACGGTAAGAATTACTTTCCGAAAGATGAATAGCAATACAATGGATAAATACTTAGAAGACATCCAGAATCTAATTTTTGAATCAGATAGAAATAAAATTGAACTTGTAAAGTTTGATACTCTTTATCATGGTACTACGCTTTCTAAAGCAAACAAAATAATCGAATCCGGTTTTGATATTAAAAAATCTGGTGAAAAAACGGGAAGCGCTTCGCACAACAAAGGAATTTCTTTCACTTATTTGAAATCTGAAGCGAAAGATCATGCAAAATGGGCTTCTAAAAAATTCAAAGATTCTCCAGCAATAATCAACATTGATTCAAAAAACCTAAAAATTCTTTCTGGTGCAGCATTCAATGCATTAGCAAAAACAACGAAAGAGTGTATAGAAAAATCTTATCAAATGTTCAAAAGTGGTGCTATCGATGCTGTGTCTTTTTGTGATCAAGAGTCAGGAGACGGATGCGAAGAAATGGAAGTGCTAGTATTTTCTTTGGATAAACTTCATCCGACTTTATAAATGTCTTTTCTTTGACGTTGCAACTCATTTGCGATCTGTTCTCTTACCCATAGTGGTCTATACTTAATATCTCTTTCCCATATTCTGATCAATGGGAATCCAATAGCTTTCGCAATCCTATCCTTCAATCTGTCATTTCGAACATTACGTTTTTGCATTGATGAAAGTCTGCTATAAGCGACTTTCCCTTCATGGTAATCCATCGAGTGAAAGTAGCCACCATCACATTCGATTAGAAAACAATATTCTCCAGGTTTCTGAACTAAGTAATCATACACACGATACCATTTTTGATGGTTGACTCCAAATTCCTTTTTAAACTCAACACCTAAATCTAGTAACATATGACGGACCGCAGCTTCAGGTTTTGTTTCTACCTGGACTTTCTTTCCAGTCTTAGGATCAATACGCTTGTAACGATCAAGTACTCGTATTCGTTTCTTTGGTCGTCTTCTTATCTTTCGTCTTTTAGTTAACATAAGTCTATTTGTGCTCTTAGAATATATTATATAATAAATATGTATATCTCTTCGATACCACAGTATGACGATTGTTATGAAGATGAATCAAAAGGAGTGATTTATTTGATCAAAAATCAAATTAACGGTAAATGTTATGTAGGCCAGACATCTAATCCTTTTAGAGAAAGGATATATGGTCATCTTCGACCGAGTAAAAAACAAATGCAATCAATTCATCTTGCTATACAAAAACACGGAAAAGAGAATTTCATATTTGGAATACTTGAGTATATTTACGATGGAATTAATATCGACGATAGAGAAAAATTTTGGATTAATCATTTTGACTCTTTAAAAAACGGATATAATGAAACACTCGGCGGCAAAGGAATTGAATTAAGCAAAGAAAAAATAACACAAAGAAACGAAAATCTAAAAAAAGCATATAAAAAAAATCCCGAATATTCTCGTAATATATCTGAAAAAGCTAAGCAGCGTTGGGCAAATCCTGAATTTAAGAAATTCGTAATAGAAAAAATAAAACTTTCTATGACTGATGAAGTCAAAAAGAAAATAAGTGAAAAAAATACCGGGAAAAAACACTCAGATGAATCAAAAAGAAATATCTCTGAAGCACAAATTGGAAAAAAGCTATCGCAAGAACATAAAGCAAAGATTGGAGCAAAAAGTCTAGGAAAATCTCCAACAAATAAAGGTATTGCGCATTCCAAAGAAATTATTGAATTAATGTCAAAACTACTAAAAGAGCGATGGAAAACTGCGGAATATCGAAACAAATTTATTGGAAGAATTCCCGTCAATAAAGGGAAAAAATCTTCGGATGAGACGAAAGAAAAACTAAAATTGGCTTGGAAAAAAAGAAAACTTCGTCAATTGGAGAATACTATTGGCACCTCTTAAGATTGGCAGTCTGTATTCACTTTTATATTCGGAATGGAAGACAAATCCAACAAGAATTTATTGCTTCGTATTATATGACGGGCTGAGTTATATGCACTGCTTGCAAATCGGAGCCAGACAACTATCTCAGCTTAATCGTATGAAACTCATACGTATCATATCACAGTTGTCTAAGCTTCCTATGGCCACGAAATGGAATGGCAGACAACTATATGCGATATTCAAGCGTTATGCGCCGGATGCGGTTAGGCAATGTTATCGAAAATTTATCAAAATACACATTACTACTTCAACACTTGTCAACTATGGACTAAATAAGAAAGAAGAATTTTTAGACATAGAATTGAAATATGTTGACAAGAATCTCTTTAATCAAGCTAAGAAAGACATTATCGTAAACACACTAGCGCTGTTCAATAAAAAGGGAGTGCAATTATCTTCAATTAAAGATTCATTTGCTAAACCAACTCCAACAGTAACGGCGCCTACGATAGCAACGAAGGTAGGAAATGAAAGCGCTCCGAATGAAAATACGAATCCTCAAACTAATGAAACTAATTCTCCAACGAATACAGGTGAAGGTGAACAAGGCTCTGGCGAAAGCGGAGGATCAAGAGTTGGAGGAACTTCTTCGTCAATAGATATTGAGAACTAACATGGCAAAAACAAAAGCTAAAAGTCCAGCAGGGAAACCACCAAAAAATGCAGTAGGCTCTAAGACCGACACATATGCTACAATAGAATCTCAGCAAAAAACTGTTATTACGGCCGAGGCAGAAAAGAAAAGGATTCTCGACAAACTGAAAGCTATTGCAAACCGTAAGACAAGTCTGACGGTTGCTCCGTTCGCAACAAAACCAATCGCTCATCTTAATCAGTTGACTCCATTCATAAAAGTTACACTGAAACTTCCTAAAGTAAATACATCTAAACCTCAGACATTCAGAACAGTTGAGTACGACGAAATCGATCTCTTCTTTAATCCTACCGGAAAACAAGAAGGAAGTTATTTCAACAACTACATCAAATCATTCGACTATTCATACGAAGGATCCGGCGGATTCAAATGCAATCTTTCAATATCAGACATATCATTTGATTTTACTGATATGTTACTACTCCGTTTCAGATCTCTCGAAGATACAAATCTCACATTCATGGATGTAACATTCGGGTGGACTACGCCTGAACACGGGATGAAAAAGAGAGTCAATGGAATTGTATTTCAGAATACCGTTACATTCCAGGTTCAAGAAATGAACGAAGAAGACTCTCAGTTTGAGAGAGAAATAAAAATCAGTGGAATTGTCACGAGTACGTTTCCAGATGCTGCGGGCTTGATAACTCCTTATTCTATTCTCGGTCCTTATCCTCTTGTCACATACAACTTCATTAAATATCTGTATGACCCATTTGATGTTCAGTTAAGACTGATGGGATTAATTGGTGGAGACAATAAGACGATACCTAAAATTCCTGTTAACGATCTTCCGGCTAAAGTTGAATTCGTAAAAAACCTATACTTATCAAATCTCATGCTTGGAAAAGATGATCCCCTTAAGACGAAGAGTTTTAAGAATGCCGCTGGAAAAACAACAACTGTCGACGGAAAATCCGGATGGTTAAAAGAGATTTTCGGATCAGAGATAGTTAGAAAAGGGGAAGTAACCGAAGCGTCTGTTTTTCCTAATCCTACATCGATAGGAGAAAGTCCTGTGCTTACTGAACTAAAAAATTTATACTTATCTGCCGGACCTACTCCTCAGCTTCCATCTTCAGTTATAACGAAGATATATAACAGCGAAGTGTTCTTTAATGCGGTTAAAGCCAGAGGAACAAAAGGAACAGCGACAGGTCCTGGAAATCCAATTAATGTTTTGGTTTCTAAAGTTGCTCCATTGTTAAAAGAAATGCGTGTTCATCCGTGGGATGCGGCGAGATATTTTTACTATACAATGATTGAAGTTGTTACCGGTATTGATGCATATACTGGGAAACCAGTAGCCCCAAAACCTGAGTATAATTTCGTTGAACTAGATTTCGCTGACGTAATAAATTATTCACCTACATCCGATGGAAATGATGGGCGCGTGGATAAAAGAATTCTTGATGCGAAAGAAATGAGAACTACGAATAAAGTTCTAGGCTACAACTCTGTCAATAGCAGAGCAAACTTACTTGAAGTTCAAAAAGATCCTTACATAAAAGTATTCGGTATGAATGCTGATTCAGTACATCTTACTCAAGGAACATCTTGGGATTCTCTTATTCAGATGGCTATATCAAAAGTCAGAGTAAACTTGGAAGGCTATCTAGATAAAAAGGAAGAGAAAGAGTTTGATGAAATAAAAAAGACAAGCAATATTAAGAAGAAGATTAAGAATAATGGTGACCCTGAACAAGTTGTCGAAGAAAACAACAACCTATTCGTTAGAGAAAACGGAGGGAAATTAGTAGCTTACAGATTCGCTAACCTTAATTCAAAAATGTTTTTTGCTAGCGCAACAAGCAGAAGCTCAATATACGAAACTATTGAAGCAATGATTACGACAAAAGAAAAAAGAGTAAATGAAATCACTCGTCTTAAAGAGCAGAATACGATTATAGAAAAGAATGGTGGTGTTGTTTCTACCGACTCTTTAAGCGCTACTACAACAGTCGCGGAACGAACTCTCTTAGATAGTCTAAAAACTCTTAAAGCTGACAAAACACCAAGTTCTCTTGTTCTGACAATATTCTTGGACAGAGCAGGATCAATATTCGGAGAAGGATTTGGAGAAAACAATATAGCTCAGGTTTATAGCGTGCGCTTCAAAAATTCGATGAATGGATTCGAAGCGACCGAAAAAAGAACTGGAACATCTATTGGTTTGGAATTTCCTGACGTTGTTTCATTCAAACCAAACATCAAGAATCTTCTTGATCACGTCAGACATACGCTTCCGCTTACTGACATGTTTGAAATAACAAGCGAAGGAGCAAACAAGAAGATCTCGTCTACATATAGCAAAGTATATGAAACTAAGATGGCAAATCTCGGAGAGAGAAAATCACAGCTTCAAGACAAACTAAAAAAAGAAACTTCTGCTCCAGAAAAAAAGAAGATTGAAGATGAACTTCGTATTATCATTGGTGAAGAGCAAGCAGCAAAACAAGTATCCGATGATTCTAAAAACATCACGATAGAAACAGATCCAGAAGCAATTCAAGGAATAGAATCATCAAATCTTAAAAGATGGAACGAGAGAATTCGCTTCCCTATCAGATGGAACACAGACGCAAGAAAAGGTAATGGATTTTTGCAGGGTGATGAAGATGGTGAGGCAGCGATGATGAAAACATCCGTTGTAAACCTCAAGAGAAGAATGATCATACACTCGATGTCTTATGAAGCGGAGCTTCGTGTAATCGGCGATCCTACGTTTGTCGGAACATACTTTACAGACAAACTGATTTTCATGAAAGTTCTTATGGCCGACGGAAGAGATTCTATTCATACTGGTATTTATCAGATCACGGGATTCTCTCACAGTTTGAATGCTGGAGCTTACCTCACTTCATTCAAATTAATGAAGAGACCAGATTTGAATTCCGGCGATAACCCACAACTTATGACTCAAATGATAAAATCTCTGAGCTCGGATCCTATTTACCAAGGCTCTTTATCTTCTGAACAAATGATAGGAATTGCTGGATCTAGTGGAAAAGAGAAAAAGAAAAAACTCGAAGAAGCTAAAGACATACTTAACAAAACTGCTCCTAAAAAAGTGAAATTAACTGCGGCACAAGCTTCTGCTACGATAGACGCTGGTCTAAAAGGTCTTTTATAACGGACCTTTGACATAGGAGACATATAATAAAATACTATGAAAAAACTATTAGTGATTCTAGCAAGCACATTCCTTCTCTTTAGTGCATGCAAAGAAGAAACGAACAAAGAGAAAAAACCATGGCCATATAAGGTCATTTATGTTAAGGGCGACGTTTGGATTAACGACAAACACGCGACGCTGAATTCAACGATTCAGGAATCCGATACGATTACAACTAAGAATAATTCTTATGCTGTGATTTCGTTGAGTGACTTCGCGACGGTCTCTCTTAAACCAAACACGAGAATTTATCTAAGTCTTTTGGCGAATGGAAGGTCTGAAATCTTTCAAGAAGGTGGAAAGACATTTTCAAAAGTAAAGACTGGAACAAATTATCAGATAAAAACTCCTACAGTTGTTGCGGGAGTAAGAGGTACTTCATTCGAAGTTTCTACTACAGCGTACGCAACTAATATCATGTTGCTCGAAGGAAAGGTGGAAGCTACTTCAAAAGTTGACACGACAGTTATCGAGAGCGGTCAAAAGATTATGAGTACGCGTGGCGACAAGTTCAAGAAAGCAGAAATGACTGAAAAGGAACTCAGCGCTGTAAAAACTGTATTATCGTTTACAGAGGAAATCAAAACGAATCCAGAACCAAATGCTGATGAAGTAAATAAGACAATAAGAAAGATCGATTCAGATGATCATCCGCCAGTTGTTAGCGTGCCTAAAAAAACTATGACTTTGGATGAGATAAAGAAGAGATACGGACGTATCGCACAGATCGTAACTCATAACGGTCAAACATATACTGGCTATTTCAATCAAAGTGGAGAGTATATGACAATCATTACAACTTCTGGTACGGTGAAGATCAAAGTATCTCTCGTAGCAAAAGTAATCCCAATTCAGTAAAAAAGCAAACACTTTATAGTCGCCATTCAGAAGTATAATTCTAAGAATGGCGACTTCAGTTGGTGGAGCAGTAGGCGGCGGCGGAACTGCCGGAGTAAAAGGCAGAAACGTAGATTTAGAAATAAATCTCACAGGAAACCTACGCAAATACATTGACCAACTATCAGCATCTCTAGACAAACTCAAAAAACAAAGCGGCAATTTTGCCACGACATCATCTAAAAGCTTTAAAGACATAGAAACAGGAATGAGAGGTGCGTCTACTTCCGTAGACAAATTTGATACAGTAACATCTCGTGCTGCAAAGAACTATGTATCTGGCTTTTCAAAAGCTCACGGAATAACTGATAAACTATATAGTCGCCTTACATCATTCAAAGGGTTATCAATCCTTGGTGTTGGGTTTGGTGTTAAAGAACTCATAAGCAACACAAAAGAACTACGTCAAGAATTCTTAGCGCTCCGCGGACAATTTGCAGGACTATCGGATTCACAAGGAAGCGCATCAGCGGCACTTAAAGTATACTATAGCGCATGGGGTAAAACGGGAGCATCATTTGAACAAGTTGGCTCAGCGATGCAAGCTCTCGGTGAAAAAGGTCTTTCTCCAGTTGATGAAAAAACAAAAAGCATAAGCAAAGAATTTGAAAGCTTAACGGCTTTGTCTGCTCAATTAGGGCAAGCGACAGGCATTTCAAGTGATGCATGGGCATCTCTCAATGGTCAGTTGGCATTCAGTAATAAAGCCAAAGTTGGCGATATTCGTCAAATCAATTCTGCTCTTTTAGCAACGAATATGACTGGTGGTCAGCTAACTACAGTCATGAATTTCGTTAACGAGTCTATAGATAAATACTCTGCATACGCAAAAGATGGAAGCAAGAGCACGATAGCTCTTACAAAAGGAATTGCTGGAGCTTCAACAGCAATGAATAAACTTGGGATCAATGCTCAAAAAGCGACAGACTTCTTAGGTGGTCTAATGGATCCTGAAAAGTTTGGTGAAAACCAAGCGTTATTATCTCAGCTCGGTGTATCATATAACGATTATGTTAAAATGCTAGAGTCTGGCAATGGCAAAGAAACTTTCTTTGAAAAGATCATGAACCAATTACCAGATTTCTCTGCGAAGATTGCTGCAATACGCGATCCATTTGCTAGAATGAATCTCGCTAAATCTCTAGGTCTTCCTGTTGAAATCATGCAGAAGATGGCAAATGCTTCTCCTGGTCAGATTACTGCGATGATGAAAGAATATCAAGTCAGAGCAAAAGACGAAGAAGCATTAAAAGCAAAACAACAAAAAATGGCGGAGAATGCTGCTAAATTAGACGAACGATTCAAGATGATACGTATGAAACTATATACGGCTCTTCTACCTATTCTTGAAAGAAACCTTGGTTCGTTCATGAGTACTCTTTCTAAAGTTGCTACTGTTGGTGGTAAATTATTCAAATGGATCGGCGAAAGAGTAGAAGTAATATATCAGAACTTTCAACCTATCATTGATTCTCTTGTTTCTGGTAATTTTGCGAATTTACCTGGTCAAATATCTCAGGGTATGACAAATGTTGCCGGTGATATGATGAAACAAATGGCTGAAACAGTACTTCCAAAGCTAGGAACATTCATTGGTGAAATCATGCCAAAAGTAATGTCTGGTTTTTTCAGTGGATTCTGGAATGTTTTCAAGTCTCTTCCTTGGTGGGCAGAGATGATTGTTGGATGGAAAGTCATGAGTGGGGCTGTCGCAGGAATTGGATCACTTGCAAGTGGTCTTATGGGAATGGTTAACTTCGCTCGACAAGCGGCAAACTGGTTAACTGGCGCTGTCAAAGGAAATCCAGTAGAGATGGCTCAATTAGCCTCTCTTAAAAGAATTGAAATGCTATTAGCAACTAAAGGCAAAAGCACTGGAGGATTCGGAGAAATTGGAGCCGACACTATCGGTGGCGATGTCGCTGGTAAAGGGAAATGGGGAACTCGATTAGGAAAAGCTGGAAGATTCTTGGGTAAATATGGTGGAGCTATTGCGGCGACTGGAATTGGTGCTTACACTATGGCTAGTGGAATCTCAGATGCGAATGCAGATGTAGCTTCAGGAAAAATCAGTCAAGAACAAGGTAGAGTGCAAAAAGGCTCAGCGATCGGTGGTGGTACTGGCGCTATAATCGGTGGTATCGCTGGAACAGCAGTTGGCATGAAAATTGGAGCGGCAATCGGAACATTTGCTGGTCCAATTGGTATGGCAATTGGTGCTGCAATCGGCGCTGCTGCTGGATGGATTGGAAGTAAAATCGGTGAAGCGATCGCTGAAACAGAAAACAAAAAACGTCAAGGTATATTTGTATCTGAACAAGCCGCATCACAAGTAAGTAATGCAAAATTATCTCAGATTTCCGGAAGAAATGTTAACGAAAAAAACCGTGGTCAAGCGAACCTTACTATGGCTCGTGACATGGAACGTCTTCAAGAAAACATCATGGAGAAAGGTGGAGCAGGAAAAGAATTCTACTCTGCAATGTTCAATGAACAAACAGGAGCATTTGAAGTTCAAAAGAAAAATGCTCAAGAATATTTCAACGCTATGTCTATGGCGCAGTACGAAAACACTCAAGCTCAAGTAAAAGAAATCAAAGCTCGTATGTCTTCTGGTGTAAAAGTTATGGCATGGGAAGAAGAACTAGTTAAGCAAAGAGAAATGGTCGGAAAGAAAAGCGTAGAACTAGATTATCAAAAATTGGAGCTTCGTCAACTTGCCGGAGAAAAACTCAACGACGAAGAGAAAGCGCAACTTGAAAAGTTCAGAGATATTCATAAAACAAATATGACGGAATGGGCGAACAAAGATATTCCGAATGGAATGAAAGATGTTCAGGCTGCATTCAAAACAAATTACGGTATACTTAGCTCATCAATCAAAGACTCTCTTGGTGCTGCAATGAAAATGGCTTCCGCTACATTTGTTGGTGGTGCTGATGCAATGGTTGCGGGGTTGGGAGCTGCACAAACTGCTGTACAACAAGCAATGAATAGTATGGGCAACTGGGAAAAAATAAGATCATGGGTTGGCCTCGGATCTGATAAAATGGAGGGCGCAGAAATATCTCAGAAAGTTTTAAATCAAATGCAAAGAGATGTCGCCGAAAGAATAAGAAACTCCGCTGCAAGTGCTACAACAAGAGAAGGACGTCTTAAGGCTCAAGCAGATGCGATAGCTAACTTTCAATCACCTGAAGCACTTAGCTCTATGATGGCCGGTTCTTTTGGAAGACTTGGACTAACCGATGAAGCTAGTATGAGAAAGTTTAGAGCATTTACAGAGAGCACAGAAGGACAAAACTTCTTGAAAGACACTCTTAAATCGATGGGATTGGCGAATAAAGAACAGGAAATGATTTGGAGAGATATGTTGAAAGCTCAAAAAATGACGGCTACGATGGGAGCAGGAGCTCTTGGTGAATTGAAGAAAATGAATGAAGAAGAAAAGAAACCTCAAGATGATGCATGGGCAACATTCATGAAAAACTCAGTTCTATTCGGATCATCGATGACAGGATAATATGTTAGATTTAAGCAGAATACTTTGGACACAACAATTTGACTCAGTACTTTCAAATGCTGGGAATAGTAATCTAGATTTTACACAAATCAATCTTAGCAGACGAGTAACAGGTGGTCCTCAACCCGTGCCATTCTATCCTAACGTTTTTGGATTGAGTGTTTACGAAGGACCAAAATCTTCCGCTAATTTCAATTTAGCACCAAGACAAACTAATCTTAATGCGAAAGCAATTCCATTTCAGTATATCGATGGAATTCCTAACTGGAGTAAATCAGCTAACTATCAAGATGTCAACGATATAATGGGAAGATATGAAGGATATTCTATTTACTCAAACTCATCTGCTCAAGAATGCCAATTGACACTTCACTATCACGCAGAAAGAGAAGTTGGTTTTGGATGGTCTCTAGAAAACATTGAACGTATTGAAAAATACATTCAGTCGCTCGTCTTACCTACAACAAACAAAATGTACTCACCTCCACCAAGAATGTTATTGAATATTGGTTACTTATGGAGAAGCGTTCCGGTAATTGTAAGAAACGTAAATATTGAGTACATCGGTCCATTCATGGCTGACGGTCTCAGAGCTCATCAAAGAAAGATTACTCTTGAACTAAGAACAAACTACGATTTGTCTAGATCGATGAGCCGAGACGAAATATTAGCGAATACAGATGTCGCTAGAAACCGTTATGAAATATTCGCAGCAAGAAGTTTGAAAACCGGATCGGACAAACTTAACGCAATCAAAAATACTCTAGGAGTTTAACATGCACTATTTCAACTTCTCCCAGATATTCTTAGATCAGACACTCAAAGACAACATACCATATCGCGGAATCTCATATCCGAACAGATCAATAAAGATTGATAAGGAAAGATTACTTTCTACTACTGTCGGAACTGGAGAGATTTACAGATCAGATAAAATATCTTACAGAATTTACGGGACATCAGATTTGTTTTGGCTTATTGACCACGTCAATAACTTCAAGCATGGATTCAAAGAATACTATTTAGGAGCAGAAATTCTTTACATTGCGCCAAATGATCTGCCAGAAAGTCTACAATAACTATGACGGGTTCGGAAATCATAGATCCAAATTCTCTTCAGGCTCTCGTATGCAGAATGGAAGAGGGAAGAGTAGAAGATGTCGTTGAAATAAAGAATGAAACGATAATATTGTTTCGCTGCTTTGATAAGCGCATTCATCCTGAAGATCTTCCGGTAGAACAACTAACGCAATGTAAACCTATCCGCTTTTTTGGTGGCGGAAATATTCTTTCTCAGGAAAAGAATAATCCTGGTGTTGGCGACGTAGGTGTAATCATTTTTTCTAGAGCCAATGATTTTTCACGAGCTTATTACATTGGTCAGCTTGAACCTTCTAACCAACCGATAGTAATCGATCAAGCAACGGCGGTCGCCGATGAAGGTGGAACTGCTCTTTCTACAAAAAGCGGAAGCGGATTCGTTTTATCGAATCAAAAACAAAGAGCTTCTTTATTCACAGCAAACTCGCGATTAAATCTTCACGAACGTGGAGTTTCTCTCGGAGACAACAACATATCTGACTTAGAAATGAGTCATGATGCTATATCTTTAACTCTCAAAAAAGAAAGTACAGTCAATTACGGTAGTCTTCAGATGGGACGTGATCGCTTAAATCTTCGTGCTCTTGGTAGTATGATGATTGCTGCTGATACCGGAACTATGAACATCTATGCCGGAAGACTTGTAGCTGAAACAAGAGGAAGTATCGAGTGGAAGGGAAAAGACATCAAAATAACCGCCGCATCACCAGACGTAGGAGAAATATCGCTTTCATCAGGCGGATTCAGACAAAACGTAACAGGAAACTTACTATCATCAACAGCCTACGAAACAAAGGTAATAAAAGGTGACTACAATATTTTAGTCGCTAATGGCGATGTTTTGCTTCAGCAAAGTTCTATTCTCGGAAGTATCACATTGAAACAAGGTGGTGGATTACTTTCACCAGCGGCAAAAAGCCTGATCGAAATGGATTCGTTATCTCTTGAAATTTCTCAGACATCTGCATTTGTGTTAAACAGCAAAATTACATTTGATTCCGGAGTTATGTCGATATCATCATTCATAAAGACAAACATAAAAAGTAAAATGATTAATGTTGAGGGGTTAGTCGTAGATTTTACAAAATCATCAGTAATGAAGAGTGGACCTAAAGTTGCTGTTCCTACTGGAACTGGAATATGGTGCGCGATGCCATTTGAACCTTTAACAGGTTTGCCAATGACGGGCGAAGTAGCAATGGGCTAGTAACTGAATCAAATATCTGAATAAACTCGCTTTTATGAATCTCGATATTGAAAGAAAAAAGAAGAGCGCAGAACGAAATAAGGCCATCAACAAGTATTCGAAACACATTGAAGACATAAAAACCATGATGTCTAGCAATATATCTATGAGAGAGATGTCGAGAAAGTTGAATATTCCTTTCGCGGCTGTTAACAGAATAATACGCAGAGATTTGCAGATACAATAGATATGGCAGAAAATAAATTCAACGACAGAGATTTTCTTATCAACCTTAAGGGTGTTCTTACTCAGATGAAAGGTGGTCTAGCAACTGAAATAGAAAAGAGAGTTGACCGTCTAAAGAATATACACGAAGAATACAAAGACATTATCGTTCACGCAGAAGAGTGGCATAAACAAGAAAAAGAAAGAGCTGCCGAGAAAGATCAGAAACAAAAAGAACGCAGCGAAAAATATGCAGATGCGGAAAGGTTAGCGAAAGAATATGGCGGATAGTTCATCACCGGAATGGAAAACGATCGAGTTATCAAAACTGCTCGAAGAAACAGAAGCGTTCAGAGAATTCAAAGGCGCTTTAGAAAGCGTAAAGAGCAAACTTGATTCTGCGGTAGACTTTCTAGATGCACTCGAAACACTATTGAATATTCTATCAGCATTCGAGAATATCCTTGATGACTTCTTCAATGGTTTCCTTGGAGCATTCTTAGAAGAAGTAAAGAAGATAATTCAGGAAGCCAAGAGCACTGGCATCTATGCACTCGATCTTACTACTCACAATTTCATTGGAAACAAGTTCATTCGTATGGATGAGAATGCAAATCCAGATGACCCAATTATTGCAGACTATATTCGCAACGAACTGACATTCCCATATTGGGTTGAAAAATTCGGAGAGAAAAACCCTAAGCAGTTCAATTCTGCAAAAAGCTGGTGGACTCGCTGGATGGGTGTCTACAAGCGTCAGACATATCGCGAGTGGATTAATGTTGCGGTTGATGCATTCTTAGATGAGAATGACAAAGCTGATCCAACGTTATCATCTCTTTATCTTAGTAAATTGCGTAATGGGGCAACTAGTTCTAAGAACGCAAATCAAGAAAGTAGCGATGCATTTATGATTCCTCCAAATGCTCTTAAGTATGTTCGTCCTGGACGTCCTAACTTTGGGCCAAGAGGTTACATCAGATGCTACATCGTTGCTATCACGGCTCCGGACTTCTTAGGTTTCTTGCAACTACTTGGATTATTCTCTTACTTTTTAGGTTCATCGCTAGGACGACAAAAAGACTATATCAATAATCTTGTAGAGTCAATGAAAGCGAATGCCGGTGAAACGGCTGAATTGTTCAAAGACTACAGAAACATTCTGTCATTCTTACAAAGCAATGTTGGTCCTGTAGAAAGCAGAGGAACTCCTCCTGACTTTATCGGTGTTTCCGCATATCAGTTGCTTCCGGAATTGTTCGATGGTCTCGAAAGAATTATCGATGCTTTACGCGCATTATTCGAAAAGACATCCAGTGGTCTTGCTAAATACATCAAAGATGTTATTGAATTTTTGAGAAAAGAAATTCAAGAAATACGTATGTTCATTCAGCTAATTCAAGAAATCATTGATTTTATTGATAAGTTGCTTGAATTCAACGGAGCTCTTCTAGAAGTTGAGGCTTATGGAAATGACGAGCTCGTAGAAAGAATAGTTAATGCTACAAATTTCCCGGTTCCACCAGACGATAAGATCTATATTGGCGGTGGTTTGTTTTGTTTCGGTTATCCAACTGACAAAGATAATCCTGGATCATTCGATCTCGGTAAGTACTGGAAAGATGGATATAATAGATTCAAAGATAAGGTCGTTAGCTATGGCAATAGTATCGAAGGAGCAAGTCAAGATAGCGATTTCGACTACATTAAGTCACTCCTTGGTAAAATTACTTAACATCTTTTGAGCTCTTTATAGAGAAAATAATTCTATAATGAAGGGTTTGAATACTCTCAATGGCAACCTTAAGATTTCTTCTGATGAAGAATTGGTTGGTGCGCGACTTGAGAGACTGCTATTTACTAAACCTAACTCTATACCAGGAGAGCTTGGTGTGGGTTGTTACTTTATTGACATGCTTTGGGAACCGATGGACCAAATCACATTTGTCAATATGCTTGATGAGGTTCAGAAAGTTGTGGACTTATATGAACCGAATCTTGAAATCGTTACGATTCGTATTAACATATCGTCTTTCGATGCCAATAGAGAGCTTCTTACTTTAGAACTAGATTGGAACTTCATTGGTACAAAAGAAACAAAAACTACCACGATACACAAATTCAGGGATAAATCAAGCTAAAATAAATATATGTCTGCTACACTAAAACACCTAAGTGCAATACGAGCTCCAAACCTTGTAGACTTTGACCGTATCGGCATGATGAATGAAATCATCGGCCGTATTAAAAGTGATCCCGAATGGAACTCAAACTGGGACGGAGAACTATGGCAGAATTCTTCGTTCATGATTATGAACTTCTTCACGTTCTTATACGAGAAGGGATTTAACTACTTCAATAAAGCTGTTAAAGAAAACTTCCTTATGGAAGGTATCGATGAAAACAGCATACTTAACGTCATATTTCAGAGAGGCATTTCTCTTATTCAGAACCGCCATTCAAAAGTACAGTTGACTGGCGTTATACAGAATGATGACTTCTTAACTGAAGATCTCGTATTCCCTCTTCAACAGGTGTTATATGGCACAGACTTGAATGGACAACCTATTCCATTTGAAATCATAAAGATGGCTCTCGATGGAAAGCCAAATTACTTAGAACCTGTTACTGTAGAAATTGGAAATTCTAACAGACAAGTATTCAACGTCGATGCTTACTCTGGGTTAACTCAGGAAGTTACATACGATTTGACTGGAGCTTCATCGGACGGATTCTTCATTGATATCGACATCTCGAACATTATTGAAGATAGCATCCGAGTCTACTATGAATTCGGAACAGTAAAGCAAATCGAATTACCAGAAGTGTTCTCTTTCGTCAAAAAGAAAATAGAACTCATTGGTCCTCAAGTTGGAATCTACGAAAAGGATTTTCCTCATGGCATTCCTTCTTGGATCGCTAAACATAATGGCGACGGAAGCGTAAGAATATTCTGGGGAACAAAAGAATTCGGCGGAACATTTGGTGATCCAGCTGGAAAGAAACTCACAATTAAACTAAGAACAGGCGGCGGAGAACTTTCTAATATCGTTCGTCGTGGTATTGATACTAATATCGAAGTTGATATTGGAAACAACATCACTAAGACTGTTTCATTTGTAAACGAAGTAGATGCTGGCGGTGGTGCCGACAGAGAAGATATTCTCACTATTCGTGAATTCGCTGCTCTAAGAACTGGCAGAGAAAAAGCTATCGTTCAAGATCAGGATGTCGTCAATAACATATATCATCTCGCGAACAAAGTAAAGAGTGATTCTCCTTTCTATAACGAAGTAGGATCGAGAACTCAATTACTCCACACTCACAACTTTATAGTCCCTAGAAGAGACTTAACTAACTTTGAATTTCCTGTCGTAACTCCAGATGATACAATCGAAAGCTACAGACAGAAATTCCTGATATTCCTTAATGACTATCTCAATCTCACTGGAATTAAAGACAAAGATGTCAAAGACGAATTCATTTCTACGTTTGCAAAAAACGGCGGATTGTATGATTTCTCTTATGGTTTGAAATACAAGAGACCTCTTAACACGACTCTTGTTCTCAATGCTTATGACTTCAAAGGAGCATTGATTGATCAACTTGAGTTCGATACAAATTATGGAAGCGCTGAAACTGGGTCATTTGTTCCATTCACTTCAATAACACCTACTACAAAATATGGAAGTGCGAAAGTAATTTCTCGTTCTATCAATACATCTAATCCTCTAGTAGTTGAATCATCATACAACTCATTTCAAATGAGTTTTGATAAAATTGGATTCTTCAATGTAACATTTACGGCGAATGGTATTTACACGAACGCTGAAGGGTTAGCAACAGAACTTAATCTTCAGATCAGAGGATTATTATCTTCTATGCCAGCATATCAGACGTATTTTACTCTTTATGCTAATCATGTTTGGGTGTATGCTGACGGCGGCAGAATTATTTTCCAATCTCCTACGATCGGTTATCCTTCTGTCATATTCATTAAAGCAAATAGCACAAATGATCTAGACATTCTTAAACTGCTCGACATTACTCCTAACTTATACAGAGCAAATCCATCCGGAAAGATATTTGATTATGCCACAAAATACAATCACCAACTTTCAGAAGTTGATTTAGTATTCAAAAAAGATTCTCTCAATAAGGTCGTTGATTACGACGCTTCTTCTTTTGCTATTCAGAATCCATCTTTAGCTGAAGGTAATTCTTTTGAAATACTGATTAAAGATGAAAACGAATCCGACAGAGAAGTTCTTCAGACTGGAGAACAGCTAATCGTGGAAGCTCTTGATGTAAATGATGTCGTTCTCGACAGAGCCACATACACATATGGAACAACTGATACAAACACTCCATCATTCGACAACTCGTTCTTGAATACTACTCGCGTATTTGATGTTGCTGGTGTAAAAAACTTCAGTTATCCTTTGAGTAAGCTCAATATGAAATTCAGAGATTCTGTTAGCGTACCAAATAGCGGTGTTGCAGTTCCTCCATATTTAGCCGGATTTCCTGTTGTAGGAAAACTTATCGCTAAGTATGTTATTCCTGTCCAAAACACAGACGTTATATATGACAACGGTATTCCTCTGGGGAACACTAACTTTACACTATCTAAGATGGCGATTGCAAGTCCTGCAACTCAGTTGTCTTTGAAATTCTACAACGAATCTCCTAACGCGTTGATTTGTACTGTCGATATTCCTATATCGAATCCACTTCCTCACACCACTCCATGGTTTTTTATCACTGGAACTGATAATGTTACTGTTATAGGTAAAGTCAGATATTCTAGATCGATTAATACAAATCTTATCGTCATCGAATGGAACGAAGAGTATACTCTCAATCTTGGAAGCGAAGGAATTGAAAAGGTCGAATGTGTTTACTTGTCTGCAGAGAATGCAACGAAAGAAATTTCTGATACTTCTCTATGGTCGCAGCAAACTCTTTCTCCTATAGGTCCTGTTGTATCTATTCAGTTGCTCGATGATTCTAATAATCCGGAAGAATTACTTGAAGGGACAGAACTAAAACTAGAAGCTTACGATTCTCTAGGAACTACAAAGATTAGTGAAATAGTTTTCAATCCGATAACAAATGCGACTACAAATGGGATTCCTGATTCTAGCTTAGTATTTAAGCCTACAACCCATTCATATGTATATAATACTGCAATTTTGACAGCGACATTCAAAGATAGTAATGATGTAGCAAACACTCCTGTCCCACCATATTTGATTCACCCTAACGTTGCTAATGTCGATAAGATCCGTCTGACATATAAACGTCAAGCTTATTCTGTATTAACATGCAACTACAAACAAAACATTTACTTACCAGAAGGTGAAGCCGGAGCAATCGCTGACATTCTTATGGCTAAGAATAAAAGAATGCAGACAGTGCATCACTTAATCAGAAGTGTCGAGTTTATCCCGATTAAGATTGCTGCTAATTTGAAGATCTCTAAGAACATTTCTCCTCGAATCGTAGAAGATCAATCAAAGAAAATTATTGACGATGTTATGGGGTTCGCTAACACAAACGACTTCTCGCAAATTGGAGAAGGAGCAGACATAGGATATATATCATCTCTTCTAAACAGAACAGAAAAAGATTACAATCCAGGAATTCTAAATGCTCAGATCACATCGCCCGAAGTTACAAAAATTGAAGACTCTTCATTCTTAAAGAATCAATATTACTTCGTATTTGATGAGAACTTCATTAACCAAATGAAAAGCTTAGAGCAAGGTAACCCAAATATTGCTGGATTCCACAAGGTATTTCAGACAGAATTTAAGATCGAGCGTGTATAATGGCCGCAGAACTATTTCCAAAAATAGCTATCGTACACGAAAAAGAACTAAGATACTATCCAGTAGGGTCTAGTTCAAAACTCAGAGTTGTCTTATACAAAGACAAAAATTCTGCTCCTATCCCAGTTGATGGGTATGAAGCTTTCTCTTTAGACCCGTTTTATGTTTCATCTCAATTAGACTCCGATGAAGTTTATGACAATATCGATGATATTGTTATTGACAACATAGATCGCGTTGTTGTCAATGAACCTAAAGCTATTCGCTTACATTTCAAAAATCCTGGAACTGGTATCGTAAAAGCTACATACTTATACACAGACGAAAATGGAAACAAATTCAAATTATCCGATGAAGTAGAATTCTTGGTATATGAAAAATTCTTTACTGAGAACTACCAATATTTGTGGACAGATTTTGAAATAGAAAATCTTAAGAAGAATCCTAAACTCAAAGTCATGATGGAAACTCTTCTCGAGTATCTCGATATCATCTTTACATATCGTTTCGATATGCAATACATTACTGATGCTCGTTACACAAAATACAAGTATCTTGCTACTCTCGGAAGAGATCTTGGATTTGAGAGAATAGATTTTGAAGACTTCGACAGTGTAGGAGAATACATCAGTAGCACATTGTACAGAGAAATTCTTACAAACATTTATGACATACTTTCTATTCGTGGAACTCCGCTATCATACGAATTGTTATTCAATGCTTTAGGATATGACATCACAATTAAAGAATTCTGGTGGGATGATAAACAAAACCTTATCGAAGTCAATCCATACAATGACGAATTATCTACGTTCTTCGCTTATGACACTAATGGAATTCCTTTAGATATTCCGCAAGTACCTAGAAAAGATCCTCGTGGTAAAGCGGGGCCAAATAATCTCTACAATCAGAATTCAAAATCGAATTACATTAAAGTTGAAATAGAACCAAAAATAGATTCTCCTTATGTTCCAACTCTTGCATCATTCTCAAAAGAAAAGAAGATGGCTCTTAGAAAATACCTCGAATTCCTGAGACCAGAGCATGTTCAGCATCTTCAGCAAGTTGTTAAAGGCGCGATCTCAGAAACTCCGGAGATTGCCGAATTTATTGCACTTATTGATGAAGTGATTCATGTTCAGAAAAACAAAGTAATCTTTGGGCCTGAAGATACATCGCCGCCAATCATAAACGATGTAATTATCCTTTCTCCTACTTCGTTAGTTATCGTTTGCAGTGAAGACGTTTCAAAAACTTCTGTAGAGGATTTTGACAATGTTATTATATCAAAAGATAATGATGGTCCAGGACCAGGTCCTTACGTAAATCAAAATCTGGTTTCAATTACAAGAGATGACGTCAATAAGAATCTGATTTTTGTTCAGCTTCCTTCTGTTATTGAAAACCTACCAAAAACGTATCTCGCAATTATTCAGAATGTTAAAGACTTACATGGTGTCGAGCAGACATATAACTCATTCGCATTTAACATCAATGCTTACAACCCGCCGGTAGATCCAGGTGGAATATTTGATTTGCTTGAAACAAAAGTCATTGATGCAAAAACTGTTAGATTGACTTTCTCTAAAGCACTCGATGTTCAGACAATCTTAGATAGTAATAACTTCCAGTTTTCTCCTGACATTGATTTCAACGGAGCAACTGTTGATCTAAATGATCAATCTATAGTTTACCTGCACATTAGTAATGCATTGCATCTTCAAGAATATACGGTCACTATGAGCAATTTACTTTCGCTCTATGCTGAACCATTCAATGGTGTTACTACGTTTATAGGACTTGGTGAAAACATCAATCCTGACACCGGATTGCCACTCCCTCCTACATCTAATATTGGATCGGTTATTGGATCCGATGAACTATTTAGCAGCACAGACAAATTTATTCTGTCTGTCAATCGTCGACTTGAAGATTTTATTGGCTATCCAAGAAGATTTGATGGTAATTGGAGATTTGACACAGCTTCTCGTATTGAATCTAGAGAAATTAATTTGGCAAATCCGGTAACGATATTTTCTGCTAATAACAACAATAAATTCTCGATCTCGTTTGATGGTCTTCCATTCATAGAGATAACAATTCCTATTCTTTTGCCAGCTACGAATACAACATACAACTCAGCTGCAACATTCTCAGCATATTTGAATACACTTATCAAGAACGCGATGTCGATCACTCCTTCTTATACTGCTTATTATACTGACAATCTTCAGCATAGTTGGGTATTTGCAGATGGTGATAAAATGATTTTCCAAAGTGCGAACAGTGATATCGAAAACAGAGTAGATTTCATCTTATCGAATCTAGACAACATCAATATTCTTAAACAAATTGGGATAACTGAATTAAACGCTCCTGGTTTAGATGTCAAACCTAACAGATATGATGAATACATATTCGTCAATGAAGGTTTGTCAATCGATAGACAGCTTTCTATTCCACCTGGCTTCTAAAAAAAACAAAAAACCGCTGGTATTCTCCCTATAATATAAAATAGGATGAGTAAGTTCAACGTTTTCAGAGACATCTTTACACGTCATCTTCGTAGCAATAAAACGCCATTATCGAAGCTTGCCGCTGATGTCATACCAGCATTTAGAGGAAGAGTCTTTATCAGACGCGTCGACAGATTCGGTGCTCTAGGAAAGCCAGTAGAAATTTCTAACGAACTTACTAACCTTTCAAAAAGTACATTCATCCGACTGCTAGCTCAGAGCGCTTCTCCTTGGAGAGGTAACGTAAATCCAGCCGACTATGCAATTGACCGTATGAGATTCGGTAATGCACAAAAAGCAAAGTACACGGCGGTCGTTGATCTAGTAACTAGAATGGAAGAATACCAAGCACTTGGTCTTTCTTCTACACAAAAAGCTCTTCATTATTACGACATCTCAGAAGCATCATCTCGTCCAGGAGCTCCGGTAGATATTATCCCGGTGGAAACTCTTACTGACGCGCAATTGCTTTCAGCGTACAACAGAGGAAACAAAAATACAGCTCGTATCGGTTCTTCATTTTCATTTCAAATTCTAAGAAGTGCATCAATTCAAGGTATCAATAATGCGAATGCTCAGCCAACTCGTATCTATAATCCTGGATATGGTACCACGGGCGACGCAAGACCTTTCTCGCACGGAACTCTTAAAGTTGATTTAATCAACTCGCTTGGCCAAATTGTAGAAAGAATTGTTTGGGGACAACCTCAATACATTCGCTCTGTAGAAGGAAATCTTCCAACTCATATCTACGTTAAAGTAGGTAATGAACCTGGTATCACAACTCCTAACAACATCGCATTTCAATCCGGCACTTATCAGGGAGATCCTGCTCAAGCGAACTATGATCCAAACCTATTTGATCTTTCAGGAAACTGGAAGAAACGACTCGTAGCTCCGGACTCTACATTCACAAAATTATTCTTTGATTTTGATAAAGACCAAAATGATAACTGGGGAGGTTGGAAGATTCTCATTGATGAAATTAATCCTAACGCTCCTGGTTACACGGCGATCCATCCGAAATTTGAAGTAGGAAAATACAATATCATAAACTCTGTTGTTCCTCGCAAAGGAACAAACAAAGATCAGGGCATTTCTACTCTGAACCGATACAATATATCGACTCAAGATTTTTACCAAATCGGTGGAAATAAATCATATAAGCTCGATGGTCAAAGCAGTTTCGTAGATGACAGAAGCATTGACTTCAGTATCTTTATGCCTACTGATGATGGTAACGCTGATGGCGTAGTAAAATACACTGAAGCATTCTTGCAATGCAAGAACGACGACGTGTTCTCTATGATTCAGCTTCCAGTCGCTCAGCAATTTTCAAAATCAAATGAAGACAGTTACTTGATCACTTGGTCAATTTCTGTACCTTTAAGCTAAGATGGCAAACCTAAGAACAAAATACCGTAACCACAACAACCAACTTGTAAATCTTGATTTATCTGTTGGCGCTGAGAATCCTATTAAGGATGTAAGCGGAGCATTTGGTAACGACGCAACCGAACTCAGAATAATTCCTTACAACGAGTATGCGCGCACACAAGACATGCTTAATCTTGTTGCGGATTTGATTGCCAACGACGTTGCTCTTAATGCACAGACGAGTTCCTCAATATTCCTTCTAAGTGAAGGCGTATTTACTAGTGGAAACAAGTTCGAGAAAACTGAACTCGATGAATATAGATTCATTAGTAAAGGCGGTATTGTAAAAGCTGGCGACGGAGTATACACAGTAACAGAAGAAAAAGAACTATCTCTTATTAAGAACTTAGCTCATCCTAACTACAATGCTGATGCTATTCACTTAGACGATATCGCACTTAATAACTACTACAGAATGGACTACCTTCTGTTCAACTTCAATCCTTCGGCTTCGTTAGAATATGTTGAAGGAGTCGAGACATCATATATACCACCAGTAGCGACACAGCTCGATAGAAATAAAAGTAATATCAATGGATCTTCTGCTTACGTTCTATACTCTATTCTTCTTCATAAGAAGAACTTCTATGTCGACATAGTGAAGACTGATTCATTAACAACATTCAAAAACGTCTTTGAAGAAGACACAATTCAAGATGTATTCTTATATAACAACGAAATTTATGTTGCGCGCATTGATGTAAATTCAAAACTAAAACTATACAAATACAATACATCCGGAATATCCATAGGTAATGGATCTATGCCTCTTGCCGATACACATGAATTTGCAAATGCAAAAATGATTGTTGACGCAGACGGAGTTTGGATCCAAGCACAATGGTTAAATTCAACTTCTGGTTTTGGTAGAGTCATCATCAAATTCACGTTAGCTCTCGCATACGATGGGCACAAAGATGAAGATGATGCAGACGTTGCATTAGGAATTCCTACTGCTACTGGTTTCTTGTTAAGCCAATCAGCAAGAGCAAAAACAATTGTCAGTAATACTACTCATTTGTTTGTTGCTACTAAAGCGATCGACGCAGGACTAAAAGATAGAATTGGTGTTGAAAAGATTGCGAAAAGTAACTGGACTGCTGGATCTTATACGAATGCAACTCCTCCAGTATATGTTCTTATTAATGACTTTGCTACTGATTTGGTCGATAACTTCGCATTCTTCGAAGGAGATACAACCGCAGGTCAAAAATATGGATACTTGATTACATCTGAAGACATAAGTAATGTTGTTTTTTTCAGAAAGATAAAACTATCAGATCTATCATTTACTTCTGGCCCTAATAAGACTATCGCAATTGCCGATCCAATTAGTTTCAAAAACTTCGTTGGAACATATTACGAAAGTGGAACTACAAAAGAATTACGTTATGCATTCGTATACAAAACAATTGGTTTTGCTAAACGAAGAATCGCGATAGGCAAAATCGGAATTGATTTTCCTGCTCCTGTTACTAATCCTGATGTTGTCACGGTAGATACGGTAGATTTTACTGGAAGCGAAATGCTTCAACCGTCAATTGTAGCAAACTCAGGGGCATCGATTGTTTCTTCGTTGACGGAGAATACTCTTAATACAAATAATATTTCACAGGATCTTTCTAATACTCCAGATCCAGTTTCAACACATGTTGCTGCATTGGTCGGAACCGTTAAGGGCGTTTCATTTCAATACGATCAAGAAACGAATAATGGATATTTTACATATGCAAGAGAAGATGCTCCTACAAATGAAATAGTTGTCAAGAGAATCAACAATGGAACAAACCTTGTAGATACAACAAAACTCGTAACTCTTGCTGGAACTGTGCAGTTCTCTTATCCAAAAGTTTCTGTCAATTCTTCAAACGTCTATGTTGCATTTTCAGTCATTGATTATCAAATTACTTCAATAAGTATTGGGACTGGAGTAATCTCTGCTACATCAAATCCGGGGTCTTCATCGGTCGTTATCTTAAAACTAGACAAAAATTTGAATATTGTCGAGTATAAAGTTCTTTACTATGCTACTAAAGCATTCGACAATATTGCTTTCAAAGTTGATGAAAGATTTATAGTTGTTGCAGCGAGTAATTCTCTTATACCGGAAATTCTGTCAACTAAACTTCGTTTGGATTTGGCATTTGCTCCACTTTCTACATTTACAATAACACCAGGCGCTATCATTACTGATACGATGCAAATCGAATTTAACCGAGATTTTATCTATCTTGGTTATCTTGAAGGTACTACATCCAAGTTAGTAAGATTCAATATAATTTTAGCAAGTATTCTTTCAAATATTAGCTTGAGCGATCCTACTAGCTTCTTGGAAAGTATCGCGAGTTACGGAAATGAAATATTCGTGGCCGCAATGGACACATCGAATAATTCAATGTTATTCCGTTTTCCTCAGACTCTTTCAACTGAGTCTCAGAAAGCGGTTGTTCAAACAACGATGGAACGCACTTCGATGTTCATAAAAAATAGATTCATTTATATTCAGTCTATTAATGCTACAGCGCCTAATCAAGTTTTCAATAAGTACGATTTGTCATTTAATAAACAACAAGAAATTATTACAGTTCCTGTTGTCGATGCATCGTTCTCGACAGCAGACTTCAATTTCAGAGGAAACTCGACAAGAGTTCAGGTTGTTGGTCGAAGTTTAGCAAATGTAGTTGGATTCGCAGATTCATTCAACGTACTTAATAAATCAAAAGTGACTTATCTTTTCAAACCAGAAACAACTGGTGGAGTCTTCTTTACAAAAGAAATTGCTCCTTATGGAAAGACATATGAACAAAAATTTCCATTCATTGTTTCTGATGCTGATAATCTATATGTTGTCGTCAGAGATTATAACTATTCTGAGGGAAATAAAAGCGAACTAATTTATAAATACTCGTTTGAAAAACGAGGATATGAAACAATCATTGACAATATTGCTCAGGTTTGGAAATACACAGGATTAGTCAATACCGTCAAGTATATAAAAGGTTACTTGAAACTTTTTCAGAGACCTGAACTTGGTTTAACTGAATCTCTTTTTGAATTTAAAACTGCAAGATATGAACATCTTTGTGATAAAGATGGAAATCTTTTAGATTGGTTAGATGCTCAAAGCGCTGGTGGAAGTTCTACAGTCGGTTCTAAATTTGACGCGTCAGACGCTAATCACGCTCCTATCCCACCTCTCGATAGCGATCCCGATTTGAATGGATATGATTCATTACTTTCTGCCGATTATTTAGGAGGAAATTTCATTAACGATTTCTCCGTTATTCCTTTTTCTCTTAACGCGATAAGCAATCTCGCATCTATTGGAATTAATACTGTGACGATGAGAAAAATCGCGGTACAAATACTTAGTGAAGCGGATCAAGGTTATCCTTATCAAGAAGGAATAGCAGCGTCCTTCTTTGAATATCCAGAATTTTCATTTCAATCCGGAGACATTGTGTACGACGGGCCTGCAACTCTTGGCATCCTGGGAGCTGAATTGGAGCTACCTGGTGACATGACAGGAACTAATCCGTTGAATAATAACACTACATCTAGCCTATTTATTGGTGATCTTGTATCTGTTTATGAAGGCAGTGGTAAATATCAAACCGCTACAATACAAGCGATTTCTTACGATTCGATAAACAATAAAACTGTTATTCAGCTTAGTGGACTTACTAAAAAGATCGGTAACGTCGAAAGCAACCCTGGAAATTCTAAACTTAAGTTCTTCAAGAATATTCCTACACAAATCGGCTTAGAGAATTTCATTTCTGTTGCAGTAATGCAAAGTCAACTGAATGCTCAAGCTGGAACTTATAGAACGGTTGAGGTTAGTTTTCCAACGAGTGGTGTTGGAGCAGCAATTCTTGACACAAGAAAATACTACTTCTTAAAATTACGCGCATACGACGAAGTTCTTAATGATCCGATTGATGCACCACCACGTCTTCGTGTAGTTAACCCTGTAGCTAATATTTCTATCACAAACAGAAGCGCGTTTTATACTCTCTCTTATGTCCAACCTCCTGGTACCTATCCAACTAAGATTCAATTGTTTGATGACTTTGAGGATCTGACTGTTGCAAGTAGCGACCGTCTGGCGGAAACAGGATTAGATGATTACTTCATTTCTTCTAAAGCTCTTGATGATTCAAGTTTACGAGAAATTGATACTAGTGATATGAGTGATAACCAGTGTTTCTTTGACGTGCACACTGGCAGAGTATTATTTAAACCTGGTTTTCAACCGCTTAACGTATATTCTGATTACTATGCATTGAATGTCATCAATGGAAATATCACTGCTGATGACATCAAAATAATTAATATTCCTGGAGTCGATGAAGTTACGTTGGCAGATAAACTAATCGCAGGAAATATTTAATTGTGCAAATCAGAAAACAGAATATCAAAATTTCTATTAAGAACTCTGTTGCTGAGGGGTTAGGTCTTAAGTTAGGCGAAATTGGAACTGATGGACAGAATCTTTTTATTGGTACAAACAATAAAAACGTTTCTCTTACAGCTCCGATTGGTTCTATAGTCGCTTGGCATCCTGCTGGGTTTACATCATCTAATAATACTGGTTTCACTAGTCTTGAGAATCTTATAGATCTTCCTAATGGTTTTGTTGAAGCCGATGGACGTCTCATTGAAGACGAAGACAGTCCATTTAATGGATATTATGTTTGCGATCTTACATCGAATATTTTTTTAATGGGAACGAACGAATCCGGCTTATCTCTTTTAGGTCAAGATTTTTCATTCGGTGGAGTTAATCATATTGGGCCACCTGCTGTAAGCGGCAACAATGGAAATAATACAATGACAATTTCCGCGAATCATTTGCCACCTCATACTCATCCTCCTGGAACACTTAATGTTCCTGGAAAATCTACATCAAGTAATGGGGCTCACTCTCACACTAGCCCATATCCAAACTTTGTTGGTGCAAATGTCGGTGGTGGCGGAATACCAATGGAACATCTTGGAGCACAAAGTTTTGGTTCTGGTGCCGCTGGTGCTCATGCTCATTCATTTACAATATCTTCTGGACAATTTTCGGGATCATTCGATAATGGCGGATTCTCGAATGACATCATCGCAATCATTCCTAAATATCTGTTGGTTAAATATATTATACGAGTAAAATAATGCCAGTACTCAGAAAACAAAATATCAAAATAGCAACAACAGATTCGTTAGTATCTCTTGACCTTAAGTTAGGTGAAATTGGAACTGATGGTCAGAATATTTTTATTGGAAAAATAAAAGGGAATGTATCTCTGACATTTCCTGTTGGCGTCATTATGTCGTGGCATCCTGGTTCATTCTCTTCTTCGGGGAATTCAGGTTATGCTAGTCTTGAATCATTGATTTCACTTCCTAATGGGTTCGTTGAAGCAGATGGAAGATTTATCGAGGACGAAGACAGCCCATTCAATGGATACTATGTTCCTAATTTAACATCTGATATATTCTTGATGGGATCTAGCGGAACTTTAGTTTCTCTGTTGGGACAAGATTATGTTTTTGGTGGTGCTAATCATATTGGGCCACCGGCCGCAAATGGAAACGGCGGTAATAACTCAGTAACCGTCACGACAAATTTTTTACCGCCTCATGTTCATGGCGTTGGAACACTAAACGTTCCTTCAAAAGCAGCGTCGACAGTAGGAGCTCATAGCCACTCGTATAATTATCCGTCTTTTAACGTGCACGCAAACCCAGGAAACGGATCAAATCCAATACAACATCTGGGTGGAGCAGCGACAAATACAAGTGCAGCGGGTGCACACAATCATACATTATCATTAAGTCCATCCGATTTTGCTGGAGCAACTGGAGATGGCGGATTTGCAGGAAATTCAATCTCAGTTATTCCAAGATATTTGTCTGTAAAATATATCATACGAGTAAAATAATGCCGGTTCCGCTTAGAAAAAAGAACATAGCGATTGCTACAAAGAAATCCACTGCAAATGGATTGGACCTCAAATTCGGAGAAATTGGAACCGATGGCCAAAATATTTTTATTGGTAATTCAACTCTTAAGAAGCGATTAACTAACTTAATGCCATTAGGAGTTATCGTTGCTTGGCATCCAATAGGTTTTACGAGCACAGGAAATGTTGGATTAGTTAATCTTTCTACATCTATTAATTTACCATATGGTTTTGTTGAAGCTGATGGACGTCTCATTGAAGATGAAGATAGTCCATTTAATGGAACTTACGTTCCAAATTTGACATCCAATATTTTCTTGAAAGGTGGAAATCTAGGAGATTCTGGTCCTGGAGTTGTTAACGGAAATAATGGCGACAATTCAATAACTATTGCTACGAATCATTTACCACCTCACACTCATGGAGTAGGAAGTTTGAGCGTTGCGTCTGTTACTTCTACTTCTGTTGGAAACCATACGCATAGTTCTTTAATACCGCAATTTAATATTAAAGCAGCATTCGCCGGTCCATACCCTTTCATAAGATCCAATTTTTCTCCATCAGCAACATCTGTTGTAGGAGATCACACTCACACTTTTTCTCTTTCTTCTGCGAATTTTGCAGGAGCAACGGGAGATGGTGGGTTCGCAAACGATCCGGTGTTAATCTTACCAAAATACCTATCCGTCAAATTCATTATCAAAATAAAATAGCTGACGAATATAATAATCTATGACATATGAAGTAAAGTACAAAAGAAGAGGTCAATGGTTCTATAGAACTATTAACAAAGTTAAAGGTGACGGTTTAATTTTCGATAATGGCGGAGTTGCATATATGCGATTCTTCGTTACTGAAGATGAAGTCCGTTATGAAGTTCCGACGGATGCCGTGTTTATCTTTTCTAAGGGAAGATTTTTCTCAATACTAGAAAATACAAAAAAAGAATCTGGGCAAGATCTTAATCCAGAAACAAAAGCTAGACGTAAATAATGGCTCTTGCTGTTCCTGCATTGATTTCTCTTATTGATGCTACGTCGACAGCTACGACTATTAATAATGGTTTAGGAAAAATCATTAGTGCTCGCCAGAAACCTCCTGCGCTTCTGGCTGCACAAGATCCTTCCATGCAATGGAAAGTCTGGCAAGAAATCGCAGACTCTATATTCGAAAAATTGTTTCCTGCTCTTCTTACATCTCTGTCAAAGACTGCTACGTACTATCTTAGTGGTCAAGTTAAAAAACTCAATGCAATAACTACAACATCAATTCCTCCTCTAGTTCCGGCGTTTGCATATCCTGAATTGATCGGAGCTCTTACCGTTATCAATCAAAGTGGGTTATACAATGCTATGAGTGCATCAGGTACATTATCTAATGCATCGAGTGGTATTGGAAAACAATTGGCAGCAAGAGTAAAATTAGAAGCTCTTCCTGCCGCACAAAATCCTGAATTAGCGTGGAAAGTCTGGCAAGGTGTCGGAGAAATTATGACTCAGCGAATGCTTCAGGCTTTGACATCCGTTGCGATCGCTAATATGATGACATATATTATGACTGCTGTTCCGACAGGAACAACCGTTATATCTGGAGCAGCGGGAGTTGTTGGATCATTCGCTTGGGCTTCTACGAACCCATTTAGCACCGCGTTTACTGGAACTCTCGTAGATTTTATTATGTCGGTAGATGATGCAGCAGTCTATTCCAGTGTTACAAATGGAATTGGAAAAATTATTCAGCCAGCAGTTAAAGCCGCTGGTCTTCTCGCTGCTCAAGATCCTTCATTATCATGGAAAGTCTGGCAAGAGTTTGTCGACAAATACATTCCAATTTTTATCACTCAATATGTGAACTTCTTTTCACAAGAAGCGATAGATGCAATTACTACATCGAAACCTACTCTTGCTTTTACGCCTGCAGTTGTTCCAGGAGTTTGGTCAACAGTTCCATCACCGTCTGCTTTAGCATTGACATTCAATGTTGCTGCGGGATATATTGGAAAAGTTGTTTAGTCTTGCACTCCTGATGAAATCATATTTGAAATGAACGGAAGAGCTACGATGAAATTTAACATATCGTCACCACTCTTATGAGTACCCGTAGAATTCTGTAATTGTTTTGATTCGCTAGTTTTTGATGATGTTGGGCGATAAGCTTTCGCTCTTCCAAATTCAGCTATCTTTTTGAACAGCTTCATAACTTGATCTTCGTTACCATACATATCGGCAATAATTCCCATTCCGCCGTCTAGTTTTTTAATCAAGTCTTTGAATGTCTTTATGTCTTTTGCTTCGAGTACTTGCATGAAATACTTTTTCTGCATTTTTGGATTTCCGGTCCATGCAGACTTGATGGCACCAGTAATATCTTTGACAATCGCCTTCATCTCCTCTTTGGAGATTTTATAGCGATTCTTAAGTGCGGCGTCCTTAAGATTTTTCTTTATCATCTTATTTCCAAATGCGAGGGAACCAACCGCTCGCATACAATTCTACTTTCTGAGCTTTCAATCCGTTGAATACAACTTGATCTTCGATGATCTGAGTTACGTTTGCTTTTGTCAAACCTGATACTGCGAAACCTACTGTATCTGGGGCATTTGTTCCGCTTCCGTTTCCGCCGACAATTAAGTATTCATTTCCATTAAGAGTGTATTGACGTCCAGTTGCTCCGAAGAATACGAATGCATCAGTTGTTTGTTTACCTACAAAGTCCGCTGTTCGTGTCCAAATATCACCAGCTACAACAGCTTGAATAAGTGTCCAATTTCCGTTTGTGTGATCTGTGTTAAATGCTCCGGATGTGTGAGCGATTGCGCACTTCCAAACTGAGTTATTATAAACTACATAATCTCCAATGAGATATGGAGTTGCTGTTACCCAATCGGCAACTGCTACAAATTTTCCACCAGTTTGTTCTGTCGCGAAGTCAGCGGCTGTAAAACCACCTTGACCAATCGGAACGATATATTTAATTGCTGTTTGAATTACTACGTCTTCATCTGCGTACGCGCGTCCGATACGATAGTCATCACCAAGTGTGAGGACTTTATAGATACCATTCATCTTTGAATCCGTTTCAGTATTCAAAAGAATTCTGTCATTGAGATCAGTTGGCGATACTCCACCAGGAACTACGATTGGTGCTCCTGTGATTGTGTTAAGAGCAGCATTGTAAACTACTCCGCCACCAATTACTGCAGCATTTGATACATGCTGTAAATCATCAAGTAAACGAACACCGTTCGTAAGTGTTTCTGCACTTGCTTTAAGCGCATCAAACTCTGCTTCTGTTTTGTTGTGATAATCTGAATAGATAACGAATTCAGGATAGTCTTCGCGAACTTCGATATTTACAAATTCACCTTTAGTGAATTTCATTTTCTTTGAGCTTGAAAGGAACAAACGATTAGGCATCGAGCGCACGTCCATTGCTACGTACCCTTTAATGTTCGGTGATAGCACTGTGTTCACGAGGACGCTATCGATCTTACCTTGATCAAAAAATACTTCTGCTCCGTTTTCAATGTCTGTTATTAATTCTGCTATAGTAGCGTAGGTCTTCTTCATGTACTATATTTTAGTGAGTTGACTTGTCAAGACAGATAAAAAATCAGTGTCTCTATTTTTATGCGACTGACGTCTCGTTTTCGTACATTAGAGATTGAGAGGGGGAGAAATACTGTTTATAGGATTATTTCTAAGGAATTAGGACTCCCGGAAATCTAGATTTTCATGTACCTTATGTCTTGAATGACATATAATAATGTACATTGGCAAAGAAAGTTATCATACCTACGCTTGATCTTAAAATCATTGAACGCAATGTTGCGATACCAAAAATACGTTTTAGCGCGAGCAAACTAAAGACAATCAAAGAATGCTATGGAAAGTACTTCTATAGAAACATAGCAGAAGTTAAAGTCGTAGAAAAAACTTGGCCTGCGACCGTATACGGGCTCGTGTGCCATAGTATTCTAGAAGATAGCTTACTTGAAAAACAAGCGGGCGCATCTGAAAAAGACGTATTCAAAAAATTCACAGCAGACGGAATCTTCGCTAAAAGATTCAAAGAGATAGTAGAATCTGAAAAATCAAAAGGGAAGATATTTGGTAAGCCAAGATACTATGATGAAGAGGAATTCTTGGCTGCAGGAGCAGAAGGCATTCGTACATTCCTTAAGTTTGTTCTTGGTTATTTTAAGAACTATTCAAAGCTTTTACCAGAAGAAGAGCTTTCGGCTGACTGGGAATGGGATGTTGAAATCACACTTGGTGGAATCGCCGATTTACCAATCTTCTTTGAAGAAGCGATTTACAGAATTATTGACTTCAAAACGACACAGCATTCTGAGAATTTCTATTTCATCAATTGGATGGAAGATATTCAAAGTCTTATGTATCTTTACATGAGCTATAAGAAGTTTGGAATATTCTCTCAAGGATTCGATTATCTCGTCTTCAATTGGAAAGAGAACAATATATTCCTCAACTCGGTTACTCATCCCATAGCTCCTCGTAATCAGCAAGAACTTGATAAGTTCTTTGACGGACTTCATAAAATATTAACATCAGCAAAGATCATGCACAGAAAACCAAAAAAGAGTTATTACTTCCCTGAAAAAGAGAAGTGTCACTGGTGCGAATTTGGAAATGGAATATGCGATCAAAGTCTAAAAGAACAATAAGTGATTTTTCAACAAATTGCGACAAAATTATGAAAAAACACAAATATAAAATGTGGTCGTATACTTAGCTAAAAATAACGTCAATGGAAAATGCTATGTTGGAAAAACAATTGATCTAAATCGCAGAAAAATCAAACATAAAAGTGATTCGTTAAATTACATTCAAAATGGAAAATTTGCAAGAGCTATAAGAAAATATGGATTCGATAAATTTTCTTGGTCTATTTTATGTGAATGCTCAAATGCATTTGAGCTTAATGAAAAAGAGAAATACTTCATTGGAACTTTTGATTCTATTAAAAATGGATACAATGTAACTCTTGGAGGCGAAGGAGGAAATACTCTCATTGATGAAGAAGTTAAAATGATGCATAAGAAAAAAATCAAAGAATCTCTATCAAAAAAAGAACATAGCACATCGAAAACCTGGTTCGTTTACAATGAAAAATTTGAAGAATTTATATTGACAGGAAGAATGTTCATTAACTTTTTTGAATTAAGAAACATTAAGGTCATGACGATGAGACAAATCGTGTATGGAAGACGAAAAAGAAAATTTCATTGCGGATATACTGCATCTCTAGAAAAACTATCAATCGATGAATTAAAAAAGCGACTATCAGAAAATGATATAGTCATCCCCAATAAAAAGAAAATTTCATGGATTTTTGAAAAAAATGGTGCAAGAATAGAATTCAGATTACGAGAAGATTTTTGCAAAAAAACTGGATTAACTTTTGGTCAAGCAAGAATGATTACCGATTATGGAAGAGAAATCGACGGATGGAAAGGTCACAAAAAATCCGTATAATAATTAATGTCTGAGAAGAAAACAGTTGAAATTGAAAAGCACGAGATGATGCAATTCATTGAGTTAGAATCAGAAATTCTTGCTCTAAAAGAAAAGCATTTTGAAGCAGTGATGCAAGCAGATAATATCAAAGATAAAGTCCGCGGAGCGATCATGCAAAAGATTCAGCATATTCAGAAAATGAAAACGAAATACGGTCTAAAATCCGAGAACCTTCGTCTCGATGATGAGAAAAACCTCATTATAGAAGAATAATTTTTCTGCATCTCTTTCTCTTCGGACAAATATAATAGCACAACGAAGCTTCTACAAAGAAGAATAGTTACAATTAAAACACAAGGAAGGCTACAAAGATGGCAAAAAATTTTTTAGATGAGATCCGTAATTCTCTTAACGCGGAACTCGAAACCCGTAAAGGCGAATCAAACAACACAAGTGATCTAGAGTTTGTTCCGGAAATCGGAAAGACTTACAAGGTAAGAATCATACCAGGTGATTTCAAATTTGGTAAAGATAAGAACCTCTCTCTTTTCTATTGGATGGATTCATTCCATTACATGGAAGGTGTAGAACAAGGTGGAAAAGGACCATATGTCTATTCGAAACCTGATTACATTGTTGACGGAAAAACGGTTATGTGTCCAATTGACAAAACAGTCAAAGACATGTACGATTCAAAAGAAAAAGACATGGTTGCGATTGCACAAAAAATCAAACGCAAGCGTCATTACAAATTCAATGTTATCCTCTATGAGGTAGACGGAGAACCAGTAACACCACAATACAAAATTCTCAAAGACACAAGTTCTCAAGGTAAACTCGCGAAACTAATTTGCGATAAACTCCAGATTCCATTCGTCGCTGATGCGATTCAGACGAAACCATGGATCGATAAGTTCGAAGAAGTCAAAGGTAAGAAAGCATACGATCTTCTTTCACAAGAAGGTGGTCATGATCTCGTTATCAAGAGAATCAAAGGACGTCCAATCAAAATCGAAGGGAAGAAAGAACAAATCAATGAAGTTGATTATTCACAATCTTTCGTTTACGAAGAACCACGCGACTGGACAGAAGAAGATTACAAAATCGCAGAAGAAGCAAGAGACCTTACAACTCTTACTCAATACATCCCAACGTTCGATGAAGCTGAGAAGATTCTTGCAGAATTCAGTGCGAATCTCAAGAAGAACGCAAATCCAGCTTCACAGGCAACATCATCTGCTCCTAAGAGTGCTGTTCGCCCACCAAGCGTACCACAAAAAGCTGAAACAAATGATGAAGATGGAGTCGCCTCAGAAGACGACATCATCGCTCAGTTGCAAGCTTCAAGTGCCGCTGCTAAGGAAGACGAGGAGTAATCTCCTCTCTTCTAAGGACTTAAGATGGCAAGAAAAAAGAAAGAAGAAGAATCAGACAATGATGGCGACGTAATGTCGGCTCTTGATGCGATTAAAAGTATCAACTCGTTCTTGAAAGATGAAGATCTTCAAGCTCAGGCTTTCGAAAGCGTAGAAGACTTTCACTATTGGTTAGATAGTGGAAACTATGCACTTAACTTCATCAACTCTGGTCAATATGATAAATGCTTTCCTGGTGGAAAGACTATCGACTTGAGTGGTGATTCTGGTTGTGGTAAGTCACTCATGTTAGCAACTATTCTTGCGGATAACGTCCGCAAGGGTGGAATCTCTTACATCATCGATACAGAAAATGCGTGGAACAAAAGCTTCGCAATGGCAATTATCGGTGATGAAAAGATTGTCAATGCTCTTCAGATCAACAAGTCTCTCGATACAATCGAGCGTCTTGAAATTTTCTTAGAGCGTCTGACAAATGTGTACGTAAATAAAGGATTGACAATGCCGATATGTGTTGGCATTGACTCAATCTCTAACTTGAGTACAAGTCATGAAATGGCTCTTATTGCTAACGAAGAAAACGATAAGAAGGACATGTTCAAAGCTGGTTTGATCAAGCGTATGTTCAGAACAATTACACGTAAACAACGTGTTGCGAATTTGACTCTGATCACTACGAACCACTTGATCGCTAACATCGGTGTCAAATATGGTCCTCAGAAAACTACGGGTGGCGGAAGTGGTGTTCCATATATGTCAGACGTACGTATCGAATTCTTGAAACCAGAAAAGATCGAGAATGAAAAAGTAGCGAATCATCCAATTGGTGTTCGTGTTCGTCCAAAGGTTACAAAGAACCGTATTGTCGGAGATGGTCGTCGTTGCGAAATCGACATCATGTTCCGTGGTGGTCCGGATAAATATTCCGGATTGCTAGAACTTCTCGGTGAATATGGAACTGTAGACTTGTATAACAAGAACAATAAGTTTGGTAAAGATTCCGAGATCAACAACGATACGAGAGTATTGTTTCAAGTTGAAAAATCAGTGTATGACAAGTGGCCTCAGTTCCACGCTCACAAGTATTATTCAGGTGAAGATCTGAAGAAACTTCAAAAGAAAGGCGAGAAACCAGAGATCATTCCTCTTACACTTGAATTCAAAGCAAAGAAACTCAAAGAATTCTTCAAAGAGTTCGGAGAAGTCAATGCTCTTGAAATCTGGCAGAAGAAATACAATGAGATTCTAAAATCAGCAGAACAACCTGAAGATTTGGTATCCGATTCAACTGGAGAAGATGCAGATATTGCTTATGCAGAAAGCATCTTAGAACAGACCGAGGGGACAATGGCTCCTCGCCTAGAATAAAAGAGAGGAGCTTCGGCTCCTCTTTTCATATAATAACTATGAGCAGTATATTACCTAATGGCAATAGCGTTCTGTTGAACGAAAAAACACAAACTATCATTAACAAAAAGAACGGATACTTACAAATCTGTGATTTCAAATATTTTCATTTAACAGTTTCATGGAAAAATCCATTCGGATTTGGTGGACATCTGGGGTTGGGTAAATCAGTACTTATAATGATTCATGCATTTACACTCGATATCGATATCATTTTCGGATTCAGAGGAAACGAGCGTACTGTATGGAAGAAATAGTCAAAAGCTTTCTTAAAGATGAGAACACCCCAAAAGTTGGGGAACCGGCATGGTATTTCACTGAAAACGAAATGGGTGGAACTCCAATGTGTATGCTTTCAACAATGCGCGGATGCGTAGTTGAGTTGCACTCATTAGATGGACAGTTTCTTGCAAAGGTCTCGAAATACTATCTTCGTAATAGCGATCATGATAAATTATTCTCTGTTAAAAAAGTTTGGAAGACTCGTGAAGAGGCTTTAGCAGATATTGGCGGTCATGTCTTAGGTGTTATGACAGAAATTAAAGAACGCCCAACTACAAACGCGGATCCAAATACGGCGGCTTAATGATTAAGATTTACGTTTCTACAACTCATTCAAAAATCGAGTATAAAGATGCTACCGACGAAGAATTCATGAAGTCGGAAGAAATACTTGTAGAAAAATTCTCAGCAAAAGATGAATCGCTTAAGCGCGATCCAATGGTTATGAAGGGCTATAAGTCCGACATCGTCTGTTTCTATAATCAAAAACTTAATATCATTCCAAGTGGTCTCGTACCATACATTCAGATCTATTATCAAAAAGCTGGAATAGAGCATGAGACAATCGATATGCGTAAATATCCTGTCTTCGACAAAGACTTTTTAGCGAAAGACAGTGTTGTTATGGGAAAGAAAACATCTCGCCCATACCAGGTAGAAGCAGTAAGAGCAATCTCTAAATACAGAGGTGGGATAATCAAATCCGCAACTGGAACTGGTAAGTCAATGATCATCGCTATGATCCTTCGTCTTTATCATAAATCAAATATTCTGGTTCTCTTTGATCAAAAAGATCTTATTGATCAAACACGTACTAATCTAATTGAAGACTTTGGTTTCAGTGAAAATGAAATCGGAGTAATTCAAGGTCCTAATTTTCAAGACGACAGACGAATTACATTGCTGTCAATCGCTTCATATGAGAAAGCGCAGCACATATTTCCTAAGATTCGTATTGTCATGACAGATGAAACGCATACAACCGGAAGAGCACCGACTGCTGAGAAGATCATATTCTCTTGTCAGAATGCTCCTATTAAAATTGGTCTTACGGCGACAACTGAAATCGATAATCCTGCAGAACGAATGAGACTACATGCGAACATCGGACCAATCGTATTTGATGCAGGAATTGCAGACAAAATTGAGGAGGGTTATCTCGCAAAGGTCACAATCAATCTATATGAATTCAATACACAAGGTCATATTCCAATTAAAGGAAGTTGGGGAGACATCTACGACAGACGTTACATCTCAGATCCGGTTTGGAAAGAGCTTCTGGAAAAGAATGGCTTCCGCATTTGCAAAGTCAAACGAAAAACAGTCGCAGCGAGATACATCGATAACGTATTCACAAGTGACGATGCAATACGGCAACACTATACCGTCGATGAAAATATTGCATATAGAGAAATAGACGAAACACTAGTTAATCCTCTTGCTGAGTCTCTTGGATATATAGTTGAAAGAGAAAAAGGAAAACCTCTTTACAGAAAGTTCATTGACTACGGTGATGAAAGCACGCACTATGTATTCAATGACGAAAGAAATGATTTTATTGCGGAACTAGCAAAAGCTTTACAGCGATGCTTGATCCTCTTTGGAAGAAGAGAACATGGACAAGAATTACTTAAGAGACTTCCTGGCGCAATCGTCGTTGATGGTTTCTCCGACCAATCGGATAGAAACAAAGCCAAGAAATTTTTGGCGGAAAACAAGAATGCAATCGTATTAGCTTCTGGTATATTCAATAAAGGTGTTGATATTCCAGCTCTTGAAAACTACATCAACGCAAGTGGCGGACGAAGCACCGTTCAAGTCATTCAGAAATTAGGAAGAACTACACGATTGAATGTAGAGACAGGAAAAGAAGAAGCGCAAGTGCATGACTTCTTTGATATGTTTAGCCCAATAAGCCTAAGCCAAAGTAAGAAACGTCAGAAAATTTACGAGTACTTGAAGTTACCAATCAAGTTCCACGAGTTAACTTAGTTATTTTTTTAGTACTAGTTTTCCAGCATCATTGATCTGGAATTCGATTTCTTGTTTTGAGACGGGGAGTTTATCAAGCGAGTTAAGTAAACTTGTATCAATTTTCAATTGCTCTTTTGCGGCGATGCCATCGATATTCTTTTTTATGATAGCCATGTGTCCTTTGGCTTTAAGAAGTTCTGTGATTGCTTCTTTTGATTTAATCATCACAGACGAAATCAGATTTCCTTCAGCGTCTAGCAACTTAACTATTACTCCACCCGTTTTTTGAGGATCGAGATCGACGAGCCCTTTTGTTTCGAGTTCCGAGATTACTTCTTTAGCGCTTTCAAGATAACTTACTACTGATTCTTTCATATAATATATTATGCCAGATAAAGAAGAAAAGCTTGTCATTGAAGGCAAATTTTCTTTGACAGACGAAGAGAGATTACAATTGGATAGGTTGGCTAATTCTAAGATCTATCCATTTAGACCGTGGAAACAAGATTATCCCACTCAACAGAATTCTGATTCGGGACAGAAATAATTTGACTGATGTCCAGATCTCTTCCACTAAATGATATTCTATAATCAGTTCCTGATACCGATGACGCGAATACTGAAAGACTCCATGCACCAGCACCATTTGTACGAGTCTTAGTTATCTTCTCAGTTAAAAGTGTGTTAGCTGTAGTTATAATTCCGTGCTTAACTGGTTTAATCATGACTGTAGCGCCTTTAACTGGCGATCCATCTGAGTTACGAATGAATCCGTAAATTGTACACTTTCCTTCCACGAATGGAAGTTCGCTTGAATACTCTTGAACATAGAAAGAATTGATGTATCGTTTGATACCTAAACCAGTCTCTGGGATTAGCGAGATGACGTCGTAGTATGTTCCAGGCGATGCAATAGCTCCGACTGGGTATTGATATAGGCCAGTCGAAGGATTAGCGACTGCACCGGCCGGGATTGTTTCAATTATGTTTGTGTCAGCTACTGCGTTATCATATGATGAGTATACTTTTACATCGATGATTTGATGCGCATTAAAAGGCACATTGTTCTTTTTGAACTGAAAAGACAAAACATTGATTTCGTCTTTAACAGCGTTATAGCGTGTAGCGACTGGAGCGATTGCCATATCTTATATTCCTACTCCAGTGAACCTATCTAATAGCGAGTCCAATACTTGACGTAATTCAAATGTGGCGCTCTTAATTGCTTTATCTTTGTAATTCATTGATGGAACTGAAACAGAAAATAAGTGCTCTCCTTCATCAACAGGAACAAAATCATATTTATAAATCCCCGCTTCATTAATTCCAGGTAGTTCTGTCATTAAAAATGGACCTATCGTAGATCCATTCGGTTTTACAATTCTAAGATATACATCAGTAAGGCCTGTAGCTCTGTCTCGAGAACTATAGTAAACAGGATAATTTTCGTTTATAAAGAATGACGCCATTCATTATCCGATATATCCGCCAGAGAATCCACCGGCTGTAATAGCTTCGTAGTTTCTTTCGAGACGTCCAAATAGAGTGGCTGTTGCAGAAGTATCTGCGTTAGTACCAACTTTCGTATTAATTGTGTTTACGTTTGTATTGACGGTTCCTAAAGTTGTTGTAACGCCATCGATCAACGTTTTAAGAGCTGATAAACCATAAGTACCATTTCCAAGTTCTGTTTCGACGGTATCGACATATCCTGAAATTGTAGAAAGAGTTGTGTCGATCGTATCTAATCTTGTTTCAATTGATCCGCCGTTCGCTAGATAACCATCGATCAACGTTTTAAGAGCTGACAAACCATATGTTACGTTTGATACAGCGGCTTGTGTTGAAGCAGTATTAGAAGCAATCAAAGAAAGGTCTGGAAGATCGTTAACTACAATAGAAGATCTATCAATATTTCTAACCACAGAAGAGACTGCATAGTTAAAGTCAAAGTTAAGAGCTTCTAATGCGTGACCTACAGCTACATCATATATGAATGAATAGCGACCTGTAGATTCTTTCTTGAGATAACGTTGTCCAGAAACATATGCTGCTTGCGAAGGACCGACAATGCTCGCTGTTTGAATATTAGTGTCTCTTGCGGTACCTGCTTCATTAGTTACTAGAACTGTAATGTCGTCGTTGTCCGCGTTGACTGAAGCTCCTGCAGAATTGTATACGTTGATATAAACTTTAAAACTTGTTGTTCCGGATTCCGGTCTTTCCAGTTGCACTGGCAAAGAAACCGCTGTAAGAGTACTATTCTGAATTCCATTAATAGACGATTGAATTGTATTGACAAGATAGTCTTTGATTGCTTTAAGAGAATCTGTGCCTGTTACGAAACCTGCACCTTTAATATCTCCCAATGCTGTAGCATTTCCATCGACAACAGTTTTGATTGCTGCGAGACCATTTGCTCCTTCAACTAGAGATTTAATAGAAGCAACATCACCACCTACAGATTCAATATCATATGCAGTAACTTTAAGAGATGCTGCCGCGACCTTACCAGCATTTTCATAGATAAGTACTTTAAAATCTCCAGTCGTCGCCGGAGTAAATGATGTTCCATATAGACCTGTTGTTCCGATTTCCGGAACAGAACCGCCAGTTACAACAAGAGTATCTGCACCGTTTCTAACGTCGATTGTTACTGTTTTACCAGATTGAAAGTTTTTTGCAGCGTACAAAACATACACAGCATTTCCCGATTTTGAGAGGTTTAGCATATAGTATATTTACAGGGAAGATGAAAAGTTATACAATTCTTCCGTCATCATCTTCCAAACTATTTTCAAGAGTAGCGGAAATTGTACTAGCTAGTTCATTTTGATAATCCTTTTCTACTACTCCATATTGATAGCGGTCAAAATTTTGAAGAGTAGCGGTCCCATCCACCCAGACATAATACTCTTCTGTAATAGTATTCGTAAATGAATATTTATACCAACCATTTGAGACTTCTGTCATCGATGCTTGATCAACAACTAATACATCATCAGAAATTCTTTTTATAGATATTTTTGGGATAAGCCCGGTTTTAGGAATACCTGAATCTGTGAAGAACGATTTGATTATCATTATGTTCCTCGGTCATTTAGTTTTTCTGTAGCCCACTTTTCTTTATAGTCTCTGACTAGCTTGATGAACATCTTCATTAAAGAACGAACATCTTCAATTGCAGTATGAGCTTCTTTGTTTTCAATTCCAAGAGCTTTAATGATTGAACCTTGGACATTGTCTTCTCTTACTTTACCGACTGCATTAGTCTTAGTAGGAAGAATATCTTTAAGTAGTTCTCGTACTTTTGTTGTCTTACGAGTATCAACAATCACAGTAGACTTACTTTTCAAATATGATACAAGATCAAGTATCTTGAATCTCTTAGCGATCGCCGTAACAATCGAAACGTCATAAGGAGCATTATGTGCTAGTATAATTGCTCCTTCGTGTTTCTTCATAAATCTATGAAAATCTTTCATGACATCATATGGATTGCGAGCAACACTTTTCTTACTGTCATTCCAGTGAATTAATCGCATAACTTTATCTGATGCCATCGATTCATCGAATGTTACATATTGATGAAACTCATCTATTACATTCCCGCTAATATCAAATACAACAGCAGCGAGTTCCGCTAGTTGTAACTTCGCATCTGGAGAATGGAAATGTGCTGTCAACTGATGAGCAGAAGCTTTATCAGTTTTGAATTGTTGGGAATAAAACGCATCTAGCTCTTTTCGTATTGACTCTGGTAGTTTAAGACGAAGAGATCTGTATTTTCCTTGATAGTAGTGAAGCCCTGTTGTTTCGCTATCGAATGCAAGAAACTTAAGTTCATGTAGGTCTCCGCGTTTAGCGATCTGGTCAATGCGACGCTCCGTTGCTTCATGTAAAAATTTTTTAATCATCTTTTCGTTCCATTATTTTATCTATTTGATTCATTTGATCTTTCGTCCATTCTATAACTTTAATCATGTTACGAATGAATATTGGGTACTCTTTGTCGTGAACATGTTTTACTTGACTTATCTGACTATCCATTGAAGTTTTCATTTCTTTCAATGTTCCGTAAGAAACAAGATCTTTGTTTGCAAGATATTCTCTTTGAATTAATCGTATCAGTTTATTCTGCGCATCATCAAAGATCTTTTTAAAATTGCGTTTGTTATTATTGAAAAAGTTATGATAGAAGAAAAGCATCTGATAATATCTATGTAGTTTCTCCTTATCATATTCATCTCGGTCATTCCCATCTGATTTAGATGCGTAGCGAATCCTTTCTAACTTTTTAGGAATCTTACCGCGCTCGATAGATCTTCTATTAGCATGAGAAACATAGGACTTGCCGAACGGTCCGGAAACAAAATCAATTCCATATCCGGCCATTTTCCTTAAACTCATGATTTTATTGCCACCATGAAAATCTCCTCCTCCGATCAGCATTAGAGGAATCATAAATTTAGCATTGATTACATCACGTATGGCGGCATCTTTGTTATTTTTAATACTACTAAGATTTCTTTCGTTTACAAAAGAAGATGATGTAAATATCGGCTGAATTTTTCCTTTATGTCTGTCAAATTCCGCGTCCACATCATAATGCTTTGTAATTGGAACTATTGTTTTTCCTGCGCCAGAATTGATATATGAGAAAACTTCATGCATTACGTAATTGCGATAGATGTTTTCCGATTGTTCTGTTTTCTTATAGAATTTAGACCCCTTGTCGTTAACGCCTACATGAACAGTGGCCATCCCTCCTCTTTCTCCATCACCTAACTCGCGGTACTCTTTAGGCTTCTTAAATTCTTCTAGAAAGTGTTTGATCATTAGAAAATCTTCTCTACTTCTTTTGAAGAATAAATCTCAAGTGGACTCGTCTCTGCAGAAATCTCATCAGATAATTTTACGCCACCGGCTTCTGCATATTGGCTAACAAATTCAGAACATACTACTTCTGATGAAGATACATCAATTGATGATTTTATTTTAAATATCGTCTTAATAAGAATCCAAATAAGTTGCATCCATGAATATGATGCACCGATATTATCAAAAGCATAATCCAGTCCGCTATCTATGTCTAGATTTTTTATTCGTACGGCATGAATGATATACTTCTTAGGCGAGTATTTCTTGAGGTTAATTACTTGGACGCCATGAAAAGAAGACTCTATTGCTATTTGTCCGCCAAGATATATCAAAGCATGAGAAATTCTTGGATCATCTTTTTTCTTTCTTGAAAAAAGATAAATTAGTTCACTAAAAAAGTTATTAGCTTTAAAAGTTAATAGTATGTCACCGCGGACCAATTGTTTGACATAAGAAACATCGTTTTGCATACTATATATTTATTCATCTTCTGATAAACAATAGAAAGTGCACGTACCTATTTCTCCTTTTTGATTGTTTAGAGTTTTTATCGGAGCGTGTCCTTTTGTAGAGATGCGTATTTCTGCTCCTTCCGAATATTTTAGTACCTTCGAAGCAGGATAATTCCATGGTAAAATTAATACATGTTGACTTAATTCACCAAAACCTGGAAGCTCATACCCAATATTTGCTTCATTGAGGTAATCTTTTGCATTGTTATATTCATTTCTTTTGTATAGAATTTTGTTTGGAGGATTTTGCGGATCATAACCATAAGCATCAAAGTATATTGGAGTCTTTTGAACATCTAAATTAATGCTGAATTGAACTTCAGCATGAACTATTTTCAATTTCTTTCCAGTAATTGATCCAAATGTGTATGTTGAATTACCAGCTTTTCTATAAGATGTTTTTACTATATCTTGAGATGTCAATGGAGAAATAAATGTGATTTCTCCAAGTTCGTAGTTTATTGTGTAATCACTATCTTCCGTTTTTATTACATCATTCACCTTAACAACTGGCCGATAAGTACTTCTAGATGAAATCGTATTTTCTAAAGTTATTCTGCCGTGGTAAACATCAATAATATTAACATTTCCCATCAAGTAGACGTCGTATACATTTTCTACTTTTGGAGAAATTACTTTTTCAGTTACAGCTATAGATTCTTGGTACCAAGTGCATTGATCACAAAAGTTATGTGTTATAATATTTTTTGACGATCCTACAACTGGCTGATCAGTGATCCTCATATTATTATCAGAATCAACATTATCTAGTCTTTTATTGAACTTGCTTTTATAGTTTGTTTCAAAATTAGAGAAATCAGTTGGATTATCCTCGGCAGAAATCGTATTTACGAACACAACATTAGAGTCAATAGCAAATAGACGATAAGCAGATCCTGGCCAATATTGACCTTTAAGTCTTCTATTCTCTACTTCCGAAATAAAATCAGAAAAATTTTTGATTCTTACTTCATACATATTAAATTAGTTCTCTCCATGACATTGCGCCGGCAACAGTAGCAGTAGTTCCGGAAAACGAATTTGCACAAAGCGTTAAAATATCTGAAGTTCCGGCGATATTAGAAACCAAACGCAAAGGATTATTTCTGCTAACAGCAAAAACATTTCTATTTTGTGAAGATGATACTTCAGACATAATTGAAATTCCACCCGTTATAGCTGTCGATGTTACTTCTGTTTGTACTATACTATTCGCATAATTAACAAAAGAGGCTCCAGTTAATGTTCCATTAAGAATCAAATCAACGCCGATAGAGTCCAATGAGTCTACCATAACGCTTATAGATTCTGGGATAACTATGCATCTGTTAAAATTAGGCTTTAGTCTTATTGACATTATTGGCATTAAAGCGGTCACTGTTCCGCTGACGTTTACAAGAGCAGTATTTCTTTTAAAACTTTTTACGGATCCTCTTATGTTATAGCCACCTTCAGAAATTACCGTAGAACACACATGAGTTAAATTAGTAGATGACGCCGCAGTTCCTGTATTTGTTATTTCATATCTTACTGGAAGATTTGGTGTTCTAAGATGAGGAGTAGGTTGTAGGTTCGAATATTCAAAACTATGCACATAATATATCGCGCCATCTAGAACAAAACCAATTCTTATTTTTCCACTTCCTAACCAAGCAAAATCAATAACCATGAGCTGTATTTTTGTAAAATCTAGATTTATTCCTGATGGTCCTGACCCATCGAACGCATCCGCGACACCATTATAAGTCCATGAATTTCTTGCAATTGCTGTATTAACTATTGATCCGCTAACATCTGTTCTTAGTACTATTTGATATTGCGTCCCAGCCATTTCTAAAAAAATACCATTATTGGAATCGAAGTATCCTACTTTAGACGAAACATTCGACTTAATCGCCCCAAGAACAAAAGTCGTCAATATTAAATGAGCTTTCCCAGGTTGATAATTAAAATACTCTTTCGTTTGACGAATTGCTGTCGCTCCACTCGCTGTTCCGTTTGTTTGTAGAATTATAGAAGCTTGATTAATACCAAGTCCACCGTTTCCTATTACATCACCACTATGAGCAATCCGACCAGTTCCTGAAACACTTTCATTCCAAAAAAGCGTTTGTTTCGTTGTAGCTAAATCCCCCGAATCAAAATATGGAAATTTAGAATCAAATATTGTTTCAGGAGAAGATACGCGTATTCTCGAAAATGAGTCATAAGAATTATCGGGTAACTGTGTTATAAGTGGATTCTTTTGAGTTCCTAACGGATTCCCATTAATGTCATATAATGTTGAATCGACTTCGCCTACTGTTATCATTATACATATACCTCAGAAATAGAAGAAATTCTTCCGGATGTTCTTGTTATCGTAGATGTTAGTGTATTCTTTAACGCTCCGGTAGAATCATATTGCTTGGCGACGACCGATGATATTTTACCAGAAGTTCTAGTTATATTATACTCTCTTATCTTCTTTAGTTTAGCTGCCGTTTCCCAAATGATTACGTCAGTAATTTTACCAGAACTTCTAGTAATCTCTAAGTAGTTTGTTTCAGCTATATTATGAGTAAGTGTGTCTAATGTTTGATGAATCGATTCGGATATTCCTGACCCAGATGATCCATTTGATGCTCTTTGAGTAACCACAATTAGTGAGCCTTTTTAATTCGTATGTATGATCCAGCATAATATGTTGATGATAATCCACTATCCGATCTTACATCAATATAATCTCCTGCCGTTAAAGCAACGGAGCCAATAATAATACAAAGTTGCAAGCCAGTAGAAGTCGGAGTAGATATTCCTAGAACAATTCCTGTCGGTGATCCATTCTTAAATAAGAGTATTTGAAATTGTCCGGCGTTATTACTTAATATACTTCCATCGATGTCATAATCGCCAGTATTTGCAGCCGTGTATTTCCATGGAGTTAGCGAGATAGATGTATTAGTATCATATGAAACTGTTTCAAATTCAATTGTTGGTCCAACACCAGTTTGGTTTACTGTTTTATATGCCGCAGCACTAGCAAGTGCTCCACCGCCTCCAATGTCATTCCAAGTAGTCCCATCGTTTGAGTATTGAAGTTTAGTTCCTGAATTTAAGTATCTGAAACCAGGATCGTTTGGTCCAGCAGATATTGCAAAGCGAAGGTACTTATCTCCAGCGACTTCATTACCTATTCTCCATGTATTTGCTCTTGTTTGAAGAGCTAGATTCTCAATTGCTGCTTGAATATTTGTTGCGTTTAAGTAACCGTTTGTATCTGTGAAAACTATCTGATTTGCATTCAGAGAAATATTGGCTTCATTAAGAGTAAACAAAACTCTGTCAGCGTTGATAGCGATACCAATTTTGTTGTTAGCGGAATCTAACTTACGAAGATTGAATGTTGAACCAGTCTGATCTCGGTATACACTTACGCCTGTCGCTCCAACATCTGCGATTAAGTTATTCTTTGCATTAGCTTCAATTGCACTGAGTTTTGATCTTTCTAAAGCAGTAATAATTGCTCCAGAACCAGCATCTGTAATTGCTGCAAGGACTACTGAGTTTGCGTGAGTATGAAGTCCAGACTGATCAAAACCGGATGATTGCAAATTCCCCCCGCCGTCAAGACTAGCTACTTTGCCTGTAAAACCAGCGCCAAGTTTATCAGCTTTATTTTGTATGACCGAATTATCGATAAGGTAGTTAGTCAAATCGTTAGTGAAGTTTGCAGATCCTGTAAAATCAGTGATAACAGAATATGTCTTTATATATTCGTTGCCGTTGATGTCGGTAAAGATTTTTGAGATTGTTTCTCCGGCAAAAAATAGTTTACCTTCCGCATGAGTTCTCAGCAATCCTATTTCAGTAGAAACAAGATCGCGTGTGATACTTCTCTTTCCGTACTGTTCGTTGTTAATTGACGTTTTAGTTCTTCCCATTACATTAACTTCCTTACAGTTACTGATGCACTTCCAGCTGTTTGGTTATCTATTTTAATTCTCCATACAACAGGAGCTCCTGGGTCTGTGTCTTCAGAATAAAGATTAATTTTTCCGTTTGCAGGAGTATTTGTAAAATTGAATATCGAAGAACCGATGAGTGATGTTAGATTGCTTGCTTGTGTTGCATCAGACACTGTCATAATTACACTGTCCGCAAGATCCGCATCATTTTGAATAATGTACATTCCAGGATCAGGAATAATTGCAGTGTCTCCTGTTAAAGTAAGTACATAATTTGTCATTAAACTTCTTGTTGTAATGACACTCAATAATGATTGGACATCCGCCAGAGGAGTTCCTGATCCGTCATCAATAGTTGGGTTAAGAGCGACTACCGAAGCTTCTAAAGTAAGTTTTTCGAATTTAGTCAAAGCTAAATTGTATTTAAGAATGTCGCCATTTGAGATACCAGTTAAATCTACGTTAGCAAGGTCTTGAATGTTTGTTGCTGCGATTGCGAATGCGAATCTTGTGTCAAATCTTCCATTCGTCCAATAAAGATTCGTTCCTTCAGGAAGATCTGTTGTAGTTTTTCCATTAAAGTATAAATTCGTTGTTCCTTGAGGCAACTGGTCGGTTGTTTTACCATTGAAATATTTATTGATCGCACCTTCAGTCATTTGATCTGTATTATTAAATACGATATCGCCAGGAGCTCCATTGAATGTCTTGACAATAGGAACTAAATCTACTCCGTCAAGAGTTGCATTGACGACAAGCGCCATACCTGCCGTAAGAGTATTAGGGATTCCGTTAATCTTCGTGAACTTTACTTTTTGAAAGTTAACTGTTGGTGTTGGCGTGTGAGTATAAACTAACGCCTTCCCATCATCAAGAGCACCTAGCCCGAGAGTAGAAAATAACGCGATGAGATTAATAGTCCCATCTTTTATCTGTTTGCCATTGAGTTTTGTTGGCGTGCTCATTATAAATATATTTTAGAGCGCTAGCGGCAATACGCCCTCTTTTTTGATAATGACTTCCATTTGATCATCTGTTTCATCGGAGAAGACCGCTCCATCGGTTCTCAAAGAAAGTATGTCGTTTTCTTCAAATTTTGCTACTTTTGATTCACATTCATATTCTTCGACAGCGCCAAGTACAGGACAATTCATATCAAAATATCGAGATGATAATTTTGCCTCTTCAATTCTTCCTGAGTAAAATATTTCTTCGTTTTGAATTCGTATACACATAGCATACGCTTTGTTTTTAGTTGCACATAATACTCTGTTTAGCTTCTTAATAATTTCGGTTGGATCTGTTTCGCTAGTAGCATAAAAGACCGTCATGCAAATGATTGCTGTCATGGAGTCATTTACGCCATGACCAGCTCCATCACCAAATAAAATCAGTATTCCATTTGTGATTTCTTTTATGCAAGCGAAGTCTGCTCCCACGCGTTCTTCTGGAAAGAACGACTTTTTGCTAATGACGTAATTTCCTATCGCAGATTCTCCATCCGGAAGGACAAGAGAGTGATATGTCTTAGTGATAATTGATTTTAAGTTTTCGATGCTTCTATCGTCAGATGATTGTCTTGTACAAAATATTGTATTCGCCATCCCATCCGTAAAATACTCGAAAGCCCGCGCCCACGCACGCAAGAACTTATTTTTCCAATTGAAGATCCATTCCATGTTTTTTCTCTGGAGGATTTTGCGAGACGTAATCCATTGATGAATTTTTCGTATTTGTCACAACATTCCTGTACGTCTTTATATTTCACTACATTAACCACTTTGTTAGGAGTTATAGTTATCGTCCCGGTGTTGTTTTCTTCTAGCATATTCTGTGCTAGTTCAGAACATACATGATGCAATTCGAAGTTAGTTCTTAGATTTATGTCGGATAGCATTCGTACAAGATCGGAAAACTGATTGATAACAAACTGTACAGATTCTTTTCTTATAAGAGAGATCTGGAAAAAATCGACTACGTTTGGAGGCGATTCATGCTGTAATGTTGCTGTGGCTGGCATCTATATTACTTCCAAGACTAGATTTTCGAAATGTGATAGGTTCGTAGTCAAGAAATTCTTTTGACTTTCATCGCAGTAAATTGTGAACTTTCTTTTATGCTCGGCAAATGTAGATAGTTTCTTTTCTATTCCACCTAGAACCTTAGATGGAATTGCGCTCTTCACGAATTCAAGACTGTCAATCTCATCGCTTAGTAAGAGCGTCTGAAATAACTCGTATGCTTGATAGTGGTCTCCCGAATTCCATGTCATTCCACCAAATTTCATTGCTGCTCCTTTATGAGCATGAAACCAACAAAAATCATCGCCAGTTTTTTGAATGTAATCTGGCTTCAAATAGTATTTCGATTCTTCTATGTTTTTGATGGCGTTCAATCTGTCTTCTTTAGATGGCACAATTACTTTGCCAAAGAGATTGATTCCTCTTTTATATATGACGAAAATGATTAGACCGAGAATAGCAAACGTTCCTATGACAGATATCGCTGTTGTGAACGGGCTAGATCCGAAGAATTCTAGAATTTCATGAGTCGCCGTTGGGCATTTTGGATCCATATTTTATTTTTCTTTTCCTTCAAAGACTTTTCTCATTACTGCTACTGTTTCATCAACCATTGGATTTTCATCTTTATAATTTCCGAGATGTCCAAATGTGAGATGACAGATGATAGAGCTGAATTCTTTTCCTTCACAAAGAGTTATAAGATTGGATGGCTCTAACTCCAAGTCTGGATTTGTATGAAATGGTTTCTTGTGATGCACTTCTACTTTCTTTGCAGATCCACATACTTCACATACCGGATGTGACTCTAGATGTGCCTTTCTGACTTTCGGCCAATCAGACGAACGAGTTGCTCCATACTTAATCTTATCGACGATTTCTTGAATCATAAGTAGCTCGCTCTAATAAAATATTTCTTGAAATCATCCCAGCTTATGGTAAACATTCCATCATTCTTTTGATCGCCATTTGGTTCGAAATAACCCCAAGGATTTCTGAGAACTAAGCCAAGTTCGTTTACACTAACAACAGTGTAGCTGTGACGAGGAACTATATTTGATCCAGGATTTTTGTTTATTATGTCTTCGCCCATTGAGTCTGCGACGATTGCTTTGTTAGCATTATTCGCTTCTATGAGATCTTTTTTAAAAGACTCATTCGTTGTGTATGCGATCTTTGCTTCTTTACCGGTAAGATCAAGGAATACAGTCCATGGGTATCCACCTCTATCATAAAGAGAAGTGCCGCCACAGAATTCAGCATAACATTTTTCAAATAATCCGGCCCATTCTGGATGAGCTGATTTTATAGGATCGAGAGATTTATCTACGACAACCGGTAATTCTTTTCTTTTTAAGAAACACAAAAAATATGATCTCTTGTAAAATTTAGCCGTAGCAGAATTTTCATTTACGGTGAACGTTTTGTCGAAGACATTCTGATTTCTTGATAGCATAGCAGAAATTGTTGACAAGAAAAAACAAGAGCCATATTGCTTTTGATATATCTCGTCAAATTTCATTTTATACTACTTTATAACGTACGATCAAGTTAATTTTGTATACACCTACAGCAGATGCATAAAATGAACATTTGCCGGTTTCATTAGTAGTTTCTGCTTCTCCAAAAACAGGATCGATTCCGGCAGAATGCATAGCGGATCCTGTAACTATTAAGTCTGTTACGTTGGCTAAGTTGCTAGCAACTGGTAAGTTGAATTCGAATTGAGTTAACGTTCCGGCTCCCGCCGCGGTAGTAAGTTCTAGACTTACACCCATTTCAACCCAACCTTCTGTGAATTTATATGCTGTTATGAATGTTGTTGGTAATGATGCGTTTACCATCGCTGAGATCGATGGAGAATATGTTTGCTGATCCGCTCCACCTAATCTCATCCATTTTGTTCTATCAGTTAAGGCGTTGTTAAGGTTATTGTCAACCGTACTTAAGTAAAATACTCCTGTGTCTTCAATAATTTCGTGTTTTTGATATGTTCTAGTTGCTAACCATCCTGCAGAATATCCGATAGTTTTATTTATTTGGAACCAAATTAGCGTTGGAGCATTGAGAGCAACAAGATGGATATTTCCATTTGTAGGATTTATAGGATTAGCGAACGTACCAACACCAAGTCCAACAATTGGCTTTGTGTTTGTATCGATTTTAATATCATTAGGGGGTCCAATAATTTTATAAGTAGTTCCATTTGCGGCAACAGATGGAAGAGTTAAAACACCGCCCGCTTGATAAATAATTCCTTGATGAGTAGTAGTATTTAAAACAGTGTCAACCCCAATAACGTTAACATTATCTGGGTATGCGGCGCCACCCAATGGGCTACCATCGAGCGTTACAACTCCATTTTGAAGAGTTAATACTAAGTTTTTAGCTGTTAGATTAAGATCTTCGGTTGCCGTATTTTGTGATTCTAATGCGTTGTGTAATACTTTCATTGTTATTCCTTTTTAATAATTATTAAGAGTTAAAATACGGTCCTCGTGAAGCATCATCAACAACTCTTGCGCTCATATCTATGAAAATTCTTATTGTTGTTGCTGTATTGTTTTGAACACTTAGACCGACATGTCCTGACCCATCATCATATGCTGTTATCGTGCATGCTGGTCCACCACTTGATGGCGACGATGAAACAATTTGTAAGTCTTTAGTGAGTGAGTTTATTGCTCCATTTCTGTTGAATGTCGCAAAAATTTTATAAGCTCGCGCAGATAAGACTCCGCCAGTAATTTCTCCTACATATATATGTCCTTCAAGAATTATGACTCTTCTGTCCTGAATTGGATCTCCTGGATTGATCGTCATATTGAATGTCGACGCAGGAGGTTCGTTACTAAATCCATTACGAGTTAGTGGAATTGGATTTGTTACATATGAACTAGCTCCACCATATAAATAATTACGTGCAGCGACACCTGCTTCATTATTAATCATTTCACTCACGCGTATTTCATCGCGATGATTTATGTTTGTCGCACCGTCATAGTTTGCATCTGTTCGAACGTATCCACCAGGGATCAAAACTCTTGTGTTTATCTGAAGAGATCCATTTCCAGAAAGCCCATTCGTAAATATATCATTTTGGTTAAAAAATGCATTTTCAAAATCATTTTCCGGAATTCTCCAGACATCGATTGATAATGTTCCTTCAATAAATATTGGGTCGCCAACTCCCCCGTTTTTATAAATAGGAGATAAAGATGTATCAATCGTAAGAGTAAAGTTATTACCACCTAGTGGTATAGAAATTACTGGTTTTGTAGCAGTGGCGCTATTTCTTATAGCGCCGTTCTGTAATACGCAGATTCCAAAAACAGAAACTGTATGTAATGGAGCAACGGTATTATTTCCTTCAACAATAATTGCATCAATAACTCTTGGAAATCCGGAAAGTGTAGTGCCATCTGCAAAAGAAAGTATTGGTAAAAGAGACGATGCATCGGATGTTAACCATACTTTTGAAAGATCATATGTTCCAACTGGAACAACAGCAGTTTGAAAAATGCCAGATTTACGAACAACAATTTGGCCACCAACTGTCCCCCATGAAGTTACCTGAGCCATTACCTCTGCCCATGTCTTATAACGATTACCAGTAGACGTTACAATATCTGGATCATAAATTGCGACATTAGTAGATGGAGTAGCAGTTATTGGAGATCCATCTAAGCTTAGAGTTCCATTTTGTCCCTGAATAATAAGGTTTCGTAATACGAGCGTCAAATCGTCGGTTACTGTATTTGCTGTCTCAACTCTGTTTTGTTTTAATTTCATTTCTTTTCCTTATAGAATTGCCCATACAGATCCAGCGGAAACTGTTACAGTAACTCCAAGTTGCACATTAATTGGACCAACAGAAAATCCGTTATATCCTGGTTGTATAGTATAATTTGCCACGATATCTTGCTGCGATTGAGAAATAATATGTTTATCATTAACGACAATAGCAGTTTTTCCTACTTCCGGTAAAACATCTACGCCAACACCTCTAATATCTAGTGCTGGTTCTTGAGCAACTGGCGTTCCTTCGTCTTGAATAATATGACCTGCGCCACCACCGCCGCCAGAAGGTTCCTTAGATACGATAATCCAATCACCATCTGAAAATAATAATTCCACATTTCCAAAATTATTTGCTATGACGTAGTTTACGTTTCCGTTTATTGTTCCTACTACCGTAATATTGTTAGTCGTCGCGGATCCGCCAATATCTTGAACGACGATCATCATACCTTCGACACCGGTTGGAAGAGTTATGTTTAATGCTCCACCCGTTGAGTCAACCAAAACACGATCTTTGTCGGCTGCGGTATAGTTTGTAGTCTTAATCGCCGTATTCGTGTAGGCAGTTAAATTCTTAACTTGCTTTTTATCTAGTTTTGTCGCTGGCATATCTTATTTTTTGAGATAACGTATTAAGTACGTATCTGTTGCTCCAAAATATCCAACATCATTTCTGATGATGATATAGTTTTTGTGAATGAAGTAGTCGATATGTTTGTTAAGTGACTGTCCATTAATAGTCACAATCTCAGTATCTTGCTGGTGATTTTGTGACAAAAGAAATTTTCTTCCGAATGCTAAGACAGTATCTGGAGCATTTCCTACTTTTACATCTTCAACTGGAATCGCTGGACCAAAAGTGGCCTCGACATCACTCTCTTTTGAGAATTTGTTGTTAACTAAGTAGTAGATATCGATTGTTCTTTCTGATGGATCTAACAAGAGATCGTCGAAAATCGAAGCATACTCTGTAATGTAGTTTGTCAAATCGAGAGTTTTGTCAGCTGGAGTTCCAGTAAACACATAATCGTATAACGCGCCACGTCTTAAGAAAAGACCGTTGTGTGCAATAATTTCTGTGCCTACCACCGCACGAGATGGTAAGGCGAATACTACGTTTAATGAATTCGAAGGAGTAAATGAAACTTTCTCGTATACTGCATTTTTGCAGAGATCTTGTCTCGCATAATTCATCGAGATCGTATCGTCCGGTGTTGAACCGAAGTTCAAAGCAGGAGCGAGAGTAATATTTCTTCCGCTTACTGTATAATCTTCCCCTTCAACGAGATACAAACCGTTCATGTGAAGAATAGTTGATTTAACTACGGGAGTGTATTTCAAAACTAGATCATTGAGAGGGACACTGCTTTCAACTTTTTCTGTTGTACGATCAAGAATAAAATCGATGATATCGAGATTTGGAATTGCTTCGCTATATTTTGCTCTTACGATATTGAATTCACTGAGATTCCATTTAATGGAATCTAATTTTAGCAAATTGTTGCTTATGACTTGATAATCGTATCCTTGCCCTTTTGACGCGACGGAGCCACCAATAGAAACTGAATCGCTGTCTGTTTCAGGAGTTCCTTTTAGTTCGAATTCTGTTTGACCTGGAAACGCCTCAAAAATATCTTCTCTCCATCTAGAGATCGCGACATTGAGTTTCTTTCTTTCCCATTCTCCAAGAGAACTGAAATAGTATATGTAGTTCGGATATTGATCGACCGAAACGTGAGAACCGAATCTTAGAGTCGTAGATGTTGGGTCGAATGCCAATGGCCACTCAAAACCAGGAGCGGCGATTCGTTCTGTTTTCTTAAGAATTTTCTTTGCACTGACTGTCGCATCATTCCATACGAGCACGCGAGATCCAAGTTGTGGATCGATGATCTGCCATTCTCCATATTCATTTGTATTCACTGGCTTTTGGACAGTATTATCCCACCATAAAATTTTGAATCGTATTTCTGGTGGAACTGGATAGTCTATCGCTGGGAACCAAGACGCAACGTTTGGAGTATCTGTGATCAGATAGTAATCACCATGCTGAGGATTTAATGGAGCGTCTGACAATACATCAAGAACAATATATGAGACTGAGTCTTGCCATTCGGCCGCAAGTAATATCGCATTCAGATATGCTAAAGAAACTGGATCGTCTGGATCATCAATCGTGAAGCCGGCGAGTAACTTCTTTAAGTTAATTTGGTATGATTCTAATTTTTTGACGTCTATCTCTGGCATCTTATGGTTTCTCCGTCGTGAACTTTACATATACTAGAGAACCTGCTGGAACCAATCCATTGAAAACAATCTTATCATTGTCGTAGTCGACAGAATATTGACGAGGATTTCCAGGAGCTGTTTCGTGCATTAATTGTCCGTTAATCCATACATCTACAGAATCTATTTCTGGTTTCTTTGAAAGAGTAAAGTTATCTGCTCCGCCGAGAGGAGATGTGAAATAGTTTTTAACGGTTCTGATTTTTCCGTATATGACTTGCCAATCATTAACTCCAGTTCCAATTGATACGTATACGAGTCCAGTTGTTTTGTCTCTTACTGGATAGTTTATTGTTGGAGGCACAAGATTTCCACGAGGATCACCGAAAAAATCATCGATTTTTGAAAAGTGCAAGTCCTCGCCTGTAAGCGTTTTGTGGCGAACAACTGGAATTCCGAGCTCTTGTATCGTAGGAGTTGACATGTCTTGATTTATATTTTGGTGAGGATTCAAATCATTTTTAGTATAATGAAATAGGAAGACATCGTATCCGGCGAAATATAAGGATATGAGAGAACCAGTCTTTGAAGAGCTTGAATCATATATGGAAACAACATTCCATAAGTGGCCAAGAATTGATAAGTTAAAGAAGAAAAAGACTCTTCGTAAGCTTCATAGAGGCAGTAACTTTGAACGTCTTGGAAAGTTATATTCAGGTAAGAAAGGACTAAAGAGGGTTAAGATTGGACCAAAACGCTATATCGTAAAATATATGCCAGCATCAGAACGTACTGCGCGTGCACGATTAGGAAGACAACTTGGATCCAAACCTTATTTGAGACGATGAAATGGTTAGTTGGTGCGATTCTTCTTTTAATACTGAATTGTGCTGGACAAACGTATCAGTGTTTCGGTGATGCTCCTCCGAAATCGTGTGAATTTGAATTCAAAAAAGATACGTCGACAGCATATATAGATCCATACATTATCACAAAAGCGATTGCTGAAGGGCAACCGCAAATCAATTCCAACATCACAGTCACAGTTAATTCAACTCTTGGTGTTGTAGAAATAACTACTTCTGCTAGCCCATTAAATCCAGTTGGGAGTTTTGTAGGCGGTGGACAAGGCAACAAAGCAATTCTTCAGCTTAATCAATTCGATCGTATGAAACTTAGCGATCTTAATTATGTCGACATCGAATATAAAACTATCATAGCCGGTGGCGGGAACGTTCCATATTTGAATTTCGTTGTCGATCTTGATTGTGTCTTCGATGAAGATCTTAGCGTTCTCACTCTTACTCAATTAAGAGCACGGAGAAGAGTCATCGTATGGCATAGTCTTTTTGCAGGAAGTTCTACAGCAACTGATAGTGGGTTTACAAAATATTCTAGCGCAAATTCTCAGAATGGATTTGCTATAGTTGGAACGCCTCAATTAGGAATGAGTGCAAATCCATCATCATATCAAACACTCAGTCAATTTGATTTTACTACATACCCAAACGCTTGCATCGTCAATGGGGTTAATGGAGACGGCGGACTTCCAAGAAATACTTCAAATGCAACGTGTAACACTGGTGCTGCATTACCTGGAACTGCAAGTGCAGATTGCGGGAAGAATATGGCAGGAATCTTCGTAAACACCGGAGATTCAATGAATACAGCTAACTATTCTGTTCAGATCAGAAAAATTACAATCAAAGACAAAACGATAAGCTTCCGCGAAGTATACTAAATATAAAATTATGAAGTTCAAACAAGCACTAATAGCAATTCAAGAAGAAGCAGGAATTAAGTTCAAAAAAGTAATGCACGAGTGGAAACTCGGTAAACTAAAAGATTCTCATGGTAATCCGGTGAAGGATCAAAAACAAGCTCTTGCAATTGCATTCTCAGAACAAGACGTTGCCGACAAAAAGAATAAGAAGAAAAAGAATAAAAAATAAGAGGGCATGCCTCTTATTTTATAGATGCTGGTTTAGCAGTTGAGTAAAAAGTCTTCGATCGAATTTTATTCACGTCGTCTTCTCCCTCTTTACATACTAATCTCAAGAAAATTCTTGTTGGCTTCACATTAGCGTATTTATCTTTGTCTTCATTAACGTGATCATATTCTTTGTTTGAAACTCCGCTCAAACCAACTCCACCACCAGATACATTGCACATTAGAACCGTTTGTCCTAAGTCAGATTCCGATTTTGTTTCGTTGTAAACTTGAAGATCACCTTTAGCAGATGACATGTTAATACTTAATGGAGTTGAAATCGTTGTCCATGTTGGACCCCAAGGATTATATGGATTTGTTTTTTTCCATCCGTGATTACAATCGCAGCAAACATTGCATCCGCAACATTTTTCCTTAATGATTACTGTCTCTTTATAACCTTTATACCATTCAGTGAAATCGATGTTCCATTCAGGTTGAATCTGATGGAAAATGACTTCAATAACGCCTAAGTCGTCGTTGTCAACTTTAGGCAAATCGATTTCGTTAAACTCGGCTGTTCCTCTTTTAAGGAATATGAACTTACCATTGTCGTTCATGCCACAGTCAATGATAACTTTCTTGTTTGCATTTACTTTGTAAATGCCTACGAGAGTACCATCGATTGAGACGTGTGCTGCCGAATCGTATGAATTGTCGTTTTTCAAGCTCAATTCAAAAGCTTGCTTGTCTTTCAAGAAGACATATTGGTTTTTTTCTTTTGTTGTTTGTCCGTTCGTAAGAACACGAACAGAATAGTTATTTAGGTACATTTGTTCTCCTGCGTCTAAGTCAGTGTTTATTTATTTCATGAAATAGCATGAAATATACTATTATATTCATAGACCACAGGAGGTTTTAATGAAAAAGTTATTTCTTGCGTTGCTTTTCTCTGTTTTCTCCATGGGCGCTGCAGCACCTCCGGTGGAAAGTCCAAAAGAAGATTTATCACCATCAGTCGAATTCAAAAAGAAATTGGATGAGCTTCGTCTCAGAAGAATTCAAAAGGAATTGGATAATGATGATGAAGCTTCAGTTCAAAAGATGGAGTATACTCACACTCCAGTAAAAGACCGCGTAATTCAAATCACAGACAGAATAATTGAAGTTCCGCAAGTTATCACGAGCAAGAATGCGAATGATATGGTTAAGAAAATCAACTTCTATAACCGCAAGAACAATTTTCCTATATTTATAGTAATGGATGTTTGTTATGGTGGTAGTGTTGTTGGTGGAGAGAAAATTATTCGTGCTATCAAAACAAGTAAAGCAAAAGTCTATATTGTTGTCAAAAGCTTCGCTGCTTCAATGGCCGCAGTAATCACTAGTACGTTTGCGGATAATGCGTATGTTCTTAAAAATGCAATCATATTGCATCATGAGATTTCTAATGGCGTTCAAGGTAATGCGTCACAGCATCAAGAGAATATTAAGATGCTCGCTAAATGGCAAGATATTCTTTTCAAACCATTGGCAGAAAGAAAAGGAATGTCTATTGAAGAATTCGTTAAATCTCTTTATGCTATCAAAAGAGACGGCGATGCGGCTTTATTCGCCAGCGAAGCAGTAAAAGAAAAATGGATTTTCAATGTTATTGAAGGAGTTGAAGACGGAAGTTTTAATGAGAAACCTGCCGGATCTTCATCAATAAACCCTCTTATCACAATGGAAGAAGATTCAGTAGACAGAATTCCGGCAGAAGATTTCTATTTCATTTATTCGAAAGTAAAAATTATCGAAGCTAAGTAGTTAAACGAGATCCGGTGGAACCAAATCCGCCGGCGCCTCTTTCTGTATCGGAAGTAATCGTTCCAGCTTCGACTTCAACGCAATCAGCAAATTCAACTTTACGAAGAATGCCTTGAGCGATCTTATCGTAAGGATTAATCGTTACGTCGACATCTGAAAGATTGAAAAGATGAACGTGTATGATTCCTCGATAATCGTTATCAATTACTTTCGCTCCTACTTTGAGTTTCTTCTTTGTTGACACTCCGCTTTTGTCATGAACGACAAGATCGTATCCTTTAGGGAGGATGCATTTCAAATCAAGAGGAATGAGAGCGTCACTTCTTGCTTTAATCACTACTTTATGTGGAGAAAAGAAATCAACACCTGAGCTTAGTTTTGTTCCTCTTTGAGGGATGGTCGCCCAAATGCTAGTCTTTTCAAATAAGATCTTTTTCTTTTTGAATAGGTTTAACATATACCGATTATATGCGGGAAAGTATCTATTCACGAGGGTTTTTTCCGGGTTAGAATACTATATAGATTAATATCCTCTCTCCCTCTCAAATCTATTATTCTCTCGGCCGACTGGCTTTTTCATCTTTATGAGAAGTTTTTTCTCTATGTTGCTTGTGATTATTTGGTCTATAATAATACATGTCGAAATACGTTAGCTGGCACGTTCACACTATTCACTCAACACGAGACGGTCTTCTTCGGGTCAATGATCTTGTACAAAAATGCAAGGACAACGACATGGTTTCGACAGTAACGGATCATGGAAACATAAGCAGCTGGGTTGAATACTACAACGCGTGCAAAAAAGCTGGAATCAAACCAATCTTTGGTAATGAAATCTATATTCACAAACATCGTGAACGTCTCTTTGAGATACGCAAAGAACTTGAAGACAAAAACATTGATCCAGAAAAGAAGCGCAGACTTACAATCGAAAAAGAAGAAAAATCAAAATACAACCACATCGTCGTTGTAGCAAAGAATAGTTTTGGCTTTCATAACCTTATTGAGTTATCAAACGAAGCGTATCTCAACGGGTTCTATCGTTTTCCTCTTTCATCATACAAATCACTATTCGAGTTGCCTAAAGACAAAAATGGCGACAGAGGCCTGATTGTTTCGAGCGCATGTCTCGCCTCTCCACTTTCGCAATACATTCTTAAAGAACAAATGCAAGAAGCGAAAGACTGGATTCTTATGATGAAAGAAGAATTCAACAAAGACTTCTATCTTGAAGTTCAAGCTGTAAACATGGACGAACAGCGAATTGTTAACAAAGCAATTCTTGACTTTTCTAAGGCACTTAAGATTCCAACTCTTCTTGCGAATGACGCTCACTATCTTAGTGATGAATACTCAAAAGCTCACGAACGTTTTCTTTTGCTTCAAGGTAAAGAGAAAGTTGCTGACATCGGAAAGAAAGTGTGGCGCATCAAGTGGGAAATGAACACTGGTGAAATCAAAAGAAAGAAGTACGATGCAGAAGATAAAGAAGCTGAGTGGCTTAATGGAATCAAAGTCGCTGACATCAATAAAGGTGACCTCATCGTTCTTAAGAAAATCAAAGATAAAGCAAACAAAGGACAAGAGATAATTAAGGAGTCTGCAAAAATTCTAGAGAAAGAATTGGTCAACAAAGTCTGGTTGATTGAAGCAGACGATTTGTCATTCAAAACAGAAAAAGAAATTCGTGCAAAAGTTTCTGATCAGCATCCTGAAATTACGAACGTGGATGAAGTCATAAAAACAAATTACAGCATCTATGATAAGATCGATAAGATTGATTTGGACGGTGAAAGTAAATTGCCAAAGATTCCGGAGTCATATGACAATCTTCTTAAGAGAACTGGTAAAGCGCTAGCCGATTTCCTCAAGAAAAACAAAGTCAACAGTAAGCAATATATCGAACGTCTTAAGTATGAATTAGAAGTCATTCACAAATTCGGGTTTGAGGAGTACTTCTTGATTCTAGCAGATGTATTTGATTACGGCAAGTCAAGAGGAATTTCATTCGGAGCAGGACGAGGTTCTGCGGCTGGATCTCTCGTTGCATTCTTACTTGGAATTCACAGAGTGGATCCAATTCTATGGAATATGCAGTTCGAACGATTCTTGAGTCCGAATATGGGAAGCGAAGAAATCGTTTGCGAAGACGAAAATGGAAAGATTAAGACGTTTCACGAAGACGCTCCTGTAAAACTCAAGAGTGGTAAAACAAAGAAAGCTAAAGAACTAGTCGAAGGCGATGAGATTTTAGCTTAACGCTCGGATGCCCATTTTTTATTCTTGCATTCGTTTTTGAATTCTTCGAATTCATCATAGAATCCATTATCTTCTTGAGCGTCTTGAATTGCTTTATTGATTAACCTAGAAGCATATTTCTCGGCTAATTTCGAGATCGCAGTAGGATTTGTTACATTTAAGTCTTCCGCAGTGCCTCTAGCAAAAAGTTCATACATAGATGTGACTTCTCTTTTTATCGCTTTATAAAGAGCGTCGGTCGGAGCGAAATACTTTGGATTTTTTGCTTCCGCGAAAACTTCTTTTTGGGCGCCTTCAAGGTACGTATCTTTCATACTTTATATTTGATTTTTCTTTGATTTTCTCTTGTTTTGTTTCCATTGTTCGTATTTAATTTTTCCAACTTCTTCGCCCCATTTATTGATAAGTCTTTGAATCATAGAAACTCCACTCATGGGATTGTTACTCCCTTTTGTGGCGGCTCCTATCTTTTTTCTCCACTCTTCACTTAAAGGTTTTCCCTTTCTTAAATGCCCCGGATTAGTTAAAGGATTCGTAGATTTTTTTAGATTTGCTTTCCATTCGTCTGCTTTTTCTTTTCCATAGATTTGTTCTAATGTTTTTCCTTTTCGTCTTTCCCCGGGATTATCATTGTCTTTTCCTGGTAAAACATTTGTAAGAGGACCATGGCCATAAATTTTTCTACCAATTGAGTTAATGTAAAGATATTCACTTTTTTGCTGTTCCTCTTTTGATTTACATTTATCAAGTATAAATCTAATAGGTTCCAATCCTTGTTCAAAAATGTCATATATAATTTGTGCCTTCGGAATGTTCTTTTTCCATTGTTTGGAAGATTTTCTTTTAGCGTCCAGATGTTGATCAATCCTACCATTTTTACCTTTTCCTACATAAAATGGCTCGAATAAAAAAGACATATTAAGACCATCATAAAAATACATCCCGCGTTTTCTAGGGTCAAGATAAATGTATGTGTATAGTTCTTGCATAATGTATATTTAATATCGGAGTCAACACAACAAAAATAATATAATAAACATGGCATTTAAGATAATAAAAGTAGAAAAACGAAAACAAGATTTTTCTTGGCCTAAATAATTGGGCGGAATAGCAGTAATGCTATTCGCAAAGAACTTAAACTGCTGGAAACTCCTTAGAGCAATAAAAACTACAACGTAATTTGAAAAGATAGGCGTGAATGTTTGAAAATTTTATTGATTGGACAATCAGCATCGAAATTCCTTAACTGGAAGACGTTCAGAGACTATAATAGTTCCATCCTTAATGGATGATGGTATAGTCCGGACTACAACAATTTTGGCTCGTGAAAGCGAGAGTAGTAAGGATATTGACAGTGACATCGCAATTAATATCAACACATTCCGAGATGGACGAGAAGAAATCATCAATGAATTAACAAGAAAATATGGGCAAGATCACGTTGCTTATATCGGCAACCGCCTCATGTATGCACCAAAATCCGCCATTCGTGACCTCGGTCAAATCTATGACATTCCTTCCTCTGAGACTCAGAAGGCAACAAAATACTACAACGAAGAATTGACTCTCCAACAAAACATGGAGAGAAACAAAGACATCAAAGAATTCTTTACAAAATACAAAGAGCTTCAGACACTTGTTCCTCAGATAATTGGAACAACATCGGCTTTAGGTGTTCATGCTGGTGGTGTAGTAATCAGCGATTCAAAATACCCACTTACTCGGCACATTGGACTTCAAAGACCAAACGAAGACGGACGCATCGCAACAATCTGGACAAAAGACGAAGTTGCACAACTTGGTTACATTAAATATGATATTCTCGGTTTGTCTTCTGCCGGTCAAATAGCTTTATGCAAAAAGCTTCGTGGAGAAAACATCTACGAAAATTATCCATACGACTTAGAAGATGTGTACAAACACACAGTCCTCAAAGGGCACAACAAAAACATATTCCAGTTCGAATCTAATCTTGGTAAAAGATGCTTTCAAGATCTTTTGCCTATGAGTATAGAAGAACTGGCAAATGCATCTGGTCTCATCCGTATTCTTGGAACAGAAAGCGGCCGAAGAGTTTATGATTCATACAAAGAAAACGTAGTGGATCTTCAGACAAATGGTCGCGATCAAGAGAATCCAATTTGGAAGACAAAACTTAAGGATGAAATTTATGATAAGGAGAAGAACTATGAAATAGTAGAACGCATTCTCGGAAGTACATACGGGATTCTTATTTATCAAGAGCAGTTGTGTGAACTCATCAAAGAATTTTCACGAGGTGAAAAGACTTTTGTTGACGGCAACAATGTTCGTAAGTATCTCGGTCGCTTAGCAAAGAAACATGGTTATCTTGATGATCTTCAAGGTAAACGTGAAGAATTGAAAAAGTGGCATACAGACTTCATGAAGATCATGAATGAGTATGTTCTTCCGTACATAGGAAAAGATGGTCACGGATGTCCAGATAAAACTGTCCGTGACTTTCTTGAATTCAATCTCGGACATGGAAACAAACTAGAAGTTCCACAAACTGGAATTATTGCATGGATGATCACGTCATCAGTTTACATTTTCTCTCGTCTCCACTCTGTAAGTTATTCAATCAACACATACGAACAACTCTATCAGAAAACTTATGATCCATTTAATTTCTGGCTTTCTGTTCTTATGATGGATGCCGGGAATCTTGATGATATAGCGACAGTGTCAAATGCGATACGAAGCGAAACAGACATCGAGATTTTGCCACCGAACGTCAACAAATCAAATTATCACTTCAAAAAAGAAGATGATAATATTCGTTATGGTCTTGGATCAATCATGAGTTTAACGAAAGCTGCAATCGTAATCGTCGAAGAGCGAGTAGCAAATGGAAATTACAAGAGCGTCAAAGATTTTCTTAAGCGCGTACCCGGGAGAATTGTTAACTCTCGTACTCTCAAGAACTTACTTTTGACAAACGCATTCTCGGATTTCGGAACTATAGAAGAAGTGCATAAACAAATCGAAGAAATCAAGGGCGCGCCAATGGATGTTGATTTGTCTCGCAATTCACTGATGAAAACAGAATTTGAATTACTCGGTACGAATGTCACGTACATTGACCCACTTCTTAAGAAAGCAAAAGAATACACATCACTCAATGACCTTGAAGAAGGATCCAGCAAGATGATGATCCGAGTATTGAAGACAGTTGTCAAGAAAACAAAAGCTGGAAAAGATTATTTGTTCCATACTTGCGAAGACATGAATTCAAGAAGTCAATTTACTCTCTTCAATTGGAACAAAAAGGAATTGGAGTTGGGACGCGCGATCATTGTAAGTGTCACAAAGAAAGGAGACTTCTTAAGTATCACACAAGAGTTTAATAAATTCAAGCGTTGGTAATAAAACTGGAGTAGAATAAACATGAATATAGCAATCTCATTAGGACATAATTCTTCCGCAGCACTCATAGATGAAGAAGGCACAGTTGTTCTTGCTTATGAAGAAGAACGCTTCACTAAAAAGAAAAGCGATTCTTATTGGCCAAAGAACGCAATCGCCGAAATTTTCAAACACAAAGAGCCATCTAGGTTAGAGAAGAACACTCTTTACGTCTCACATTGGTATGATGATTTTGGGTTCTATAAAAGAGCAATTCATCCAAGAATTCAAAAACATTTTAATCCCGCTGAAGTTTCGAAGCTTATCAACGATTATGCATTCAAAATTGTAACTCTAGATGAAAATCTAACACATCATGATGCTCATGCCTGGAGCGCGCTCGCGTTCTTTCAAAGTAATTATAAAGAATCTATTGGTTATCGAAGTGGATTAGACACTTTAATTTTTGTTGCCGATGGGTTCGGAAACAACGCAGAAGTTCTGTCAATATACAAGGCAACCCTTCATAAAGAAGGCGCGCCAGATTTTGAAAAAATCAATTCGGTGAAAGGTTATAATCTTTCTCTAGGTCTGATGTATCAGTATGCTACATCCTTCACTGGAATGAAAGAAAACGAAGATGAATACAAATTTCTCGGTTATGAATCTCACATTGAGAGTGTCTTAAAACCAGAAGGAGTTGGAGCACTTGCATCGGAGGTTTCTGAAATCGTTGCGTACTTCATGCGAGAAAATGGGTGGAAAAGTAATAACAACACCGGTTTCATTGATCTTGAAGCACTTGAAAGTGTTAAGAACATGTGGTACGAAAGATACTCAAAAGTTCTTGACAGTGTTCAATCATATGCTGATGTCAATTTAAAAGAAGATAAAGATGCGCAAAGAACAGTCATTGGGTATCTCATTCAGTTAGCTATCGAGTTAACGATGGAACAAATCATTGCAACATATGAAGAGAAGACTGGAATCAAAAATGTTTGTGTTGCTGGTGGAATTTTTTACAACGTAAAACTCAATAACTCGATTCTCAAATCGACTGAAGGTAAATTCTGTATAGTACCTCTTGCTGGAGATCAAGCCGGAGGGATAGGTATATACTACGCAAAAAATCCAGAAATACTTACAGAAGATTTTCAAGGATTCTCAAATCTTTGCTTAGGTAAAAGAAATCTCAGCTCAGAAACACTAACGGAAGAAAACAGAAAAAAACTTAATACTTATGGAATGCACGTTCGCATTCATGATAAGAAAGTCCCATTCATCAGAAACATTGTCGATGAGTTGGCGAAGAATACTCTAGTAAATATTGTTCATGGACAAATGGAATTTGGACCAAGAGCATTATGCAATACGAGTACACTTGCTCTTCCAACTAAGGAAAACGTAGAGTTGATTAATACTCTCAATAAAAGAAACACAGTTATGCCAATGGCACCAGTAATGTTGCGCAGACATTTGGATTTCTTCTTTGAAGAAACACAGTTTGAAAAAATTGTTGGCAGTGACAGTTTTATGATCGTTACATACGATTACAGAACATCTCTTCTTTATGATAAATATTCTGGCGTAATGCATAAGTACCCTTTGAAAGAAGTATATAGCGGACGTCCTCAAGTTGTTGAAGACGACTCGCTGCTCATCATTGGAGAAATTCTAAGAAAAGTTTGGAATGAGTTGGGGTATGCTTGCTTGATAAACACAAGTTACAATGTTCATGGCGTTCCTATTGTCAGAAGTTTAGATGATGCCGTGGAATCTTATGAATTCCAGCAAAACATCATCAAAGATACACAAAAAATTCCATCAACTCGGAACATTCTTTTAATCGGTGATTTCTAATGTTCAGTTTGAACATCGATTCAGTGCAGGAATATCGCGTCTATAAAGATAGGATCGAGGGCGATCTATTCAAAGAACAAAATTTGGATATGAACGTCACTCATCCTATTTATGGTCGTATTAAACCTGGCGGTAATATAGCAACTTTACGATTTGAATGTCTTTTTCAAAATGCATCCAAACTTTCATTTCTTACCAGAGAGAAAGGTGAATTGCTTAACGAATTCGATTCTATTATAAACGATATCCGCAACTTCAAAACGGACGATGAATATATGGACTCGAGATGTTATCCTACTGGTCTCGCAATGAAAGACAATATTATGATTGTTGGAGAAGCTCCAGGCACAAAGGGGAGAGCAAAGGAGAAGGATTGGCTTAAGCCGTCATTTGTATTCACTCGAACAAGCTGGATTCTTCGTATTGCTTTGCAAAACGCATTCGGAGTCTGTCCGTATATAACGAATTTACTGAAATGTGCTCGTCCGGGTAATAAGGTTGCTCAAGCGGATTTCTTTATGTCATTTGAGATATTCAAAAGAGAAGTTGCAGCAATCAATCCTCGTGGAATAATAGTTCTTGGAAAAAATCCTTACGACTTCCTCAAGAAGTGGTTTGATACTGAAATTCCTATCCGATACATTCCTCATCCAGCGTATGCATGGAGAAATAACTGGGAACTTAGTTATTACTCACATTTCTTCTCTGTTGAAGCTGTAAATTTTCACAACGCGAAATTAGGCGTACGGATATAATAGATATGATTTTAGGACTTCAATCCACAACAAACATAGTCATCGCTCTTTCGGGAGCATCGCATTCCGGCAAGACAACATTTATGACAGATGCTCAGACGCTTCTTGGAGAAGATAATGTTGTTTGTATAACAGAAAACATAAGAGAAGCCGAGATAGTCAAAAAGCTTGGTATCGAAAAGATAAGAGAAAACCCAGCAGTTTACTTTACTCTTCAGAAAGAAATAATTGGCAAGAAGATCCAACAAGAGTTAGAATCTCCAATCAAAAATAAAAACAAGATCGTTCTCATAGACCGCTCTTTAGCGGACTCAATATACTACTTAACAAAGTATACTGAAATTTCTGGTTTCGCGCCAGAACTCAAGAAAGAATATTTCACGTACTTGAATAAAGTACAAGATGCAGCGCAGCACATTTTTTCTGTTGTGTATGACGCGGTTCTTATTTTTCCTCCAATCAAAAAAGAAGAACAACAAGATGATTCGTTTCGTCAAGACCTAAGTTATTTCAATGAATCACAAGAAGCAGAATTCGGTCAGATTGTTTTGATGAATGAAGGAATCGCCGCGGTCACAAACTGCTCAAACAAAATAGTTGCTGTCGACTCTCTGTTTCCAAATAAAGACGGTAAAAGAGAAATGACAGCTGACAAATGGAAATCGGTATGCTACCAGTTAATGAAACGTTAATACACAAACTACCAAGATACGGGAATGACTCCTTCTTCTTTGAGATGAAGGGAATTCGGGTAGGCGAATTAAACCTCGATGATATTATTCCTCATGGACATATCGTTCGAGAATTTGCGGAAGCAAAAAATGAGATGTTTCAGAAAATGAGTATCGAGCCATCCGCGCTATTAAAATTTGCCACGTCAATTCCTTCTTGCCGCAATGTAGGTAGCTTAGATTCTCTTGAAAGAACAAACTACCGATATGCACTAAGACAAATCAGTAAAGATGTATACTCTCATGTTTATGATATGAGAAAAGTAGGATCGCGTAGATGCGTTCTCAATTTTGCAAATCCGATAGCAGATTATTCTTTGTCAGAAAAACAACCGCACGATTTTCATAAAGATATTTCATGTCTATCTCAAATCATGATCTATGAAGATTTAGGAGTTGGTACAAGAGTCACCGTCGTTTACAGAGCAAGTGATATGGCATATGATTTTCTTGTCGACTTCTATACATTACTTAAGTATGTTTTGTTCTCGGATTTATTCTTGGATAATTTCGAACTTACATGGATGAGCAACACGTGTCAGTTTCACAATGGTGTTACTCATGATATGGAAAACATATTCAACGTCTTTAGCAAAATCTCTAAAAAAGTCTCAGTGAGGGCCGTAAACTTAAATGAACCATAATTACAAAAATCAATGGCTACAGATCTATAAGGATCTTCAAAATGCTCCGGAATATTCTCCTCGTGGACTTAAAGTAAAAGAGCTAGAAAATTATTGCTTTGATGCAAATCCATATTGGCGTTTTGCAAATTTCTCCGAACGCAATCTTAACCTTCGCTATATCATAGGCGAACTGTGCTGGTATCTCCGTGGAGATCTGAATGATGTAGAAGGAATTTCTCATTACTCAAAATTTTGGGCTGGATTAGCTAGTGAAACTCTTCCACGCCTTAATTCAAACTACGGTCACTACATCTTCAAAGAAGAAGTAAACAACAAAACTCAGTTTGGTCACGTATTAAGTTCTCTCGCTAATGATAAAGATACTCGCCAGGCTGCGATCGTTATTGCAACACACAATGTATTGTCTACCGATCATAAAGATAAAATCTGCACATATGCAATATCATTTCGCATACGCAATAATAAACTCAACATGAGTGTAAGAATGAGAAGTAACGATTTTGTTCTCGGAACACAGATCGATTTTTTTCAGTTCTCAGTAATTCAAGAATTACTTTATGTAGTTCTTAGAGACACAGTATATCCAAAACTTGAGATGGGTAATTACCATCACTCAAGTGATTCGTTTCATGTCTATGAAAGACATTATGAAATGATGGATAAGATAATAGAGAAAAATGGAGAAACATTCTCCGACATTGTTTTCCCAAAAATATCAGGAGCTCCCGAGGCTCGGTACATCATGAGCAACCTCCCACGTTTTGAAAAGATGTATCGAGAGCTCGGGTTCCCTGAAAAGCTATACGAAGAAGAAATCGCTTCATGTGTAGCCAACAACTATGAATTCACAAAAACATGCGTAGAATGTCTGAGGAAAGTATGATAGATCCAATGATCGCTGTAACACAAAGAAAAGAGCAGATGATGCAAGAATATCAGAAAGCTCTCGACATATTTGAGAAACAAATACACAATCTTTTTCCAGGACATCCCGACTTATACAGAGCGAAAAAGCTGTCAATGAAATTTCTATTAGCTTCGATCGAGGAAGATAATGAAGGATAGAGTCAAATTATACGTTGACATCATAAAGAGAATTGCCGATCAGTCTGAATGCAAATCTAGACAAGTCGGAGCAATCATAGTAAAGAACAACAGTATTTATGGTGAAGGATGGAATTCTCCACCTAGCAAATGTTCGTCGGATGATTGTGCAAGATGTTCTTCGCCTGACCATGTATCTGGTAAAGATTTGAATCTCGCTTTATGCGCTCATGCAGAAAGCAATCTGATTGCTACATGTGCAAAAGAAGGACGCTCTACGGACGGAGCAGAATTGTGGTGCACAACAAAACCATGTTCAGAATGTGCTAAGTTAATTGTCAGAGCAGGAATTCAATATGTCTATTATCTCAATGAATACGATTCTCCAATGACAAACATGATTTTCAAGAATGGTGGAGTTTTCTTCGTAAAAATTTCCAGCTTCTTTGGTAGAAGCGACATATAATTATTATGCAAATGCAACCAAGAGTTCCAATTGGCGCACTCAACAGAGCTGGGCGCCGCAGAAATAAACTTCCATTCACACTTTGGGGTGTAGTAGATATTCGCAAGAATCAAATTATGGCCGTATCTACATGGACAGCAGCAACACAATTTGTCGCATCGCATGAACCTCGTGGAAGAATGAGAGGGAAAGTCGATAACCCATATCGAGTGCAAATGTTCGACATGAGGGATCCAAACACTTTTGGCACTCCTACTAAAAAGCCAGTAGATGTAGTTGAAAAAGAATCAAACATTCCTCCTCAGTCAGAAAGTACTTCAGAAGCGCAGTAATCTGAAAATATACTTTCTGGAGACTTTATGAGCAAAGAAAAAGAAGAAATAAAGAAGGAAGACGAGGTCAACAAACCTGAATTGCTTTCTTCTGATCAAGAAAAGAAAGAGGACGGATCCGTTAAATATCCTGAATCTGAAGCTACGAAGCAAAAGTATTATTACATCGAAGCATAATACTTCCCTCTTTACGCACAGAAAAATAATCACGTAGCATTTACAAAATTCACTTTCTATGTTACAATAGAACTGTGAATATCGACAAAGAAATAGAAGACATCGATCGTACGATCGCTCAAGCAAAAGAAGAAATCCGTCAAGCGGAAATTCGCTTGGCGTCTATGCGAAGAGGGAGAACTTGTACCTCTAAGCAAGAAGACTACAGAACAATCGAATTAGAAGACGTGTCCGCCGCCTTATCAAAAGCATCTAACACACTGTCTGCTAAATCAATGGATATAAATGTTCAGCTCGAAAACGTACGACAGTAAGAAGCATCTTGAAGATGCTGACATTAAAGAAGCTGCGAAAATACTTTCGGAAATCAGATTCCGTGGTGGCTTCAAGAATGGAAACATCGAATTACTCGAAGATTTCCTTGAAATTCTTCACTTTTTTGAAATGAAGAATAAGGAAGCCGAGAACGCAATGCCTCCTACTGAAGATGATTGTATTCGTTTGATGCAAGCGCAAGACTTTATGCTCTATGCTCCGACAGTCGAGAAAGAAATAATGAAGATCAAAGGAAGACTATGATTGCAATTTCAAAAGTAAAAACAAAAGACGTTGCCAACGAAATACTTGGTGACGATAAGAAGTTCGCTGAGTTTATTGAACTCAACAAAAACTTCATGAACAAAATCATTTCTAAAGTGCATGACATCAACGTTTATGGATACCAAGAGCTTTATCAAGAAGCTCAGTTGTCTATGTGGGAAGCGCTTCAGAAATTCGATCCAGAAAAAAGAATAAAAGAGAAGAAAACACCGGGAACTCTTTCAACATTTGCTTACCATGTTATCATGAATAACGTTCGTCGTTATCTCAATGATGAAAACAAAAGGATGTCGGAAGAATCTTCGATTGAAGCATTCAAGAAGCACACAGATGATACTGGTGTTTCTGGAAATGGATCAGCTTCCGGAAATTCTGACTACTGGGAAGAAAACTGGAAAACAAATCAAGGAAGTATGGAAGATGAAATCATCGATCGCCTAGATAAAGAGCGAACAATGACTCATCTAAGTGAACAAGAAAAAGAAATCTTTCGTTACCGCTTCGTTGAGAAGAATCCACTTACTCATGAAGACATAGCTCGTAAGCTGAATATGAATCCTAACACTTACAGAGCAATCTATTATGGATCATTCAAAAACAAAATCAAGAAATTGGGGTACAAAATATGACACGTCTACGCTTACTATTAGGAGCACTTCAGGGATTCGACTATAAGTCAATCATCTATTTGCTCGTCCTTGCGACTGGAGCTTTGTATGTATCAAAATTCAAAGTCTACAGCCCATTTGAGTATGCTGCTCTGATTCTTCAGCCAGTATACTACATTCTTGTCCGGATGTTCATTGATCATGGCGTATTCGTCGCTGTTTTTCCGGCAGTTATGACTGTCATATACCATCTAGGGACAAGAGCTCTTCGTAATGATTTTTCGTTCTTCGTAGAATCATTAAAAAAACAAGCTCAAGTGATAACTAATAACGTTTACATGCAGCTAAGTGAAAATCAAGAGAAAAATAGACTTATAGAAGAAAGGAACAAAACTCTTGAGATTGAACTCGCTGCGTATAAAATCGTAGAAGAAAGAGAGAAGAACAAGAAAAAGAAGAAATGAAAATAGAAAAGGGCGGCATCTATCACTTTTATTATGCCAACTTTCATGTTGACAAATATCCGATTGCCCTTATTCTTCATAGCGACGGCGAAAACACTCATGCTCTGAACATCAACTATCTTTCTCCAAAGATGAGAGATTCGGTCATTGACATGATTGTCATGATCACAACGAAAAAACTTGGCGGTCGCGACACATATTCTTTGTATCACGATTACATTAAGAGAAAACTTCCACAAGTAATTCGATTCTGTTACAGAAAATACAAAACGAGATTCATCAGAGATCCCAAACTAGTTTCGAAAGGGTTCTTTGAAACACGCAATTTTCTTTGGCACATAAAGAAAAACTTTAGCAAAGATGATTCCGATTTCATATTCAAGAAAGTTAAGTCTTCCATAAAGGAAGCTCAAAACACGGAAAAACAAGATGTTAAGATAGCGAAACTCAAGAAGTTCGAAAGTAAATACACACCAGAAGAATTCGAAGATAAAGCGAAAGACTACATTGCATCCTTGTCTCAAGTGTATACGCCTAAGGACAAAAATAAATATACATATTTAGGGCGCAGAAGATAGAATAGATATGGCAACAAGCAATCCAACAATAAAGAAAAATACGAAAAAGGTCAAGGCTCCGAAATACATAAAAATAGAGAAAGTTCCTGTTGAGGATGAAGCAGATGAAGAAGTGTCTCTAGAAAAAGGGCCGCTTAGACCATCCTTCAAACGAGCTGAAGTGAAATCGGTTTATGTTGAAGTTGGTGCTAATCTTGGCACAAAGCAACTTAAATTCGGGATTCATGCGGACGTCAACAGCGAAGATCCAGCAACAGTAAAGAACAGACTTTACTTCGAGTGCTTAGGAACTCTCGAAAGACATGTAAAAGAAATGGGAGCTGGAAGTGGCCCGTTCAACGCAAGATAAAATCACGCAAAAAGAAATCATCGCGAGATATTTCAAAGATCGTTTAGTGAAAGATCTTTTTGTTTTTTCCTGGAATGAAGGAAAAATCCAAATAGAATGTACGAAGCTGGCGTGTGATATGTTTGATGAATTAAAACAAAAATGTGGGGTGACGGAAAAAGACATACAAGCGTACTTGAAACAAGTCACTGCTAAACTTATGTTAAACAACGTCGAACAGGATTATGCATTTTGAAATCACACTCGATGACGTAAAAAATTTCCTAGTCTGTGAAGGAATCTCAAACAACCTAAAAGCAAAGAATGCAAGAGAATTCTCCGTAAACTCGCCATTCGCCGACGATACAAAATCAAGACTATCGTTCTCATATGTAAAAGGTCACAAAGAAATTCCAGAAGGGGTTTACTTCAATGACTTCAAAGCTCGCGGAGTTATCGATGATGACGTATACAAAGGTTCGTTCTACAAGTTCGTCAAACTATTCAAAGACTTCAAAACTCTAGATGAAGCAAAATACTATTACCTTTCAAACTACTTAACTGGAAATCTTAGTGATGTCCTTCAAAAGCCAAAGGTTCACCAAGAAGAACCAGAAAAGAAAAAGCTATGGAAGATTTCTCTTCCAGAAAACACGGTTCGTTTCGATCGGAAGCTTCACCCAACATATCACAAGTATCTTCAGGAACGTGGGATTGACGAAGCGATTATTGATAAGCACAGAATTTTCATAAACACTCAGTCAAAAAGAATAATATTCCCGATCTATGACGGCGATGATCTTGTCTTCTACATTGGAAGATCAATCATAAAACATATTCCAAAAGAACTTCGATGGAAGAAAGTTTCTGCTAGCGAGATGATTCCAATCTGGAATCTTGACCAAGTGGATTCTCCGACATGCGTAGTTAATGAAAGTATCATGGATGCAATTCATCTTCACAATGGGATCGCTACATTGACTCCATTTGTCAGTGAATCAATGAGAGACAAAATTCTGAATAAAGGCTTCAACAAAATAATCGTTGCAATGCAGAATCCATATAAGGATAAAACTGCCAACGTTCAAAGATTCAAAGTAGCAGAACGGTTTGCAGAGAAACACGACAACGTTTATCTCTACGACTGGAGAGGAATTCCGGAAAAAGACTTTGGCGAAATCAGAGCAGCGAAAAAAGAGATCGATATCGACAGAATCATAAAATATGATTTTGCTGCTGACGTGGCACATAAAATGGGGATATTATGAACTATATTGGAAAAAAGGTGTCAGTTGCAAAAACTAACACGCTGCTAATCGACAGATCAGAACTGACAGACGGTGTTGTTGTCGAGCAAGATGAATGGGGCGAGTTGCTTCATGTAGAATTCACTTTTAAAGGATACCGAAGAGAATTCGCTATGCTTCCGGAGGAATTAATCTTTGAAGACGAATAAAATAGTCTATGGTGAAAGACACGACAGCCAGCGACTATTTGTTCTATATGAAATTTATCTTCGAGAAGATTCACTTCGGAATCAAAGAAGTGCACGTGTCGAATGATGTCTTTAACTCTCTGAAAAAATACATCGAAAGAACTACACGTAACGACTCTAGATTAGTTGATAATAAGACGCTGATCCTAAAAGGCGCAACAGTTAAAAATGAGCTACATGGCAACGGTCAAATTAAGTTCGTAGAAAAAAATCCTAAATCCTTCTAAGCGCCATTTACAAGAATAAATAAGGACTGTATAATACCCTATGAGCGAGAGCAAAAGATTGGTTCTAATCGGGGTTGCTTGCATAGCCATTGCGCTGTCATTCGATGCCCTAAAGTGCGCAGTTGCCAAAGAGGCAATCAAGCACGAACAATCGCAAACTCAGAACATCGTGACGACTGAATATGTTGTCGACTACGATGTAATTGAAAATGCTGTCAACTACCGTCTCTCGGTCCACAAACAAAATCTATCCAAAAAAGATTTTGAGGCTTTGGTCAAAGTCGTCTACATCGGACACTTTAAGTACCGCATAAACTATCAAGACATTTTGTCTATGATTTCCACCGAGTCTGAATATTACAAATATGCTCAGGGGAAAAATTACAAGAAAAAGAAAGTCAATGGAAAATGGGTGAAAGTCCTCGATTCTGTCGACTATGGTCTCACTCAGCAAAATTCCAAGAATTTGAAGTCACACTACCGTGCTGCATCTCGTATCTTGAAATCTGCTGGCATCAAACACAACATCAACGATAAATTTGATGTGGCTTTGAATGTCATGGCTTGCATATGGTATCTCGATGCTATACGCAAGGAAATCGGTGACGACTACTCGCATAAGCGAATGATCTCGTCATATAACACTGGTGTTGTTGGATTTGACCGTTGGCCAAAGAAAGCAACCGCTTACTACGCACGTTTTACAAAAATGAAGTCTATCTGATTTTTCTGTGGGAGGAAAAATGGTTACAAGAGATGATGTGTACTGCATTGTCAAGTCGCGTCCTAACGTAAATGTTGTTCGTGACTTGTCAAAGAAAAAACTCGTTGCCGAGGTCGTAGGCAATAACGAGGTGGCTGTTTATTTCGAACAACCAAATCAATTCGACCAAATCCAAGACTACTGTGAGTCTCACGGCTTAACGCTGCGAGTTTGACATGGAAACGTTCTTATGGGTTTTGGCTATCGCCGCGATAGTCATTTTCATCATTTGGATTTTGGCAAAACTCGGTTTTGATTTCTTTGAATTCATAATCGAGTTTATTATCATGATCCTTTTCTTTTGGGCTGAATAAAGGAGAACTATGCAAGACAATTTCAAAGTTGTTTCGGTTGCCGGAACAAATCAAAAGCGTGCCTACGTGGCAAACTACAAAGGCAAAGATTACCTTCACATTCGTGAGTGGTATGAGGACAAAACGTCTGGCGAATACAAACCGTCGCCGAAAGGTATCACATTCAAAGTTGATGAGATCGATGCTTTGATAAAAGCGTTAACCGAAATCAAGAATGAAACTCCGGTTGGAGAAGCTCCGCTGGAAGAATAACCAGCGACCACTAAAAAATAAACCCAATGAGATTCGGGGAAGCGAAAGCTTCCCCTTTTTTAGGCTCCGAACTTTAGCCCAAAATTGCAAGAATGCTTTGCTTAATGACTTCGTCGACATGACGAGATTTCGGGATGCCATTTAGTTCAAGCGTAGTCATCATTTCTTCGTATAGTTTTCTTCGAGAAATTCCTTTATGCCCAGTTTTGATCATGCCTTCAACACCATCTCCACCGAATAATTTTTTCTGAAATTCGTTGATGCTAGCTTGGTCTCCTTTTGTGACAACCATTTCGCCCATTGATTCGACTGCTGCATCGTCTTGCTCTTCCCAGCGAGCAAGATCTTTCGTTGTCATTTTAGAGGATCTTTCTTTTGATGGATTCCAACCACCCTCTCCTGTTGGTATTAGTTCGTCTGCGTCTTTAGCCATAGTAATTATATCTTTAAGCGTCTTCCCTTTTTATACCATACAATACTTATGGCAGAAGAAAAAGAAGTTAAGGTTGTTGGAGCAGATGCTATTTTCGAGGAAAAATGGGATTTAAACGAGCTAGAGAATGATTTTTTATGCGCAATACTTTCAGATGATAAACGAGCAAGAAAGATGTTCGTTGACTATTACAAAGACATCAAGGAATCATTCTTCAAAAACAAAACATACGGAACAACATTCAAAACCATATCACTGTTCTTTGAAAAGGAAAGAGACTTTCCTACTGAATCAAGACTAATATCCGTTCTCAGAAAAATTGGACACGAGGAAAAAGATATTGATGTTGTCAAAGCTTTGTTTCAAGATTCAAAGAAAGACTTCAAAGCATCTGAACTAAGTGCTCTTGAAAAAGATGTCGAATCATTCATACGTGCAAACAAAGCAAAAACAGCAATCATACGAGCAGCAACTCACTTAAACAAAAGGGACTTCAGCGATAAGATTCTTCAGGATGTTAAGGAAGCAATTCTTTGGAATCCAAAAATTGATATGGGAGTCAAGATCACAGAAGTAAAGAAACGATATTCTAAACTTCGTGAGATATTCACCGACTGTGCACCAACTCCATGGAAGTTCGTCAATGAAAATACCCAAGGCGGTTTGTTCAGAAAGATGCTCACGATTTTCTGTTCTGCGTCATCAGTTGGTAAAAGTATTGCATTAGACCAATTGGCACTTCATACTTGGCTTTCTGGAAAGAACGTTGTCATGATTACATTGGAACTAAGTGCTGAAATCAAAGGACAGCGTATTGACTCGTGCTTTCTTAACAAAGAAATCAAGAGCCTTTTAGCTAACGAACAAATGGTTGAAGATGCTTATAAGAAATATGATTTACTAGGCAAGAACCTCTTCATTAAAGAGTTCGCTACATCTCAAGCGAGCGCCCTTGATATTGAGAATTATTTGTATCAGCTGGAACTTTATGAGGGCTTGAGACTCGAAGACATCGGGTTATTAGCTGTTGACTACGGTGATATTATGGTTCCAATCGGAGGATCCACAGGATCTGATTATCAAGATGGCAGAAAGATATTCGAGAACCTTCGTGGTCTTGCACAGAATTGCAACTTACCAGTAGCAACAGCATCTCAGTTTAACAGAAAAGTTTTGGAAGTAGGAATCGAAGAATTGTCAGAAGGTCATTTGGCAGATTCATGGTGGAAAATGAATTCTGCAGACGTTATTGTGGCACTCTGGAACAATCCGGAACTTCGCGAGCAAAACAGAATATATTTCAAGTTCCTTAAGAACCGCTTAGGGCCAAAGAACGTCTACAAAGAATTAATCTCACAATATGAATATCTGAAATTCATTGAATAAATCTGGGACAGTGACTCGAATATAATCCTATATGAGAGTCCTTTCAGTTAAAAGCGTAGGAAACATACGACTAATATCTCTTAAAAAGATACAGCCGCGTGTTCAAAGCGTCACATCAAAACAACCATACACGATTTCATCTTTGAGATTATTGGGGCCAAATGAATAGTATTAAGTTCAATGGAGAAAACTATGTTCTAGAGCTGACTCGTGGAGATACAGCCGTCATAGAACTCAAATTCGTAGACGAAGACGGAGAACCATCGGATCTGTCAGAAGGATTCGATATCTTGATGACATGCAAAGAATGGACAAACGATTCTGACGCAGAATCAAAATTCTCATTAGAACCATATGCTCATGAAGACGCTCAGCCAGAAAACGGAATCATCTATTTCAAAATCAAACCAGAGCATACAAAACAACTAGATTACAAGAGATACTCTTTTGACATTCAAATCAAAAAGGGTGAAGATGTATGGACTCCTCTTGTCGCTCTGCTTATGATTAAGAAGGAAATCAAGTTTTAATGAACCCCGAAGAAAACAAAGGTTTTGATGCATTGTTTGATGAATTTCAGACAGAGGTTAATCGCCGAGATGCGATCATTGATAACTATAATGTCTTTATAGGAACATTACAGACAGCGATCATGTACAAAAACAGAGATATTCTCTCTGCTGCTCAGAAAAACAAATCTATTCTAGAAGAAAACAGAAAGCTTAATGATGAAGTCATATTCCACAAGGAAAGAGAAAAGTACTTATCATCATTCATAAAGAAAAAGACTGGTCTAGATTTAGAAGATCTAGATGAATTTATGACAGAAGAAAAATACAATAGCTATCTAAGGAAAAAGAAACTAAGAGAGAAGAAAGATAAAGATGTCGGAACCTAAAAGACAAACAATAAGAAACCCAACTATTGAAGAGCTCGAAGCAGTCAGCAGACGCAAACAAAATGTCGGAGTTGTTTCTGCGAAACCAAGAACTGAACATCACAATAGTGATGATGATCTCGTAAAGCCTCAAGAAGATTTCGAACCAGATCCAGTTTTGTTTGAATTGCCTTCGCGAGATACGACTGTTGATAAAAAATACCTTAGCGAAAACAATGAAATCTTAGTTCGCCGTATCACAACTAAAGAAGAGGGTATGTTTCATGACTTCGACAAGCTTCCATTCAGTGAAGCTATCGAACCACAGATCGAAGCATGCATTAAAACAAACATTAAAGTCGGAGAGTTATCTTCGATTGACAAACTCGCAATCTACCTATTCATCATAGGAAAAACGTACGGTCAAGTATTTGATGTTGATGTTCTTTGCGAAGATTGCAAAACAATAAGCAAAGTAAAAAATGTTGACATCATTAAAGATGTTGAAATCAAAAAGGTCCCTAAAGATTACGTCTATCCTTACAAAATAGAATTTGAGACATACAAAAAAGAAAAGAACCTCGAAATCACTGCATACTTCAGATTCCCAAAAGTAAAAGAAGCAGGAATTCTCGATGGGACGATGAATATCTACCAACAAATGCTAGCGACAGTAACTAGTGTCGTCAGCAAAGAAGGTCAAGAATACTCTGAAGAAGACAGAGAAAAAATCATCGGTAACCTCAATAACAACGACAGAAATAAGTTCAGAAAATTCGTTCAGGAATTCGATGAATTCGGCGCTAACCTATTCATCAAAAACAAGAAGGTTTGCAAGAATACTAAGTGCGCTACGAAATACAACAAGGTGCAACCATTCATCCTTCCTATTGAATCTGTGCTTGGTGACATTATTTTAAGAGTAAGAGAAAACCAGTAAATACAATAAGATGTGTTTGATTACGAAAAGCCATTAGTACTTCCATCGGGAGGACTCGAGTATGACAAGATCATTTACATACGTCCTCCTAAACTCAACTACTACGCTCTTATAAACGATCCATTTTTTGGCACGTCAACTCTAGAAAAGCAAGTATCTTTTCTAAAGAATCACATATCCATAGATCCATTAAAACTATTCACAGCAGATTTCTACTACATATACGCTCATTACTTCGCTGAGATAAACAAAAACGATGATTTCCAGAAATATGATTTCTGTTTTTATTGCGGAGAAAAGAATCTCGTGTCCGCTCATTTCGGTGAGATTCCAGAAATCAAATATCTAGACATCGACCTACAATCAGAACACGGAATTCGTGTATGGGAAACTACGACTCCAGAGAATAAAAAACTTCGTGTTCTGTTTCGTCAGAGAAAAATTGTCGATAACGTATCATTCGGAGCAATGGAATTTGCCAACAAAGAGAAATACTCTACATTTGATAAATACTTCTTATTCTGCGCTCATCAGGTTGTTGCTGCGTATTTTGAAGGAGAAGAAATCAGTATCAGCGGTCTGAAAAATGTATTAAGATACACTGATGGAACAAGCAAAGCAAACGTCTACAATCTATACAAGCATCTCAAAGAGAGAAAATTCGGGATGAAAGACGAGTTCGAATACTCGTGTGATCATTGTGGAAAACTAAACGAAATCAATCTGTGGGACGATTTAGCATTCTCGTTCTATTCTCAGGCAGAAGAAGAAATCAAGAACCTAAAAGACTACTACGAAAAAATTATCAATCAGACAAGATTGCAGTATACTGACATATCCAGTCTTGCGAACCTTCCAATATCACACTTTGATCAATTCCTCGCAGCTGGTAAAGAAGTAGGAGTAGACCACATTGTTGCTCGTGTATCTAAATGATAGTTCAATTGGAATTCAATCGTCGCAAAGTCGACGATAAAATCATAGAAACAATATCAATCACACCGAAGAACTCTCTTCTCAGAGACCGGTCGCGTTCTCTCTATTATTCGATATGGTATTTGTCTCATCTTCACGGAATAGGCAAAATTTATAACCTCCTTGACAGAAAAGAAAATAGCGATAATATAATAAACATATACGAGTATTCCCCAGGAAAACCCGTACCAAAATTAAATGAGAAACACTACTTCAAATATTATCCTGTTCTCGGAAAGAAGAAGTGCACTAAGTGCATTCACTACTGGAATTATAGTAAAGAAAAACAATTCTGTAAAGTTCGCGGAAAGCAACTTCGCGGAGATTACTGGCATAAATGTGGATGGTGGTTCGAAAAACGAAGGACTCCACTAACACATGCCGAAAGTATCGAAGAATAGTTATTACATCTCGGCTAACGACCAGAAAAGAATGGTCGAAATGATCAATGAATTTATGGTTCTGACTGAAGACGGAAAGAATCCTAATGTTCCTAAAGCACAGATGCTTATGCAATCATTGTTTGTTGATTATGCAGACAAGATAATCAAGGGAACGATCTATGCTCCTAGATACCGTTATCATAGATTTGATAACATGGAAGACCTTATTCAGGAAGGCCGAATGTGTATCTATGAGTCCATTCTAAAAAAGCAGTGGAAAGAACTTATACCGGTCAAAGACGAGAAAGGTGTAATTCAATACGAAGAAGACGGCGTTACTCCTAAGCTCAAAAAAGGAACAAACATCTTTAACTTCTTTACTACGGTCGTCGCCAACAATTTGCTATCATCTACACTTAAATGGAATAAAGACAAAGATCACCGTGCTGATCAAGAAATTGAAACGCTATATGATAACGAGAATATGCAATATCATCATGACTTCAACTCTAAGTTTGTAGTCAAAGAGTTTTTCGATGAAATGCGCAAATATTTCTCCGGCAAAGAGAAATTCCTAGATCTGACAGATTTATTAGAACACTACTTTCACAGCAACACAGGAAAGAAGTTTGTCAAAAAAGACTTCATCGAATATGCCAAAATCAAGTGTCACTCACCATCCCTGATCAATTCATTCTTTTCTTACATCAAAAGAATATCGACAATCAATGACATCATAAAGGACTAATATAAAATATGAAAGAAAAATACGCAAAGTATCTGACGGAAGCTGAAGAGCAAACGAAAGACAACAAAGTTAACGTCAGCGTCGACGCTACAGAGATTGATTCGACTGCGAACAGCGAAACTGGAAAAGAACTTAACATCACTCCAGCAACGATTAAAGACGGTCAAGTTCAAAAAGAACTTGCTAACTTCTTTGATGGTTTCGATAATGGATCCGCGAAAACAACACTATCCATCAATTCGAAAACAATAACGATGGAGATCGTCGTTAAGAACGGCAAAGTACAAATAATCTCCGCTGACTTCAATTCTCTTGAAGAAGAAGAGTCAAAATCAATAAAAGCTCTGTTTAAGAAATCGGAAATCAAATCCGATTCAGATAAAGCAATCAAGGTATTTATCAAAAAATCAATGAGTAAAGAGGACGCGATCGCTAAGATTGATTCTATTCTTAGCACTATTGCAATTGACTAATGAGTGAACAAGAAGAAAAATTAGAAGAGGCGACTAATCGTCTCAGACAAGAAAACACGGACAAATTGATTCTGGCTAGAATCGAAGAAGTCGAAAAGATGCTCAAGAAAACTATTGACATCTTTGAAGAAGACCGTGAATTAGCTCTTGACAACTACAATCGTGTCAGAAAGCAGCACGAAGAGTGTTTAGAGAATGGAGACTTTGAGATGTCTGAAGAAGGTATTCTCGAAGGAGCCAGAAACGAAGCTCTTTCTCTTGTTTTCAAAAGCGGTGATCGTCTCGATAAGGTTATGAAAACTACAGCAGAAATCATGATCACGCAACTCAATAATATGTCTCGTGAGCGTATCGCTAAAGAGATGAAATTTGATCCTCAAAAAAGTAAACCTAAATCATTTCTCCCGATCGAAAAGATCAAGCAACAAAGACTGCTACAGCAAATGCATGAAAATGGGCAGGGTGGAGATAATGAAGAGGGCGGAAATGAAGAAGATTAGATAACCACCCAGTCCCACCAGAGAATATAATTATGCATGGAAGAAACGATCTATGCTACGATCGTAAGCGATGACAAATGGGATTCGCAAGACGATAAATTCTTCTACAAGAAATACGTCTTCACAAAACTAAAAAGAAATGATCTTGGACTAATCGAGTCCTTTATACCAAATGCGGACAAACTCAAATTGTCGCCGTTCTCGTTTCGCAACATTCACAAAGAAAAAGTCAAAAAATTGAAAATCGCCATGGAAGCTCTATCGTTGGGCTCTGACGAAATAAACATTAAGTTCGATAAAAAAGATTCGGAGGTGGTGAGAGAAGGTAAAGAACTTTACTTTTTCTTCTAATCTATGAGCAACGTCAATTTCACAAACAAAGCGTATTTAAGAAGATTCTCTAGAAGAAGCGCACGTCTTCACGAGGCACTGGAATTTTATCTCAAAAAACTCCGCTGCTATTCATTATCAAAAGATATTGATATTCGTTTCAGCTGCGCAAATCTTGGCGAAGATGGGTGGATAGCTTCGTGCGAACACACAAAACTCAAATTCAATAAGAGCAAAACAAAAGCGAAGATCTATGAAATTAAGATTCAGATAAATACAAATCCTGAAGCTGTTCCGAATGCAAGAGAAATGTATTCTGCTTTGGCTCACGAATGCGTCCATTTTAAACAGTACGTCAAAAAAGAACTACTGTATATCTATCATAAAAAGAACGGAATTACGAGAACAAAGTATATCATCTGGAAAGGTGAAAGAAAGACTGAAAAACAATGGAAAGCTTTTGCTAACGGTTTCTATGGTCATTATCCATGGGAACGTGAAGCGTTCGCAAAAGAGAAAGTTCTGTTAGAAGAGTTTATGAAGTCTATTCGATAAACTGTTCGAAGTTAACAGATGCTCCCATAGCTTTTGCCAGATCGAGGATTTCCTCGGTCTGTTCATTTGCTGCTGTATAGTTTCCATAATAATGCTTTTCTCTTTTTTCCATTTCTTCGAGCTGCTTCTTTTCAATAGCATCACCAAACAACAAACTACCGGTCATTTGTTTATCCGTCAAAAAGAAACGTTCACGAATGAACATGAATTGACCAAGAGCCATAACCAAGTCGTCTGAGTTTGAGATACCCATTACTTTACCATTCTTACTGAATCCGAGTGTTTTAAGCTCAGATATAGTTCGTTCTCCGTGGACTGTGATGTCTTTGACATCCTTAACTAAAGCGTTCTGGATAGCCGCGAGCATACCTGGGCGAGTGCCGGTATCAGTACAGTGACCTGGAATGATTTTTCTTCGGTCTCTTTCAAAATAGAAATTCTCATACGGTTCCACTATCCACTTGTTCGTGATTTCATCACGATCTCCATAAGCAAACCATTGACATATACCTTCACCCATAGAGTTTCTTTCAACTGATACACGAGCCATGTTGTAATATTCTGCGACTCTGCGAATCATCTTTTTGAAATCTTCTGTCGAAGCTTTTCCTTTGTATTCGGCAACCTGTTCTAGAGTTTCCAAGTCAAACACCTGCATTGTTGAAAAGTCACCAGAACGCCCGGTAGAAACGTCGCACGCAACACCATATTCTTTTCCTGGATAAGGATCTGAGAATATCCATAATCCTTGAATGTAGTTATGTTTTGCGTCGTACGGTTCCCTGAGTTTATGGAAGTTTGCAAAGTCAACGAAATAGCCAGATTCATCAACGTCTGTTGGATACAAGAAATTCATTCTTATTGGTTTTTGTGGTATCAGCGTCGCCAGAACTTCAGTAGGAATAAATGGTTCTTCGAGACTTGAATCTTCAATACCAAGAACTTCTCGGTTATAACCATGTACACCGAGTTCCACTTTCATTTGTTCGTGCCACTCAGGATCATTGTAAAATTCGTTGTCGTGAGTACTAGGATTTACGATCTTATAGATCGAATTTGGATTATCTCTAGCTTCTCTTAAGATACGCACGTAGTCGTTATTCTCGGCAACTTCTGGCCACGTAGAAACCATAAACAACTGAGACGGAATTCTTTCGTCGGTGAAAGCTCCTTTAAAACCTGGACCAAGCGCAGGACCAGCGGCACTCATGATTTTCTTTTGGTTCTTTCCATATTCGGCAAACTCATCAAGAATAAGCAACGAAATAGACGAACCACGACCAGCGTTTGGCGAGTTAGGAAGTGATTTGATTTCTGATCTGTTTTTAAGCTTTATCTTTGTAGCTTGATCCGATACCTTCCATGGACGAAGCCACTTAGGAAGATTCGTCAAACAGACTTCAAGCTTTTCAAGAAATTCTTGAGATTCACGTTGACCCAATGATATAACGGTGATCTTTTGATTCTCGAAGAACATTGCTCTCCATAGAGCGTATCCTTGAGTTATGGTAGAAAATCCAACCTGACGGTTCTTTTTAGAGATAATACGTTTGCTTCTAAGAACCTCAACGGCTGCTTCTTTTTGCCAATCGTAGCACGATTCTCTCATCCAGACTATGTTCTTAGTTGGGTGTGGGAATGAGCAGTAATAGTAATAAAAGTATAGGAATCCAGTTCCGTTCGATACGTCAGAGCATTTAAGGATTTCTTCTTCTGCTTGCGCATGAGTCATCGTTGCCAAATCTGGCGGTTCATTGTCCGCAAGGAACTTGTTTATCTGTGCAATCGTTGTTAACATGCTTCTATTCTTATATTCTATCAAATATAAACTAAGGTATCTCCTTGATATAATTACATAGGGAAGAAATGGCACAAAAATCGAATAAAGAAGTTCTCAATCTGTGGAAGTCAATAGATGACTTTCAAAAGAAAGTCGAATTAGATCCTGAAATAGTAGGTGAACCGGATTATGCAAAGTTTAAAGACGATAACGTCATTCCGGCAATTCTTCGCCCTGATGAAACAGACAAACTAGATATTTGGGGAAATTCATCCGCTCAGCAAATTGCTGACATGTTTGAAGACCAGACTGAAAAGACAGAAGAAAGAATCAAGAGATACGACCTTCTAGAAAGAGCCATTCGCCATCCTGAAATCAATGGTGGATTAAACATCTATGCTGACGAAGCCGCTGCAGAAGATGAAGACGGAAACGTAATCAAGGTATTCTCGGAAGACGAAAAGATCAAGACTCTTTTAGAGACTATGATCGAACGTGTTGGATTGCATGAAAATGCATGGCAAATCATTAAAAATATGGGTGGATCTGGAGACGACTTCTACGAAGTTGTTGTAAACCAATCTGGAAAGAATATCCTAAAAATCAACCCACTCAATAAAAGAAAGATCAAGCGCATTGAAAAGAAAGGACGTTTGCAAGGATTCTTGCCATACAGTGCGACAACAGATCAGAATGTGTTTTACTATTGGAGAACTTCTAAAGAGGAAGAAGACATCAAGATGGTTTATCCATGGCGAGTACTTCACTTCAAAATTGGTTCATCTTCGTATTCTCGTTATGGTGTTTATGGTGAATCGATAATCGATTCAGTTCTAGATACTGTAGCTAAATTGCAACTAATGGAAAAGGCGATGGTTATCGCCCGCGTTACTCGCGCTCCTGAAAGACGTGTGTACAATATCGATGTTGGTCAGTTAACTGGCGACAAAGCTATTCGTTATGCTCGTGAAGCCGTTGCGATGATGAAGCAAAAGAAAGTTCTTGATGCTACAAATAAATCAAGACTTGATACACAAGCCGATGTGTTTGGTCAAACAGAAGACATCGTTATTCCTCGCAGATCAGATATGCAAGGTAACTCGATTGAAGTTCTTCCGGCAGCAAATAATCTCGGAGACATATCAGATATTGAATTTTTGCAAAACAGAATTGTTCCAGCAATGGGGATTCCTCGCTCATACTTGATCGATGACTCATTTGCAAATACCAATATTAACTTGTCTAGCAAGAGCATTCACTTTGCAAAGAGAATCAAACGAATTCAGAGATTCTTCCTTTACAACGTATATAAATTAGCTGTCATTGAGCTTCGTCTCAATGGCTACAAAGAAAAAGACATCATAAACAAGTTTACACTTGTAATGAATAATCCATCGGACATCGATGAGAAACAAAAACTAGATCTAGATACACTACGATGGACTCTTATCACAACAATCAAGGGAGTTGGCGGTCCGCAACAAGAAGTTCCGTTCTATCCAGATTATTTGATCTATAAAGAAATTCTTCATAAAACAGACGAAGAGATCGTTGAAATTCTTAAACTCAATTATCTTCAGGCAAGTGGAAGTAATCCTTTCAATATTAAACCAGAGGAAGAAAGACCAGAAGGCGCAGAAGATCTTGAGCAAGGTACTCCTGCAGCTGCGGCAGCAGGTGAACCTGGTGAAGGCGAAGGCGTTCCACCCGAAGCTGCTGGTGCACTTGGCGGAGAAACTCCACCTGAAGAAGGTGGCGGTGCCGCACCTGCAACTCCTGAAGATTTAGGAGAACCGATTGAAGAGCCAGAACAAGCCGATGTAGTCCAAGACATTAGAGGAAAAACTTCTTATGTTGAAGAAGTCAGAAAGCGTGCTCTTGAAGTTAAGAAATCTATCGAAAGAAAACGATATGAAGAAACACTCAAATCTATGCATAGATTGACAATGATTGATAAAAGAAAGCAAGATGTCATCATGAAGAAAGAAAAGATCCATCACACGAATTCATTGCTATTCTTGGAATCGAACGGTGAATTCTCTGGACTTAAGACATTTACGAAGTCAGATTTCGAATCTTATCTTGAATCGTACGCGATGAGAAATAAGAAGAAAAAGAAGAAAGCGATTAACGGTTAATTTTCTTTATGTTTATAGATGTCTCGTTTCTTTGAATAAGAATCGACTCGCGTCTTCTTACTAAAGTCACCAAAATCTAGCGTTACGTCTTTAGGGTATTTTGGTAGGATTTTATCCAATTGAGTAGCGAACTCTTCTTGACTCATTTTACGGAGAATCTCTCCATCTGATCCAACAATATTAATCGTTGCATTTGAATGAATCACAGTTCCGTCCAAATCAAAGAAGTGAATTGCTTTGCGATCGAAATCAAGTGAGCGGTCAAGTTTTTCCTGAAGATCATCGAGTTTATTATAGTCAAAGTTCTTTATCTGAATCGCTTTAATTCCATCAAGCTTTATTCTTGCTAACTCTTCTGTCGTGAATCCAATCTTTCTTAGGATCGTTTTAGCTTTAGATAACGCAGTCAAGTTTTTCTTTTCATCATCATAGAACTTAACCTTTTCGAATTTAGTCTTCTTAGTCTCGATTCCGTTTTTGGATAATAGAATTCCGTTTCTGTATTCAATGAGAATAATCAGTTTTCTTTCGTCGCTTGAAAGTTTAATGTCCTTACCACGAGACTTAGCGAATTCAAGAATACGGCCGAATTTAGTATCGTCATTGACGAAGTATTTATAAGAGAGCTTTGATCCAGATAGTCTTTCGATATTCTTTATAAGAGCAGAATGAGCGTTGTATGATGATCTTGCTGTAAGAACTCCAACTGTATCTTTCTTTTCCATTGCACGAGCCATCGCAATAAGACCGTTTGAGTATCCGTTTTTGTGAAGTTTTTCCATGCGGAACTCTTCACCTTCCGCGTATGATTTGAAGAACGTGTAAAGATTCATTATTCTATTTCTTTCAAAATCTTGTCAAGAGTATTATCTAGCTCTTCGGATTTCGGAAGTTTCATTGTTTCCTTTGCATTACTGTCGATTTTAATAAAATCGTCTTTTTGAATTGTCTTGATATAAGGGTCTTCTTTGCCGAAGAATAATTTGTATCCAACAAAAAGCGCAACACATAAAAGTGCACCGAAGATCATGCCACGGAACACCGTTGGTACTTTAGCCCACCATTCCAAGACTGTTTTCATACATTATATTTTACGCGCCATTTACAAGAATTGTCCTTTATGTTATAATAAGTCATCTTCAGGGCAAACGCCCAGAAGACATTACAACAAACAAAGATCAATGCTTGAAGGCTAACCTTTCCAACGGAAAGCTAAATTGATGAGGCAGTCCTTGCCTCGCCCACTGCAATACTATAAAGAGGGTAAAATGATTATAAAAACAAAATCTCTGACCGAAAAAGGTCTTGAAGAACGTGATTATGCCGATGCGATGGAAATCGTTATCGAAAATGATAAAGGAAAATCAATGAGATTCTCGGTTGCCGATGGCGATCCAGAAGACAATAATCTCGGCCGCAATTTTGCCGATTGCTATTCAATTGAAGACATGCTCAAATTCGCTTTTGAAGCGGGTTTTGAAGCCGCAAGAAATGGTGGCAAACTCGAAATCAAAAACGAAAAAGTTGACAACTTTTACGAATAAAAAAAAAGGAAAAAATATGCAAATCAATCGACTCACTCAAGACCGCGAATTATCGAAAGATGAAATCGCATCAGTCTCCGCCTCTGTCTTTGGTACTACGAAGCACGCACGTACTTCGGAAAAGTACCAATTCATTCCAACAGAAACAATAATGGACGACCTCAAAGCCGAGGGTTGGGTTCCATTCGGTGTTCAAAGCGTCGTAGCACGCAAACTCGAAGATCAACTTACGAGCAAACACCTTCTCCGCTTCCGCAATCTCAATGACATTTCAGTC